CCTGTAACAGTTAAAGTCTTAGTATTACCAGGAACAATACTGCTAAATGTAGCACTCTCTTTAGCTACAGTCTTATGTTCATCACTAGTCTTACCAAGATTAGAACAAGCATAATATACAGGCATAGATGCAAATGTAGCAGTTGCTTTTGGTCCTTTAATATCTACCTTCACTGTATTACTTCCTTCAATTGCATTAAATACTTTACTTTCTAAAGTAACAGCAAAATGATCTGTATTAGGAGTAGCACTTTCTGATTCTCCATTTACTAATCTAGTCATAGTATAATTTTCTTCTAACAGATTTACATTAGAACCATTTATAGTAATAGTATTATTATCTGAGTCTTTACTGTTATCATTAGCAGCACTATAACCATAAGTAAATCCAGAATACTTTCTAGGAGTACTAGATGCTACAGCTGCAGATAATGTGGTATCACTAATAGTAATAGGAGTACCTACTTCTACTAATCCAGTAGAACTCAATGTGAATGAAGGAACTGAAATAGTAGCGTTAGGTGCACCTTCTGTAAATGTAAGACTACCAGGCCACAATTCCTTAGTGAACAATGTCATAAATAAATCCTACAGATTAGTATCAGAACTAATACTAGTAATACCAGCACTGTTAAGTAAACTAGCTAAAGGGCCACCAGCTACAGGTATCTCATTAGTAGTCTTTACAGCTTCGGTATTTACTTCGGTTTCTACCGTTATATAAGTTCCATTATCTGCTAAGAATTTAGTACCATCACCATTAGTAAGTATCTTATTAAGTTTAATACTTTCTTGACTAGTAATGATACCAGCTGACGTTGAGCTAGCTTTTGGCAATGTTACATTCTTCTCACTAGTAATAATACCATTAGCTAAACCAACAGTCATTATAGCGTCATCAGCAGTACTATCAGCAAAGTCAATATCCGTAATAGCAGAGTTAGTCTTCTTATCTAATTCAGCCTGTACTGCAGTAGAAACAGGTTTATCAGCATCGCTAGTATTATCAACATTACCTAATCCTACTTGAGCCTTAGTTACTGAATGTGGATTCTACTTATTAGTGATATGAGTAGTAAGGTTACTCTGAACACTATCGATATCAGAGGTAATGCCTTCTTGAGTCTTTAAACCGTCTAGTTTAACCTTATCAGCTATTGTCATAACTCCAGCAAACGTAGAGGAAGCAGCCCCAATAGTTACTATTGCCTAATCTGCATCAATATATATACCGTCTTCACCCTTAGTCTTCTTGTTACCCATTATGTTAACATAATTAGTAGAAGGAAGGTAATTAATACTAGTTATTATATCTGAAGGTAAACTGTCAGATACATCTTTGAGATATTTACCTTTATCACCAGCATAAGCTGTACTAGATGTTTCACCTAATGCTAATGATTGAGATATCTCTATGTATCTAGTACCTGACCATCTATAAGTAAGATTAGTATCTAATGTAACATATATCTTACCAGCTTCTCCCACTTCAGGTAACTCATCAAATGTAGCTACTTCTATTACATCATCTACGTACGCAGGCAACTGTGATGAAGGAATAAGACCTTTACTATCTAATGATGCAAAGCCATTAGGTTGACCTTTGGTAGCTATAAATCCATTCAATTGATTACTTACTTCAGTAATTCTAGTGTTGTTGTCTTGATCACCTCTCTGTCTTTCAGTAGTCTCAGTAGAAATAGCGGTAGATAACTCTGCCTCTTTACCAGTAGCTCTAGTAGTCTCTGCAGATATAGCCGATTGTAATTCAGTATCTGCTTGCTTCCTATCTGCTATCTCTGTAGAAATACGAGTATTAATAGCAGAATCAGCCGATTGATAATTAGCAGTTATGTTATTCTCTGCATTCTTAGCGCGGATGACCTCTGCATCTAAATCAGTACGTAATGCTTCATCAGCTTGAGTGCGAGCAGTTTCTTCTGCAGTTATAGCTGCTTTTCTATCAGCTACCTCAGTATTAATCTTACCAGTAACTGCATCTATAGCATCACCTCTATCAGTAATCTCCTTATCTATTCTGCCACCTAATGCAGTATCTGCCGCCTCTCTGTCACTAGATTCTGTTGTAATGCGATTACCTAATGCAGTATCAGCCTGTGAACGAGTAGATGCTTCTGCATCGATATTACTTTGTAATTGTCTATCTGCAGCTTCTCTAGCTTCTCTTTCAGCCTATATATCTTCAGCAACTCCAGTATCTAGTCTTACTTTATCTGCAGCAGTCATTATACCTGCGGTAGTAGTAGTAGCGGCTGGGATGTCTCTATATAGATTACCAGAATCCACATAAACTCCATCTATTACTCTAGAGATAGGTTGTACTACTGTTACTTTATCTGCTGCGGTAGTAATAGTTGTATTTTCAGTTAGCCACATCTTTGGCATTGAATCAAACAACTTCTTATCTGCAGCAGCCATAAGACCTGCTTCAGTATCAGTAGAAGAAACAAGTGTTACAGAACTATCTGTATTATTTACATACAGTTCATCACTACCTCTTTTCTTATTGTTTACATTTATCTTATTAGTAGTACCTGTCTTCTCAACTGTACTACTTACATTGGACAGTACCGTATCAGGTAAGCTGTCTATAATATCTTTATTGTGTTTACCCTTACCGCCATCGTAAGCAGTACCAGTAATCTCACCTATGATTAATGGGCCACCATCATTTACAGAAACCCATATTGAACCAGACCATCTAAACGAATACGCAGGCTGACCTTCTTCAATATTTATATATATCTTACCTACTTCTCCTATTACAGCCTAAGTATGTTTATCATCTTTATACAGTCTAATATTGTTTAATTGACCAATAGGAGATACATCATACGTAGCGTATACTTCTATTACATCGTCAACATACGAAGGCACAATAAATTGTTTGCTATTTTCATCCCATCTATATATAGCATCAGACTTTTCACTATCTAGAGGGGTAAGAAATACATACAACTGGGTTTTAGACGGATCACTAATTGTATACGTTCCATCCTCTTGGTACATATACAACTTCTTGTCTCCTGTATTAAAGTATACATCACCTACATTAGAAGCATAGAACTCTAATTCTGAGGCACTCTGTATACACTATTTAATATTTACTAAACTCTGTAAACTAATATTCTAATTAGTAACCTTCTGAAAGTAATCTATTACGCCTTCCAGATTCAGCTTACCATTAGAAAACGAATCCTGGAAAGGGATATTCTCCTTTCCAGTTAGTTCGTTTCTTAGTTCGAGTTCACTTATTTTAACTCCTTTTACTATCATTTCGATTCGTCGTCTTTAAGTTCTTCTACTTCCTTAGTTGCTTCGAGAAAAGCTTGGATAAAGGCAGGTTTGCAGTATTGACTTACATACTTATTCAGTACTTCTACTTCTTCAGATGTAAGTTCTACTTCATTATCTGAATTGTAGATTTTGAATGCTAAGGCATGGTCTTTAATACCACTACCTACTTCATATATCATTTCACCTATTTGTTCTCTAACATCAATACAGACTTTGTTAGTTTTCTTAATATCTGTATATACTTCCAGTTGTGCAAAATTTATTTTCATAATTATTTATGTAAATTATAAACTAACCTCATATAATATACCACCTCTAAAGCGTAAGTATATATCTTTAGTATTAATAGCATCTCTCCTTAACGCTCTTACCTCACCAGTGTATCCTTCATACCGCTTATAATCACTGTCCATAAAAACAATTTTACTAGTTGTTAAATTTAACTAATTATTATAAGCGCTATCCCTAAGTACAATACTGTTGCCGTCAATGTATGTTCTATTCGCTATATTATCTGTTCCGTCTTGTATAACAATACTACTATTATTCATAGATAGGGTAGTAGCACTACTGCTACTATTGATATTTAATCTTGCTCCTGTACCTGTATAATCAGATTTTATTTCAAAAACAGTAGTATTATTTCTAATCATACTCATACTTCTATCCTAAGAAGATATCAATATACGTGTACCTTCTTTATTACTAGAAATAGTACCATTAAATTCGCCATCAGTAGCGTAAATAGTACCAGTAAAAGATCCACTTGTAGCATAGACAGTACCTTCAATGTATGCATCTCTAGCGTATAACTTACCATCCTGAGTGACTCTAAACGGAGCATTTCCTCTATTCTCCTCAGTAGCACCAGCCCATATTCTAATTGCAGATCCATTATTACCACCTGCTCCAGTAATACCAGCTACTACTGTAAAGTTATTAGTACCAGATTCATATCCTACTCTGACTGCATTACCACTTACAAAGTCTAATTTAGCATCTTTAGCGATAATTAAATCTGTATAGATACTTTCTACATTAGTAGTAAATTCTTCCCAATAAGCAGCTCCACCAGAAGTACCAGGAGCATTACTATCACTAGATATATGTGGAGCGACAGTATATATACATTTGTATACTTTATAACCAGTAGCTGCACCAAAGTCTCTTACAAGTACAATGTCTAAATAACGTATCTTAGATACTGATTGAGGAACATCTTGATCATTACGATATTCTCTGTTAGGTTTCCATTCTGATCTACGAATAATTAAACCATCAGCTCCATCAGATCCATTAGAACCAGGAATACCCTAATCCCCTTGTTCTCCCTTAGTCTTACTCCATTTATAGTCAGCCGGATTAGTACTATCGTTAACATTTAAGTCAGTAAGTAGGCCTAACCAATCACCAGGATCCTCACCATTATTACCTGTAAATGTACGACCACCGTCATTAGAATATTTTATATGTAAATAATAAGTCTTACCGTCTATACCTATACCTGGTATACCTTGCTCTCCTTTTTCACCCTGTACACCTTGGAATCTAGCCCAAGTATAATCTGCAGGATTATTACTATCTGCATAGTTAAAGTCTACATAAGTACCAATGTATACATCAGGAGTTTCAGTCATTTGACTAGCTGTAGGATTTTCTACGGGTGAGTACTTGATATGGAAGTACGATACTTCACCTTTATCTCCTTTAGATACCTGTTCTAACCAGTTGGGACTTGAACTACTAGGTTTGTCATCTGCTCCATTAGGATTGATACATAACCACAAATAACCTTCTACACTTACTCTATCATAATAATCATAATGAGTATCTGGTTCCCATGCACCACAATCATTTGCTACTCTTACTTCATCCCCATTTGGCTTTACTTGAGTAATAGTACCCGTGAAATATACTGAGTTAAGATACGCTGAATAACCAGTCATTTCATAGCCAAATATATTCAAATTACTAAGATCACCAAACTACATAGCTATATTCTTAGCCTTGTGATCCCATGTATTTTGTTTTACTAAGTAACGTGTATAAGTACGAGTTGAATAACAAGATGTCTGACGATCTACATTAGTTTTATTACCGTATGCTACGAAGTTCATCTGGGCACAAGGATGGAACGTCATATTCCAGTATTCGTCTACAGGTCTAAGTCTATAACCAAACTTCTTATTCTGACTATCAAGTATATTTGTAACTTCAAAGTATACAGTATAGAAACCGGCAAACTTCCTATTACCCTTACCATCGTCTTCATCCTATTCAGCATTCTCTTGAGTTCTTTCAGAATGGAATATACCCATACAAAGGTCTCCTACAGATACTGCTCCATATTCACCTTCTTCCAGCTTTAAAGTAATAAGACCAGTATATTGATCTAATTCTTCAACACTTTCAATTACACCTGCACCAGGGGCATTCCATTTATCTCCTAATTGAATCTCTACACGATTGTAACGTAACTCTGGTACTTCTAGGAATCTACGTAAAGTAAGACTATCAAATTCAGCATGACCAAACTTATCAATCTTACCACCAAAACCAGTAAGACCTGAAGCAAATCCTTCTTGACCAAAAATAGCAGAGTCTTTAAACCATACTTCATAAGGAGTAGAATCAGGTTTAATTTTACTTATATATATGTCATCATACAGTTCAGTATTCAGATTCTTGTTTGTCCATTTCTATAGTTCGCTATCCCATGCAAGAGCATTATCATTACGTAAGTTCTTTATCTCTACGTCTTGCAAGTCTGTTAATCTACCAAGTAAGCCTGTTACTACTTTGCTAGCAGCTATATTAGACCATCTATCTCCATCATACTGCAATAAGTCCAGCTTAGTGGGATCTACTATATTAGTATCTTTCATTAACTCAATTCTATTCTACAAGTTAATCTATGTTTGTATAGAATTGAGATCATTCTTCAGTTTGTCTATATCTGAAGTATTAGCTGCTGTAACCTTATTAGTACTAGTTAACTACTAATTTTGCACATAGTTTACAAGGCTATCTGACACAGTCTTAATAGCTATAGTATTCTTCCTTACCTATCTTTCTAATTCTTCTGTAGTCATTATTCACAAATTATAAGTTCGTCATTAATAGTGGCAATGCCAAAATTAGTAATTAATTCTCTTTCTAGCAATAGGGGATGTATTATTTCTTGATCGTTACCATCCCAATATCTACTAGGTTGTACTAGACAATTGATAATCTACTTTAGTTTGTCTACTTGCACTTGAGTTAATGGGTAATCCCCATCTATCAAATTAGCTATATAGGTAGCACATATTATACTCTTAATGTCACACTTATCGTACTCTATGTTATACTTAGTAAGTAGATTCTTGCTAGCTTCTATCTTGTATATCTCTTTAGTTAGCATAGTGAACAAACTCCATTTTTACAATTACAACAACTAGTACAAAAAGTTTTATTTCCACTCTTACAGCATTTACTACAGTCATAATGACCGTCATTAAATACAGAATGGTTAGTATTTATATTCAACATTCTAGCTATATCTTTATAGTACTAAACTTGATCATCAATTATATCATGTTCTACTGCATACTGTAATAAATTATATTTAAGCATAAATAACATAATACGATCTTTCTATTGATCATCCAAACAAGTACTACAATGATTACACAATAGGTCTATTTGCTTATAATACAGTTCTTCTGTATCATAATAAAAAGCTACACTATCTTCTATAGTAACAGTAAATGCGCTAAGCACCATTTTTGGATCAAAGCTATCTATATCTAAATAGATAATACTTCTTCCTTCTGTTAATTCTACCTGATCACCTTCTTCATTCATTAGTAAAACAGAGTAAGAATGATCACTAGGTATAGCTGAATTGCGATTAGAATAGTTATCCAGTGTGTCTATATACAGATACAAATCCTCCTATACTGTCTCAGGTAATTTAGTATCTAGGTTTATTGATAGAATACCGTTCTCTATATTTATTCCGTTTATTTTCATGATATTGTTTTAAATAAAAAAGGCTACAGGGCTATTTAGCCCCATAGCCCTTTATCAGCACACTGAAATAATATTTATTATTCTACTTCTGTACCAGAAATAAATGATTGGATACCCTTGTCTACGATAGAGCCAACCAAGCTAGGACAATAAACTTCCGTAGTCAACGGAGTAGTCTTAATATACTGGTTGTCATTGCTCAAATACAGGTTATCATTTTCAATGATAGCGTAGTCGTATTCAGCACCTTCAACTACCTTACGAGTTTGTTCTACGCTAGGATAAGCACCAGTAAATACGTGGCCTTTGTAACCCATATTACGTACTTCTGCATCACGTACTTGTTTCCAGTAGCCCTTACCAGGATTACCTACAGTCTTAGCGATAGTAGCACCAGCAACAGCTTTAGGCTGATTAGCAAGCAGAGCACCCGGAATAGTTTCATACAATGAAGCTTCCATAGTTACAACGCTATATTCGTTCAAAGAATCAACACCTTCGTTGTCATCTTTCGGCATAGCAGTCAATGTAATAACTGCAGAAGATACAGTAGCCTGTACACGACGATTTTTATGAGCATTGATTTTCTTTACGATAGCAGCAGCTAAGTCAGCAGCAGTTGCAGATTCAGCATATACTTCATAAGTATGAGTAAACTGCCAAGCAGCTTCGTACATATCTTTGTAAACAATACGTAATACGTAACGATTACCTGCAACGATAGTAGCATCAGTCAAAGTAATAACGATCTTCTCTTCTACAGGAGCTACATATTCACCAATTACTGCAGACGGTTTAGAGTTTTTCTTGATCTCATTAGAGAAGTCAATATTTGCCTTCTGAGCTACAGAACCATCAGGCATAGTAACATTGATTTTAGAACCAGCTACACCTACGTAAAGAGAACTAGCAGTAGCAGCTTCAGCAGCAGTTTTAATCAAAGCTTTATTTTCGTTAAATAAAGCTACGTCACCTGCAGCAAGAGCATCAGCTGTAGTATAAGATGTAGGACAAGTTTTTCCGATCAATACGGAATGTACACTTTGTAACATATTAGTTTTTTATTTTAAATTAGACATATTAAGCGCTTAGTCTAAGACGCTTAGTTCTACTCCCTTATTGCAGGTTTCCACGTTCTAAGCGCTATTTGGTTTACTCCATATTAGGAACTACTTCCTAAGTATAGGAGTTATAACGAGGATTTGCTTGATTTTCAATATACAACTGAGCTGCTAACTTAACAATCTCTAGATGTGTATGTTCAGGCATATCCGTATATTCTTTAAAGGGTTCAGTGTGTATATCTATATAATGTGGTTTTCTTAAGTAGTGTAATATATACTTACTTACTTTATATTTTCCATCAGTATATAGTTTAATTTCGTTTCCCGATAATAGACGAATTGGTTTTGCTTTAGTATATCTTAAATGATACTCTGATAAAGAATTTTCCTTGATTCTGTCAATAGTTTCTATACTACCTTCTAATACATCTGAGTAATGAATTACATAGTTTCCATCACTGTCTAATTCCCAGCAGGGATCTGTATATCCATCAGCTGGAGATATTCCGGCAGTGTCACCTAAAAGTATTACATAATCTTCTGGTATAGTTACTGTATATAAATCCTTAGAAGTAGTATCTGGAACTAAAGTAACTTCAGCAACCAAAGTACGTAGGTCATCAATTCTTTTCTGAATCTATTCAAATCCTCTAACCTTAGGGTTATTCTAAGAATATCTTGTCTTCCAGAATTTATCTAAACCTGCATTCAAGAAATACTCAGTTGTATTTGTAGTAGGCTTAGTAAAGTTATCATCTAACTTATTAAGCTCTAATTCAAAAGACTCAAGTAATTCAATATTCTTCATAATTATTTATTATCTTCAGGTTTCATATTTAACCTATACTTAGCTTCAGTGATAAACATCTCTACTGCTCCTTCTACGATCTCCATATGCACGTTTTCAGGAAGTTCGCAGTGATCTAATACGTTTACTCCATCTACTCCAATTACGTCAAATTTCTTAGGCTTACGATAATATACTAAATCTACTTTCTTTATAGTAGTATACTCATCATGAATGACATTTAGATAAAGTTTCTTTTCCTCATCTGCATTATTACCTGCATTCAATACTACGTATGGATTTAATACAATAGCTTTGTTATAGTATGTAGATATTACTTTTTCAACGTCATCCTCTCTAATAGTTTTATTAGAAGTTACTACATAATCTTGTTCGTTCTAGATCTCTTCCTCTATCTTATAGTTCTTAGATATTAAACTATTAGAACGTATATATAAGAAGTAATCAGAAGGTAAAGATACTCTATCGCTAGTCTTATCTGTATTATTTTCATCTTTAGCTTCAACTGCATACAGACCTCTAGTAATAAGACCTTTTAAAGCATCTGCATTCTTCTTTTGAGCTCTAGTACCATCCTGTACTGCATCTTCTTGCAAATAGTTCAGACGTACATAACGTTCTGTATATGCATTCAGAAAAGAGAAAATTGTATCAGATGTTAGTTTTTCTGCCAATTCAAAATTCGGATTCATAAGTGTGATCCGTCTTTCAAACTCAATTTGCATTGCTCTGCTATTCATATCTTATTCTTATATTTTATTATTCTTCTAAACTGTTTATCTGTAATTTAGTCTAAGCTCGATTAGATTCAATATTCTCTAAAGCTATTACTACTGCTCTATTAACTACTTCATTAAGAATATAATCTGGTACTTCTGTAATATTCCTATTATAATCTGTATGTTGTATCAGTTCAGGATACTTAACATAAGTAATATCAGCAGTATATTCTTCCGCCTCCATTCTAATAGGATCTATATATATCTTTAAAGTATTATCTTCTAATACAGCTACAGGAGTATCTATCCAAGGTAGATTATTATACGTCTATAAGAACTTGCCAGCTTTGTCGTGATCTATTAGTATACAAGTTGATACTTCATTATCATAGTGGAGTACACAATCTACATAGAACATTCTCTTAAGCTCTTCTCCGTCTTTAAAGAAATTAGATAAAGTAAGCACATTAGAACTAGCATACGGATATACTAAATTCTAAGCAGAATCTGTCTTAATCAGTTTCTATAGATCAGCAATACGTTTTACAGCACCTTCAAATCCAACTTGCATTGTATTATTTCCAGTATATTTATTACATATTACTTCTATATATGCCTAATTAAGAAACAGATCAATTTCTTCTGGAAGAAATGCAGGACAGCCGCCGAAAGCGACTGCCTCTGAATTCTTATCCATTAGAACTTTGAATGCCTTATGTAAATCAGATATTTTCATTATTTAGATTTAATTTCGTTCATTATGGCTAATTTGATGTCTTGATTCTTCTTGTCTTGTAAATAAACAATCACATCATCAATGCCATTACCAATCAGATCTGTACCAAAGAAATATTGTGTTCTATTCTTACGAATGATATTTTTAGCAATAGCTTCTTCAATAACAAAGTTAATTTCCTTATTAGGATTATTAACCCATTTAAGCATAAATTTCTCAGGAGCTGATTCTACTTGTTCTGTAAGTTTAGCCTCTACTAATTCATTAGACATAGTATCAGACTTCATACCATAGAGACGTAAGCACTTGCGCATATCTTCAATAGACATCTTATCAAGTTCTCTATATGCTTCACGTTTAACTTTATTGACTCTATTAGTCTGTTCAGCTTCTGCATCTTTATTAATCAACACATAGTCCTTAGAAGGATTCATATTAGCTAATCCGTCAGCTACTCTCTTGTGACCTTTTAAGAATAAGTATTGTAATTCATCCAGTGGCCTTTCAGTATTGAGAATCAAATCTCTTTTACCGAGTTGTACTGCGAAGGTAGTCCAAAAGTCACTACCTGGTGACAATTCCCCTTCTTCTTTGTTTAAGGCTTTTTCCAATCTACGAGCATCCTATTCGCTCAAGCCAGTATAGATATTACCAGATCTAGTCCAGTAGGGTCCTACATAGTCAAATGTTGTAGGCCATTTTGTAAGTCCAGTCCAAGGATTTACTTTAACTATTCTAACGATTACTTCCATAATACTTTGTATTAGATTTATCAAGTTAGTAAAAAGGCCAGCCTAAACTGGCCTTTATTAGCTTATTCTTTATATCTCCAAATATATTTTAAGTTTCCTAAAGAGTGAGCAGAGCCTGTATTAGATTCTCCACTTAATTGTCTTTGAATGGTTCTTCTGTCACATCCTGTAGATCTAGACGCTCCAATAATACTAGGATATTCTCCTATTAATTCTCCCGTCTTTGGGTCATATTGACATACTGCTTTTGCTATCTTCATCCCGTTTTCCCTTACTATCTCTAGTTGAGAGCCAGTTAACTTTGATCCTAATAACTGTTGTCTTCTAGCTTCTCTACATTTTTCAGAAATTACATGACCGCCTTTATCTGTATTATAACCTATTTCTGGATTAGTACTATTGAGTTTGGCAATCCATTCTATTTCTTTTTTATCAGCTTGATGTCTTGTTCCAGTAAATTCTTCAAGTAATTCTACACTGAAATTTTCTGGTTTATCTTCTCTTACTGCTATATAGAGAGCACAATTTAAATCATTAGGTCTTTTTGATTTAATAGCGTGACTCATGTGATCAGAAAAGCGTTTAAAGATTTCTCTTTTAGTTTGACCTATATATATTTTATTGTTTAGTCTGTTGGTAATTTTATAAATTCTATATGTATTTTCCATAAGTTATAACTTTTATTGCTTATACATATATAACGTATAGAATTAATAAAAGTTACCACAGACTGTCAGTTTTTTACATCACTCGAGAATTAATTCGCCACATGCGCGGGGATCTCTCAACATTATTCCCATTTCTCCAAGGAAGAATACAGTATATCCATCCTTACCGTTAGATCTCAGAGTATCTTTGCTCTTAGCATAACCAGACGGAGCAACAGCACCACCAGTATACCAAGTAACGAACTCACGATCCTTACGAACTACCTTAACGATATTGGCTTCGCCATCACGACGACCAAGATCCAAGAAGGTCATACGATAAGATTCTTTCGGTTTCAACGTAATCGGATGCAATTCACGATTATAAACTGTATCGTCATACAACGGGAAATATTTCAATGTCAACTCGATACCATTAGTCATCTTGTAAGTCTTGAACTGACCACCGAAAGTAAGGTTATCACCGGAACCAGTTACAAATACTGTATCAGTCAGGTTCATAGTAGCTACCTTTTCTTTCAAGATACGGTCGAATTCACGCATACCCATTTCACCAGTCAAAGCAACAAACTTACGTTCATTAGTACCCAGACAGTTGTAAGACAGGTCAAACAAGAAGTCTTCCAACATTTCACCAGTCAACTTAGTATAATAGCGTCTGTTAGACGGAGCAATCTGTTCGAGCAAACCAGCACCGATAAATACAGGACGACCATTAGTACCCTTCAGATTACAAGAACCGTCTTTGTTAACATTGGTTTTCATGTAAACCAACATACGTTCACATCTCTTATACCATTCACGTAAAGCTTTCCATTCCTGATAATCAGCCCACAAGTAAGAAGTCTTACCAGTTGCAGGATCTTTCAGTGCAATAGCCATTACTGTAGAATAAGCAGAACCAGTGATATCATAGTTGATACGAATGGTAGTTAAGTAGTTACGCATCTTGAAGTGAGTGTTGTAGTTCAAGATATCACCCTCTTCACTGTACTCTTCGTATGCAGAAGCAAGACGAGATACCTGCTTACCTGCTTCCAGATATTCAGCAGGAATATAAGAAGAAGGCTGACCGTCAGCTACAAAGCAAGTATAAACCCACAGATTGCCATCTTGATACGGAGCACCAGCTACACGTACTTGGAATTCTTTATTATCAAACTCTAGAATAGCACCAGGACCAAACCAGTTATCTTCCAACCACAACATAATAGGTGTGTTACCCAAACCTGCAGTAGAAGTAGAAGTAATAGCTGCGCCATTCCATTTAGCGTCTCTAATTGTTACGGCACGGTCAGCGTCGATCATTACAGACCATTCAAAAGAAGGCTGATCAATCGTCATAACGTTGCCAAGACCACCTGTCAACATATCCAAAGAAGTGCTATAGCCACTATCTTTAGTACCAAATACATAAGACAGGATGGTAGATACCTGATAAGGATTCTACTGTGAAGCTACTGAAATCTTCGCAGTATCAATCAGGTCTGAAAACCACTTACCTTTGTATAGTTGCAGATTGTTAAGAATACTGTTATCCATAAAAATACTAGTAAATTAATTTATTGTTAAATTTTTTATTATGCGGCACGTAGTTGTCGTGCAAAAGTATCCCAAATAGTTGAGGTACTATCATTGTTTATTATTTGTTTCTTAGACTTCTTAGATACTCCACCACCTCTCAGGCTATTCTTAAAGTTATCTAATGCGTCTTTTCTACCCTTCTGTTTAGCAATAGTAATCAAACTATCGCCTTTCATTGTAAAGTAAGCAGAAGTAATAAGATTCTTAAGGCTTTTAGCGTAGTCTTTCTAATACTTAGTAACGCCATTAGCATCTGGTTTAAATATATATTCTAGCAAGGCGCGCTTGTCTTTTTCAGGAATATCAATACCATAAATGCTATTCATGCCTTTTATTTCAGAGACAACGTTCTAAAAGAACTCCTGTTGCTGCTTTTCAGCCTCTCTAGCCTACTTTTGTTGCTGCTCTAATAGCTTTTCCTTCCTCTCAGCTTTAATGTCTCTAAGAGCCTCTAAAGCATCTGTGGCCTCATCTTCAAGAATGCCAGCATCTTCATACTTGGTAATCTTCTTTTCAATTTGTTTAGTAGAGAACCCTTTTTCTTTCAAAAACTCCTTAACTATGAGCTTTTGATTTATTTCGTTATCTTCCACCTCGATATTGTCAAGATCAAGATCAGCATCAATACTAAAATAGTCTTTAAGATTGCCTCCATTGCGTACAAATTCATCAAGTTTCTCTACTTCTTCACTAGCGTAGTTTGGAACAGAGTTCTCTTCAATTACATCTCTAAAGTATTCAATAAGCTCTTCAGCAGTCTTAGGTTTCTCTTCATCATCAACATCGTCCCAACCAAGTTGCTCTGACAATGAATCAAAGAAGTTAACTATTACTTCTTCTGACTTGTTATCATCTGAAGCGTCATTATCTTCGACTTCTTCTGTGTTATCGTCTTCATCAACTTTAGATTCAGGCTTTTTCTTACTTTTCTTAGGTTTAGTTTCAGTAGGCTCTTCCTCCTCTTCTACATCATCCACATCTTCTGTTTCATCTTCTTCTTCAATTTCTTCCTTTTCAACCTTTTTATCTTTCTTAGGATTTCTCAAAGCCTCCAATTCCTCATCTGTTAACTCTTCTGAAACTATATCATTAAGATCGTTGTCAATATCATTATTCTTATTAGTACCTACATTAGGAACGAGACCATCTAGAATTGCCTCAAATCCATTTAATGTGTTCTTATTTTCCATAATTATATATAATTAGATTTATTTCTTCTTTCTACCCTTATGCTTCCAACGCTTAGCATTCTAAGCAAAGATAGCCCTCTTACGAGTTAATGGGTTCTTACTGTGTGTAAGTTCTTCAGTTGTCTTACCAGTTCTTTTCTTTAAGGCATTAAACTTACCTCTATTCTTTTTCTTTATATGTATCCCTCCATTCTTATAGTTAGGTATTGGATACTGTGGATATTGTAACATATTAATAATTCTTAGTAGCTCCTAATTCATAGCATCTTCTTATTAAGAATTCTATTACTTCGTGAGCTTCTTCCTATGTAAAATATTTTTTATCTTCAAATAGCTTGATTGCATTTATCTAATCTTCTGATAAGATGTCTTCTATGTTATAAGAATCCTGTGACGGAGGCATTATAACATCTGGTAAGTAATGATATGAATGCTCCTCTTTGTATTTATCTAAAGTATTAACCCCTGTCACATAAGTATATAACTTACGATCAGTCTCTGTTTTCATTGCTTGTAAAATATTTATTTGCTCCTACCGCTCCTACTCCAAGTAATGGTATAGTATTAAACCATTTTGTATAAGATCTCATAGATTTAAACTATTCGCTAGCCTTCTTTATAGACTACATACCTTTTGGTAACTTACTTATTGCTTGTTTTATTAGGTCTGGAGTAACTATCTAATCTCTTGTATCAATCATTTTATTTGCATACATAAATTCTCTTAATTGATTCATATATGCTTTCTACTCAGTAGGTTTACTATAGTACTTAGTAAGTTTATCTGTATTTGGATCTATACGACTAAATGGTTTTAACGCAGATCTCATCCAATAATATAAATTACTGTTAGCATCTGCATCTATTGCTTTGTTTTTCAAATAATCGGCATTATGATTCATTTCGTGTATAGTAGTACCATATGGCACACCATTAATGTCGTACTGATATTCGTATTCTCCCATTTTAGGAAATTCACCTCCATCCATATGCCTTTTAGTTGACTCAGTAGTAGTAGCCATTCTAGCTCTGGCGTTATCCTCAAATGCAGTTCTTTTAGCTTTAGGTAGTAACTCTGGACTATTATTATAAGCATCTATTAAATCTGCATATATCTGAGTATAGTCATCACCGTATTTTTCTTTTACCTACTAAGCTCTACGCATATAACTAGGATCGTCCATTAATCTCTAAACGGTTTCATAAGTTTCATTATTCAACCTAGCTGACATTCTACGTTCTTTTTCTCCTAATTTAACAGCTTTATTCAAAGCATTTGATAAACTATTACGGTAATTCTTTACAGTAGGAGTACTCCTCCTTACAGTACTAATTGCTCTAGGTACAAAAGGAATCATAGTTGCAGTAGCCAAACCAACTCCTAACCAATCGTTATTCCTTGCTGCATTATATGCATCTTTAGCAGATAATACATCTCCTATAGGAGTCGCATTAGCGACATCTTCTAAGTCTATTACAGGTTTAAGTCCTTGTTCTTTAGGCCTACCATCTGGAGTTCTACCTAATTTAGTATTAACTGCTTGAATAAATTCATCATCTGGATCTCCTACTTCACCACCTTCTGCTAAATACTAAGGTTGATCGTAATTACGTTCAGTGCCTATGTCAGCAACAGTATTGAATATGTCTATTATTTGTTCATCTTTATATCTATTTAGTAGATCATCGTCAATAGCTGTCTTTCTTAATTCTTTCAGAGAATCTTTATCCCATACTTTATTCGGATCTATTTGGTTAGTTTGCCTAAAGTTCATCAATCTAGAGTATACTTCAGTAGGCCTATCTAAGTAATCAGTAGTAGCTTTATTCTATCCTCCTAATATCTCTTGTATTCTATTCTCTTGAGGATACGCATTGGATGCATGCGCCTATTCATGTGTCAATACATTTTCAGTTGAAGCATATATTGCCTTACCTTTAGGGCTATACTCTCCAGCAATTGTCTAAGTACCTACTAATCCTTTCTAATCTGGATTCTACATTCTAACCTTAGTTCCGATACCAAATCTCTTAGCATCCTGTATATATCTTTGTATAGCTTCCTACTCTGTCATAGTAGCGGATTTCATTACAGGAGTGCCTCTTAGGTACGAATTAAAGCCGTAAGTTATAGGACTTTTATAGATAGCAGTTGCATCTCTATTAGCCTTTTGTAGTTCTAACTTACCATCACCTAACTAATCATTAAAATTACCAGTAGCCAGTCTTGCCTAATTCCAAGTATCCATAAACTGGTTAGGTGTACCCTTAGCGTTTAATGCATTCTATATGGCTTGCTGTTCTCTACTTACTTCACCACCATCCTCAAAAGACTACACTTTCCAGTCCCAATAGCCTTTACCGGGATTACTCTCCCGGTAAGACTTTAGGGCTTGCATTCTCTATTTAAATGCGTTTCTATCCATAATTATTTACTTTTCTTTCCGCCTTTGCCTTTTTTGCTTCCAGATTTCTTTCCTCCGCATGCCATAATTATTTCTCCTTTTTACTTTTATAACTACCTATTTTTAAATACTTAAACCACGCATAGTGCTTACGCTCTTTACAATAGTTTAGGTTCTTATCATTATTGTGTGCTTCTTCTTCGAAGCTAACATCGTGATATCTATCACTCTGTTTATTCCATTTACAGGACAGCATTATACAAAGATATTCTATAGCATACCATAAGTAGAAACCAATCCACAACATTTCTTGCATCTATTTCAAATGGATTTTCTCATGGTTATACTCTGTCATTGTAACTACAGCATCATTTCTCTGGAATATAACACCAAACAGATTTATCAATTTATAACCTTTAAAAGGTATAAACTTATTCTTAATTATCTTCATATTACTTCTCTCCTGTTACTTTATTTTTTAAAGTTTCGATTAATTCTATCTATTCTGCGTGAGACAATGTATTGATTATGATATCAATTAGCATAGCTTTATTGTTTAATAATTGTTCCTTTAATGCACAATCTCCAATAACTTTTTGATCTACGTATCTCCATACAAAGCCTCTATAAGTAAGTCTACCAGGTTCATTTTTACATACCCGTCTTATACACGCTGTAGTTTTAGCTCCAAATGATTTAGATGCTTGTGACATGCTATCCCATATTTTTATTAAATTACCAGATAAATCATACTGAGCCACCCTTATCCCGGAGACTTTTGATAATTTGTCTTTTCTTGTACCATAGTTAGCATTGTATTTAGCATCACACCATTCTAAATTGTTTACACAGTTATTAGCCCTATCTTCATCTTTATGGTTTACCTAATCATAATTATTAGGATTTGGTATGAATGCTTCTGCTACTAATCTGTGTACTTTTTTGACCAATCTAGTATTCCTATCTACAGTTAAAGACACTATCTTATATCCTTCTTTGCAGATGTAATAGTTTACTATTTTCTCCTTGTAGAATAATTTAGCACCTTTTGGGTGTTGTGAAGTTGGTCTAACTATAGTGTAATGTTCATTTCTTTTAACATTTCCTAAATTAGATACTGAATACTTTTCATTCGTATCTTTAATTGTTCGCCATTCTTCTTTCATAAGAGTTATTTTTTACTTCGGGCCGCTTCTGCGTTAGTCTTATTTTTTAATGCAGTCTTAGCTTTAAGTTGTTCACGCTTGTAAGCTTCATCGTCTTTTTGCTTTTGCAACTCCGTCTCATGTTTCATTCTGTCTTTTTCTAATTGTATTTTTTTATTCTCTATTTGTCTCTTCAGTTCAATCTCTCTAGCCTTATTATTTAATTCAAACTGTTTACTAGCCGCTTCTGAATTAATCTTTTGCTGTTGTAGTGCCTAATTTCCTATCTCTACTACATCTATCTAACCGTTCCCGTCTTGATCCATATCTTCAACACCTCTATAAGCATTCAATTGAGCAACAGTAATCTTAGTAGCGTTGTTAGCATCGATTTCATATTTCTTAAGATCCATTTCAGCTTCTTTAAGCATCAGCTCTTCTTCTTTAATCTCATTCTGCATTTGAGCCATCTGTTGTTCACGTTCAGCCTGAGCTTGTTCCATCTACTACTGCTGTTCCATACGTTTTTGTTCAATCTCTTCAAGACGGCCTTTGATCATACTTATATTATCCATAGTAATGATCTCAGCAATATCAAGTAGACTAGCTCCATTCTACATAGCAGGTTGCATAAGTTGTTTAAGAGCTTCAACTTGCTGTTGATTCTTAGTAGTATCATCAACAAATATATCCATATCTTCATAGAAGAAATCATCTGACAATGATATAAAGGCTCTAGTGGCATCATCAAGTATATAATGTAAACAACGCTTATTACCCTTCCATGCTACTTTTGATGTATCTAATAGCATAGTAAGTGCCTCACGTTTTACCTAATTATGAACCCAAAACCAAGGCTCAGTAATGTGAGCAGATTGTACTACAGAACGTTCAACATTGCCTACTAGCTCATTAGACGCAATAGAACCTTCACGTTGCTTACTTACTCCTGATATTTCTGACACCATGTCTTCGATCTTATTCATAAGATTTATATACTAGTCTATAGTACTAGCCATAGTCAAATCAAGAGAAGTAAACTGATTGAATTGAGATGGTTTACCGCCTTCTCTACCAGGTATATCCCAGCCTTCTTCGTAAGGATTGATAAATGCTACACCTAAAGCACCTAAGTAATGCATCCACTTATTGACATCAATACCCATAGACTTAGGTATCTAAGTAACGTCAATAACAGGTACTTTACCTTTGTCTCTAGCCATAGCTAATTCGAGTCTATACCATAACACAATGTACATATATTGCAATGGTTTCATCATACTTACTAATGATCTAGGAGAACTATTAGTATTATTATATACTACTCCAGTATATGGTAATTTCTATGAGTTAAGATTATCAGCAGATATATGTTGGTACTCAAGAGGTTGTATTCCTATATATAAATCTTCACCAACTCTATAACCTTCCCATACTTCGATGATCCAAGACCATTCTACGTTTAGCTCGAAACCTGTAACTTTATAGGATTCATCTACTTGTACTTCATCAATCTCGCCAGTTTCAGGGTCCTAATAAGTGATGAATCCTATTTTCTTAAATGACTTCCAGCAGCAGTGCCATACATTAATATTATCGCTACCTTCAAATGGATTAGAACTAAGACTATTAATACTATGAGTTTTAATATGAGGATAATCTAATGAAGACTTTCTCATCTCAGGATTAATACCTCCTCTACTAGTATCTTCAATCATCTCTAGTAATTCATTCAATTGACTTTCTGACATTTTATCATAGAATCTGTCATATATCTCAGTAGCTGACATAACCATCTTACGACAACACCAATCTGAATCATGTATGAATTCTAAGTCAGCACTCTAGTCATAACTAAAGTATAATGGATTTACTCTCTCTAAATATGGGTCTCCATTAACAATACCGACATAGTATATCTCTTCTCCAGCTATTAATGCGTCTTTCCAGCCTTTATAAAACTCGTGAGTTATATTTAGCTTATTCTTTAAGTAATTAAGACTATGATAGGCTGTAGTTTCTGCTATGTCTTTATAGTCTTTATTTAAGTATTTCTGTATCTACTCAGGAGGGAGTATTTCCCCAGACTATATGGCTTGTTGGAATCGTATTGCTTCCTCCTAACCCATATTAGCAGTAATCATACCCATGATATAGTCAGTAAGCATCTGCTTAGCTTTCTCCTACATTTCACTAGTAGCATTATCACTAGTACGTACTACTTTAAAGTTAAATGGTCTTTTAGTCTCTTCCCCTAGTAGTAAATCTATCTTTGGTTTAATTATGTTGTAATCCTAAGCAGTAGCAGGGAATCCGTCTTTCTATTTAAATGGATTAGTGACATATAAGAGATCTTTTTCATTATAGATACTATTGTATAAATCATAGTATGTTTGCATCTCTTCATATCTAGTACGTCCATTGTTTCCACCACCATTGCTAAATCCAGATTTCCCGATAATATAGTCAACGCAGTTCTCTTTCCATTCCTTTGTCTTCTTAGACATAGGTAATTTCTAAACTGGAAACGAACCAATATTTTTACTTATCATATTATGTTAATTAAATGTATATACATCTTCTTCGACTTGATCATAGTTATCGTCATAACTATAATTACTATAAGTAAATAAGGGACCGTCGAATAGTAGTCTTTCCCTATTACTTTTTTTCTTCTCTTTAACAACTACATTGTATAGTTGTTCCCTATAAATCATTACTTGCATCAACGCCATCACTCGGTCAAAGTTACCTATATCATTATAACCTATAAGTTCTTCTAATAGCGGTTCTGATAATATATCGTGTAGATTCTTATGACCAGGAGATTTCTCATCGTTAAGCCAGTCTTTAATCAATCCTTCTCCCCATTGTTTGATCTACTTGTTCATGTGACATCCTTTCTTTCGCTGCACTTTTGAATTGCTAACAATATCAGATATAATGTCTGGCTAATCAGCCAAAAGATAATCACAATGTTTAGCAGTAAAATATGGAAACAAGCCTTTACGCTCATTTTCATACATAATCCTACCGTTGTAATAAACTGCTAATTTACGTAAGTTTTCATAGTATTCTTCAGCTGTAGCAGGTCTTCCAGTATACTCTGCTACGATTATATCATAGTAATTTTCAAAGCCCTAGAAACGCTTATAAACAAATGTAGAACCTAATGAATTAGTACCAGATTGATCATGATCATAAGGGTCTACTCCTAATATATATAACCCAATAGGAGCATCCTACACAGGGTGTTCCCATATTACTATAGAACCAGTAGGATCATCATCTTTATTAAGAGGATAATGGTTAATATCTCCTTGTTTCTTTACTATCCATTTAAGAGATCCATCAGATTCCCATACTAAATCTCCTACCTATTTGTGATTAGTAAGTTTCTTATTAGTACGTATTTTGGCTAACTACTCCTGTAACTCTTTCTTAGGGAATATATTACCATTGAATTCAAGACATGCTTCTGCTGGAGTAATAGGGCGTTCAGCTACATACCTATCTACTGCTACAGAACTAGTTGAATTCTATATTATTATCTTACGTTCTTCAAGTATATAAGTACGTGCTTTGATAGTAAGAGTATTACCATCCTCATCCATATACAAACGCTTACCGTTTTCATCACGTAAGTCCATATTTGTATACTGAGGTATAAAGAATCCACACTTAGTATTCTATACGTTTTCATCCCATATATTATCTAGACTTAGACAATTATAACCATCAGGATGATAAAACATCTCTTTAAGTGTAGCAAAGTTAGAGTCTGTATCACCACCTGTACCGTATGCAATCATAGTACCAAATGCTTTACCATCTACTTCTACAGAAGGTCTAGCAATCTGCCATGCTGCGCTTAACTCCTTGAAAGAACCAGCTTCCTCAAACATGATAAGATTAGCTAATTTACCACGTACTACATCAGGATTGTCTTTCAAAGTAACGCCAATGATTTCAGACTTATAACCTACTTCTATTTGATTGCCATATTCATCCTTGATAAGCATACCAGCACGTCTACGCATCTGAGTATTAACACTACGTTTCTTACCCCACGCAGTATGCTCATCAATAAAGTCCATGTAGTCCCAAGCTTTAGTAAGTACACCATCATCAGTCAAATATTGCTTATTTGAGGCATATACATATGACTTAGAGTTAGGTATTAAATAGTAGTTACGACATAACATAGAGCCTGCTTTATATGAATAACCTTTACGTCTAGACTTTAATACACATAGATGTTTACCTTCTATTTTAGCTTCATCTACACATTGAAAATAGTAATAGTCATAATCCCAGAAATCAGGAAATGTAACTTCACGAGTAGTTACCCATTTACCATTAACCTACTTATTCACAGATCTATTGATAGGGCAGTAGTTTAAATAAAAATAGTTATACCCACTGATATAGTCTCCATCATCAGCAGTATAACCATCAATACATTTATCCGCTTCTGCCTACCAGAAACGCATATATTCGGCCGTACCTTTAGGGTACGGACAATATGAGCCAGTTGCTATAAACTATAGCGCTGGCTTTCTGAATTTATTAGAAAATTTAATTTTTTTAGTAAAATCAACCATGTGATATTATTTAAAAAAGGGGCGCGTTTCACAACGAACCCCTTTTGCCTACTTTAAACTTATATTTATTTTTATACAAAACTTGTTGCGGATCCTCGACTCGAACGGGAACTTATGGTTATGAGCCATACGAGATGCCATTTCTCTAATCCGCAGTACACAGGATTATGCGTGACTCCTGTTAACACGCTGGCTTACGATCCAGTCCTTCATTAGCTGTATTTACTATTGATCAGATAGCAAGTGACTTAGGCGGTTACGATGCCTTTACTAAAGGCCCACTTAGATTATTGGTCGCCCCAGTCTCGATTCGAACGGACATCCTTCGGGTTAGAGCCGAAAATAATAAAACCATTATACTATGGGGCAAAATAGAGGATTTCTTTAAAGACGCATCCTCAGACGTCACTGAATTATTTCTTAAACCAACTTTTGATACGTTTGGTAACTCGCTTCAACCAGGGTTGCGCTACTTTACGTGCAGCTTCACATTCTGCAATAGCTTCTTCCACTGTCTTAGTTTCGTCTGTTAAATCGACAATTACATCCGGCATTTCAATATTCTTCTTCATAATCTCTTTGTTTGTCTTGTTAAACGTTGTTGTTATTTTTTTGTATTCATTCAATGTTATTTTCTAACATTCTGTGGTAATTCAAATGGGTTAATTTGAGCGTCACCTTTAACTTTAGTAGTATTAATTTCTCCAGCTTTAACCGCTTTCTCTAAGAAATCTATAGTAACATAAGTATCTTTTACTTTACCAAATCCAGCTAAGTATTTCTCTATCTTCTTTTCGTCTAATTCTTCATCCAGACTATCTTTGTAATACTTAGTAAATGTATCTAGTTTCAATCTAATGCTATCTAACATAGCTAAAGTACGAGTATACTGGAGGTGTTTATATGACTCTTCTGCTATTATTTCATCTGCAGTAAGTTGGTAATCTGGAGCTAGGAACTCTGTCTTTAGAGCTGATTCTAATGTATCAGCAGGCATACTAAGTACGTATGGGCTATCCCATTTATTCTTAAATACTATATAACTTATTACTGCAATAGCGTGCTGTTTATCTGCTTTATCCTTTTCCCATATCTTCTTAAATGCAGGAATAGCAAGAGCCTCCTCGTGTATAGTAACATTACCACCTATTATATCAAATAGTTTCATTGTGCTGAATTACATTAGGCCTTTTCACAATCACAAGTCTGTTTGGAACTATTATTATTGTTTTTATTTTCTTTATACTTTTTCCGTTCTGCTTCAATTATAGCTGCTAAATCATCTGCAGTACTAAATGCTACTGGTCGTTCGCAATGAAAATCACCATATGCATCAAGATAAGCAACAATTTGACCTTTCTTATAAGGTATGTAACCATCTTCAGTATATACTCTGCCGTCTTCTTCAGCGATGTATACGTAACGGAATGTTATATTATTATCTCGTCGGCTAAATGTTATATCTTCTGTATTGTTACTTTTAATTTTATATTCAAAAGTACGTCCAATTAAGTGTTCCATAATTAATCAATTCTATAATCTGTATAATACTCTTTCTTTAATCTTGCTAGTATCACTCTAGCCTGCATTTCTGAACAATTTGGATTAACGTATTCAGGATTATTCTGATACTTCTCCAGCATCTTCTGATATATCGCTATCTCTTGTTCTAGACTCTCCTTCGTTATGTTCATACTTATTAATATTATCTAATATTGAATTACAACAATCTATCTTCTCCTCAATACGTTTGTCTAAAGCCTTGATTAGATTTTCTGGCGTCTTATGTTTAGAGTGGTACAGCATCGCTATTGCATTCCAAGCTACCTGTGCAAGATGTCTACAACCGGTTTCGCTGTCTATCTCCTCTCCTTTTTCGAATAGTACTAGATGTCTGAATAACGCGGCTTTATATCTATCATAACCATTATCAAGTAACTGCCATGAATTATCTGAATATTTTTTGGCTCCTTCAGTATATACTTTAACGATGTCTTCGATTTCTTTAAGAGGAAGTAAATCCCATCTAAGTTTGTCATCCTTAAAGTCATTCTTCATTCCCTTGTTCATACTTATCTATTATGCTTTGACAAATCTTATTCACTAACTCCTCTCTAACTTCTACAGTAGACTCATCAGCTTCTTCTGGTACATTTTGTTGAAAGGCTTCTATGAAAACATTAATAAATTCTTCATAAGTTAGACGGTCGTTTTCAATCTCTTTCTCTACTACATCAAACATGTCACTCATTATCTTAGGACCTTGTTTGGCTCCTTCTTTCTCTAGCTGGAGTAAAGCTAGCGATGTTTCTTTATCCATTCTCATCTTTATTATCTCTTATATAGTCTATCATGTATTGACCTATCTTACCTGCTATGAAGCCTACTAAATAGGCATATGGCTCATTGCCTCTATCGTAACCTTCTCCGTATGCACCAATGAAGTCATATATAGCATCTGCTCCATGTACAGATTCGTGAGCTACTACATCAAAGTCAAAGTCAGTTATACCTTTTATATCTACGTCTATTAGGATTAGTATTCCTTTCTTCTTAGTCTTCTTTTCTATTACCACGAATGTAACCCCACCTTTATTAGTTGGACTAATTGGAGTACCAGGATTATCATTATTCATATCTGCTATACTAGCATAGTAATAAAATTTAGACTTGTACTTATCAAAATACTCTAAAGTAGATACCCATAAATATGCAGGATATAGTCCTATGTCATAACATCTAATCATCTTTTATCACTTTATAAATATTTGCTATAGCTTTATTACTAAGTAAGTACAGATATAAATAAACCTCATCCGTCATCTTATAGATCGTATTAGGAGTAACTATTTCACAAGACGAATCAATTAATCGTACTTCACAAGTATCTTTATTACCAGTAGGATAGGATAACTTATAATATATCATATATTCGATAAGTTCTGTAATTACATCATATTCTGGTAGCTTACTCAGTCTAATTATCTTCCTATCTTTCATGATTCTTCTTTATCTTTATTTTACCTAAGTAAGTAAACATTAAAGGTCTTTGATCTCTTTGGCTTATCTTTCTATTAGCAAATAAGAAAGGATGAATACATATTGTTTTTATTATCTAAGTAGGTAAATTATATTTCTAGCTTAACTCAGAAAATATATTCACTCCAGTTTGCTTCATCTGATAATTCCTTAATATTGTAGTATTTATTATCAAGGAAAGCGTTTAAGTTATTTTTACTCTCAAATGTATCAGGTCTAACACAGTTTATAGCTATGAATAAGTCTGATACTGTTGCCTTATCAGAAGATAACCAATCACCTTCTTCTTTCTTAGAAGAGTCAATAATAGTATTCAGTCTTTTAAGCTCTTTCTTACTATAAGCCTTTTTAGGCTCTGCTATTACTGCGTCTCTATGCTCTCCATGAATGTTAATCAAATCACAGTCAGTAGTAAAGATGGTAAATCTGTTAAATTTGAGTTCTTTCTTTACTAACTTATACCACAGTTTAACTATCCAATTATAATCCCTTTGTAATAAGATAGAACCAGGTTTTATTGTCATATATTCTATATTCATGTTATTCTTTTTCTAATCGTAATACGATTGTTAATTGTACTCTATCACCAATCACTTCAGGTATCAATGCTGGGTTTACTACCCATTCATCGTCTGCTTTACCTTTTATAATCAGACCTTTATCTTTTAATCTTCCTATATATCTACTTAGGTTATCACTAGTAATGCCTGTTGCAGCTTTTAGATAACGTCTGTTTTCTGTACTTATAACATTCTTACTATAACCAGGGAGCTTAGGAGTATTTATATCTATACCAATGAGTAATATCATTATATCCTGCTCCCTGTCAGTAAGCTAAAGTACACCATCAAGTGATTTGAGGAATTCTCGATAAAGATCCGCTTTCTTAACGGTCTTTACAAGTTTATTCATTAATAATGTCTTTGATTGTATTTAATACTTTAGTAAGATTGTAGTATACAGTGTCTGCTTCTACCTCAACACAAGTAGGAATCTCCTGATCATTATAAGCTTCATTCATCTGTTTATGATCCTCTTCATACTTAGTAAGTAAGTCATCAATAGTAGACTCAATCTTAGTAAGCTTATCTGATAACTCTTCAATTAGCATATCATCACAGCTACATTCATCTTCGTTCTCAATACGAATTACATAACCATCATCTGCATATTCTTCACAAGTTTGTTCATCCATAAACATTGCACGTTCACTATTGTCATCCTTGTAATTAAATTCAAACATCATAGTATCGTCGTTCCAAGTAAGGATATCACCTTTTTTAGCACATGCAAACTCTTTAACTACTTTATATTTCATACTCATAATAATTATTATTTAGTTGGTTTAATTGTTGTTACAATTATATAAACGAGAATTGTTAAAAAGGTATTAATATTTTAACATTTGTTAACTGTAAATATAAAGAAAAAGGCTAGATCCTCAGACCTAGCCTTCCACAACAACATTAAACGCATTAATATTACTTAATCTTCTTAGCCACACAATCATACGGTTTAACCAGCATGCTATCTTTAAATAAATCAAAATCCTTAGCAAATTTCTTATTGAATACAACAGTATCTCCAACTGCAAATTCTGGTTGTGTTGTAAGTTCTGTTCCAATTGCAAGTACGATACCGGTTCTCCACTCTGATTCTACTTCTTTTACCTCTGTCTTAGTTTCAAACTTCTCATATCCATCTACGTCTTTTTCACCAGTACCAACTGCTTCAGTTACTTCTTTCTTCAACATAATTGGTTCCAGAGGTTTAATCAAAATATCTTTCAAAGGAATATATTCCAAACCGTTTATTACTGTCTCAAGTACTTTATCTTCCATATTATTTTATTGTTTATTTCTTAATTTCTTTTAGTATATTACCACCCCATATACAATTTCTAAGGGCTTTAGGAGGGCATGTTTGTTTATTTAAAAAGTAACAGTCATCACAACTGCCTCCTTTACTTGGTATTACTTCAAATTTCTTATTTAGTATCTCTACTATTCTCTTCTCCTTCTGCATATTCTTTAGCTTTGTATATACACCTCCATATTACATGAGTAATACCAGATCCTATAATAAAACCTATTATAAAACTTTCATTCATTAGAATTCTGCTTTTTTAAATATAAATCCTTGTCTACAGTAAGATACAAGTTTATCATCACATTTCTTATTATAGAAAGCACATCCTTCACAATACTTAGAAGAAGTTTCTGTCTGTACTAGTTGATATGTACTACCTTTGTAATCTATGTATTTACCAGAGTATGCTGGTTCTATTTTAACTAACTTTCTTTTACCCATAATGCGTATAATATTATATATTAGTATATACTTAACTAAAGTATACTTTATCTAAAGTAAGGTCTATTAATACTACTTAATCTGTCTTAGTATGTCTTAGACTGTCATTGACTGCATAGACAGTAACGTATAAATATGCCTTTAGGTTCCCATTTATATCAACTTTTTAACATTTATTAAGAACAATTATGGCTATTTAACGGCAATATTTTAACATTATTTAACCATTAATTCACGTAATTCATCAGCTAATTTCTTAGCATCTGGATGAGCTGCACCGCTACATCCATCATTTAATTTCCATTTCCATATAAACCCTTTATCTGTTTTTCTATATCCATTGCAGCATTCGCTTATATGCCGTGCCCCAGTTATACGCTGAGCTTCATTTAGACCGAAATATTCGGATATAAAATTACCATATTTATCAAACTATAACACAGGTTTACTTCGCTTCATCTTAGAAGATTTTGTTCTATGTTTCCCCTTATTTTTTCTAACGCGCTTTTCTATTGTTTCTTTTGTTTGTTTTAAACCTGTGTGTGATAACCTCATACGTTCAATTTGTTCAGGTGTAAAATTAATACCAGAAGCCCCCTCACCACCATCAGTGACGTTGTATGATTTGTATTCCTTTTTGTATAGTTTTATATATAATTTTTCATACTCACAAGCCTATTTTTTAGTCAATCCTGCATGTAATATTTCATGTATTATATTATTCCACCCGTATTTTAGTATCGCTGGGGCAAACGCAGGATGTTTCCAATTACCATTTTTCAATTTTATAACATAATTGCATCCATCCTAACCCCAGCGTTTAATAGGATTCTATCTAGTTATACCTATATAACATTTTCCACTCGGGGACGTGTGTTTATACACACAATACTAATTATTTTTCGTCATATAATAACTCTCTTAGTTTTAACGATAACTGTTGAGCGTCTGGATGCGCATTTTTGCTTGTCCGTAATGACAAGAAATGCTCCCAATCACTCTCAAAGCCTGTCATTACCAGTTCTGTTTTAGTTGCATTAGGGAGTACTTGTCTTGCTTGTTGTGGTTTCCAACCTTTTTCTATTAGTTTAAAATAATAAGATTCAGCTTTTTTTAAAGAACTTTCAAACACGTCTCCATCGAAATAACCAACATCTTTGTAACTTGTATTTTTGAAATAACTCCAAGATGGTTTAATAAAAGTAAGCTCATTACCAAACTTATCCTTACTATAGTTACAATATCTAGTACTCTCTTGAGCAAAGCTAAATACTCTATGTCTAACAAATTCATGACTTACTCCTCTATCACATATGAACTTAGCTGTGATACGTTTTTCGTGATACCTTGTAGGTTCACATCGATATGTTTTTAGATCATCTAACCAATTGTTTTCTACTAATACTCTTAAGTTAGTAGTTACGCATGCTACATCCTCTCCACTCCATGCATATTGAGCTACCTTTACTTTTGAATACTTGTTACTTTGATATTTATAAAATCTATGGTTGGGTGTAAGATTGTTATTATTGTCTACATCACCATCAAATACTAAACACGCTAAGTAAATAGTACCATGCTCCAACATAGCCCCATGACCAAGCTTAATCATCCTATCTACAAACTCTTTAGCACTGTTCTCTGTTATCTTATCCTCTGACTTATAACATGTTCTACCTGCTAATTCTATCATCTTGTAAGGATCTTTCTCCTTAATTATCTGTACACTAGATTCTATTAATTTCATATTAGTTTAAAATTTCTATGCCGAGTATTTTTACTCGGTTCATATATATATGCCCTTCGTATTCTTGTAGTCCTTGTTGTACTACATAGTACTGATCGTCTACTTTTACTATTTCAGACCATCCGTCATCTGCAGGACCTATATACATAGACCTATTATACATTTCTGCAGATTTATCAAATGGAATAGTATTACCTATTATCTCGTATTCTATATTCATATTACTAATAACGCAAAATGTTAAAATAATTATAGATATTTAACATATTTTATAAAATTTTTTTAGAAAATAAAATTTTGAATGTGGGTGTGAATGCGGGATATACACCAAAACAAATCCCCCACGGCTGTCAACAATCGGGAAGTCCCCCAGGTATTGATGTGTATTTACTTTATAAATGTAACAGGATGCAAATCAACTACTACTGTCAATTATTGAGTATTAATTAAAACTTATCTATCATGCTTAACAAAATCAAATTGTATATTGGCTATTGGCTTATTATGTTGTCTTTCTATAAGTATAGGAAAGTATTTGCACACGATTGGCTTATCCTTAAAGAGACATTTAAAGTAATCTCACATCCTGATGATTATGGTGAATGTACTGTTGCTACGCACTACAACATGTTTGTAACTACTAATACTGTATTACGTAAGAAAGTAGAACTATTTAAACGTAACAGATTGTGAATGTATGCAACTACATAGTACACAGTACTCAGTATTAACACAAAGGCTGCGCACAGGAAGCAAATCAGGCACAGCTGCTAAGTATTGGGAGAAGCAGGAAAGGCTAAACATGTAAGTATGTAGCCAAACTCTACAACCTTTCGGCTTTTCCCATTTTCAATGTATTACCTCATCACGTAATATATAGCTATAATTTACAAATCACCAAAAAAACCTCACAATGTATAGGTAAATTGTATCATGTCATGGCACGTTATAAATTAATCGAACCGTTAATCAAAACAGTTGAACAAGGTAAGCAGAATGCAGGCACTAAGTATTTAGTAGCCAAACTTCAAAATACCTTATGTCCTTGGGAAGATATGCAAACATTTACTTGTTTCATTCAGCCCATTGTGAACATACTCACTCCATTATTATCAATTCAACATGGAGGAACAGCACAAGCAGACCAACCAATTCCTGAAGAATTACAATACGTAACAGGATGTTGGATTGACTGGTGTCCACCGCAGAAGTTCTACAAGCAACATCTGTCAGACCATCCAGCTCAACCTGCAACAGCAACTCGACCAGCAAGAGAAGCAATCAAAGCTGGTTCGCTTGTATCGAAAGGTGGAAAACCTATTCTTTACACCACACTACGTATATTCTGTCAATATTATATTGACGAATTCGGAGAAAAGCAATGGATACGTGGAGGTTCTCCCGAAGAAGTAGGACAAAGAGCATTTAGCGCATATTGTGTACCAGCTGAAGAAGACAAAGCTCCTCAGCTTATACCAACTACTCCAGCTCCTGAAATAATTGGAGGTCAAGTAGTACAACCAGCTCCAGCTCCTACATCTCAAGAGCAACCAACCTTCACACAAACACCGCAAGGAGCTCAACCATTGCAATATTAACTTTTATAGAGTAGAGTAACCAATGTTACTATCCGCTAACAGACCGGAGAAATAATAGTCTGTTATCTCAAAAAACTCAATAACTTCCCAAGACATTGAGGGCACCAGTTTCTTATAATAGTATAGTTGGCAGACGTAAGGGCGTACTCAGCTGCCAGATGAAGCAGTGAATTCTGTGGACTGATAGAGAACGTGTGATATTCAGGCTATGCGTTACGTAGTTATAAGTTTTAGGTGTAAAATGCAAATCAAACAATATATAATATGAAAGGAATTGCGATATTTTATGTATATGTATTTATATTAGCAGTATTAATAGTATTAGCACCCAATGATAGATTTGCTCTTATTAGGGTTACTGTATATTCTATAATAAGTACAGCATTATTAGCATGTTTCATTGAATCAGAATCAAAAGAGTAATTAACATTTAAATCAATTAAATTATGAGAACAATTAATGGAAAACGCTATCTCTTGATAGCAACATGTACGTCACGTAGATTAAACATTTACAAGTAACGCAGCCAAAGACAGTGACAAGCCTGTAAAATCAATTTGAATGCAGAGTCAAGAGTAAATATTATATTCCTCGGCAGAGTACGTTAAATGTTATTATTATCCTTATGCACATAGGAGTAATACAGGGCATATAATATAATCCACGTGGTAAGGGCACAGTTAGGTTCGCTGTGAGTGCACCCTTTAGTAGCAACTAACCAAAGCAAGTATAGATGGGAATAAGCTATTACCTCGATAGGCTTAATGAGGTACTTGACAGTCTGACACTAACTGAACAATAAGTGTCAATACTTTAGCATTCTAACTATTATATCAACACAATGATATATGAAAACTCGTGTATGATGTATATCTCCTTAATTAGGGCGTTACGACGTTCCAGAAACGTAGTATGAAGGCGCAGAGGCGTTAGAACTAAAGTATTTAATAGAGTAAGAGAAATGAGGTCTTATATCAGACAGCTCTTAGCATAGCTTATAGCCGCATAACGCAACATCGGCATATTAATGCGCTTACTCTATTATTTTTATTGCATTAACTAATAAAAAATAATATCAAATTATGAAGAAAATAACTTGTATTCAGAATTATGTAATAGATAAGCTTATTGAAGACGAGAAATTGTCTACAAATAGTCTATTAAATGCAGTTTCTAAAGTATGTTCAGAAGAACAGTTTAATAACATACTATCTATTCTTATTGAAACATCTATTCTTTGTACAGATGTACCTAAATTAGAGCGTAAGGAAGACTCAGGAAATAAAACAAACTTAGTAAAAATGAGTATGTTTATACCTGAAGAAATTAACGTTCCAGCTAAACTAAACATAATAAAAATACTACAAAAACAATCCAACTTTGATCTTAGACAAATTAAAGAATATGTAGATAGTTGCATAGGAAAGTATAGTATACTACCCAAGACTATTCTACAAACGGAAGTAGATGAAATTACTAAAAAATTAGAACCTTACAATGTAATTATATCTACGGCGGGGTTTTATTAATAAGTTAATGCAGTAAATATTACTGCATCTACACTGTGAGAATCAGTGTCAACTTTGTGGGGCTTGTATTCAGAGCGCACATATGAAAGTGCTTTTTATCAATAGAAGGTGAAATGATTGCAAGCGTTAGCCGGAAATTCTTTTAAAGTAACACATATGCTGATATTAGTGCAGAGAAATCAAAGACAAATTGTAATATAGCTACAGATTACAATTAGTAAAAAACTCAGAGGTCAACTGCCTCAGATAGCAAAAGTGTTAGTGGTAGCAGAGTAATACTACCACGCTCCTTAAGGTGAGAATCCTTGACAAGCATGTGGGGCTTATATCTATTCATACAGAGCAAGTACGTACGGGAAAGCTTAAAATACTCATCTGTAAAATAGTATTAGTGCAGACTTTAAAATCATGCAATAACACACACCCTGTTCTATTTCTATCTGATAAATGCAAAACTGTGTGTTATAACAGAGCTAAGCGTAGCTCAGTCCTCATATACAGCATATCAACTATTATTTGTGTCTTAATTATTTGTTTCGTTAGAATAATATGGATTTGTAGATACTAAGCGTAGTATTGTTAGTATATTTGTATGTGAATATAGATATACTAATCGCATTCACGAAGATGCCTTCACGTGGCGAATGTGTAAGTAATAGGTTAAATCAAATCTTCCAGTTTGTACCTATGAAACTAAATCTTCATTTTAGTCAGAAATCTTTTTACAACAATATTGTTTAACTAAAATTATCAAAATTATGAAAAGTGTAATTAATTACATCAAAGAGAATGGTATCAAGTTAGCAGCTAATTCAAAAGCTAAAAAGCTTATTGAACTGTGTGGGTCTGAAGTAGAAATAGCAATAGCCTTGCAGACTACTAAAGCTTACAAAGACGACAAAGAACTACGCGAATTGTGTAAGAAAGTAGTTGAAGACGCAGGCAATAAGCAAGCTGAAAGCAATGCTAAACCTGAGAAGATGTCCAGTTCTATAAGATGCGGTGAACGCGAAAGAGGCTGGTAGGACAAAAAGAATTTGATAACTATTAAGGGGCAGACTATTCTGTCCCTTTTTTTATTTTTTTTATTAAACATTAAAGATTATGACTAAATGGCAAGAATCGTGCATTACAGCACTCGCTTCATCACCACTTGCATGGGAAGCCTTTAAAATGAAGCAAAGAAACAAGAGAATGTTATGGCAATACGTTAATAGAATATGGCCATATAAAAGAATAAAAGAGACAAGAACAAGTACTCTTGAGTATACTGAATGTATTAATGAGTTAAAGACGTTTGCAAAATGGTTAGTAAATAATCATAATAATCTCGAAGAAAAAAGTTTTACATTTAGAGAAGGAAAAGTTAAATCAAATATACTAGAGGAAGCTTTAAAAGATATTACTCATCCTATAAGTACAGAAGGAACAGGAGGAAACTATTTTCTAGAAATTAACTTTCGTTATAAATCAGGAAGTACTAATGTAACGTCTACTTGTGGTAATAAACAAATATTATATATAATAAGTAACAGATGTGGTATTGAGCAAGGAAAGGAATATTATATAAATCACATTAGTGTTTTTAGCTCTCTTCATAATATGCATAGAATGTTTAGCCAAGTATTTGATGAATTACGATATATAATAAAAAAATTAAAATTACTACGAGATAAAACATATAATCATAATTCTTATACTTCGTACAATTCATTAAATGTAGGTATAGAAATTGAACACGATGCAGATAATCCCACATCAGAAAAGATAAAAAATCTAATACTTAGACATAATTGTAGTAGTTATGATTCAGGATTTGATGGAAATATGGATCATCGCCTTCGTGAAAATCGTATAAGACTAAATGGAATTAATGGTCTAAAAGGATTATATATACTTCTAGAAGACATGAAAGAAAATGCTGCTATTGCTAGAAATAGTAGTGTACATATGCATATAGATTGTAAATATGATGAATATGATGAACATTATACAAAATATTACAAGAATGAATTACATAAACCAAATATGTATAATTGGAATAATGCAGTAAGTTATTATACTAAAAGATTAGTAATAAGAAATCCTGAAGCAATTAAATATTTACAATATATATTTAAATATAAAAATGTAGGTGAGAAATTTTTCTGGTCAAATAGTCGTAATGTAAGAGTAGCTACTGAATTTGACACTATAGAATATCGTTTTTTAATAGTAAATTTGAAATATAGTGATTATGTTATACAAATGTTAGCGTTAATTCATATAACCGAATGTATAAAACATAATTGCATATTAAATAAATCTTATTTGAGTACTTTAGCTACAGTAGCGAAGAATTTACGAAAGTAAGATTGGCCCTCGATATACTTGGTGATACTAGTGCATGAAGTATAGTGAGATTAATGTAAGGATATATTCTAGAGTATATCTATTTAGAACATTCCGTTATCTGTTTCGATGCTCTTGCCAAGCGAAAACAGGTGGGTATAGACTTGGGATTGGCCTCCTTTAGTCTATATGATTAGCAATGAATTGTTATAGTATATGCTTATTATAACAAAAGTTGCTTACTCTGCCTTATAGTTTAATTCTGTAGTAATACAGATTTGGGTAATAAAACAAACAGTTTACTGTTTATGTAGGTTCCTATTCCTACTAAGGTACTATCTAAAGATTAACTTTTAAACATTATCAAAATGGTTACAATTAAAAGAGATAAACACTATAATATAGTAAATAATATCAGTAAAACAGTATTATCAATTATACTAATATTGCTTGCATCTACTTTTTTTTATATGCTTTACGATTCTATTGAAGTAAATACTGATAAAACACCTTATAATATAGTAGAATTAAAGGCTCAGTATAAGAATTGTATAGTAGTAGATAAACATCAAACAAATAATACTTATACTTTAGATATTAGAAATCCTATAACTAACAAAATAGAGAAACAATACGTCAAAGATTACATATATTATAACATTTATTTTATAGGAGATACAATAAAATGAAAGATTACATCGAGAAACATGTACAAAAGACTAAAACTATGTACAGAATAAAGGCTTACTATAAAGGTAAGACTTATTATTTAGGTAGTACAGATGATCCTAATAAAGCTCAAGCTGTAAGAGAAACCTTTTTAGAACATATAAAAGATGTTCCAAAAACAGAGAGAGGCAAATTTAGTAAATCATTTGCTATGGAAGTAGGAACACTAAAGTATTCTCACAACAATTAATTATTAACTATTAAACATTTATCAAAAATGGAGAAAAACAACAACAAATTGAGCATTATTGCTCTAGTATTTGCAATCATAGCTGCACTAGTCTCATTCTATACATGCTATAGTACAGACAAGCTATGCAATATTTTCAGTAATGAAGAAACTGAAAGTGTACAAACGATTACTTCTGCTGGAGAAGTTATAGACGAACCAGCAACAATTGATGACGTACTTCAATTCCGACGGGATACTAAGGAATATGAAAGATATGATTCAATATTTATGAATATGCCAGATGTAGCATTAATTGCTATTCTAATGAAAGGAGGTACAAATATGTCAAACAGTGATATCGCTAAAGAGTATCTCTCTAACAGGAAGGATTACGATAATGTAGAATTTGGTGCGCAAATTAATGCAATCTATAAACAAAGGGCAACTGAACCTGATACTATACCAAGGAAATTAAAGCCTGATTCAATTCACTAAGACGACTCAGACTGTGTTTGCTTGTGAAAGTAGGCATAGTCGTCCTCAGGAGATGACAAACCTGTGGGGCGTAAGTAAGTGCATATCTATAGCCCTTAGCTGAATACGACAGAAAGCGCATAGAAATACTCGTATTTGTACTTATAATCGTGCAGACGTTAAAATCAGGTACACCAATAAGGAAAGTTTGACAGCAATCCTGCTTATGTGTTAAAACTATGAGAGAGTCTAAAGTGTAAATGTGTAGAGAAATTTGTTATTATTCTTAAAAACAACCTTTATTCTAACAAATGTGCTGATACTAGCTAAATAAAATCCAGAGTATCCTGGTCGTCGTCAGAATGTTATTAACTTTAAATATTTAAAGAAATGAGTATTATCAAAAAACTTTATTACAAATGGAGAGCATATAAAGTGCGATCTATGGCTAAACAAAAAGTACGAGAAAAGCTTTTTAATAGCCCTCTAGCTTATACTAGAGCTATGAATGAAATTGACTGTATGGTCAATGGTCATCAATGGAGTAGTGAGTTTGATCCTAAAACTGAAATTAATAAGAAGTTTAAGGACAGAGTTTACTGCAAACATTGCGGAGTTCGTTGGCATCAACATGCCTATAAAGAAATTAAGAATTCTTAAATTCTATTAACAATTAATCAATAATTTATGAAACTAATTATGTTCGGGATTACAGATCCCACTATGACTTCTGAGGAAGTTAAACAAATTTTAGCTGATAGCTTTGGTGATAGTATAGGTAATGTACTTGAAGTACCTAATGAGTTCTTCAGTAATCAATCTCCTACTACAGCACGACAGAAAAAAGATAGTGACTTCATTACAGCTTGCAAAGGAATTTGTAAAGTATGTGGAGACCCAGTAGAAGAAGAAGGCTTTAGAGCTGAATTCTGGAAAGCTCATCTTATTGACCATGCTATCGAAGAACCTATCCTTGAAGTACTTGCAAAAGGCCCTACAAGTGCTACAGACTATCGTTATCTTAAAAAGATAGGAGGTTCCTATATTCCTAAATTAGCAACATCTGCTTTAATTCTAAAGTAATATGGGAAAGACATTCAAAGATAGTGTGTATAGTATGGCTAAAGCCAGTGCTAAGAAGACAAAGACACCTCGTCGTGCCAAGTTACAACCTTATGACCGTAAGACATTCAAAGGTATAAGCTATGAGTAAATTAATTAGTAATCATGTATTAAGGGCAACTGAAAGTAATATGCTTAAGAATGATTGCCCGCTCAACTGCAACAAACAATATTGCACTGATTGCCAATTTAGAGAGAAATCCTCTAAAGTGACACAAAATAAAAAGACTATCATTACTCCTTCGCCAGAGGTATATGGTAGAGATTTGTATTATTAACCCTAAACAAGTTAATATGGTGAAGTCAACCCTGAGAACTACTAACCAACCAGAACCCTAATGGAAGCTTAGAAATAAGCAAGAGTACAATGGACTATACAACGGTCAACCAAGTATTATACTTAGGTCAGGTGAAGGATATGGGTTGCCTACTGAATAAGAAATACGAATAAGTAGGAGTAGTTCTTTTTTGAAGAAATTAAAAAATTGACTGTTAGGTCTATTGAATCATTGTTTGGACGAGGGTTCGACTCCCTCATGCTCCACGAAGGAAATTATGATAATACAATATGCCCATGCTTGCTTTAACACCCTGTTTTAAACATTGTTATTGAGTAGACGCAATAAAGATATTGTTTATTAGGTTCTAAAGTTTCTTTCCTTTAAAAGAAGCACACGGGGCATCATGGTTTTGACAGCAATAGTGAAGATAGAATAGGTCAATAACGCCATAACTGGCAACTTTTATGTAACAGACTATACTCGTATTGCAGCGTGATACGATAAGTCAACGGCTAAGCTAATGTCGTAAAAAGCTGGAGTGAGATAGGAAATAAGGAGGGTTCGATTCCCTCCCTCACTACAAATCTAATTATCAAAATTATGAGAAGTGTAAAACAAATTAAAGCTAGTAAGAGGAATTTTGCGATTATGTATCTCGTAGGTGTAACTATCGTGCTAGAAAGAATCATTAAAAGTACAAGAAACTACGCTATAAAAGGTAGTCTTACTTCAATTAAATGGTCAATCTATGATGCTATAAACCTACTGAGAAATACAGATTACGAACATTCCTTTTATGGACCTCAAAAAGATGTAAATTATGAGTGTAAACAGAGCAATCAATGATCTAATACCTCCTGAATGGTATCATGTACTGAAGAAGAATAGAGTATTAACTCACTTCATTAAGTATATGTATGAATACTGTGTTCCTCAATGTTGGAGGAACAAGTTTATGTTTAAGAGATCTATTGAACGAATTAAGTTTCGTATCAATTTAGGTTTCATGTTCTGCTTCGATCCTCACAATACAAGTGAAGGATATGATTTCTGGAAGAAAATTGATTTAGAAATTACAAATTATATAGAGCAATGTCGGTAAAAGTAATTGAAATTATCCCCTGGGTTAAATTCAATAAGCCAGGAGTAAAGGAAGAATTAGAGAAATTATCTAGTTCTTGTACAAGTAAAATGGATTTTCTTTCTCATGTAAAAGATAAGTATGAACTATCTATTACAGATGCAAAGACAGTAGCAGACAAATTTTTCAAAAAGGAGGTATAATTATGTTAGAACTTAAGAAACCAGGCTTATATATAGCCAATGGTAAAAGCACAAGTGTGCTAATCAGAGTTGCAGGAACTGCGCCCTGCTTAACTATTATCAGAGGCATCTTGCTGAATGATATGGAAAGGGATGGTACTATCACAGTACTAGAAAAAGAAAGTCTTGAAATACAAGACATCATGGCTAATCCAAAGTCTTATATATTTGATAAGCCGGCTGTAAGTCAGGCAGTATTAAATACATTAGGCTTAGAGGCTACGGAGAAGAACAGAATTGAGTATACTGAGAAAGAGTTTGCTGGCTATATAGCCTCATACAGACTCAATCGTACAATGTATCCTGATGAATATATTGTAAAGACTCAAGTAGTACTCATACAAAAAGGCTTCTCAAAATCTCAGGCAGATATGATTATAAGTCAAATTGAAACTCGTTTAAGGCTTCAAGGAGAAATGTAATGAATGTCATTGAGTATTTACAAACAAACTTAGAACCATTCTATAGGTTCTATGCTGGACATATACCCATATTAACTACACATGATATGAATACTCCATTTATTTTAAATGGAAAGGTATATTGTACTGGCTTTATAAATATAGGAAAGAATTGGTATAAAATCGTAGTAGATGAAAGTATGGACGGAGCTATAACATATGGTTTACGTAACTATATTAGTATTAGAGCTACTCATCCAGAAATCTATACTATCATCCGAAGAATACAAGATAAACTTATGTTATCTATGATAGCTAATCTTGAGAGTACTAGTACTAAGACAGAATTAGTACAATTAAGAATAGTTACTAATATGATTATGAATCTTACTTATTTAGACTCAGATATAAGATTAGATTGGACTAATTGGATAAGAGATTTATACTGGAAAAGGAAAGCAGCTGTACATCAGTATATTATAAATTACATACTGCCTTTTTAATTCTTTTCAGGATTATAGTCATTGGGTTGGCTATAGTCCACTAAAATCTAGCTACTATGAAAGAAGAAGAAAAGCTTCTAGTAGAGCAAGCTAGAGATGGTTCTGAAAAAGCTTTTAATGCACTTTACAACAAATATTACAAAACAGTCTGGTATACTGCAAATAATGTAGTAAGAAACACAGATGCAGCAGATGATATAACATCTATGGTATTTACTAAAGTGTACTTAAAATTGCAATCTTTTACTAATCATATTTCATTTGAAATGTGGTTAAAGACAATTACAGTTAATACTGCAATTGATTATATAAGACGGAACAAAAAAGAGCAATTAAATAGCTATATTGATGACGAAGAGTCTAAAATTCAACTAAGCGGGTTGGAGCATAGTCCTGAAGATAATATGATATTTCAACAAAATGTCGATATCGTAATGGAATGCATTCCTCGTCTAAAGAAGAAATATAGAGATTTAATATACGCTCGCCTTGATGGGAAATCCTATCAACAAATTTCACAAGAGCTTGCCATACCAGAAGCAACAGTTAAAACCTGTTTGAATAAGGCAAGACAGAGACTAAAAGAATTATTTAACCAATATTAACCAATACTTACAAATTATGGCAAACTCATTTGGTCTATTGCTTGCTGCAATAACAATTTGTTTCATCATCGCAAGATTGATGAAAGATGCCAAAGCCTTCACTAGATTAATGGCCATTCTAGCAGTAGGCTTAATTGTAGGTGCAGGAGTTAAACAGGTATATAAGAAATGTATATCTACTCCTGAGAAAGCTGCAGTAGTTACTGTAGAACCAGCTCCCATGTATAGTAGTAATGCATCTGTTGTTTGGAATGCATTACCTTGCAATCAGGACTATACAAGTAAGGAAAACAAAGCTGATCGTGACAGTACAGTAACTGAAGCAGAAGGAACATCTACAAAGGAAGTAAACAGTACATACATTGATGATTCGTGAAGAGACTTCAATTCTTGACGTATTATTTTATTGTATCTACAGAGTATTTAACAATTAAATGGCGAAGGAGCGCCTCATTATCAAAATGGCAAAAGTAAGTAAAAAAGCTAAAGCATTAGCCAGTAAAGCAAAAACAACTAAGGTAGAGGAACAAGTAAAGACTCAGGATGCTACTCCAGCACCTGTTGAAGCGCCTAAACCTGAAGAGAAACCTCAGGAAGTAGTGGAAAACAAAGAAACCAAAGAAACCCCTGAGGTTAAGGACGAAAAGACAAAGAAAGGGAAGAAACCAGAAGTTATCGTTCCCGAAGTAGTAGAAAATAAGAAAGAGACAGCAATGTCTATTTCTTCATCTATTGGACAAATTGTTGGAAGTGCTGGTGGTAAAGGAGATCGCATTGATAAGAATCATGCTATTGAATTCATGGGTATCTTGCATAAAGAATACCTAGCCAATCCGGAGACTCCAGAAGACGTAAAGAAGAATCTCAAGAAACAGTTTGACGTAATGACGGCTGTTACTCTTGTTAACTACTTTACTCAACTTGAAGGAGACTTCCAAAGTATGGGTATTCGTATTAACTCAAATATGAGAGAACAAGCAGAAGCCGTACTTGGAGACTATCTTGGCATCAAGGTTAAGTATATCCAAGCAGAAGACAATTCAAAACAGTTAGTTCTTGAATTCAAAGAAGTTCCGGAAGAGGTTCGCAAGAATGCTAAAGAGGACAAGAAAGTTGCAAAACTTGATATTCCTGAAGCAGATCCAAAGATGCCGGATCCTGAGAAACTTAAAGTATTACGATCAATCTTTGCTCAGCAAGGAGCTGGAGGTATCGGTAGTAACTTGTTGAATGGTATTGAATGGGGACGTAGAGCTTTCTCATTCTCTATGGAGGAAAAGAGATCAGTAGTATTTGCGAACATTATCAGTAAAGGAGCAGATGCTACCTTACTTACCGCAATAAAAGGTATGGTAAGGGGTAAAATGAGTTCTGAACACAGTATCCTTGGTGCTCATGCTTTACTTAAGTCTTGGTGTCCAAGTATAACTGATAAGGAAGTAGCAGAACTTATCCAAGTAATCGTTTCAATCAATGCTGAAAAGAAAACAAATGATTGGAACGAAAAGGCTAGTCCTGATCTTAAGACTACTTATGAGAAGGAACTTGAAGCAGTTACTCGTAACATCATTACGGCTAACACAAGTAAAGCAATTGATGCTATCTTGAAAGGAAAAGAAGAAGCTACTTTGGAATATGAAGACCGGAAGGGATTCATAACAATTCATCCAAAAGCAATTCGTAGGACTCTTGAAGCTGCTTATGGCGATTCTGAGAACATCTTAAAAGACAAGATGGAGGAAATTGCTAAATACTATGTGAAGCCAATCATGCGGCTCTCTAGTTATGTAGACAAGAGTGCTTACTCCGAAGAGTAATCAATATGAAACGGTTAAATTTAATAATAACACTGTTTGTAGTGTTATTAGGAGGATTTATTGGATTTGATCCTAATTCTCCGTCTCAAACAATAGGAGCAGAAGAGACTAGAATTCGTTGGGTAGACGTACCTAAAATGCCAGTAGACGTACTAGGCTTGAATAAGTCAGTTTCTGTAAATCTTAAAGATGAGACTGTATCACTTAACGGTAACGTTGATAATACAACTGTGACAATTATAAGGGACGTTGAAACACGCCCAGAGTACAAAGAACGAGTAATAAAGGAGGTAATTTACGAACCAGACATTGTATTTAGTACAAAACTGATGAGCAAATTAATGCCATTAAAACTGCCAAAGATAAACGCAGACCGTAACTAGAGTAGTAAAACGGTATATAAAGGCTATAAACTACAAATTCGTTACTTAAACCTAACTAAGTTGTGTAACGTGGATAATACAGGATACTGAAATGTACTAATAATAGCAAACACTATCTATTTATACTATAGTATGATAACTTATTGTGTTACAAATTATCCAGTAACTGAAGAAGCAATAAGAAAGTGGGAGAGCGTGCGAAACCCACAAGGTGAGAACCGTATTGGAGACCTAAAAGACGCAGATGTGGAAGGAGCAGCTATCGCATCTAAACAAGGCAAGGGGTATCGTTAACCTCTTTATACATTCGTTGGCTAATTCAAAAGCGAAATCACGAAGGAATGTAAACACGTGCCGTACGTTGTCATTTAAATCTGAATCGACTAGCATTCTAGGGTAGTCTCCAAAACTCCCCTGTGCGGGGCGGTAAACAATCCGTCAGCCAAAGAATATTGGCTTAGTGTTCTATTTTATATCTAAATACTTCTGTTGTATAGAAAGTATAATTCAACTGGGAATAGGTTAGGTTGATAGCAAAACTATAACTTAGATATAAGATATATGAAGGAGCAGCGCTTATATATAACTAGCAGAAATTGAGACAGGACATGGCTGAGTAGCTATGATCCGCATAGAACTTCACTTGTATAGAAGCTATGTGACAGATTAACTGGATTAGGTGCAAAACCTATACGCAATACAGTGAACGTTAGAGTTAGCTGTTTGAGACTTAGTCTCTATGGAAAGTAAATTGCGTGTCTTACAGCCTGAGATATTTCATAATATAGTTGCAATTACTATACTGTTTTACTGAAGCAGAATGAGATCAAGGTTATATATAAGAGAAGTGACTTGTTAGTAATGTCACTATAAACCTAAAGTGCTTTGCACTAGGATATAAACTAACTAGCGCCTGAAGTCCGCAATAAGACTATTGGTAGGTAGATATATGAACAATATAAGTATATCTACACGAAAGGAAAGGAAGTGGAGTAAGTCCACTAATAAAACTTACAAAGTAGAAGTAAGGTTACTTTAGTACCAAGGTTTGCTATAAATAATTAGGTTAGGAACTATGCACTCCAGCATAGAGCAGGATCCTACGCGCATCCTAGAGGCCGACACGAAGCAGATTGGAATTAAATCTGTGTATTGCTATACTATAGTAGTCTGTATATGGAGAATATAAGACAATAAATCTATTCGGTATAAGTGCCTACGCTGAAACGAACAGCTATAACAAATAAGGTGAGTGTAAACATGTTTAACTTTAAAACAATTGGGAAGTTCAATGGCAGTAGGTTTGACAAACTTACAAGCCACCCCGCTATCGAAGAATCTTGCTACATGAAATTCTGTAAACTAATATGCGCAACACATTAGCCAAGGAGATCGCTGAGACTAATTTTAGTACCTCTCATTAGGGTACTGGTTGAATGGTTGGAAATACCATAAGATGAAGTAGTAACCCGAGATTTATCGCAATGTCGGAAGTGAATCTGTCCAAAAGTGGGCGTCTTGAAAAATTAGACGGCTTTTGTATTAGTGTTTTAGTAACGTTTCTCAACAGAAACGACCCTCATTCGCTTAGAATGTTGTAAGCCTAAATGCCCGTAGATGATACCATTTCATTGATGATGGAGCTCTTTACATCTTTGCATCAAATTGCGTTGTAAGGTACGGCAAAAAAACAGGGAAACGGTAAGGTTACGAGTCCCCTTTAAGTACAATCTCGAAGCCTAAGGAATAATTAACAGATTATTTCATACAATAACATATTTATAAAGTTTTAAGTAGAAGTAGATAAACAGAAGAACAGTTGACTCATACGTCTTATGAGTAAAGTCCTACGGGGAATGCTGAGTAGAGCAATAGCACTACGTTCTAGTAAGCGAGTTCTATTATACTTATACACATTTTATCGTAATTTACAAATTTTATCAGACATTAACAATCGTCGTATTACTGAATACATTATTGAGATTAATTAATTCTTTTCATAGCTTTATTAAAGCGGACTTATAACAAAATAAGCAGAATTAGCAGAATATGAGTAATACGTGAATTTTTATTATTTTAGTATTAACAATAGATTGAATATCTCGCTAAGACATCAATCTTAAAATCACATAGGAGATATAAATTATGAATAAACCTTCATTTGACACAGCTTTGATCGCTCCGTATAGAGCAGAAATTGAGACTTGGAACCTTATGGGTCGTAAACTGCTTACTGTAAAGGTAGAGCCAGCTGATCTTGAGTTTAATGATAAGGTCCGGAAGAACGAGTTACGGCTTGTACGGCCTATCATGAAGTATATCATTGAAGAAATTGAAATCTTTGGTAGTCAGATTGTCTGCCTTCCGGATGGAGTTACTCCAGTAATCGAATTGAACAATGATCCGTCATTGCAGTTCAAGATTGGACCGGCTAAATTCAACGAAGTAACTACGGATACTATTCGTCAGGCTGTTGAGTTCAACAGTAAAACTAGTATTGCTGGTCGGGAACCTATCTTCTTCACTGACTATCTTGCACTTGTTGAACAGGTAAATCGTCTGAATGGCTTTGAGATGGAGAAGGCTAATCAGATTGCAGAAGAGATGCTGAATCTCTCTAAGATGTTGCAGGATTTGAATAACTTGCAGACTACAAACTGTGACAAGTACTATGACGAAATTGGTACTCCGTTGAAAAAATAAAAAATAATAAAGAATGAAGATTCTTTCTAACTCTAAAAAACTGTTACTTGAACTCTTACTTAAGGATCATCGTATTAGTAGTGAGATACTACTTAATGGAGAGGTCCCTGCCTATATCAAAGTCCATGACGATGGGTCAGTGACTTTCGGCAGAACTAAGAAAGGATTCTGGAATTGGCTTTTCAAAGATGAGAAGCGATATGAATTCAGAGAGTTAAGTACAATGATGCTTGCTGCATATAGTAAGTATCTACCGCCAAACGAGTATCTTAGTAATATTCTAACTAAGAATATCATTGAAGATGCTTATAAAAAACATGACTATGAATCTGTTATTGATCGATTTGCATTATATGCCTTTCTAGGTGTAACAGAAGGCGATTATGTAATAGACAAAATTAAGCTGATAGACGAAGACACACAACAACAGCAGAAAAAGAATGTGCGTGGTCGAAGAATTGGAAATACAATAGGTTATCTTGATCTAGGTGGAGGATCTTTACCAGTAGGTATTTCTATAGTCGAAAACGACTAAATATCATTCATGAATAAGTATTAGCAGATGGACGCTTATTCATACTTAAGATTGAATAAACTCATTAGAAGAGTAATTAAGTATTTTATACAAGTAAAGAAGTTAGATGTAAATACTTCTTTATAAGTATAAAAGAAAGAAGAAATGATAATGTTTATATAAAACCACAAGAGCCTAAGACGATGGGTCGGGTATCTTGGTTTTATAGCATGATGTTGGAATTGGTAGACAAGACAGACTTAAACTCTGTTAGGCATTAGCCTGTGCGGGTTCGATTCCCGCTCGTGCTACATATGCCTCTAGATAATGACTGTAAAGTTAATAAGGCAAGCCTAAAATAATAAAGGCTATTCTTTCGATAGAACTAGAGGCGCTACAGGTAAGCGATTTTCTAATATACAATTGATCAAATTATTAACAATTAAAATCAATTATATATGACGAAATCAATTACAACAGATATTAAACCAAACACACTCATTACAAAACGTGATAGTATTACCAGTGAAATCTCTCGATATTGGAAGATTATTGCTACAGAGAATGTAATTAAGAAAGGAGTTTCTCGTAACTACGATCTTAAGAGTTTATTAGTACGTATTAAAGCATTATACGATCAGCTTATACTTATTAAGCTTCGTATTCAGTGTGCAAATATGGGAATGAAACTTAAAGATCTTCCTAAAGACGCAAACATTATTAACATTTATAAGCTATCTGCTTTAAATGAGTATTATGTAAAGCTTGACGAGATGATGAAAAAGCATACTATCAATCCTATTCTTAAAGCTAAGAAAGGTAAACGAAATCTAGGTATTACAGAAGAGATTACTCGTAATTACTTCCGTAATAAACAAAGTGAGTGTTTGATTACATTAAATGAACTGCGCAAAGCTATTGCAGACTTTAATGATAATACAGACTTAAGCGATGACACAGCACCTTTATACTTAGTTGTTGCTTAATATGTAACAAGATCCATAATATTAAATTTATTAAACCAAAAGAGCAGGTAAGTATTTACTTGCTCTTTTATAAAACTATTAAATTATGAATAAGACTGATCAACAGAAAAACAATAAATATATTAATTACTGGACAGAGTCTGGTAAGTCAGCAAAAGAAGCTAATCAATCTATTAAGATTGCTAAGACTATAACTTATAAAGATAAAAGTGGTAAAATACGTAGTATAACTACATATCATCATCCTACTTTAAAAGAGATTACGTTAAGTAAACCTCATATTAAAGACTATAGTCTAACAAAGGAACAGAAAGAAGAACGTTTTAATAATGCTCCATTTAGTGAGTATCACAACAAACTTATTAATCTTACTTATAGTAAGGAGAATAAGATTGCTAAGCAACAAGCTCAGATTGCAGCACATAATAGTAAAATAGATTCTATTATATGTAATACTAGAGCAAGAAAACTAGCTACTGCTAGAATTAGACGAGAAAATTGTCCTAATATACTTATAATACGCAGAGAGGATAGTAAAGGTCTTCCTTATGATTTTAGCTGTAATCCTTCTAGAAAGAGCTTAGATGAGCTTAGAAGAGATGCTCTCGAAATGTTACCTATATTTAGTAAGTCTATGAAGGACTTCTTCAGTATTGAGATTTGGGAAGCATCAGAATATGCAAATAAGTATCATGGCGGTAATTATCGTTATTGCTTATTTAGAGATAAGGAACAACAACTTAATGCAGCATAATATGAAAATAAGTTCTTTAGATGCTATTTCTATTAAAAAGGAATCAGCTAAATTAATTAAAGTAAACACTGAGATAAGAGAAGGACAAGCAGTCTTCATTGTAGCTCAGGAAAAGTTCCCTAAAGCAGTTACTAAACTTAAGAATACTAAGTATGATTGCTTCTATGAAGATTCTAGAATAGATTTATTTCTATTGGAATTACAAAATTATGATGCTGAGTAAAGCCTCTTACTTAAAAGTAATGTAACTCAGTTTTTAGCCAATCTGGTGAGATTCCAGAGGTGGTCTTCTGTATAGCTTAAAAAGAGGTAGAGCCGTAGCAATATGTAAGTCTATGTGAGTGTCAGTTCGAATCTGACTACAGAAACAAACTAAACTTTAATTTTATGCAAATACGTGGAAAAACGGTATTTGTATTCGATATCGAAGTATTTCAAAATATCTTTCACTGTTCTGTTAAAAATACAGAAACAGGAGAAATATACAAATTTGAAATCTCTGAAAGAAAGAATCAACTAAGAGAGTTAGTTAAGTTCTTTAAACAAGTATATTCCTATATAAAATGGGGAGACTTCTATGGAACAGAATTAGTAATAGATTCAGATATTATCTTTTGTGGATATAATAATCTACATTATGATAATCCTATAATAAATTATATTATAGAGTATGAAGATAGATTAATGAAATATAATGTAGCTACTATATGTAGTTCTATATTTAATCTAAGTAAAACTATTACTACTTCCACAGAAGATAATATAGATGCTTGGAAACATTGGAAGTATCAGATATGGTTTGATACTTTTGATTTACTTACTATGTTATACTCTAGTAAACTTAGAGTAGGCTTGAAGGAAATCCAAGTAACTATGCAATATCCTAATGTACAAGAATTTGTATGTGATTGGGATAAACCTCTTCCATTAGAAGATTTTGATAGTATGATAGACTATAATATAAATGATATTGAGTCTACTACAGAGCTTTTAAATAGGTGTAAAAAAGATATTGATTTACGTATAGCTATTGAAGACGAATATGGAGTAAGAGTTCTCAGTAAAGATGGTGTAAATATTGGAATGAAGATTTTAACTCAGAAGTATCTAGAAAAGACAGGTTTGTCTTGGTGGGATATTGAAGGATTAAGATCTCCAATGGATTATATTCCTTTAAAGGATGTAATACTACCATTTATTAAATATGATAGTCCTATATTACAGAAAGTACTAAATGATATGAAAAGTCAAATAGTATCTCCTGGTAGGAAAGGATATGAGAACAACTTTGTATTTGAAGGATTACGCTATACTGTAGGAGTAGGAGGAATTCATTCTAAGAATGATCCAGAAATAATTATTCCTAAAGAAAATGAGATGCTTATAGACATCGATGTCGCATCACTATACCCAAGTATGTTAATTGAATATGGATTCTATCCTAAACATTTAGGTCCAGAGTTCTTAGAAGTATATTCTCAGATTAAAGAAGAGAGAATAGAAGCAAAACATAATGGAGATAAAGTGAAAAATGAGACATTAAAGTTAGCGTTAAATGGTTTATCAGGTAATCTACAAAATGAACATAATTTTTGTTATAGTCCTGAAGCAGTAATGAAAATCAGGATAAATGGTCAGCTACTATTACTTATGTTAGCAGAGAAATTAACACAAGTAGGATGCCGAATCGTCCAAGCTAATACAGATGGTTTATTTGTATTACTTAAGAAAGATAGCTATCAACAAGTTAACATTATTTGTAGAAATTGGGAACAACTTACAAAACTTACTCTTGAAGAAGAGCGTTTTGAAGCTATGTACCAATATGCAATTAATGATTATATTGCAGTTAGGGAAGGATATAAGGAAACTAAGAATCCTGATCTAATTAAAACAAAAGGTATGTTTATTACTAAAGTATTGTTAGGAAAAGGATTATCTGCAAAGATAATACCCGAAGCTATAATTAAATACTTTGTAGATGGAATACCAGTTGAACAGACGATTAAAGAATGTGGAGATATACGTAAATTCCTAATGTCTGAAAAAACTGGTAAACAATGGCATGTTGAATATATGAATGAAGAACAACAAAGAACTAACCGTTTCTATGCATCTACTAATGGTGGATATCTATGGAAATGGAAAGATAATAATGGAGTACCAGCATATCAAAATATGCTTACTGCTTCTGGTGTTACTCTTCTAAATAAGTTTGACAATAAGCCAATTGAAGAACGCAAAATTAATTACCGATATTATCTTAAGGAAGCTCTTAAGATAATTGAGGAATTACAACCAAGACAATTAGAACTGTTTTAACAGAATCTAACATATTGTATCAAATTCTATAATTGTCATAAACTTTAATGCTTATGATACTAGAACTAGATACATCTCTATTAAATAAATTTAATTTATCAATAAATCAACTAGTATTTATTTCTCTTGTATTGAATGGTAATCAAATAAATAGTCAAGACATTCATGAACTTCTCAGCCGAGTTAATGAAGAAGAGATACAAGAGTTAATTAATCGTAACATTGTTGTAGTAACTACTTCTGACAACAATAAAATTTATAGTCCTTCTGAAGAACTACTTGAAACTATTAAGAAAGATAGAGAAAGTATGTTTGATGAGTTCTATGAAGTATTTCCAGTTTATGTTATAAGACCTGATGGAACTAAAGGTTTTTTAAGGGCAAATGTAAATAAATGTAGAAAAGAATATAACCGTATCATAGGTAAATCCAAAGCAATGCATGAACATGTCATGGCTTGTCTGAGGTACGAAATTGATAATAAAATGCAAACAGGCAAAATAGGTTATATGAAAACTATGTGGAAATGGCTCACTCAACATGAGTGGGAATGTTACGAGGAACAAATGAACACTGAAACAACTGAATATTGTGGTTATGGAGAAAATACAATTTAAACCTATATCTTCAGTAGTGGATGAATCTGTTCAGTATATTAAAGATAGAAAAGAGAAGAAAATAACGTCCTTGAAGACAGGATGGAAGAAGTTTAATTTCGCTACTGGTGGAATTGAACCTAATATGATCTTTACTATTGCAGGTATATCTGGTTCAGGTAAATCTTCATTTGCAAATACGCTAATATTTGATTTAATTGATCTTAATCCTAATCAGAAAATCAAAGTTCTTTATTTCTCATTTGAAATGGTAGGCTATCGAAATGTAGGTAGAGCTATTAGTAATAGAGTGAGAAAAACTGTATCTGAATTATACAGCGGTAAAGAGACTTTAGAGGATGAAACATTCGAGAAAGCTTTATCGGAAGCTGAAGTATTAAAAAAGTATCCAATATACTTTGTTGATACTCCTCTAAGTGTTGAACAAATGGAACAAGCAATTGATGAATTCCACGATAGTATTGATAAGGATACTTGGCTAATAGTAGTATTAGACCATGTATTACTTGTTAATGGAGATGGTGGAGAAAGAGCGGTAATAATAGATTTACAGAAAATGTTTATTCGTAAAAAGAAATTATCTAATACGAGTATTATACAACTTTCACAGATGAATCGAAATATTGAAGCTCCTGATAGGATAAATAATCCTTCAAGTCATTTTCCAATGAGGAGTGACTTGGCTGCATCTGATGCAATATTCCAAGCGAGTGACTTTGTAATAGCAATTCATCGCCCAGAACTATTAAATTTAGCTATATACGGTGTTAAGCGCTTACCTGTAAAAGACAAAGTATATCTTCACTTTCTTAAAGTAAGAGATGGAGAACCTTGTATATTAGAATTTAACAACGAGTTAAAATACGGCAATTTAATAGAGACTGAAAGTACTACATCAGAGCAGAAAGTAGTATTTAACAATAAAATAGGCTGAAATTATGGGAAAATATTTTACAGTAACTCTTCCGAATAAAAAATGTGATAAAAAAGGTATGTATAAGAACTATCTGTTAAAGCGTTTAGCTTTAGCTTATCCAGAATTGTTGATTGATGGTATCGACACAGAAGAGACTCCCTTTAGTTACCAATATATTGGACCGAACGATAAGATTCGTTTCGGTGCAGATATCTATTCTCCTTGTGACGTAGCTAAGTATCGTAAATGTACTTATTGCCCGTATAAGGTAGACAATTACAATCTTGCAACTCAGTTTGATCTTGCAATGAAGAAACTTGATGACTATGCAAAAATGCGTCGTAGTTGTCATAAACCGCTTTATGATTTTCGTTTGCCGGATGGTACTCCGGTTAAGGAATACGGAAATTTTATCCAGGTAGGCTATAAGCTTATCCCGAAATACAATCGTAATTATATTATTGGTATGCTTGAAGAAGATCAGGCAATTATCAATAATATTATTATTATGATTAATAATAGCACTGAAATTAATGCAACTCTAAATATCTAATTTTACTTTATTTATCATATATTTCCAAATTTTGTCATATACTATCATATCATAAAAGTAAGATAGGTAAAAACCTATTTTAACATGTTAGTACTACCAACAGAAAAAAATAAGCCAAGAGTACAGAATCCAAGATTTTTAATATTCTTTGGCAAACCTAAGTCTGGTAAAACTACATTACTATCTATGCTTGATGGTTGTCTAATTATAGACTTAGAAGGTGGCTCTGAATTCTTAGAGGCACTTTCTATTCAAGCACGTAATATTAATGATTTAGCTGAGATAGCTAATCAAATTAGGCAGAAGATTTCTCAAACAGGTCAAAAGCCTTATAAATACATAGCTATAGATAATGCTACTCGATTAGAGGAAATGTGTTTAGGCTATGCAGCTACACTTTATCGTCAGACTCCTATGGGTAAGACATATAAAGGAGAAGACATTAGAACATTACCAAATGGTAGCGGTTATCTATATCTTAGACAAGCTGTACGTAAGGTCATAGATATGTTTAAAGAGCTTTGTGATAATTTTATCTTAGTAGGACATACTAAAGATAAGATGATTAACAAAGAGGGAGAAGAACTAACAGAAATGGCTCTAGATCTTGTAGGTAAGTTAGGAGACATAGTATGTGGTGAAGCTGATGCTGTAGGTTATGTGTATCGTAAAAAGAATGAAACAATAGTTTCATTTGAAGGAGGAGATAACTCTATACGAGAAGCAAGAGCCCCTCATATTAGAGGAAAGAAGATAGTAATAGCAGAAAGTGATGAAAATAACAAGATTACTACCCATTGGGATAGAATCTATTTACCAGAATAAAAAAGGAAATAAGATATGTATAGTAAAGAAAGAGCGCAACAAGTAACAAAGAATGACGTTAAGTTTATCCCCGCAGGTATTCAAGAAAATGTAGCACTTAAGAGTGCACGTGTAGCAGAATCTCCTACAGGTAGAAAATTCTTTGAGGTAACATTTGAGAAAGACGGAGCAACATTAGTACAAACTGAGTGGAAACCTGATAATAAGAATGGTGAACTCAGTGATGAAGCAGTACAGAAGAAAGAAGATAATCAATTTTCTCGTATTATGCAGTTGTTGCTTTGTTTCTATAAGGATGAACAACTTGTATTTAACGGTACTAAATTTGAAGAATTCTCTAAAGAAGTAGTAGATTATTTGAATAATGCAGATAAGTCTAAACTTCTAAGAGTCAAAGTTGTATATAACGATAAAGGGTATACTACTCTTCCGTCATATGCAAAATATACATTTGTAGAACCTATGGTATTACCTGAAGGACAGACTTCAGCGATTACTGAATTACGTATTGATAACTTTGCTAAGCCTATTGTTGCAGATGTTGAGACACCTGTAGCAAGTATTGGTTCAACTATGAGCAGTATAACTCCTACTATGGAAGCTGCAGTTACTAATACTACAGAAGCAAATCCTTACGGTTTGCCGTTCTGATAAATTCTACAAATGAAATAGCTACCTACGCTAGGTAAATATAGCGATACGAGGATTATATACTTTATAGTATATAACCCTCGTTTTTATTTTGTATAACTAAAATCAATTTATAATGCGTTTATCAAAATTTATTAATAAAACTTTCCTTAAAAAAGTAGGTAAAGAAGCAGACATAATAGACTCTAATTATACAATTCAAAACATTAATATTAAAGATGGACATAATATTAAGCGTGATGAGTTAAAAGAAGGAGACATTGTTTATGCAGCTATTTCTACTACTATTAAAGAAAATGGAAAGAAGAAACGATTAAATCAGAGAAAAGATATTTACCAGTTAAAAGACTCGTTTGGTAAATTTGTATTTATCGATTATCTTGGTAACGAGTACAAGACATCTTTAACTGCTATTAAGATAGTTCATTGTATATCTCTCAAACAAAAAGAAGCAGAGATAAATGAATTACTTGATAAGTATGAAAAAGAACAAATAGAAGCAGAAAGACTAAAGTATCTAGAGGACAGTAAGAAATTAGGATTTAAATTTACTGACCTTGAGCCAGAAGATAAGTTACGTAAAACTATAGATTCTGGTATAAAGAATATATGGATGGTTGGTCCTGCAGGATGCGGTAAAAGTACAATGGCAAGAAATGTTGCAACAGACATGGATTTGCCATACTTATGTATTAGTTGCGGTATTGGGACTTCGGCTACTGAGTTTATTGGTTATAAGTATCCGACACGTGAAAGTACTCGATTTGGAGAATTTTACGCTAAACCATCTATTATATTGATTGACGAGATAACAGCTTTAGATCCTGCTGTGGCGCAGATTCTAAATGCAGCGTTAGCTAATGATGAAATTGAGACAACCACAGGCTTAGTTCATCGGCATCCGGAATGTATTATTATTGCTACTAGTAATACTTTTGGTTTCGGTTGCGATCGTCAATATGTAGCAAATAACCAGTTAGATGCGTCAACTATAGACCGATTTATAGGCGGTATTGTAGAGGTTACGTATTCTGCTAAGTATGAGAGTAAATATGACACTGAAGTTGTTAATTATGTCTATGCTCTTAGAGAATTTGTACAAGAACAAGGCATACGAAAAGTATGTTCTACTCGTATGGTGCAAGCAGGGCATAGACTAAAATATAGCCACTTCTTAGATTGGAAATGGCGTCTAATTATTAATTGGACAGACAACGAGAAAGAACAACTAACTCGTTGGTTAACAGACAAAGAACAAAGGTTAACAGACAAAGCGCAAAAACTTAAAACAACTACTGTGTAATATGATAAATTTAACTTATACATACGATAGTATTACTAAGTTTTATCAAGATGCTCTTAATCCTACTCCTGAAGGTAATGTACAAGATACGTTACAACATTTAATAAGGGAAGAGGAATCTTTTAGAGGTATGGATATAGCTAATATTAAGAAGAATCAATATGGCTATAAGGAAGGCTTAGATAGATTAGAAAAACTTAATCTTAATTTAAGTCTCGGAGGATCTAAAAGAGATTACAAATGGGATGAATTAGATGGTGATGATATGAACTATGATCGTCTAATGGAAGGTTTTCCAGCTATGAAAAAACGAATTAAAACTCATGGAGTTGGAAGTGGACGTTTAATAAATGTATATGTTGTCATATCTGAAAATTGTAATATAGGTTCTGAAGAAATGCTTAATAAAGCATATACAGCAATGCAAATTGTTGATTTACTTGAGAATTTAGGTTATAGAGTAGCAGTATACTCATGTGATTCTACTTTAGATAGTAATGGTACTTATAAAGGAGAATATGATGTAAGATATGAGGTATATGTATGTCTTAAACGACACGAAGATTCGTTAAATAGAGGATTAATACTTAATGGTATTAGTCCTTGGTTTTTTCGCTATTATATGTTTGCTCATCAGAAGGGTAGATATAAAAATGGTTGGGGAATGGGAAGAGCTGTTCCATTAGGTATAAAACAGACTAAAGAAAACATTGTAATCAATCATGGGGAGTGTCTTAATAAAGACTCAGCTAATATTAAGATTAAGAAAATACGAGAATTATTTAAAGTAGACTAGGAGACGTTATGCCATAAAGAGCAGCTATGCCTTAATCCCGCATAGTGGTGTACAAAGATAGGTGTGAGTCCTATGATACGATAGTTTACTTTACGGTTTGAAAGAAATTAGCTTTAATTTGTTAAAGATTTATTTGCTTTCTATTTTTATAAAAATTATCTAGGTAATACACGGATTCTATTTTAGAAAGACTATTGACGATATTCCTTTATAATTATTGTGCGAACACAGACTGAAAAAGTATAATTCGGGGACTAGCTAACATTTACTAACTAAAAAATAAGGAAATGAGAATTAGTACATAAAAAGATTTACAAATAATAACAAATATTATCCTATAGTAGTGAGAGTACATAGGATATACGGGAGATGCGTTAACTGTAATGGAGTAGTACAGGCCTCTAGGAGGTAGCGTGTGGTGTGGTTCGAATCCATCCTCTCCCACAATTAATTATACAACAATATGTATGACAAAAGAAGGGTTAAAATCCCTACTGATATTACTTTAGATTATATATTATCTAAAGTAAGTGAGTATGATATATATGCTCACTACCTTGGACAGTTTAAGGTTGGTGCTATATATAATAGTCCATTTCGTAAGGATAAGAATCCTTCTTTTGGAATCTATTATAGCAAGAGAACTAAACAGTTACTATTCAAGGACCATGGAACAGGTGAATGTGGTAATATAGTTAAATTTGTATCATTGTATACAGGTTTAACAAATTATAATGATATACTAAAAGATATTGTTAAACAGCTTAATATTACTACAGACACTAAACTCGATAGCTCTAAGCAATATATACCTTCATCTGAGACTGTAATTGGTATAGTAAGGCAGAAATTTACTCCTACTGATATCAATTATTGGTCTCAGTTTAATATCTCCGAAAAGACATTAAAGAAATTTAATGTGAATAGTATTAAGTATTACTTATGTAATGGAATAGTTAAAGGAATATATAAAGAAGATAATCCAATGTATGCTTATAAAGTATATAATAACTTTAAAATATATAGACCTTTAGCTGATAAATATACTAAATGGAGGAATAACCTTACTGAGTATGACATACAAGGATATGCTCAATTACCAAGTAAAGGTGATACTTTGATTATAACTAAAAGTATGAAAGATGTAATGTGCCTCTATGAAATGGGAATACCAGCTATATCTCCTTCATCGGAGAGTACATTTATACCTAATGATATATTAGAAGGCCTTAAGAAGCGTTTTAAGCGCATTATCATTCTGTTTGATAGAGATAATACAGGCGTAAAATATCTTCGCAAAATGAGCCTTAAAACAGGCTTAGAAGGGCTTTTAGTACATAAGAAATTCAAAGCTAAAGATATATCTGATGCTATTAAAGCAAATAGCTTTGAAGAAATAAAGAAATGGTTATATGGCGAAATTAAAAAGCAAAATACCAAAGAAGAAAAAGAATTAGGGGAAAGTAAAGAATGCAACTCCTAATGTATATGATGGAATTAAGTTTAGAAGTAAACTTGAAACTTATACATATAAAAAACTTAAAGAAGCTAATATACCAGCGCAATATGAAGCAATCCACTTTGAATTAATACCTAAATTTGAATATAATGGAGAAAAGGTAAGAGCTATGACGTACTTACCAGACTTTGTTGGAGAAGACTTTATAATAGAATGTAAAGGCTTAATGGGTGATTCATTTCCTTTGCGTTGGAAAATCTTTAAATATACTCTTATGAAGAGTAATGCTAAGTATAAGCTATACTTAGTAAGAAACCAAAAACAAGTTGATCAAATGATCAATGAATTAAAAACTAAAAAATAACAGATTATGTCAGAATTTATTAAAGTAGACAACAAGATAGTAACAAAACCTAATGGTTTGGATTGTGATTTAGTAAACGGTAAAGTATACAACTTGAAGTTTGATAGATTTGGAGTAGGAGTATTCCTTGAAGAAGATGGATCACTTAGCCTACCTAAAAAAGTTTACACGACTAAAGATGACGAAATCTTTGTAAAACGTGTAATTAATTACTTTAATAATACTAGTAAACTATCTACTGGTGTAATGCTTAGTGGTATCAAAGGCACTGGCAAAACTGTTATGGCTAAAGTCATTGCAGAAAAGTCTAATCTTCCTATATTTGTAGTAGATGAAGATTTCCCTACACATATGATTAATGACTTCTTTCGTAAATTTTCTACTCCGGTAGTAGTAATTTTTGATGAAGTAGATAAGCATTGGGATACAGAAAATTTATTAGGATGGTTAGACGGTGTGCAGACAAATGCAAAGAAGTTAGTTCTTTTCACATGTAATAATGAAGAAAGAGTTAACTGCTATCTAAAAGATCGTTGTTCTCGTGTTCGTTATAGTCGTCATTTTGAACCTAACGATAATGCTCGTTTCCTTAAAGAGATTTTAAAGGATAAAGGTATAGAAGAAAATAGTATTGATTCTATTTATAAATTTATTGTAAGTAACTTTAACTTATTATCTATTGATAATATCTTATCATTTATTGATGAAAAGTTAATGTTCCCTGAAATATCTAATGCTGATCTTCTAAAGGATTTAAATATTACTACAAAAGAAGAAGAAATTGTAGAATATGATTCTAATGAGGATTACGAAGATGATAATGACGACAATGACGATGACGATATGTGGGATGACGATGATTATGAAGATGAAACTGAACGTTTTATAGTTAACCTTAAAACAGCTGCGTAATTAACAAATAAGGCTAGTAGAAATACTAGCCTTTAAATTTTAACTATGAAAATATGTAGTTTAAGTGATATACATGGTTCATTTATAGATATACCAGAATGTGATGTATTGTGTATTGCAGGAGATATCGTTGACTTAAATAATCAACGATCTATAGAAGCATCTAGACATTGGTGGTATAATAGATTTACTAATTGGGTAAACAGATTACCATGTAAGAAAGTTATTATTACTCCCGGTAATCATAAACTTTTTTCATTTTTATACGTTATATGATATATACAAATGATATATATTATATGAAATTAAATTATACATTAAACGAACATTATTTTGATTCAATAGATACGGAAGAAAAGGCTTATTGGTTAGGATTTTTATATGCAGATGGTTGCATATCTAATAATAGTATATATTTTGGTCAAGCTGAAAATAGAGCTGATATAGTTCATAAATTTATAAAAGCTTTATCTATAACTAAACCAATTAAAATTTCTTATCCAAAAATAGGAAAACCATTTTACAATTGTCAAATAGTTAGTAAAATTCTTTTTAATAGGTTAAAAGAATTAGGATGTATACCTAATAAGTCTCTTATACTTACATTTAATCCTGATATAATTCCTAAACAATTTATAAATTCATTTATCAGAGGATATTTTGATGGGGATGGTTGTATTTGGGAAGGGAAACGAAAAATAATGTTAGTAAAAGATAATCAAAGAAAATCAGGAAATAGAGAACGAATTATACATAATGTTAAATTTACTATTACTGGTAATTATAACTTTATAATTAATCTACAAGATTATTTATGTATTCAATTAGGTTTTAAAAAAACTAAATTAAATTTTTCTAAATCTAAAATTAAGAAAAATATATGTACAATGGAATATTCTGGAAGACGACAAGTTAAAAAATTCTTTGATTATATCTATAACAATGCTACAATTTATGAAACAAATAAACGTAAAAAATTTGAAAATATAATTTGTGCTTCTACAGAGAAATCTGTAGTCGAAACTGCGTTAATTGAGGAGACGCCTGAGATGGTTATCGTCAGCCAAGCTGCATAAGCAGAAGGTTCACAGACTATTCCTGAAATGGAAGTACACTTAAGTAAGTGGAAAAGCGCAGCTCTTAACATGTAATGATGAAGATGTGAGATAGTCGGTTCTTATACGAAAAAGGAAGTATAAGCAGATTAAAAATCGGATACAAATTAACGACTTGTATTGAACACAAAAGGATTTTTTCTTAGAAGATGCTTATAATAAAGGTTATTATAATGAGTTAAAACAAGATTTATCTGTAAGAACTAATGGTAAATTAGTTATATTAATAGATGAACAATATACTTATGAAGGTATAAAGTTTTATGGATGTCCTTATATTAAACCTATATCATTTCAAAAAGGCAGATGGGCCTTTGAAGATAGAGGAGTAAATGTAGGAGAAATAGATCCAGATACAGGTGAAGAGAATACTTCTGATGAAGTAATTACTCATTATAATAAGATACCTAATGATATAGATATCTTAATTACTCATGATAACCCATTTAACAATGAGTTATTAGGAAATGTAGCTAAACATAAGATAGCTCATTTCTATGGACATTGGCATGAAGGACCAGAGTTAAGAAAATCAGGTTATTATAATTGTTCATTATTAACTGATATGTATAATAATAAGGATAATTATGAACCTGTAATTATAGATACAGAAGAACAAGTTATAGAAGAAGACGATATACCTTGGGAAACTAATTTAAATACTGAAGAAAATGAACTTATTACAGAAGATTTACAGTAAACTAGAGAAGAAAGTAAATGAAGTATTAATGACTCGAAAGTTTAATGCTTTTATTGAATCAGAATTAGTTGAAAGAGAGGAAAAGAAAGAAAAACACTTAGATCTTATGAAGAGTAGATTAGAAACTGGACATTTTAGTGATGCCTTTATTTACTATTCTTTCTATCTAGATGTTAATAAAGATATTGAACGGCTTAAAGCTTTCAAAGATTTTGTACTAAGTGAAAAAGATAATACAAAAAATTAAACGTTTCTTGCATTTGCTATTTTTATTATAATAATTAGTTTACTTGCAAAAAATGATGAAGATTGATATTCCATATTATGAAGATAATACACGTATTAGTAATAGTGCAATAGGATGGTTTCTTAAGAAAGGGCCTAGATATCTTCGTGATATGCTAGACGGAAATGAAGAGGGTATATCAGGTAAGTTCCTTGAAAAAGGAACTATGATACATGAGTATATTCTTCAACCAGAAGAATTTTGGAAAGACTATGAAATATTAGATTTTGAAGTTCCAAAAGTAAAACAACAGAAAGATTTGTGTGAGTATTATAGTACTCATAAATTAACTGATCCTTTAATAGATGAGGAGAAACTATTACTAGATGCCTATAATAATTCTTATAGTAATAGTAAAGGAGTAGATATAAAGAGATCAGAAGCAAAGCACATTGTAGAAACTTATAGTCAGTATATTACTTATCTACAAGTAAGTTCTACAAAGAAGGTTATTTCATTTACTGATTTAACTATGCTAAAGCAAATTAAGGAAAACCTACAAGAACATGTAGCAGCAAATAATTTGCTGTTTAATGTTCCAACTACATACACCTGTCATAATGAGTATCATATTAATTGGGATTTATATGATGTAAAATGTAAATCTTTACTTGATAGAGTAATGTTTGATCATGTTAATAAGAAAATCATTTTGATAGACCTTAAAACTACTAGTGATGTTTATAATTTTAAACATTCTGTAGAAGAATTCGATTATTACAGGCAAATAGCTTTTTACCTTTGTGCTATTACTTGGTATATGCTTAATGAATTAAATCTTAATCCAGATGATTATGATTTTGAAGCGTATATTATTGCGATACAAACAAATGGAAAATACGAAGTTAGAGTATTTAATATGTTTAACGAAGAGGAGTTACTCAAACGTAGAAATATTATAGCAGATACTTTAAAAGAAATTTCATATCATATCAGTTCAGACAATTGGGAACATACTCGTAAATATTACGAGAATAATGGTGTTGAAGAACTTGAATGATGTTAGTATATACATTGTACCATTATTAGATGATAATCTTACTTGGAATGATTTAACTGTAGAAAGTGGATTCATAAACGCTTATACTACAGATAAAAATAGACCTTTTTTAGAAGAAAAGGTCTTTCTTGTATATGATAGTAGTGTAAATACTAAAGAATCTATAGATAGATATAGGAAGTTTAAGAATCTAGATTCTCTATATAATACTAGGTATATTACTATAAATAGTAAGCATTATACTGTATATTGTTTAAGTAATCCTAAATATAAGAAAGATATTAATGATCTTAAATCAGTAGGTAAAACATATAATGTAAATGCAGCATTAGAAATAAATAGATTTTGGACAAACGTGCCTGTTCCAGAATTAGCACAAAGATTATTTCTAGATACTTATAGATTTGGTGATACTATAAGTGCTGAACTACCTGAGGAAGATTATTATAGTTATGAGGAGCGTGATGAACTCTCATAACAAAATAGGCTGAGTAACTTAATACTCAGCCTTTCTTTTTTGCAGTATATCTAACGAATTGATAATTTAGATAGAAACTTTTAGAAGTTCATTAACTAATTCTATAAATAGTTTCTTTTTGCTTTTGGGTCTGTTGCCTCTATAATACTCTTAATAGGAGTAACTTTAATTATATTCTTCAATATGACTGGTAACCCCTTATAAGGTCCTCTATCTATTATTGTAAATGAGGTTCTATCACCTACATATGATGCTGGATTCATAAGATTAATAAAACTAGAGGCATTATCAAACCAGTTAAAAGCCGCTGTAGGAGACTTAATTAGAGACATAAATTCAAATGGGTTATACATAGTTCTAAACTCAAAAGCGGAACGCATAGCTAAATATGTAATAGACTATGTTAACCAAGTATCATACTCATCGTCTCCATCTACAATTGATGCCATTACAAGAGCTACTGCAGTAGAAGCTGCTATAAGTACTAATTCATTCAGTGTTCTTCTAACAGCATACTACTCGTATTCTTTTAAATTATTATAATCTGCTAATAACTAGGCTATAGCAAAATGTCTCTACCCTATAACATTCTTTAAGAACCTACCAGTAGATCTGTAATATCCTTCTTCTTCTACTCCTAAATCAAGATTAAATTGTCTTCTCTTAAATCTATCATGTAATGCAGATATCATAAAGTTTCTGTGTAGTACTATATATGAAGCAATAGCATTAGCGTGTACTGCTGCTTTATCTATCTCTCTTAGAGTACCATCTATTCTCTAAGTAAGTATATTAATTTTATTCCTTACTTCATTCTATAACTTATCGTTAACGTACTATTTATATTTATCCTACACTTTTATATCTCCATTCTCATCCTCTTTAAATACATCATATAAAGTAACTGGTAGCTACTCAAACTTAGTACTATTAGAATTAAATTTATCTATGTACTATTGTTTAGTCATAAATCCCTATCCATCTACAAATCTATAGCTATGATATATACTTATAACTGTATGACTTTTAACTGTATAATCAGACTAGGTATAACCAGCAAACCAGAAATTCTAATTTATAGATCTTAATACCTAACTTTCATCAAGCCTATCAAATATTTCTTTGTTATCCTTTATTACTTGATTAAGCTACATCAGGTATGACAATTTACCTTTAGGAACAGGATTACCAATATTTGCCATTATATATGGTAATTGTCTAGCAAATTCACCAGAAGCAAATTTGAGATCATTCATATCAAAGAATCTTCCCATCTTAGCCTCTAAAGTAGTATAAGTAGCATCAGTAAAGAAAGAAGTACCTATAGACCATAGGTTACCAGACAAGTTTACCTTAGTAACAAAACCTCTTATTATATCAAGTGTCTTACCTACGTTTATCTCTTTACCCAAAATATCTACAATAATAGGAGTCTTGTTTCTTCCATACATTATTCTGTCAACTAACAACTAAGCTTGTTTATATATATTTGATGAACCTGCTGTTTTTAACTCCTTCTTAGTTCTTATCTAAATATTTTTAAGCAAATTAAGTAGAAGTTCTACGTCATCCTACTGTTCTACCATATTGTTATAATTAACAGCCATATTATAGTAAGCTATAGTAGATGCTACAGCATCAGTAGATATTTCATTAGTATCATCTAACATCTTTATAAATCTAGTAGGTATTACTTTGATAGGGTCTCCATTAGGCATTGTAGTAAACTCTTCAACATAATCCATGTCATCTACTTTTGTAACAGCTATATCCTCAAATACATATTTTAAGGCATTGAGTACATTGTCTTTTCTACCAAGCATCTACATGAATCTAGCTGGTATCTACGGCATTCTGTTATCATCTGCAAACGTTAAAAATGATATATATTCGTTAGCCTTTTTCATAGTATCAGACAAACTGTCATATAGTTTCTTTAATTCTGGTTTATCTGTTACTTCCTTATATGCTTTACTATTATCATAATACTTCTTATTAGGTTGTATGGCAGGTCCAGATGGATCCCAATTCTTATTATACCAATCAGATGTATTATCTAAAGTAGAGTATCTACTTATAGGTGCATATTCTGTATACTTTTCTAACAGTTCATCTTTTGGTTTTAACTCTGTATAATATGATGCTGGATGCATTTTACCTCTACCATCCTCATAATGATTTTTATTAAACCAATCATTATAAGCTTCAGTACCCGACTCTCTAGCTGCCTAGCTATCTTTATAATATTGTTCTGTAACAGTTACTTCTGCTATATCACTAAATTTCTTTTCAGTAGCAACTTGCTCTCTCCAAGTATAAAGATTAGCTATATTCTAGTCTAATTTAAGCATTTCTATTTTCTCAGAGTCAGACATTAAATCAGGATTAATCTTATTAGTATACGGATCTTTAAACAACTGTTGGAATTCCCTACGTTTTTTAACTGCTTCTTTATAATCATCGGATTGTTCTGCTTTTATTATACTATCCAATTGATCATAAAACTCTTGTGTATACTATTTCTTAAGATTTCTGGATTCCCATAAAGCCAACTGTGAAGAACCTTCTCCATATTTAGCTACTATTTTAGATCTATCTTTGTTGTATCTTTCTTTGTCAGTTTTATATTTAACGTGTTTCTGTACTAACTCATTAAAAGCAGATAACTCATTTGCTATTAATAAATCATCTCCAGTCTTTACACTTCCATCAAGATTATATCTATTAGCTAACAAGGATTTTTGTTTACGCAGATTAAGTAGAGAATTATACTCTGATTCTGATAGTAAATTATCATATTCTACTCCATCTATAGTAATAGGATCTACTATAGTGTTAATATAGTTGTTAATTTCATTTATGGCGTCTCTAGTTTTCATAGAGAGCATTTTATTTCTAGTAGTATAATATTCAGATTTGTATTTTCTATCTGCTCTTTCGGAATAGAATTTATTTACTCCGTCAAACCATTTCTTTTGAATATCTTCATTATCAGGCATTACATATTGATCGTTTTCATCTTTTTGTATGCTTAACTTATTAGCTAATTCGTCTAAATACTATTTTTGATCTTTCTTAAACTGCCCTTTATTTATTGGAGATACTCTTAAACCTGTATACGTACCATCGTCATACTTTTCATATAACAGCTTTTGAACGTCATTACCATATTTTTCTTTAACTATATTTAATTGTTTAACTAATTCGGTGCCTACCTATAGTGTCTCCCTATCTGTTTTATTCATTGTATTCTAAAGCATATTAGCTATAGTCTATACAATCATATTGTCACTATTACTAGCCATACCAAACCAGTTTATAAATATATTTATATCATGTTTGGGATCGTCTAACCAAGCTATTGCCTTATCTATGTATTCCTGTGGTACTGCTCTAGATTGTAAATATTCCTATAGTAACTGATAGCCCTTCTACTTAAGTACATTAGTAAATTTATTATTTACAGTAGTTAGCTATTTATCTATATTTGTTATCTTTTGTTTTATCTCTGCGTAATCAGATAATTCTTTGAATATATCTGTAGTATCTACAGCATACTGAATTTGATCTATTAGTGGTTTATAGAAACCTAGATAGTCATTAGATAACTGTCTAATTTGTTTAGCATTAATTTCATCTATTGGTTTAGATAGGAATTTTATACTATCTCCTATAGTATCACTAACATGCTATACGAATTGCAGCATACCTTGTTCAGTTTCAGATTTAGATAATTGGGATATTAAAGTAGTTATCTGATTCCACGTTCTGGGATTCTTCACACTATAATGCTTAATGGCATTCAATCTATCCTTTAGACCCTTTTGTATTTTCTAGTATAATTTATCTATCTATTCCTATTGTCTTACATCAAGTTTATTGAATTCTTCTCCTGTATACCTTTCTGGAAAATCAAGCACACTGTATATACTTACTTCTCCTTGATTTACCTTATTTAGTAAACTCACAGCATATGTTTGAGCATTTAATAAGTCTTTTGGTAATCTATACGTGTCTTTACCAAATATATTTTTTATTAATCCCAATATAGTCTCCCATATACGTTGAAAGAGGGTTTTATCTACTTTCTATAATTCACTTCTAAGGTTAGAGTTAGATAAGAACTCATTTAAAAATTCATCACTTTCATCTTTTAATCCCAGTCCATACCAGCTGTCTCCTAACTTTTGCCTATATTTTTCTTGTAATTTATCTAATTCAGATCTGAATTTAGGATTATTATCATATTCTTTCCTTAAATATATATGTAACATCTCGTGTGCAACATCTTCAGCATTCTGTTGTACTGAGGATTTTTTGATTATGTCTGAATATAGATATAATGCAGAACCAGAAGATGCTCTTGATCCCTTCTTATGCCCTTCACGAATAATGAAAGGTCTGTTTACTTTGTTTAAATATTTAAGAAGATTTTTAGTTTGAGGCGCAACCTCTTTATGGTTAATGAAGAAATTTACAACATCTACGGTATCCACAAATTCTCCTAATTGACCTAATAGGTTAGTATCATATCTTTTATTATATGCTTCAATTAACAACTCTCCATTATTATCTACTTGTTTAGATAATTCTTCCGATAATTGTGTTTTAAATGCATTTGTAAAGGTTTCAGCCTTTGCTAAGATAGCTTGTTTACGATCTCCATCAAACTTGTTTAAAAGGTCTGAAAACAGCTTAGAATCCTCTCCATTAGAAGTCTTATCTAACCCATTACCTTTATTCTAATCCCAAAGGTAGTAGGCTTTATTTTCACCTACTACCTCTACTAACTCCTTCCATTCTGGAAGATTTTTATTTGGACAATATTTATTCATATTATAAATTACATATAAATTTGTTAATCAAACCTTCCACTTCTTCTGGAGTAGTTGGATTTTCTTTACGTAATAATTGAGTGAATTCCTCTATTTTGTCATCTATTGATAGTTCAGAATTTTCCTTACTTAATTCTGTTAAATAGTCTCTAACTTTCTACAATACATCTGATTCTGAAGGAAACAAACTTAACTATATGGAGCTAATTCTTTCTGTTAACTTAGTAAGAGGTTTAGTAACTACCACTTTTACAGATTCACCTTCTTTGTTATGAAATTCTATAATATCTCCTACTTTCGCCTATTTCCAATATTCAATATTTTTATCAGATTCATATCTAGTAGTAGCTGTACGCTCCCCATTTTTAATAGCATCCAATGTAGTTTTAGACTATATACTGGAATTAGCGTTATCCTCATAACTATAATTCATAGAACCTTTTAATTTAGGTGTAATAGACTAATCTGGAGCTAGTTCGTATTCTATCTGCCAAGCTTGATTTATTTTAGGAAGTACTCTTTTATTAAAATACTCAACAGACCATCCTTCTTTAGAAGACCATTCTTGTGCTAACTGTGTAGTTGTATATATTTTATTATAAGAATCTTTATCTTCTTCGGCTTCACTAAGTACTACACCTTGTTCACTTTCGTCTTTATCATCCTGATCCCATTCAAATACTATATCCTATTGTTCCTTAGCATAATTCATATTCTAATAAGGAGGAAGATCAGTAATCAAATGAATATCAGAATTCTACCAATTAGGCTTACTATATTCATCAGACATATCAGCTAATGCTTCCTGGTTCTATAAAGCTTCTGTATAATCCCATACGTTTTCTCTATTAAAGTCAAATTGAGATTCCTTACCGTATTCTACTACAGTGTGACCTCTATATTTGTAGCCTTTCTTAGATACTAATCCATAAATAGGTATGTAATTTAAACGTTTAGTATCTGGATCAGCAGCTTGTTTATAACCTATGAGAGAATATACATGATAATTAGCTGGAGTATACCCTAAACCATCATTTATTTTAATATACGGATAGAATATAGGAAAACTTCTTTCTTTTGTTTGCCCTTCATTATCTATATCCATCATTTTTATCCAATTACTAGGTCTAATGGCAGGCTTATCTGTTTTATCTTGCCTTTCTCCCATTATAATATTAGGAACGACGGATTGGTCGTTTAACGATATAGAATATAGTTTAACTCCTTTCTTATTATATAAATCTACAGGTCTTACTAATTTGTCATTCTACCAATTGTTTAAGAATAAGTCATCTCTTACTATAGATTGATCAACCCCATTAGATAATTCATCTAATTTAGTCTGAATATAATCAGTATAACCTATTGATATTCTATAACTATTTGGAACATATTGGAAGAACGAGTTCATAGTAGGATTATCTCCAGATGTGATAAATGCATACACTACTAAGTCCTTAAACAATTGACTTACTTTTGGTTCTGGATCATCTATTAATTCTCTCCAATAATTTATTAAATTATTAGCCTAAGACTAATCTGCATCTAATAACGCAGAAGTGTCAATAAAATCTAATCCGTTGTAATCTATATTTGGTATCAAATAGTTTATAAAGTCATTATTTATCGTACCATCGTTATTCAAGAATCTACTTAGTTTTGGATTACCTTTCAATATCTAATGTTTGAAATTGTTGATACGTTTAGCCATTGACGTTTTACCAGTAAACATACTAGTGATGTCAATACCATTTTGATATATAAACTAGTTAAAGAATCCACTCTTAATTTGAGCTTCCATTCCTGAAATAAGAGCATTCAATAACTTGGAATCTGCATTATTCTTTCTACCAAGTAATGCTAACATTACATCTTTCTTATCCAAGAATGTACTAGTATTTCTTAATAATAGATCCTTGAATATAGAAGTACCAAATGGAATACTGTTTTCAGTTTTCTTAGCGATAAAAGTCTCATTATAGAACCTTTCTATCTCACCATCTGCAAAGTTAGCATCCTCTGTCATTGCCCACATACCGTTGTAATATGTCTGCTATTCTGCAAAGGTTTTACCAGTTTTCTTAGTATCTACTTTAGAGTATTTAACAAGATTAGCCAGTGAATCGGCATATGGTTTTAACGCTTTCCACGCATAGTATATGCGAACTTGCTCTTCGTTAAAGTTACTTATATCTTCTTTATTTAACTTAAGCAGCTCTCTTGTTCTAGACGTATACTCACCATTTTCTTTTTGATAGGTTTTGAATAAATCCTAATATTCGTTAGCTTTTGAATTGTCTTTTCTGTTTATAAATTCATATTTTTTCCTATATTTTTTAGTAGGATCATATTTGTCAAGTACAGATTCAATGGCTTCATTCTCTAACTGTGTAGGGGTCTTAGTTCTGTCTATACCATACTTACCTTTAGTCTTTATAACAGCTTCCGCCATTTCTTTAAGTATAGGTTGAGCAACAAAATAGAATGTTTGTTTACCTTTACCAGTACGTAATAAGAAAGATACCATATTGTAAGTCCATGAATTAACATTTAACCTTACAATATAAGGATCTTTAGCTATATCTACAAAACCATTAATCATGGCAGACAGCCAGTCAAGTATTCTACCACCTTTCTACATCCCTTTTACAGGAGTATCATATATACCACCCAAGTTCCATATATCTAAAGTGCTAGTAAATTCGTTTCTGGTCATTCTAAGCTTAGTAAGCTAAGTAAGGATGTGATGTGCATTATTCAATGCAAAAGGTCCAATGCCAGCTTTACCACCAGTATATTCAGCTTTTCTAGCTTCTTGATAAGTAGGAGAGTATACTTCAAATGGAGTAGGATGATAACTACTAGGTCCTTCAATATCTCTAAGTACTTCTTTTACATTCTCTGTAGCATTATCAATAGATAACTTAAGTGAGTTAGTGTTATCTCTAGTAAGTAATACTTTTAGATAAGCATCAAGCATTTCATTCTTTATAGAACTACGTACTTCTTCATATTTAAGTGCATTACCTTTATTAATTTTAACTCCTTTACTATTGTAACTAAACCTAGCTACATATAATTTGTCAATATCAAAGTCAGAACCAGTAAGTTTAGTGAAGTCTTCAGGAAGCATGATAGTATCACCCATTATTTCAGGGAATACATCTACAAAACGTAATGGAGATATAGATGCAATAGACTGAGTAGGAATACGATAACCAATAGCGTTAGCTGTAGCTTTATCACCAATAATTTCATGGTCAATAAGCCATTGTCTAGCTTCTCTATATGTTAAGTTTTCATAATTAGGTATAAAGTACTTAAACAAGTTTATACTTACTACTGAATCCATCGACCCTTCTTCATTAATAGACTTGAGCACTCTACCGTCATTTATCATATTAGGTGTTATTACTTTAGTAGAAGTAGCTTCTAGACCTAAAGTAGATCTCTGAATGAACGCACCACCTGGTATATGAACATCAATTACCTACTTATTAATCATAGAAATAAATCTACTTTCTAACCACTTATTATCAGATAAAGAAGATAACGGAATAATAAATTGATTATTAGCTGTTTTAAGACCAGATAATACATTATCGTTAGCATCAGATTCTCTTGTATCATCTTCTAGCATCTTAGCTAACTTAGTTACATTAACACTACCGTCTTTATTGAATAATTCATCCTTTAGGTCTTGAACACCCATATCAGACAATTTATTCAATGCATTCATAATAGTGTCCTTGATTTCTCTACCAGTTACCTACTTACCTTCAATACCATATAAATCATCCATACGTAGGTTAGACAAGTTTACTTTCATAAACTGAGTACCAGCCATTTGTTCTTCGTGTGTATGAGGATTAGTTTCTAACTGTTGTCTTAAGTATTTAAACTTCTAAGTATAAGTAACTAAGTTATTGAAATCATTAAGAGTATTTCCTTCTTCATTAATTAACTCATCAGTAACTTTGGCACTAAGAACAGTCTGCCCATCCCTTAGTTCTATTTCACTATCTTTAGCTACTCTATAGAACTTCATAGGAGATCTAGAACCAGCTTTAACAGCAGAATCAAATAATACCATATCTACTGGTTTATCTGGGTCTGTCATTCTATCATACAGTGCTTTTATGTCACCAGTAGCTATACTTTTGAATAATGGGAACAATGCCATCTTATTGAAGTAAGGTATACCTAATCCAGGTATTTCATTGAATCTAGTACCAAATGCCATATACTTCATAGCATTTAATATAACCTTATTAGCTTCAGCATACAGTTTGGGATCAGAATCCCACAAATCAGCTGTATCTTCATTAGTAAGTATCTCAAATGCTTTCTTTATTTCAGGAGACCATACACCACGCATTCTAAGTAGATCTCTAGTCATATTAGGACTAATATATACAGCAGCATCTGCTACATTTATGCCTTCTTTATAACCCTCTACTTCTGCTTTAGCTGCTTGTTTAGCTATCTTAACTGATTCCGGATAGATTTTTTCAATCTCCTGTATACTCAAGTCTTTTACTTCATTCCAAGCATCTTCACCTTCCAGTTCTTGAATAGTTTCTTTAATGTTGCCTCTAGTAAATAGACCTTCATATATATAGTACTGTTTGTCCATTATTTCGTGGTCTTTCAATTCAGCAACTACATATTCATCTCTAATTGGATCATTAAAGAAATCTAGTCTGTTATTCAAACCAGTAGAAGTAAGAGAACCTAGACGTTTGATTTTATCAATAGATACATCTATAGGACCATGTTCATCATACTTAACTTTATAGTAAGCAGGAGCTCCACTAAATAGTTTCTCTACCTCATTAATTGATATAATACTATTGATAGTGTAATCAGCTAGCATATCAAAGATAGCGTATCCTTCGGCATTTGTAGGATCTAATTGACTATAAAATGCTTTTCTATTACTTAATTCTGTATCATCTAGTAATACATTACGTAAACTCCATATATCGTTATTTTCATTACCTTCAATTAATCCTAATTCTTTAGCAGTAGATATTTCCTATTTAACACGATCGTTTATTAGAGAGCTTAAAAACGCTTTCTATGTTTCTCTAGATAAATTAAAGAAATAGTCTTTAGCAGTCTAAAGATTCTCCTTAGCAGATTTCATAGGATCGTTAAAACTAATAAAACCTTTAGAAGTTTTGATTCCAGTTAGTAATAAGAATCTAGCGCCATTACCTTCTAACTTCTTAGTATGCTTTTTGCCATTTTTATCTTTCCAAATTACCTTGTTGGGAGTATGGAAGTTCTTTATTCTTCTATTAGGTTCTAACCAATCGTTATTTATAGTACCGTCGTCATTATAATGCAAGCCAGTTCTTTCATCATAATGAGTAGGATCATCATCAATTTGTCTTAAACACAACTCTATTTGATTCAATTCATCATAACAATAACCTAATAAAGTGTCTAAGGACTGCTCTCCATATTGGATAAACACACCTTGAGGAGTATTGTTGAATCTTATTCTTTCATGAGGTAACTTGATACCTTTAATGAAATGATATGTCTTCTTATCTGCTACTGTAGGGAATATAATTCTATCATTAAATACGGCAACCATTTTAGCAATATAGTCCTCTCTATCAGTAATACCAAAATAGTCTCTACCTGTATCTTGTGAAGTAGTATCCTTAAAGTTTATTAATGTTTCAATTGATAAGTCTTTATTGCCATTCTTAACGGAATTAAGTATTATAGAATTGCCATTATACACCACTGCATTCAGATTATCAAATGTTTCTTTATCGTTTACTATTTCATTAAGTCTATCCTTAGTAAAGTTATTCTGAGATACCATATAGTAAGTATTACCATCAGGTCCATAACTACTTAAACTTTTATCAGTAGCATGTTGATAAGCGTAATAATTGGCTATCTCTTTAACAAAACCTGAATTATCCCATACTTGCGTAGGTTGTATTACACCCTCTGCTGTCTATATAGGTTTTATAGTTCCATCATTATTAATGGAATCTTTTATTACACCAAGTGTCTCTATCAATCTAGGTAATCCTCCGAACTTTATTCTGTTTACTAAGAAAGAATTCAGTAACGTATATTGATCTAATCTAGGATTACCATAATCTCCAGATAATAACATTCTGTTAAGTGTAGGTTTATCTATACCTATACCTACAGAATTTAGCATACGTACTACTATGTCTTTCAAGTATTCTTGATTAGCCTATAGGTGTAAGTCTATATTCTTATCACCAGCTCTCAATATACCTCTATTGTTAGTAAATGCATTTCTAATTCGATTGAAATTATCTATTATAACTCTTAAACTTTGTTTAGCTCCATCCGCAGCTACAATAGCTCCATTTTCATTATACTTATATACTCCAGAGTTATTAAAGAAATACTGAGACCACACCTTTGGATAATTAGCAGCTTTAACATCTACTGTGTTATCCTTCAATTCCATCTTAGTAAACCCAGTTTCAGCATCTTCACTGATTTTTACAGTAATATAGCTATTGATGTCAGAAGTAACTACAGTCTCTATCTTAGTAAGCATAGCTTCTGCTTGAGTAGATATATTAGTATCATCGCTCATAGAGTTCTTCACTAAAGTAGTTAATCTAAACAATAATGCTTGATAGAAAGGATCGCCGTTTTTGGCAAAAAACTATACTTTATCTACAATATTAGATATGGTTCTACATCCAGATAAGTCTTTTAAAATGTTAGTCCAAGCTATATTAGGATCTACGAAGCTAGGAAAGTGAGTATATTCATCAAACTTGATCTAAGAAGTACCATCTTTTGCTATTTCATATGCTGGTATAGTTTGAAAGAAGAATTTAACTTCGGCAGGAGCGTTATCTCTGATAGATATATTCATACCTTCTACAGTATGTTGACCTATATTTACTCCTTCAGTTCCTTCTTCTATATTAGAGATAGTGTCATCTTCATTTCTATCTATTGCTCTAATTCCTAACTATTTTAACTTAGTAGTCAACATAGGAAGTATAATAGAGTCAAACTTATCTACTACTTCATTTATAACATCTGAAGGATATTTATAAGCTTGGGCTTGCAATATGAGCTTAAGTCTATCAAATTTAGGAGCGTCCTTAGATAGATCTGAATAATTTATAGTGCTTCCATCAGTAAACGATACCTAGAAAAAAGCATATGTCAAACTATTTATAATATCATTCAACTGTTTAACAGTTTGAATATGTTTGAACTGATAGCCAGATACTTCCATATTAGGTCCTTCACCTTTATATATCTCTTTAAATCTAGCTACATTATCAGCATTAGGTTTTAATCCGTAATACTTACCTCTATTAATAGCAGAATATATTTTAGCTAAACCATATTGACCAGTTCTCGCCCACAACTTAACAAAGTCATATATTCTTCTAAACCAATTCTTAGTATCGAATCTATAATTTCCAGATTCTGTTAGCATAAAGTCTTTAAATTGATCAGCTAATTTCTCATCAATCTATTTATCTGTTAAACCAGAGTTTCGATATTTCTTATATATTCTATCTCTGTGTTTAGAATCAATTAGTAATTGAGATACTCTATGCCATGCCTCATGATACTGTACACCTTCTGGAGCAGACTCTGTTATTATTATAGAATCTTCAGTTACTCTACCAACTACAGAATTACCTGCCTCAGTTACTTCTATTACAGATGGTATTATTTCTGGAGTAATACCTAATGTAGTTTGAATCCATTCTGATGCCTGGGTAGGATTCATTTTATTGTATTCGTTTTCAGATATTTCCATATTAGGGCCCTTTCTCTTCTTGCCATCTAATATAGAGAATATATCGTCTAGGTCAATAGAAGTTTGTTTACCTGTTTCATCAGGTAAAGTAATACTGCCTCTTTTTGACTCTTCTTGAATTTTCTATTGAGATTGCTCTACTTTATGTTCAGCAGTTTTATCCACTAACATTACGTCATCTATGTATACATTAGCATCTTGCATAGTATCTGCAATGTCAGTCAGCAGTATACCTTGTTTTATATACCATCCTAGTACACTGATACCGTTAGGATGATTAGAATCTACTTGTTTATTGCCATTATTATCTTTAATAATACCAAAATCTCTATCAGTAAATTCTAATATACCTGGTATCAAAGTAATCTTATCTACACTATTGTTCTTTAAGAATGTGGCTAATGGAGATAAATTAGGATCTTTTATCTATGATTGTAAGTCACCACCTAAGTAGTTAGAGTTTAGACCGGCTTCATCTATATTCCAATGGAAGTTATCTATTATATACTTTTTCAGTCTATCTCTAACTTCAGGAACTGTAGTTATATCATTTAAGTCATACACCTATTGCCCTACTATTAACTAATTATCTTCTGTAAGATAGAACTATTTATCCATTCTAGCTTTTACCTATTCAGGAGATAATTTAGTATCATTAGGATTAGTGGCAGTTTGAGGTCCAAAGTTTACTAAGAACTGTAATACATTCTAAGGAGTGATATTAGTTACAGTACCATTAGCATCTGTATAGAATTGGTCTTTAGAAGTAATAAGATCTATTATAAGATCTGCTACTTCTGGCTTATTTTTAAAATTGTCATAATTTAATACTACTCCTACCTGAGATGTACTACCGTCATCTCTTTGTGTTTTGATCATCCATACAGGTTTGCCCATAGGAAATCCTTTTCCTGATATTACCTGGTTTTTGAAGCGTATTACATTGCCACCTAGACCACCAGTAGTAACTCCTACTTGGGTATTCTCAGAATTAATTTCATATGGATCCTTAATAGTTAACCAAGCAGAGTCAGTCAATTTCCTATTTTTAGGACTGTTATCTTCGTTCTTAAGATTAATTATTCTACCATTAGTCTTTCTAATAGTAGTAGGTACTATTTCTAAATTAGGATTTGCCTATACTTGTTTATTTAGTTCCAGTACTTTATTACGTAAGGCATTAAGGTTATTTACGATTAACTATTGATCATTGAAAGGTAGTCTGTTAAACGCTCTATTACCTCTAGCATATAAACCTTCTACTGTTTTAATACTAGCTATATATTCTTTTCCTTTGTAGTTAAATAAAGCATATATGCCATCTGTAGTAGTACCATCGTTCTTAGTATATGGCCTTACTACTATACGTACCCCATTCTTAGTTACTTCTTTGATAAAGTCAGGCTGTCCAGATACCTCAGAGAATTCTTCATTATTCAGATACTGCTCCATACCTTGGAATTTCTTAGGTACTCTAACCCACTGCCCTTTTTCATTCTACTTAGAATCAGTAAGTCTATAGTTTAATTCGTGAGAATATGGATCTAATCTAGAATCGTATGTTAATTCTTCAAGCTATCTTGGCTCAGCTGTATCCTAAACTTCTGCAGTCTACGTCTATTCCTGCGCTTGACTAGGAGTCTCTAACGCTGCTTTAGCGCCTTCCCCAAGCCATCCACCAAGTATGTCACTAAGAGTAGGTACTTCTTCTAATTTTGTAGGTTCTGTCTTAGGTGCTTCTTCAGTAGGAGGTATAACAGTAGCAGATTCACTAGGAATAGAAACAGGTTGTTGAGCTAATTTTTCCTTAGCTTTTATATCTTCTTGTTGTCTTTGAGCTATTTCTTCCCTAGCATCTTGAGCAAGACGTTTTATTTCTTCAGCTCTAGCCTTTTCTTTTCCTTGCAGCTTCTGAGATATTACCCATTCACCTGAACTAACAAAGTCAGAATACGCCGTTTTAAGCAATTTCTCATCTATCTATTCTGTTTCTTTTTCCTAAACAGGAATGTCAGTAGTAGGAGTAGATACTTCCACTACAGGCTCTTTTACTGTTCTTGATTCATCAGAAACAGGAATAGAAGTAGTAATAGGTTCTGGAGTAACTTCTTCCCCTTCTTCTACTACTTTCTCGTACGTTCTGCCAGAGTATAAGTCCTCTATAGCCTGCACAAAATCGTCTTCCTTGGCTTCAGAGTCTTTCCATTTATTAATCTTAGCCATTATAGATTTCTTATCATCTGATGACATAAGATTATTTTCTTCTCTAGCTCTAGTTTGATCTAATCTCGCTACTACTGCTTGTTCTTGAGCATCAGCTAGATCTTGATGTACAGAAGGGACTTGAATATCAGTTTCGGTCAAATTAAATTGATCTAATACTTTTTTGAGTTCATTATGACTGTTAGTTAATGCCTCTCTATCAGTATTTAATAAGTTTCTAAAATGTATTACATCTGCTTTAGAGGTACGTAAATTAGTATTCTTTTCTAGATCTTTTAACTTAGCCCCATTCTACTCATAATCATTTATTAGATTATCATATACTGCTAATTCAGAGTATAGAGAGATAGCATTCTTTACATCTTCTGCTGATATTTGTGAACGCTTATCTTCTGGTAGTTTGGTTATTACCTTTTTAATCTGTTTATTTACATCTTCGCCATTTAATATACTTTGTAACTTATTATTAGCAGAAGTTAAGTTACTATCAGATTCCTCAAGTAATTTATCATAATGATCCTTAAGAGCTACCAGTATATTATAATCATCAGTATACGGTTCTATACCTAATACTGACGCCTGTTGTAATGTAGAAGCAGACGTAGCTATGTTTCTTACTCGGTTAGCATTACTTCTTTCAGTTTCTATATCATCCTAGGTAAGACCGTCAATATTTGTAGATTGTAAGTTATCAAATGATTGCATTAAGTTATCCCACTTATTATTCGCAGCCATTTCTGCATAAGCGATATCCTTTCTTACTCTATCTTTTTGATCTAGTTTTTCAGCATATAAAGCTGATAATAATTTATCAGCTTGTAATTGGTCTCTAGTTTGTAAGTAAGAAGTAGCAGCACCTATACCACCAGTCATTAGACCACCAAGTAATGCACCTCCTTTGAAATTCTCCATGAATTCTGCATCATCAGAGTATACAGCATCCCAAGGAGTAATTGCTGCAAATATAGATCTTGCTCCAGCACCTAAATTCTTAACAAAACTCTTTACTAAGTTAGGATTTTCTTCAAAATGCCTATTGATGTAATCCTAACCTTTCATGTATTGAGTACCTTCTTCTGCCCCTTCCATAGCAGCAGATACTAGTATTCTACCTCCTAAGTCTAATACGGCTTTTCTCTTAGTAATCTTAGGTAGTTTGTCTACACTATCTATACCAAAACTAGTTATATCATCTATACGTTCTGCCAGTTTACCCTTTAAGAAGTCTTTACTTTTATCGTATCCTTTAGCCAATGTCTTTAGACCTCTTACACTTCTAGCCATTTTACCTAAGGGAACTACTTCTAACATAGTTTGTGTAGCATCCCAAGCAGATAAGGCCATGTTGTCGGTATAAAGTGATTTCATACCTTCAAAATTATTAAGTCTAATCTTATCAAATTTAGTATTGTTTACTTTTACTTGATTAGTAAGCAGTTGATCGTATACGTAGTCATCATTATCTATCTGTTCCTAAGTATAGGAGCCCATTTTCTGCATTTCAGATTTAGCATCCTTTAATAGCTATTTAGAGATACCATTTTTATCAGCCTAGTTAATAACAGCTGACTTATAGTTACTATATACTTCACCCTTAGACTCTCTTTCTCTACTAAATAAATTACCAACTATAGATGCACCAGCACCAACCACTAGACCGACAGCTGCTCCAATAGGACCAAAATGAGCTCCTAAAGCTGTAGCAGCATAAGTAGTACCAGTAGTTAGTATATCATTAGCCATAGTAGCTGCAGAAGAACCCATTAACCCTGGCAGTTTAAACAGATACGTATCTATATCTGTAAGATCCATTCCTGGCTGTTGAGATTTTCTACGATAGTAATCAGATTTTAATTTACTATTATACTCATCTGCTTTATTCTGTGCGTTGCTGGCTTCAAACAATGCTGCACTTTTTTTAGCATATAAAGTATTAGGATCAGAATAGCCACCTGTAGATTTATTGATCTACTCAGTTGTCTAACGATCTATTTCACTTAAAGCAGAATCCCATTTTCCATTAACTAAATCAGTTTTCAGCTTTGTATTTAAAGATGAGTCATTGAGTTTGTCATCTAATATATTATTATATGATTCTTTGTTATTAACGACAATGTCAGATAATTCTTTTACTCTCTATCTTAGATCTTCGTTACTTGGATCTTGCTCTAATTGTGGAAGTATTGTATTTATTTCACGTACAGCTTGAATATACCCTTTAGCATTTAAGATAGTGTTGTAATCCTATTCAGCCATAGTATAATCACCTAATGCGTTATCTCTAATTACTTCGTTTCTTTTAAGATTCCAATCATTAAAGGCATTAGATAACCAATCTGTAACTCCATAATCATCAGGAGCTCCCTCATACGAGGGATTCTCCATAGTATGAAAGTACTCTTCTACATTGGCTCTTGGGGCTTCATAAGCATCATACAAAGCCGTTCTCTATCTTATACTGTCTGTTAATGATGTATCGTATACTTTTCTTTTCATATTATCTTACACTTCCTAATGTTTGTAATGCTGAAGTTCCGTATTCTTCTTTGGCTTGTGAGGTACCACCTATTCCAGTAGGAGAACCTCCTTGCCATCTTTGATTTACTCTTTGCCAAAATTCTGGAGCATTGTTGGTACTTGGTAATGCTTTGAATATATCCATCTCAAAGTATTCGTGACCGTCTTTTCCAACTACTTCTGTAACTTCCGAAGCTTTATATAAGTCTTTTAATGCAGTTCTAGTACTTTGTCTACCAAACGGAGCTATTAAGTTATCTGCAAAGCCTTGTGTTAAACCTTTATCACTCCATAGACCTGTACCTAATGCTTGTTCTATTCTTTCTTTAGGTATTCTTATTTTACCAGATAGAGCGAATGTTCCAGGCCCTACTTTGACCATTTTACCTTCAGGTAGAAACTGTACATCTGCTAGATTACCTGATTCAAGTACTTCCTTTAATGGGAAACTGGTATCTCTACCAAAGCCTGCTACTCTTTCTGCTTTTCTAGGAGTAGTCTCAGAAGCTATTTGGAATACAGTCTCTGGCAATAAGAACCCTCTAGAGTCATTAAATTGATATACTTTCTTTGTAGTACCGTTTTCATCTTTTATCTCCTGCTGTGATGCACCTATTCCTGTCAACAGGTCGTCACTTTCAAGTAAGCTAACGTTACCTTTAATCATATCTAAAGCAGAGTTTACTCCTTGTAAGTAACCCTTCTTAGAGTATTCTTTATTTCCATCTACAGATACAGGAGAAAAGCCAGATTTTTTCTGAAATTCATCTCTAAGCACATGTTTATTGGCTAGACCTATCATTTGGGCTTGTAATTTATCTGCTGCATCAGAAGCACTTCTGGCTGCAATAAGTGCATTATCATCACCAGTAGCTCTATAAGCATTAGAGTACTGCATAGCGGCTTGATTAAGTTGCATATAGGAGTTCATCATATTATCTATATTCTTAACTCCCTTCTTTGCATCTTGTGCTATCTTAGTATTAGGATATTTATTTACTAAGCTTTCGATATAATCTCTATATTGATCAAATCTAGATCCAATTCTAGATTGTACACTTCTAGTAATAGATTCATTTAAGAAGTCTAATCTAGTTGGATTAGGTCTAATTATCTCATCTCTACCAGTCCTACTCGCAGCAGCTTTAGCCTACACTAGCCACAACGGATCAACTGTTAATTGAGGTCTTCTAGTTCTATCTATCTAGGAAGAAGCAATCATATCTATAAATTGTTGTCTAGCTGCATCTGCATCTCCACCAGTATTTTTAAGCATCTATTGGTAATATTTCTGTCCTTGGGGAGTATTAATGAGATCATTATAATGAGCGTTAGCCACAGCGTATAGGTCATCCATGTTATTACCAGTTACTTGGTATTTAACTCCATCTTTCCATTGTACACCTAAACTACCAGGTTTTAAATTATCAAAGTAAGGATTACTTAACTGATTAGCGGTCATGAATTTCACAGGACTAATATCTTCAAATACTTTCTTAGTTCCTAATGTGTCATAGTTAGCTATATCAGATTCATCCCAATCTTCGTTATACAGCCCTTCTGCTTTCATCTTAGCCCTGGTCTATAACCCTAATCTAAGATTATTAGCACTTTCCTTAAGTTGACTTAAAGCAGAATAATCTAAACTATTAATTCTCTATTGTAATCTAGCTCTGAAGTTAGCATCTTTCATAGCATCGGGATTTGCAGCAGCTTCCTAAACTAAATCAGCGAATTTGCCTATCGAGTTCTTGTAATAGTTTTCAGTATCTATAGCTGATGGAGATTGAAACTCTGCAAAAGTTGTTAGATTATTAGTTAGCTCTTTGGCTGCCTAATCTACAGCGGCCTTTTGAGCTGAACCGATCCTATATAACTCACCGAAATTAATAGGAACATATGTGTTTAATATAGGGGCTTCAGCTGCCCTATCATATCTATTTGCCTACATATTATCTTAAAAATTTATTCCAGTTATTTATTACATCAGTAGTAAAACCAGCTTCTAGGAACGGTTTATATAATTCAAGCATAGCTTTATCTCTCTTACTCTAATTACGCATGAGAGTTCTATTCTGTGCCCATGAACTCAATTGGCTAATTCCTGCTCTACGTATATTACGAGTAGTAGCTCTGTTCTGCGCATTTAAGTCTGAAGCAAGATTAGTAGCATTAACGTATTGTCTACCAAGATCATTCATTGCATTTGCGTATTCTGCTTTATATCTATTATTTTCATTACTTTCAACAGATCTAGCTTGCAATTTAGCCTTATTGGCAGCAATAGCATTCTGTAATCTAAATGCCATATTATGACCAGTATTAGTCATTTGCTGACTCAAACTATAATCCCCTACAGCTCTATTAGTATCAATGTCCCTAAGTACTGGATCAATATTATACTTACGTCTAGCCATAGTATTAGCAATAGCCTAAGCATATGGATTATAGTTAACTGGTACAGCTTCAGGGTCACTAGTGAATAAATTAGACATTATAGGAGCTAAAGATGCTAGACCTCCAAATACATCTCCTGCCATACCTAACCAATCTGGATTATATGTAGGTTTGGTTATTACGGGAGCAACTATTGGTTTACTAGTAGTTCTAGTTGCAATATCATTTGGAGTAGCTTCTGCACGATAATCCTCATCTATAGTAGTAAGATCAGGAACTATTTCTGGAGCAATAGACTTACTTGCTGCTCTAGTAGCACGCTTAGTAGCAGTAGTAGTTACTTTGGGAGTAGTGGTTCTAGGTTTACTCGCAGTTACAGTTACTTCAGGTAAATTACCAGCATCCACTGTTTTACCATAACTATCCCAAGGAGCAGTAATATCACCTTTTATGCCCCAAGTATCTCTAGCTACAACTGGTTCTGCCTTATTAGTACCAGTTACTTTATATGTAGTTCCTTTATACTTGAAGGTATCCCCTAAATTATATCTATTATCCTGCACATTTATAGTATTATGCCTACTAGATACCCCACCATTATAATAGGTTTCAATACTCTTACTCTTATTCTTTATGCCTTTTTTAGCTTTCAGATTCTCTTGCATAGTAAACAACTTATCATGCATCATTTTATTATTCATCTCATTAAGCATATCTGCATTCTAGGCATATATATCATTTCCTTTACTCTTTCTTTTAGTCATTATCTTGTCCCCTAATTCTGCGAAGGTTTTACTTGTACCGGGTACTTTTAAAGTATTACTTAACACTCTACTGCCTTCTGGTAAATCAACTAGATTACTATCAGTAGGTTGACCTTGTTCTGGTACTTTGCTAACAGATCCATCAGGAGTTTGTATTAATTCTCCATCATCTACATATGCTAATGAAGTAGGTACTCCCCCACCATATTGGAATGTATTAGTACCTATTTCAGTATTATTCTCATTGAATTCATTGAGTAATCTTTCTGTACCAGCTACACCCTCTCTATTCTAAAAGGCATTAGTTCTTATTCTAGCTCTTTCTGCTCTAAGTTTCTTATTACCTTTAAATGCAGCTCTAAGACCAGTATTTAAAGTACCTTCGTCATAATCAGTGAAAGAGGTCATTGACGCTTTCTTACCTTTCTTACCAATAGCTCCAACGATAGCTCCAGCTACACCACCAATTGCCCCACCTACGGGTCCACCAATTGCAGACCCTAATTGAGCTCCAGACCCAATTCCACTTGCAATATCCTAAAGTGATTGCATTGCAGCTTCTCCACCAGTAGTAGCAGTAGATTGTTGAAACGGGCTAGCTAAAGCATTAATAGCTCCAGGTATTGCTTGAGCGATACCGCCTATTTTTCCCGCTATGTTTCCTAATTTATTACCTCTAGTAACATTATTAGTTACTATTAAATTATTAGGATTATTAGCAGCAGTTCCTAGAAGTATAGAAGACTGTAATTCATTCATATTACTTAATGAAGAAGGTAATCCAAACTAAGCTGCTGGAACTTTTATCTTTTTTTTCTTTATATTCTTTTTCATATTAAATCTTAGAATATCTATAAGTAGTTGTTATCTGTGGCATCTAAAAAGAATAATCTTTAGCAGACTTAAATTTATACTCGCATTCCATGTACTTACCTCTCATTCTAGCAGGGAATGATAAGCTCTCATTCTCTTCAAAATCATCCTGTCTTGGAACAGGCAATCTGTAAGTATCTTCACGATAATCGAACTTTAAGTCTTCACCTTGTCTAGTAGATGTCTAATGTTTTGTATCAAATCTAGCACCTCTAAGTACATCCTAAGTAAGAATCTTATTATTAGGAGCTATAAACTCTCCCTAAAATGCTATATTGTCAAATACTTTAGTATACTGAGGATCTTTGTTTACTACTATCTTTAATTGTACATCTTTATCAGCATCTCCAAATCCATCTATTTGTAATGAATTTATGACATAAAAATCATTATTCTTAGTAGTAACAACTTTATCTTTAAATGGTAACGTAAAATCAGGGTCAAATGTGTATAAAGATGTAAATATATTCAACCTCTCATTATATATCAATGATTTATTATATAGTCTAAACCATATTTCATCATACTTCTTATCATACACAGAGTTAGCTTCTTTTGTCTTCTAGTCATACATATTATTCATGTAAGCTTGAACGTTACACTCTTTAGATATAATATTCAAACCTTGTCCACCAAATTTGACTATCTCATTATTGTCCTAATCGTACCAATAAACATTACTATTTGAATTAATGATACTCCTATCATTGACTACACTACTACCATTAGCAGTACTTATGTAGTCATATCTATCTAGTACTCCACCAGTACCTAATACTAATTGACCAACATTATTATCCTATACAAGAGAGCGTTCATTTACAGATAGCTACCCAAATGCAGTATTCTACCAGAAGTATAACTTATTAAATATACCTTTGATATTAGTAATCTAACCATACTTAGAATCTACATCTATATAGTCAGCTGGTTTGAATATAGACCAACTATCTACATTTTCATTAGTAGTCTTAGCCTATGATGTATATACTCTATTATATGACTTAACATTAGCCTCATCATATAATCCTCTAGTAGTAAATAACTTAGCGTCTGATACTACTGAGTACGCATCATTATATAAATAGTATGGTTTACTCTATGCATGGAAACCCTACATTTGTGTAGGTTCAATTTGCATAAAGGCATCTACTGTATTCAATGATGAATTAAAAGTTCTATGAGTCATTTCTCCCATAGATAGCTTCATATTGATAGTACTCTCAAACGGAATATATGCGCCGAAATACTTCTTAGCTTCATTCCATTCACTAATGTCATTCTTTGTAAATATCATCTATGCTGGATAGTCAAGTAATCCAATATAAGTATCTCCTCCGTATACGTACAATGGTTCGTCTACTTCTTTACTATATGCTCCAATAGATACATATACAGAGTTAGTTCTAGCAGAATAAGTATTACCACTATATGGTACTATGCCTCTCTTAGCATTAACTACTATAAGAGGGCATTCGTATGCATACTCGCTATCTGCTGATCCACTAACCCCACGTATATTATTTATAGAATCAGAAGATACCTGAAGGATTAAGCATGGGCCAGCTGGTCCAAATGTTGGCACATGATCGCTAGTAAAGAATTCTGTAGCAGTCCAATTGCTGTAAGTTATGTTACCTATATTTACTTTATATGGCTTTACTCCACCGTTATTAGTAACATTATATGGTATCATAGGTGGATATTTAGCATTGGATATTGTTTGAGATTTACCAAAATATTTACTACTCTTGTCATAAAAGAATTTCTATATGTAAGCATTACAGAAATCCTACGCATAAAATTCAAATACCTATCTATTATCCTTACCACTTCCTGTAAGGAACACTCTAGCAAATTGTCTGCCTTTCTATAAATTAGTATCTGAAGAAGTTTCTCCATTAGGTGGGTATATGTTTTTAGAACTTACTGCTACCCAGTTTCTGACGTCTGTCTAGTCTTGATTTACTAAATTTGGGTTGAACTTGGTAAGAAGCAGATTTTGTTGTTCTATATAAATATTACTTTTAAATAGATCTTCCATTTTCTCTCCATTAAAGCATACTTCTGGAGAAATAAAACGCCAATATTCATCTGTAATATGCTCATCAGATTTTAGTATTCCGGATGCAAGTATCTTACTATCATAAGCAATTCTCATTACCTAGAAGTTAGTCTTTTTACTATGTAGAAATGGTAAAGATCTGTATTCACTAGTTTCCTTATCACTCTCCCCTACGCCTATATCTCCGCTTTCTTTAGTCTCTAGAATTCTATAGTTATATATAGGAGTAATTACGCCCTAAGATACAATAGTTCTATCTTCAATAGTACGGTCGCATCTTACTATCTCATATGCTACTGCATCTATAGGCATATTTTTAACAGTAAACTATATACCAAGTGGAACAGATAATAGACTACTATACTTCATTTCAGTAATAGGGCAATCCTATAAATCAGGGAATCTGATGTCACCTATCCATAACACTGGAGATGGGATAAACTTATCATTATAAAATACTATACCGAATCTATATATCTCATCTCTTTGATAACTTCTGTATCTAGAATCAATTATAGGGTCTGCATAGTTTTTCTGCATATACCTATTGTAGTCTCTATCTACATATAATGGATCTCCTCCTTTTATATCATAAGTAGCCACATAGTCTACTCTAACGGGATTACGTCCGACTATTCCTACACTATTTGTTAATCCACCATAAGCTTCAGTAATATCTGCTTCTTCCAATTGAGTTTTTATAAATGTATACTCTATATTTAGGCCATTACCACCAAGTTTCTTATTTCGACCGTATACGTATTTAGAACCCGTAGCTGAGTATTTATTCTATGTAACAAGGTTATATGGATTGATACAATCGTGCTGCTTAGGAACTTTGCGCATAGAAATTACATCATCTATACCAAAGTACATATACTATTCCGGATCAGATGTTTCAATTCTAATATATCCGTCAGAGTTAGCACGATACGCTCTAGCATCATATTCCACTATTTCACCATCTACATCCTCTATCATAGGAACCCAAGAGGTTTCAGTTACATTAGATGCAAATAGTCTATTCTATACAGTAGTAATACTATTGCATATAAATGCATAACTAGTAAGTGCGTTAAACTCTTCTTGAGTAAGAGTACTGATACCACTAGAACCGGTATCAGTATAGTTAATCTCATCAGAAGCTGGACTTATTTCAACGTCATCTATTATAGAATATGTAGGAGCAGAATCATTATCTTCATAGAAGATACGTATAATAGTACAACGAGTAAAGTCTTTAGTATCTAGAGGCGCTGATAGTACAACTCCTTTACCAGTAAGGCTACCTTTTGACGAGCCGTAATAATCCTCTAATCTAGAACTACTGTCAGATTCAGCCAGATGTACTGTTTTACTTAAGCTTGACAGAGAGGTCTATTGAGAATGGGGATTATATAATCTATAACAGTACTGAGCTACACCAGCTTTAAAATTACCCTTTACAAGATTACGTATCACAAATGGATGTAATACTGCATTAGGAATAATATCAATACTATTAGGATTAAGTATATTACCCTCTTCATCTAGTAATGGGTTATCTATATCAGGGTACTATACATACTTATCATCCATTATATTGATTACCTTTATAATAGATCCTCCATCTGTAAAGTACATCTTAATGTTAGATATAGTCTCATAGTTAAGTACTATACTAATCTGATTAGAATCATAATCCTTACCAATTCCTAACTTGCCCTTTAATATTACAGTACTAGTAGGATTAGGAGAATTAAAATTCTCTATACGGTATATCTTATTATACTCATCATTTAACTTAGTTACTACTACTGCAATATCATTAATAGTAGCAGTACCAATTATTCTCTCAGTATTCTTTATACTGTAATTATACTTTTTAGCTCCATCTACGCTTTGCAATACACCTGAAGTACCCTCATCATCCGTAACTATACGGACGTCCTATCCATACCTGTACTGATTATTAGGTAATAAGTTAATATCAGTATCGGTATTCATTCCACCTGTGAATGTGTTTATCTAAGCTGTATTACTAATCATAATCTATTCTAATTATATACATTCTACTCATCTCCTGTAGTAGAGAAGAACGTATCGTGATCATCGAACTCAGGATATAATTTAGTCCAAGTATTCTTAATACTTTCTATATCATCTACTCCTGGCATCATTGCCTCTGCATATGCCTGCTTACGATAGAAGTTGTAAGAATTACGTATATCATAATAATCTCCTTGGCTTATCTATCCTCTTAATTTCTTAGGATAATAATGTTTTACTCCTAGATACCACAGCAATGCTTCTTTATACGATTCAATATCTGGTATCATAGGCATACCTTCACTATCTGTGAATATTGCATAGTAGGATATCTTAACAAAACCACAAGGTATATTAGTCATAATATAGCCAGGTTTAGTCATATACTATAACTCATTACTGAACATAGTGCCATCTCTATGTCCTACTGTACCATTGGTATACTACCCATTTACTGTACCTACTGTCCATTGATTAAGTAATATACTTAATGTCTATCTTAAGCTAGTATCTTCATTTAGTTTCTGTAATGCTTCTGCATCACTAGTAAGATTAAACATATTCTTCACTAATGGAAATAATTCAGTATCATGTATTAACATACAAGGTTTACCGCAACCATTATCGTGGAATACTCCAAAGCTAGATGTACTCTTTCTCATTGGAAGCCATCCACCGTTATCCTAAAATGAAAATGCTACTTGACCTAATTTATACAAATCACAAGGTAGAGATACTTGGTGATTTACTACAGGAAGTATTACTACTTTATGATCATACTGTTGTATTGCCCCTATCTTAAGTATTCCTTCTAGTATCCATTCTTTCCAGTCAGATATTCTTATCTCATTTTCTTTTATATCAAAATCTGATATAGCTTTAGCTATAACTGATTTAGAACTAATCATTCTATTATTTATCATACTTCTGGATAGTCCTTTAACTTGTTCTTTATTATTTTGCACAGATCTCTCTTATTTTGCCTACAAGCTACAAACTAGTACACACTCTTATTAGTAAGTAAGCAATCCTTCTTTGACCAATAGAATCTATACTTAAAGAACCCACTGTGTTCATTTAATAGATATACTGGCTTACCTAACTCTTTAGTAGCCTTCCAGTCCCATCTTAGGCTCTTACCTGTAAATTCTTTAGGCTAATGTTTAACTATTGATAATTTACCTAATCTGCATGGTAACTTAAATTCCTTACAATTATACATTACTTCATCTCTGATATACTTGAAATAATCAGTTACTATAGCTTTGAAGGTTTTTAGGTCTACATCATACTAAGTATCTGGCTCTATATATTCTTTATAGCTTATATAGTAATCAGCAATAGTGTAACACTTTCTGTCATATGTTAATCTTTCTCTCATCTCTTACTATATAGGTTTTGTGTATCATCTTCAGAATCATTAGTAGTATCGCTGGGTTGAGTTACTAACGTTCTAAGTTCTCTTTCTAGTATCATCTATACTATAGTAGGAACCATTGCAGATGGTACAGGATATTCATCATCAGGATTGTAACAAGGTATGTCTTTAGTAGGATCCTCAAGTATTACATCTATACTTATGTATTCTAATTGATTAGAATTACCTTCTACGTATATTTTATTATTCTTAACCCAAGCAATGTAATCTTTACATGTAGCCTTTCTGTATCTCTACAATTTGGCTTTAGTATAACTGCCCAATTGAATAAGATTACCAAACATATCTCGTACTGCTAGTACTCCTGGTTTATACTTAAAATTAATCAAAGTAGGTAGTTCCTTATCTCCTACATATACAAACTTATTAGGAACTGTTTGTACTCTGTCTAAGTGGATTGGTTCTAATGTAGAGACATACGCTTCATCTACATCATATCCTTTATCTATAGCCTACTTTATTAACATAGCTCTGTAATACTTAATCCACAACTCAATCTGATGTTTGGATAACTTCTCAGATTCAGTTATATTGTTATTACGAGCTATCTATAACACATTGTCAATAATATTATTTAGACTCATATTTATTTCATTAACGTTAATACATCCTAAAACGCATTTTAAAGCGTTTTGAGACACTTTATGTGTTTGCCTTTACAATCCCTTAGTATAACTAATAGCGCTTCCTGTACAGTCTTAAAACAAAAAAAGGTTGACCTTATTGATCAACCTTATCCATTACATCTTGCATATCCTATGGTAGCATCTATTTCATTGGAGGTGGAACCATTTGACTTGCTTGTTTAATTATTTTCTTTAACTCATCTATTTCTTTCTATAAAGCATCTATCTTCGACTCCTCTTTATTATCTTCTTCAGTACCAAGTTTATCTAGTAATGTTTGACATTTTTTCATCTCTTCATCACACTTGGCAATTGATTCTTTTTGAGCTTTGTATGAATTATACTGATTTCTAATAATACTAACTATTTCAGATTTATCTGTAGAAATAGTAAGACCTATACTAGTATCAGTTATCACTGATCTATCTTCAGGTATAGTAAACTTCTTAGATTCCCCATTACATTGTATTACTATATCTATTACTTTCTTACGAGGTTGATTAGGCATTGGGAACTACCCTTGTGGTAGTGGTTCATCGTATATCTTAGATGCAGATATAACTCTACCTATATTATACTCGGTATTCTTTTTAAACGTCCCTACAACTTCTATAATGTAGACGTTATCACCAGGTTTTAATTGATTGAATAGCATATTGTTAAGATTAAAAGGGCTCAATTAAGAGCCCTTAGTTATTTATTAAGCTGCAGGAGCTGCAGGAGTAACAATGTGATTTACTATTTGGAAGATTCCGTTATTCTTATTGTAGTATACAAAGTATCTGTTACCATTTGATACTTCTTCAGTAGGCATCTAATCACCAGAACCATTAATCAATGGTTTAGCTCCACTAGATGTATTACTAGAAGTAGTAGAACTACTAGACCTAGTAGGATCAATACTAACTAATGCACCAGCAGGTATAGTAGACGATGGTACGTGTGTTACATTTAGTAAGAAGATACCTTCACATGGCAATTGTCTCCATATTTTAGGGCATATACCATATGTTACACTGCTATTTTCTACATCAGATGTAACATAGATAGTTCTAATTACTGGTATACCAAAATTATCTACAGTTCTTACTCTATTATTAAACATGTAAGGATTGAAAGGATAAAACATAATTACCTCCTTTCTTAGCAATTACAGCCTTCGCCGTATCCATATCCGTATCCTGAGAACCCACCATTACATCCAAAAGGATTACATGTCAGATATGCAGGAACCGGACAAGGTCTGATCTGATTAACGATATTAGCTGTTTGAGCCTATTGAGAAGCAGACAACTGATAAGCTTGCTTTTCATCACGAAGAGCTTCAATCTTATTCTGCATTTCACGCATTTCTAACTGACAGAATTTGTCATTGATAATCTGAGTCTGAGCATCAATCTTAGAACCTATGATGTTAAATTTGGAAGCATTATCTGCCATTAAACTATTGAAACCAGAGGTTATTGCATTCTGCAAAGTATTAGTCTGATTGCAGTTTGCTAACTGGTTCTCATAACCCATTCTAGTTATATTGTTATTTATGCCACATACTTCTTGTCTTAGATCGCAGCAGCAGCTAGCTAACTGAGAAGCCAAAGAAGCATTACCAGAAGTAATAGCATTGATTACTTCGCAGCTTGCAAGTTTAGTATCACAAGATATCTGACTTACACCTGTATTGATAGTATTCAAAGCAGTCTGAACAGAGTTGATATCACAGTTCAAAGTTGTAGCAAGGTTGTTAATAGCGTCTTTGTTGCCATTGATAGCCTACATTAACAGGTTAGTATTAGCATCAGTATTCAATTCAGAAGCCAAAGCACCTGCATTGCGACCACCGAAACCAAAACCATTACCACCCCAACAGAAGAACAGCAATATGATCCAGATCCACCACCAGCCGCCGTTACCACCCATGCCGTTGTTATTCATCATAGCCATTAAAGCTGCGGGGTCCATATTACCTCTATTAGCATTTTGCATTAAAGCAGCAAGACCAGCGTCAATACCACGATCTTGCACGATAATTCTATCTTCTAACATAATTGATTTATTTTATAAATTTGATTTTAATTAGTATCTAACGTAACGAATAGCTTTACGCTTGTATTCATAAGGATCATAATCGTGATCATGTTCATGTTCGTATTCGTGTTCACGTCTATCATAGTCATCTCTATCATACATGTGACGTCTTCCAGACATTCCCATTCGTCTACCACCTCTACGATAACGACCGAATTCTTCATCTTCTTCGTCGTCTTCGTATTTGTACATTTCTTTTTCGTAGTGTTCCATTTCAGCTTCTCTGACTTTATCACACATTACGTATACATAGTAATACCACATCTTGCCTTCATCTATGTCTTTATCATTTAGCCAAGCTTTGGCAAACTCAACATAGTTCTTAGTATTATTAGAACCAGTGATATTAATGATTACTTTGTAATAGTCAGAATAAACCATATTTAATGCTACGAACCAATCATATCGATTGAACTTACTTCCTAAAGTAATTCCATACTGACTGGCTAATGTAGTGGTTTCCTCTATAGACCAATGCGGTCCACGAGTACCATCCTCATTTTCCATCTTCATTACAGCTTTACGAGCGTGCTCCTCATTGAAGTGTGGACCATGTTCTTTCTCATAAGCTTTAATATGAAATATTCTATGCATATTATTATTGATTAATATTGTTTTGAATATGTTATTTGTCGGGAATTTCTATTACCCGTGTATCCGTTACTTTGATCAACGGATTGCTATTTACTATCTGGTAATTTTTGATATGTATTTTCTTAAAGTCAAAGTGAAAGAATCTAACTAGCCAGTTCTTATAAGTATTCTTATATTCTTTGTTCTCTGTTACGAATATTGTCTACTAGTTTTTTATATCTATTTTGGCTGTTAGGATTGAATCCTTTCTACTAACTATGATAGTTGTTAAGTCATTGAGTTTTAACTCTTTATCGAAGTCTATTAACTTCTCTTTAATTACTGTTTTCACAGAATCCTTAATCTCAGTATTGATTACACTTACATTGGTTAGATTCTTATCTTTGACTTTATTTTCTTTCTTAACCTAGTTTATATATTGTACCAGGCTATCCTTACTATAATTAAGTTCATTAATAGTAAGTTGTAATACTCTGTTGTGTGCTTCTTTATCTGTAGCTATACTTTCGTAAGCCTTTATATTGTTAGTTATTCTATCTATTTCCTTATTTTTCTTACTTAACTAATTGTTCTAAAACAAAATAGTCGCAATAAGTAAACTAACGAAACCTACTGCGACTATTCTGATATTATTACTGAACCAATTAATTATCTTTACTATTATTGGTATCATCTGATAGTTCTTCATCTAATTCGACATCTAAAATCTGTTCCCCTTTCTTCTTTACTACTCTCTTAAGTATATTCCATATCTTCCATTTAGGATGTAACTTACCTAAGTGTTCTAGTAAAGAAAAGAACTCAACGAGAGCGATAGCACCAGCTATAAACTCGATAGCATGTAAATCGATAGAAGTTACAATAAACTTCTCAATAGTAAATGCTCCACAAATAGCTACTATAGCATCTCTGAGTTTGTAGAATATCTTTGACGTTAATCTCTTAGAACGAGCAAAAAATTCGTCATCTTTGAACTTCTTATTTACCTTACACTCATATACAGTGTTGACTACTATGACACCTGCTAGAGCCATTATAGGAACATATACCGGTGAATATAGCGAAATTAATCCACCTATAGCAGCGGAAAGAAACTTCTCTGCACTACTAAACATGTTCTTAAATATCGGCATTGTGTATTCTCCTAACTGATAATAATTCATAGATAGTAACTGATAAGTGTAACCAAAAAGTCCTTGTTGATTTGAAAAGGGGATAAAATCAGCAAGGACTCTGAAAATTGTTCGAGATTATAATTATATAACGTGTAGGGTATTATTATGTTCCTATTGCTGAGTAGTTACTAGTGGCATCTAATAGCGCTTCTTACTTACTATAATGAGGCTATTTTATTCTCTAATAGAGTAACTCTGTCTTCTAATTGCTTAACATATTTAGATACAGATAAAGCACATACAGTTCCTAATACTCCATAGTTTAAAGATAGATATTCGTCATTATCTTTAGTAACAACTTGAGGTAATTTATCAAGCCAGTAATGAGCATTAGTACCTACTTTTACTATTTCTTTTTCATCATCTATAAGAGTATAGTCAAATAGATCAGCATAAGCCATATCATCTAGACTCACAGTATGAGAGTTTAATACTTTCTTTTTACGAATATCTGATGTCTCCCTGAAACCATCCTTTGCATAAATAACTCCATCTACATGAAGCGTATATTTTGGTGATGTAGTACATATGCCGACCTGGCCTCCACCCATACACATGTGTATACCATTAGGAGAAGCTTGCTGTAACTGCAGAGGACCTACGTAATTATTTATCTCACTACCTCTTCCGCTATCATTTCCGTTGTTATCTGTCTCAATGCAGATATTAAGAAACTTAGCTCCTCCTGTTACATTGCTTGTACCGTCAAAAGGCTTGCTGAAGATATAGCGAGGGGTTTGCAGCTTGGTGGCGGAGTAGACATTGTCATCAAGTGTGGCTAAAGTTCCACTTGCAGCAGGTAGGGTTATCGTATTATGATGATCCCCTTGTGTTTTTATTCTGCAAGAAAAATCAGTAATTATGCCTGGCTCTTCGTGAAAATCTATAAATTTCCCTATTTCTAATACTCCATCTCCTCCAATGTAACATATTGAATCCCATTGCCCTTGATGCAAATGTTTGCCGTCCAACAAATCCGCATCCAGCCCTGAACCTGAACCATCGTTGCCGGCATGCCAAACTTTATAATTATTAGACCCTAAAAGAATATTTACGTCTCCGCTTACCCAGTCTTGATTAATATCAGTTCTAGCTATTCTTAGGTTACCGTCTCCGTCTGTGAAGTTAATTCCAATTCTATTGGAACCTGCATTATTAAAACTGATAGCAGACTTGGTTCTTGGAATAGACGTAAGGTCAATGCCAGAATCTGCGTTAAATAACAATTTTCCCGTCATCGTATCCCCTGCCTTGTTGACGTAGCGGTTATCCAGTTCGGCAGAATAGTTATTTGTAGTAAGTATTTTATATCCGTCAATTCCCCACCTATCACCATAATATCCAAGTCTTGATAATACTGATCCTTTGCTATTAGCTGCTCCAATTAAGGCGCGATTATCATCATCCCTTATTATTAGCTTTACGTCAGACTGTGTATCAATAAATACTGTCTGTCTAAATTCCTTAGTTCCGTATATTTGTTGATGTGTGTCAATTGTTACCGCATCAGTAATTCCATAGCCGCTTAGAGTATTTGGTTTATCCCATATCTTATCCCACGATGTGGTAATTATTTTGTCCCCTATAAATATGCCGGTGTCCATCTATTTACCCCCCCCCCCCGATTTTAATCAATTTTGTTTGTTTTAATAATCATATATGTATATAAATGCTATTGCATTAGTCTGATCTCCTGCTAAAGATACTATTTCATCTCCATCATACATATCGACATCCCAATCTATGTAATACACACCATCCTAATCATAATATGTATACCATAAACCTCCGTATATATCTCTTCCACTTACATTTCTAAATGATAACGGTTGAGTTTCATCTTCAGTATGTACATAAGATCCTTTGGAAGGTACTGTTACTATAATTGTGTCGGCAGTATTTTTTACCTCTATCTTTACTTCCTAACTACTATTATTGACAAGTATAAATGGTTTATACGAATTAGGATCTGAATGATTTATAAAGTCATTCACTCCACCCCCCCCCATTATGAGGTTAGTACCTAAGTAAGCTTTATTGACACTATTAGTGCCTTGTTTTATTCCATTCATATTATCCTATAATCAAATAAAGAGTATTAGATAATTTGGATGACGCATCATATTGTGCCTAAGTACAAGATACTATATGAAAGCCATCTACTGTATCAGCATTATAGCTAGTAGATCCTGCAGGTCCTTGTGGCCCCCGATCTCCTTTGTCACCTTTTGGTCCTTGTGGCCCTTGAGATCCAGTTGCTCCTGTATCTCCTTTATCTCCCTTGTCTCCTTTAGCTCCTTTCAGATTAGCAGAAGATGTACCTGAAGCAGATGTAACAGTAAGGGTAGTACCATTCCATGAATGTGTACAAGATACTCCATCTGTACCTCTATCACCCTTATCACCTTTACTTCCAGTATCTCCCTTAGCACCAGTATCACCTTTTTCTCCTTTAGCTCCTTGAATTCCTTGTGCACCTTGTACTCCTTTAAGATTCTTAAAGTTAAAAGTAAACGTTCTAGCTTGTGCAGTCCCCCCCCATAGTTACAGTAACTGCTGGAGTACCTACATTAGAATCTATAGTAGCTGTTACATCTGTAATAGAAGCACTTGCCCCATCAGTACCACGTTCCCCCTAAGGACCTTGTGGACCTTCTTGACTAGAAATCAAAGAACTACCTACGAATAAACCTGCATTTGCATTCTATACTAACGTTGTCATAATTAATTAAATTTATACAGTTGGAACTTCAGGTGTTTCAAGTGCTGTTACTCTATCAGTCAAAGCATTAATTAAATCCATTAACTGTTTACCTTGCGCTGCAGATAAAGCCTCTACTATAGAGTCAGAAGTAAGAGTATTATTTACAGTTACCTTAGCAGCATTTACAATATCTGTAGTTTCTTGTTTAGTGTATACTGCCTCACTATCTGCTTTAGTAGCTAATGTAGTTGCTAAGTTCTACTCAGCTTGTGTAGCTCTACTAATCTCAGCATTAAGGTTACTCTTGATCTGATTAATCTATTCAGTCTAATCAGTATTGTCACTATTGTTAATAGGTATCCACATGCCATTAGTATTACTCTTTATGACATTACCTGAACTATCTGCAGATAAATCAATCCAATATGCTACTTCAGTTGGATTAGGAGCATACTTAGATGCTACAAAATTAATATTTTCTTGTCTTATCATAATTTTTAATTATAAAGCTAATACTTGTTTACGTAATCTCCCTTCTCTATATGATACATGAATCCAAGAGAAATCAGATTCATTAATTAACTGATCAAATGGAAGATTATCTTTAATATACTCAAATAACTTCTTGTTCTCTTCTTTACTGCCTGCTGTAATATCTGCGGCTTCTCCTAAACAATGCTAAGATGTTTTAGAACCTCCTATGGCTTCATTTAAGGCCTCACAGCGATATCCTGAGTTAACTCTGATAGGTTTACCATACCATTCCCTTAAAGGGTCTAGAATAGCCTCTATTAGCTTCTACAGTTTAGCTAAGATCTCCTATGAAGGAGTATTATCTATATCTTTTGCTTTTGCAGTAGAAGACTCGGTCATCTCTTCAATTGTAAAGTGTTTCATTCTTTTTGTTGTTTTCTATTATTATTAGATAAATCGTCCATCATATTACCTAATAAATCCGCAGCCAAGTTCATACCGAATTGTTTAGAGTCATTATCAATCTCACTGACTTTAACATTAATCTAGAGTAATAACATATATATCTACTCTAGTAATTCTCTATCTGACATATGAACTAAGTACGGATTCATCTTTATTTAAAAGTATAATTGTAATTATATTATTGTGCAGAGATAATTATCATAACACCATCATCACTATCTAGATCTACTGGAATAGGATTACCCGCTATCATATAAGTCATAGGAAGTATCACTGTATCAGAGAAAATATGTATATAAACATTTTCTGTAGTTACCATATTTAAAAAATGGTTTCTACTAGTATTTATAAACCATACTGAATTAGCATCAACAGTTTCTTCAAGGACGTCATCCAAAATAAAATTTACAGGATGATTATTAGTGTTAATATAAAGTATAATACTGTTATTATCCATAACGTTTTCCAGTCTATCTTTAGGGAACGTCAACCCCCCCCCAGTTGCTAGCTGCCGAGGAATATTTTACCTATATTTTGTGAACCTAATTTAGTTTCTCCCATAATTTTACCATTGTATTATATATTCATATATATCACCGTCAAATATAAACTGATAAGTAGCAGATGAACCCGGATTAACATTACTAAGGCTACTTAAATATTTAGGATTTGCCATTCCAGTTGCAATACAATAATTTCCTTCATTTCTAATATAACCATATCCAATATTCACATTCTGATGTAGATCACAATCAACCGTCTAATCAAATGCATTAAACTTAAATCTATACTTAAATGAGTTTACAGGCTATGAGAAATATATGTTGCAACTCATCTAGTTAGAGTCTGTATAAGGTAATGCTTTCAAATCCTATAAAGTAGCTTTCTACAAAGAGCCTTCCTTAGCACAAGGATACGTCTTGTTAGTATTTACTATAGTCTAGCCTAATATAATATAATCAGTATTTTGACTTCCTTTATACCCAGTACTTACTTTAGATGTACCTACATTAATACTATTCATAATACTTATATTTATTCAGTTACTGCATACATTGTATTAGCATCCTTAGGATCTAATGCTGCATAATCTGTAGCAGATATTTTAGTTGCGGTAGTGAGATTATTAGACTGCATTAAATCATTTATTTTGACATGATAAGAATTGTTAGTTTGTATAATGCTTATTCTTTTCGTAATTTGAGTATCCGCAGTATAATATGTTATTATAAAATAAAGTTCATAAATAGTACCATTCTATGACTTATACGCATTAATTGAACTCATTTCAATTACATTAGCATTTACTCCTGTAACGTTAAACCAATATCTAGTGCGATTACTAATTATATCACTGACAACATTCCTAAAACTCTATTCATTACCAAATATACTAATTATCCAATTCGATGCGGTAGTATCTGAAAGATTTGCATTAGTCGTTAAGAGTGAAGCATCTGATATTTCTATTGTAGATCCAAAAGACAAATCATCTACGTATTTTTTAGTAGCAGGATTATACTTATTAGTCGGAGTATATTCATCAGTATTATTTTTTAATAATACCTAATCTTCATCAGCAACTCTGGTACTATCAGCACTAATAAGTAAATCACTCTATATACCTATGAAATACCTAAATATATCAATATTATAGGAAATAATAATATTACTACTATCATACCAAGCCATTGCTGGAATGTAATAACCAGTATTTTGCAATTCTCCTAAACCGTAATCGATCATTATTATCTTATGATCATTAATTGCGGCTAATAGATTATCAAAGTCAGATTGTTTAACTTTTCCATCACTAATAGTAGGAATGAAAGTATAAACATCCTATTTAATTACACTCTTAGTAACAGTTATATCCCTAGTAGAGCCGTTAATACGTATATATACCCATAGAGGATAAGCAGAATCTTGATCTATTACAAAGTTAAGACTAATCTCATTATCTATAGCATAAGCGGCTACAGGTATTCTTGACCCAGTAGTTGTTAGATCGGCTATACCTACAGGAACAGTTATAATCTTTCCATCAGTAATAGCTTGCTATAGTTTGGTGTAATCATCTTGTGTGACTTTGTTAGATTGAATAGTTGGGCTAAAATAGTATACTTCAGGAGTTGTCTATAAACCTTTTATAATTTTTGTAAAACTAGCTTGTCCGTTTTCATATCTTATTAGAATAGAGTTAAGATCACTACCTGCCTAACTATACAGGTTTAATGTTCTATTAAGTGAGCTTGAATTAGTAGAACACATAGCAAATATGAAAACTATAGACTAAGAGGTACCAGCATAGTTAGCAGCTAAAATTAACGGCTTATTATTAGAAGCGATTTCATTAGTTAATTCTATAAACTAGTCTAATCCGCCAAATGCATCTAATATCTCATCTGAAGTGCTAGTATTCTCAAGAAACATGATACCCTCAGGTATCATTATATAATCATTTATTTCAGACCAAGTTGCATTCTATCTACCATACAACTTACCATCTTCAGGAGCTTCTACGATACCGCCTCCAGTACCTCCACCACCAATCTCTACCCAATTACTTGTTTTAGTATAATCGGTAGAGGTAAGCTGATACAGCTTACCTGGTCTATCCTCACATGTAACATTCTTTCCTTTATATACCCATACACTACCTTCTTCATCAGTCCAAGTCTCAGCTTTGGTTAGATCCGCATAGGTAGGAACTATACTACCTGCTTCAAGTGGTGCATCTTTCTTTACTTCTAAGTTACCACTAAAATTAAATGTTCCTTTATTTCTCATAATTATGCAAATGTAATTTTAAATGATGAAGATCCATTAATACCATCATTACGTGTATATGTTTTATATTCTACTTGACTTCCTTGTACTTCTATATTCTCTGTAGTCACTGTGAAACGATCTATACTATAATCTTCGTACTTATCATTTAATGTATTTAACAGAGTTATAGAACTTACTGTGAATTTAGAAGGTAATTTGAAAGCATGTTTATTATCTGCTGTTTCAGCTACATAGGTAATATCCAATAACTTACTAGTAGATAATGGTAATTTAGCAAATGTAGTAATATTGTCCTTATTAGTAAAGTAAGGATATACGCCTGTAACAGTTAAAGTCTTAGTATTACCAGGAACAATACTGCTAAATGTAGCACTCTCTTTAGCTACAGTCTTATGTTCATCACTAGTCTTACCAAGATTAGAACAAGCATAATATACAGGCATAGATGCAAATGTAGCAGTTGCTTTTGGTCCTTTAATATCTACCTTCACTGTATTACTTCCTTCAATTGCATTAAATACTTTACTTTCTAAAGTAACAGCAAAATGATCTGTATTAGGAGTAGCACTTTCTGATTCTCCATTTACTAATCTAGTCATAGTATAATTTTCTTCTAACAGATTTACATTAGAACCATTTATAGTAATAGTATTATTATCTGAGTCTTTACTGTTATCATTAGCAGCACTATAACCATAAGTAAATCCAGAATACTTTCTAGGAGTACTAGATGCTACAGCTGCAGATAATGTGGTATCACTAATAGTAATAGGAGTACCTACTTCTACTAATCCAGTAGAACTCAATGTGAATGAAGGAACTGAAATAGTAGCGTTAGGTGCACCTTCTGTAAATGTAAGACTATTAGGCCATAACTCTTTTGTAAACAATGACATTAGTAAATCCTGCATATTAGTCTTGGATGAAATACTTGTAATTCCTGCATTATTTAGTAATCCGGCAAGAGGTCCTCCCGCAACAGGAATTGTTTCTGTAGTTTCAACAGATTCTGCATTTATAACATGATATTCTCCATCGTTAGCTAGATACTCACTCCCGTTTCCCGCATTAGTTAAGTATAATACTTCATCATCTGAATAAACTACTTCGACTAATAATGATTTAGTATCTATATAAATTCTATAATACTGTAGTTTAAATCCATAAGAATCTCTGTAAATCACATCAGTGGTATAAGCTTCATACGAGCCTGAATCTTCAGATTCAGATGGGGTTATTGATTTAACGAGCAGAGGAATATCGTTCTCTATAAAAATCAATACCTTTCCATTAGCATAAGCTTCGTCGATAGTTCGAGCTTCCTCTTCTGTTATATTATATCCAGGAGACTTAGGAGTAGGACGACTTAATTTAATAACAGCTACATTAGATTCAGCAAAATATTGCCCTTTAGTCCAAATAAGTTTCTTGTCTTGAATAAAGACCATATAATTCCCTTGAGGAGTAAATGTTCCATCCGCAAGTCTTGCCTTAAAGCCATCAAGTGTCAAGAAACTAAATATAACTCTTTTTTCTTCAGCCATAAATATTATTTATTAATAGTTTTTTATTAAGCAACAACCACATATATTCCAACTAAATCCTTTAGGGAATTATAAACTGCTTGCCCACTATCTCTAGAACATAGGTAAATTACTCCTTCTTGTGAATAATATTTGCCTAATTTAAGCTCCATATTTCCGTTATAGGGAATAGGGTCTTCCTTTGTACCTTTATGTTTTTCATCAATTTCTTCGTATAGTGCTGCAGTTTCTATACCAGGTGCTTGGTTTTCCAATACAGTATTTATAGTTTGTTTTACCTTGTATAAAATTCCTTTGTACGTTATTTTGTCGCCAGCATTTAACGTTTTTCCTATACAACTCCTCCAAGTAGGATATAAGGATTTGCACATTAATGCTTGAGTATCAGAAAGTTCAGCAGTTGTTATAAGTATTTGTAATAGTTTAATCATATCTGCTTGACTTGGAACAAGTTCTTCTGAAACTTCTGGTTCTAAAATTTCAAAATCTTTTTTCACATTAGTCTTTATAGTTGCTATTAAACTAGTATATTCATAATAATCAGAACTAGCAGAAGGGTCTTTTATTACTCCTAATTGATGCGAACTATATTTGTTAATTATTGCGAGTTCTTCACTTAATGTTAAATAGGCTCTAATAACAGCCTCGATACATTTTTTATAGTCTGGAAAACCTCTTAAATGTACTTGGATATAATTCCATCTTGTTTCTTCATGCGGTTCATCAGTCTCTATGTTATCTACTAAAACTTGTTCAGATTGAATGTCATAATTATAGTAATATGTTCCGTTCCCAAGAAATTGAATTTTATCTGGCTGAACGTTCATGCTTATTCTTTTTGGTTCTAACATTAGGTCTTATTTTAAAATTTACCGGAAATGTATATCTGAGTAAGGAATAAAATAATCGTTTGTCCTTACTTTTAAAATAATAAGGTTTATTTTTGTAGACAAAATCAACTCTGAAACACTTACTGAAATTGATTACTTCTACAACATGGATATATTTATTATAAAATCTACAAATATTAGATTCTTTCCCATTCCAGTTTGTACATCTTAACCCTGTTAGTCGTTGAACTTTTCTTAATAAATTTTTAGAATCACAATACTTGAGCCAACCTAAATAGGCTTGAATTCTTCGTTTTAACTCAGTTCTCGATATTTTCTTTTTTCTATACTTTGCAATTAATCTAAAAAGTTTAACTTTTATAGATTTTCTTATCAAAGTATGGGTATGAAAAAATTTATAACCAACAAAATCAATTCCTCTACTGGCTACTGGGAAAACTTGGTAATTTGGCTTTAATTTCAATTTTAAGACCTCCTTTAAATATGTCTTGATTGATATTAGAATATTATGCAAATAATCTTTATTATCGCTCAATATAACTATATCATCAGCATACCTAAAGTAAAATTTACATTTCAACTCTTCTTTGACCCAATGGTCAAAGTATGTTAAATATAGATTTGCGAAGAATTGAGATAGATAGTTTCCAATTGGAACCCCGTCTGCTGAATAAATAATTTCTTTTAGAAGGGTTAATAACTTCTTATCCTTTATCTTCTTTGTGAGTATATCATTATATAGGATGTTATGGTCAATAGAGGGATAAAATTTTCGTATATCCATTTTCAAACAATATTTCGTTTGTTCCGGATACATATTTAAGACCTTTTTTAAATCATATGCTACATTATGTATTCCTCTATCCTTTATACACGAATATGTTTGTTTGATAAAAATATTAGTCCAGATGGGCTCCATGATGTTCATAATAGCATGATGAGTTATTCTGTCTGGATAATATGGGAGCCTAAAGATTAATCTTTCCTTAGGCTCATATATTGTAAATGTACTATATTGAGAAGTTTCATATGTTAAATCTCTCAATTTCAAAGCTAATTCAATATTTTCTTTATCTCTATGCTTATCATGTTTATTTATTCCCCATCTATTTCTTTTATTTAGTCTAGCCTTACTGTCCGCTAGATAGATATTATCAAGTGAATATATTTGTTCGTGCAAATATCCTATTCGTTTCAAGGTCTTATATATTTTAGTTGGAAGCGTTCGAGAATAATCCTACTAACACCCGTTATATTAAATACTACGTTATTTTTTGCCAAGGGGCAAGGACGCTATCTCAGACAAAAACTATTCTTACTCGATTCAATATATAATAAAGCTGACATTGGCATTGGCATTGCTGACCCCATTGTTAGAATTGAAGTTACTGAGACTGGAATTAGTACCATTATTAGCGTTGCTGCTAACGAGGAGTGTTTGCTACTAATCTGTCTGACCAATACAAAAGTAAAGAAATAGCGCCCTGATTTATATTTTAATTTAATTTAGTCTAATTATAGTGCGAAAGCCGACATTGGCATAGGCAGAGCCGACCCCATCGTTAGAATTGAAGTAACCGAGACCGGAAGAAGCACCATCATAAGCGTGGCCGCCAACGAGGAGCGTCCTCAATGCTGTGTTTCCTGAATTACACCAGTGGTAATCACACATGTATGTTGTTGTAGAGCCGCCAACTTCAGATGGAATAATTTCTCCAGTCCTTCCTAAGTCAAAGGCTTTTATATAACCATCTTTTGCAACCTCTATTCCCGCAACAGATTTACTTCCTATTTCATCAGTAAATTCTTCTGGGTCTATGGTTGTATATACATTACTGTCTTCATTTGCAGCATTCCTTTTTATAACTATACCTTCTAAGTTAGTCCAAATATCTCCAAATGGATTGTCGAATCCTCTCCAACGAGGCATTTTAAACGTTTTAGTAGCAACAGTAATAGAATCACTAACGGTGGTATCGGGAATAACAAGGTCTTTAATTCCAGTAAAATTGCCTATATCGTTACCATAACCACATGGAGTTAAAGGATAATAGCCATTATAATTATTCCAGCTAGTTCCATCCCATGTAGTAACACCATCTCCTAAACCACCTTGATGATAGCCTTCAGAAGTTAATTCTGCATTGTATGCAGCTTGAGAATTAAACGTTGCATATTCAATAACCCAACACCAATAGAATATCCACTTATAGTATTCGTAGCATAATAATTCAGAACCAGCATTTGTAGCATAAGTTCGCATATTTGCTCTTGTAGTATTAGTTCTTGGCTTACCTAAATCTGTTCTAAAGGCATCCGATTCCAAATAAGTATCTCTATCAGCTCTATTACCTCCACCTCTGAATTGCGCAGTTGTATTAACTACTGATACTGCTTTTGGAGTACTAGAAGTAGTTGTGTCTACTGTGCATCTATAAGCGTCAATTAATAATTCCGGAATTTCTACCCATGTATCATCAATTTTTACAGTTGAGATTTTAACCCATCGTTTGTTTGACTTACTTCCAGGCTTTCCGTAGAATTTTATAGTGTTTACTCTTACAGTGCCATCTGTTCCGTCTAACACAGAGGGCTCTCCGTTTTCTTTTAATGACCAATCATTGGGGTTTAACCAATATTTTATAATCGGACCTTCTGCTACACAACCTCTAAATGATGATTGAATTGGAAGCTGTTTATGTAACAAAGGATTCCCAATTCTTGTTAAGGCTGGGTCGGCTACTGTAACATCCCATTCAACTCCATATGAATAAACATCTTCGTTAACAACCATTGATTCGATTTCGTTTTGAAGATTTGTTTGTTCTTCTTGAAGTTGTTGCCACATGGTATTTAATAGGTCGAACTTTTCCTGAAGTTTACTACTTACATCTGCCCATTCTGCAGTTCCATCCTCGGTATTAACAAGCATTTGTCCAGTAGTTCCTCCCGAAGGAATATGTTTATTGCCGGCTGTAGTAGGATGCGTATAATTGTTAGCGTTTTCTTCTATTCCTTCTAATTTGGCTTTCTCCTCAGTGGTATAATCATTAGTAGATAAACCTTTTCCAGAAATCTTATCTACCTTATTACTTAGGGTTTCTGTTATAGTAGAATCATCGTAGTTAGATAATCCGTCTAATTTAGATTTAAGTTCAGTAGTAAAATCTTCTTGAGATAAATCTTTTCCTTCTACTTTGTCTACTTTAGAATCTAGTGCAGTTTGTGTTGCAGTAGATATAGGTTTATCATCGTCAGAAGTATTATCTACATTATCGAGTCCTATATCAGTTTTAGTTAAGGTAACAGCTCCTGTACGCCCAGCCACTGATGTAACTGTATTTACCTGTGCTCCTTCCTCTATAGTACCCAATTTAGTCTTTTCAGAAGTTGTATAATCTTCAGTAGAAAGTCCTTTACCAGTTATTTTATCTACTTTCTCATTTAATTTTTGAGTAATATTTGTATCATCATAATTAGATAATTCAGCGAGTTTCTCTTTCTCCTCAGTGGTATAGTCTTCTGTAGAAAGTTGTTTGCCGACCACTTTATCTACCTTATTATTTACAGTTTCGATTGTGGCATATTTAGAATCACTTTCTTGTTTAGTATAAGCATCAACTTGAGGAACAATTAAATCGTCCACTTCAGACTTTGTATACACATCTGCTTTAACAGCATATTTGTTGTCTGATTCAACTTTGGTGTATGAATCAACTTGAGGGATAAGAGCGTCTACCTCTTCCTTAGTATAATAATCGGTAAGGTCAACATCTACGTGCTTATTTCCCAAAAACTCCCACTTACTTTGTTCTACTAGCCAAATATATTCGTCGTAAATATCGTTGGTTCTGGAACTTTCATTTGGGACTAAATATATCCTGTCTGGGTCTCCAGTTTGGGGAAGTTCAGTTACAACTGTAATTGTTTTCCCTTGCTCAAATTCAATATTTCCAGTTCCTAAGATAGATTGACCATTAAAGGTTTTAATGTTTGTTCCACTTACTAAAGCGTTTTGTTTGGTTTCTAGTTCACTTTTAGTAGCATATTTCTGGTCAGATTCGGTTTTAGTATAGGCATCAATAGGATTAGATACTAAAACATCAACTTCTTGTTTACTATAAGTTTCTTCTTTTGTGTAAGTTGTTGCTTTTGTAGCATACTTAGCATCGGATTCTTCTTTCGTGTAAGCATTAGTATGAGGAGTAATCATAGAATCTACTTCCTCTTTTGTATAAGAAATAGATTTTACTTTCTCATCTATACCGGGAACCGTATCTGCATTAACTATAAAGTTTCCAGTTTCTGCTCTAGAACCATCATACGTAAAAGCTATTTCTCCATTATATTTAACAACTAAAGCATTTGGATTGGGCAATGCTGTGGGAATGTCGTCTATATCAGCTTTCTTATTTAATAACGCATCTGTTTCTGATTTAGAATATGCATTTACGTGCGGAAGAGCGTCGACTTGCTCTTTATTATAAACTTCGTCTTTGGTATAATAGTCCTGAGGGTCAATTCCTACTGAAGAGTACTTGATTCCTCCAAAATAAATAGATTTTACATCCTTTACTAAATAAATAGTTCCTGGGTCAATGGTAGTAAGTTGATACTCATCAAAAGTATCAAAACTTTTGAGCGCAACAGGAGTTTCTGTACCCTCCCAATTAAACTTACATTCTATTCCGTTGTCTCCTTTTACAATAATAGTTCTGGATTTAGTATTTGGATTTATAACTAAATCAGCCCATAACCCACTTGTAGAAGTTTTTAAATCTACAGATTTATTAATAATGGGATTGTTTATTTTAACAGAGGAAGAAATTTTCCCGTCTTCAGTCTGATTTATAATCGTATCCGATTCTTGACCTCTAATAAATAAATCATCGACACTAGCCCAATATTCCATACCAGTGTTAGTTTTTAACACTAACCAATGTTCTCCAACATAATTAGCAAGTCCATTATCAACATCGGTTTGCGTAGCTACGTGTCGTAGAAAACTAGATATTTTAGTATCAGAATCTATTTGAATAGAGGAAACTTCTTGACCGCTAGGGTTCTTTCCGATAATCTTTATTTTATATCCATCAATTTCTTCTGAATCAAGTTCTGTAATACCTTCTCCAATAGAAGTAATATAATTTCTAATAGCAGAAGAAGTAGGGATACTATCATTTTCTGTGTCTACTTCATTAGACACTTTATATGAGCCATACGTAGTCCATAAATAGTCTAGTTGGCTCATATTACGTGGTCTTTGTATTTCTTTATTCTTCATAGTTAGCCCAAATTAATGATGCAATAGTATCTTGACTTGGAACAACACTTCTAACCCAGTTAGTAGTTGCAAGTCTTTGAGAACTATCGTTAGCGTCAGGAGACATAGCAGATTGAGGAACTCCAGTAAATACAGGAGAATCAATGGGAGCTTTTAACTTCATATCTGTCTGTAGTTGACTAATATTTTCCTTATTAGTTGTTACCAGCCCTTCAATTCTGTTCTCTTCTACTTGTGCTCTGGAAGCTTCTGTGACAATATCATTAGCGTTTTTTGCTTTAGCAGACAAAGCCCTAGATGTCTCTGTAGCCAAATCACTTGCAACTTTTTCGACGGAAGTTTTAACTGTTTGTGTATCAGTACTCAATTCGTTGATTACAGTAGCAAGGGTTTTTCCATCGTGTGTAATATTTTCAGAAGTACCTCCTGCATATAAAGCATTACCTTTCTTTTGTAGTAAATTATTCTCTCCAACAAACAGTCTAACATCCGCAGATAGCTTGTCCGGTCCAGTTCCCAATTGTTCCACTTTAGTAAGCTCAACTACTTTATTGGGGTCTGAATTGTCTATAACCCATTCTCTAATTAAACTCCCTACTGGGATATTAACTACTTGTTTGGTTCCATCCAGTAATTTAAAGGTAATTACAATGGCTTCTTGGTCAGGGTCATATTTAGCATCTTCTACAACTGTAGATAATCCTATAACATGTTGTCCTACAATTGCATCATTGACTTTAATGGTTAAGATTCCGTTTTCGTAAGTAGAAGCAATCTTACAAAAGATTCCATCATTTTTGGTAATAACACTATTTCCATCAACTGTAGATATTTTTACAATACCTGAAATTTCAGTTTTATCAACAGTTTTGTTAATGGTTAAATCTACAGTATTAGTGTCTACAGCTTGAATATTTACATTATTAATTGCTTCATTAATTAATCCATCCAATATTTTTAAAGCATTCATAACTGAAGTAGCTTCTTTTAAATACGTGGTGGATTGGTCAGGATTATAAGCTCCGTCTCCACTTAATCCAACTCCTATCTGAGTTTGGTCTAATTCAGACTGAATATTAATATCCTTATTCTCTAATGTGCTTTGCAGAGCCCTTACAAAATCTTCAATACCTCTAAGAGTTCTAAAATTAGAAGTAGGAAGTGGGTCTCCCATAATACTGGATACCACTTTGGCAAGAGCATCTTTTAACGTATCTGAATCAGTAAATCCGGTTAAAAAATCTTGTAGTTCCGGAAATGTATTAATTTGAATATTGGCAGTATCCTTAGTACTCAAAAATCTATGTAGTTCATTAGATACTGCAGTTAACGAAGAATAATTTAAAGTAGCTAAATAGCCTTTAATATCTTCTACTGAAGTTCCGACGACAGCTTGAAGTTCTTCTTTAATTGTAGAAACCTTTTCAGTAAGTTTATCTAACTCAGTTCTTAGGTTTTCTATAGCCCTAGCAAGTTTCTTTAAGCTATTCAATCCTTCGGGAATTGCGGTATGGTTAGTATCGCCCCAGATTGCATCGTCTGCAGTTTGTCTATCTTGTATTTCCTGATTTAGTTTTTCTTCCAGTTCCTTCAGTTTACTGTTTAAATCATTGACATCTGTGAATGTAATAAGTTGTTTAAACTCTAATTCATCATTTGTCTGTTTTCTTACCACCCACCACAGAGATTGTTCATCTGAAGTAGAGTTTGCTACTATTTTAAACAATCCTTTATGAAGGGTTGCATTATTTTCTGGAAGACTATAAAACTCTTTTAAAGCAGCTTCACTCTCAAAAATATAATTGTTTTCAAGCGGGAAATTTCCAGTTCTGCTAAAGCTGCCTATTAATTCACTATATTGTCCCATTCTTTAAGGTTGTGTGATTGATTGAAATTTATAAGTTACTTCAGAGTTAAGAAAAGCTAGTACTTGTTTGTAAACATATAATTTATAAATTACATCATTAATAGCTCCCGGAACTTGGAATGGTATATCACTAATTACATCAAATGCTTCAATTCCGAAATTTTGTGCAGGAGTTATTACCTCTACTAAATCCGGATAATTCTTGGGCATTGCAACAAACAAATGTTTAGGTTCTGATGGAGTAGAGAAATTATATTTATGTGTAATTTCTGATACTGAATCTCCAGAAGCAACAAACTTATTATTTGTAGAGTCTGAATCAGCAAGTTCTTGTAAATATTCAAACGATACAGTAGACGCTGTCTTCCATTGAGGAAGTAAACCTACAAATATTGGTAAAGCAACTTTAGTTGTGCATGTAGCAATATGTTCTACTCCACTAATCAATGTTACTACAAATTTAAATTCTGTGTCTTCTGTGATTGGGTTAGATTCAACTGAATGGGTTCCATTTTCAAAATCTTCTTCAGTAAATGTTCCAATCAATATTCCATTTTGAAATAATTCTGCATGTTGCAGAGCAATTACACCATGTACTTGCATATCCACAATAACTGATTCCCCTACTATAGCAGTGGGAGGAGCACTAACTGCAACTGCTTGTCCGTAAAAAATAGCATCCATAGCTTCTTGAAATGTAACCTCATCAGCCACTTCTGAATTATCCTCTACAAAACCTACGGTTGTTTGAACTGGGCCACTAGTTTTCCATATAGGCTGATTATTTTTAATTTCTTTTTGAAGTTCTTCTTTGAGATTGCCTATTTGTTTATTTAATTGACCTAATATAACTAAATGGCTGTCTTCAGTACCTTCAACTCCTGATTGTGGAGCTGTGAACGGAATTGTTCCATCACGCTGTACATAGTGTTTTCCATAGATTTCCCTTAAAGTTCCATGTGGGTCATATGCGTTTATGTGTTCCTCAATAGCTCCTTTTGCAGCCTCTACAACTAAACTATTGATAATACTATCAATTTGAGCTCTAGAATAAGTTTCAGCTTTTGAATAGGTATCGCTTTTTTTGTAATATAAAGCAAGTCTTTGATTGAGAATAGTCATGAACCCATGAGGGTCGATATCAACCAAATGATTACTCATTACAGAGTCTACATATCTTTTAGTAGCTAAATGACTTTCTGCGATAGGGTCAACTCCTAATTGAGCTTTTACAAATGGAGTAGTTCCGTCTTTTTTAATATAAGGGCTGAATAAGGCATCAACTTCATTCTTTTTATAAACCTCTTGTTTTAAGTATACTTGAGAAAGTTTTACATAAACAGCAAGAGCTTCGTTTACCTTATCCATTATATGATGTGGGTCATCTGCGCGTAAGTGACTATCCAATAAATTGGTCACAAATCTTTTTGTAGTTAAGTGGAATTCAGTAATAGGGTCAACTCCTGATTGCGGAGCCTTAAACGGAGTACTTCCGTCGTCTTTTACCATTCCTGTTATTTTTGAATCCACCTGAGGTAAAATACCATGAGGGTCGTCTGAATTTAAATGCGTTGTAAAGGCATCTTTAATTAATTGCTTAGCAATGGTGTCAGACTCTAATTTAGTATAAACAGAAGTTTTAGGGTAGACCCCAAGATTTTCTATTACTAACTGTTTTTCACTTTCCTCACTGTATTCTCCTAGAAAATTATCTTTCTCTAGATACTGTGTAGTATCTTTAACTGGCTCTGCTTGAAGACAAGCTTGTCCTCCAGAATTTCCAGGGGTTAAAATAGCTTTACCTGCCATCTATTATTAATATAAAATTGTGAAATAAACATAGACTTTGTATCATCTATCTCGTTGTTCTCAAGCAAATCAATTAAACTTATTTGTTCAAGGATTAATTGATAATCTAATTTATATCCTTTTTCTAAAGAATGAAGTAAATCTTGGTATTCACAAATAACCTTTTCCTTGAGATTACTTACTGCATCCGCATCCGTGATTAGGAATCTGTTTAAACTCTGACTTGCATAATCCATTGCAACCTCCTATTTGTTCTATTACTCTCTCGACTTCGGCTAGCTGATTAAATTCAGTCATATACTCGATAACATTAATTGCCATCCAAACTAAATCTCTTCTATAAGTCAATTCTCCGATTTGAGCACTTTTACCCCAGCATTTACTAAATCCTCTATTATTAAATATTTGCTGGCACAAAGATATATAACATTTCTTAAGAAAACAAATGGACACATAATTTTCACTTATTCTAGAAATAGTTGTGCCTTCCTCATTTCTCTCTATAATTTCTGATAACTCTACCGCGGATACTTCCTCGTTTATATATTTATATACATTTTTTCCATCGGAAAAATAAACGGTATCATAAATGGGAAGAGCCGACCCGGCCTCTTTCTCTTGTTCTTTTACAAACCACTCTTGTGAAGGTAAAACGATATGAACTACATCGAACCATCCATCGAATCCGACAGGAAGAACAATCGGTTTAACTACATCAGAATGTTCAGTATAAGTAGGAACTTGAACTTCCGGACCAGTAGTTTTATTATATTGTAATACATCTATAGAAACAGTATCAGAATATTTAAACCTATTTTTTACAGTTACAGCAGAAGATTCCGGTAAATAACCGTTATCTCCTACTTCTGTAATATCTTTGACAATCACTTTACAAGAATCGTCAGCACAAACTTGTATTTTTAATTCCATTTTAAACTTGTTTTATTTTGTCGTTATATGGATTATTATCATATAATTGAAGTACTTCAACTTCTGTTCTCTTGGTATCGTTTTCTGCCTGGGCGGTTTTATATCTTGCATCACTTTTAGCAGTAAACCATCCAAGCTCTCTTTCATTGTCAACTTTTTGTTGTTCGAGTTGTAATTTAGCTTCATTGAGACTTTCAAGCTTAGTCTGGGCTTGTTGAAGTTGCTGTTGAAGTTGTTGTACCTGTTGTTGTAGTTGTTCGTTTTGTTGAGCCAACTGTTGAGCTTGATTGTTTTCTTCTTTTTGAACACTAAGCGCTTTTTGAGCTTTATATTTAAGTTCAGTTAAACTTTTAGCTGTTAATGCTTCGAATATAATGCTTGGGTCCAAATTTCCGGCCTTTATAAATTCAGGAATAACAGCTCGTATGGCTTCCATATCTTGAATAACATCAGTACTTGTGATGATATGAATATCGAAATCGCTAAGCGTGAAGTGTTCTGGAAGGGCGGTGAAAACTTTTTGAAATTTATCTCCTAATATAAGAGTCCCAGTTAATCCATTTTTGTATACTATTTTCGCAATATTTAAACAATCTAATAACATTTCATTAGTTACTAAATCCATTTGTTGGTAATATTTTTTAGTAATTATAAATGAATTATTAAGACTTGTTTGTACATTAGTAACTGCATCCTTTTGTTGTATTCCGTTAAGCCTTTCTCTGAACACTCCTGTTATTGAACTAGTAGTTTGTTCTGTAGCTTCAATAGCTAACTGAATACCTTGTATTGTTTGAGCTTTTACTGTATCATCAAATCCAGAGAACGTCGTGTTGTTATTGAACTGACGTCCTTCTTGAGATGTGTCAATTAAAGCAACTCCAGATTTTTTATATGCTATCCATTTTTGAATACGTTCTGGAAGTTTAACTCCTAATGCTGTCGGAAGTACAGATAAATCTAGCCAGTCTCCGGTTGTTCCGCTGTTGGCTATCAAATTATCTCGGAAAAAATGTAATAAATCGTATTTGTCTTGAAGGTTAGCGCAAGCTAATACAAGAGAGAAAGGTTCGTTATTTCTATCGTTAAAATAAACTCCGTTAACGCTTAATCCACAGTAAGCTGGATTATCTTTACTTCTTATAACATTTTCAGATTCTCCTTTCAGAATATAAATTTCTTGTCCAATCCTTACAGTTTCATACCTCTGCATTACGAAATCTTTATCTGTTTCCGTCCATTCAACTTCATAAACAGGAATTAATTTGTAATTATAGGATTGGATATTTTCATCAGGGAAACCTGGAACTATTTCTCTTCCAGCATCTAATCCATCCGTTAAAGGTTCTCCAGTTTTTTGGTCAGTAAAGGACCTTACATAATAATGAGAAGTATCGAAACTCTCATGCCACATATCCTTTATTTTGGCAATATCATCTTTCGATAATTCTCTTCCATAGCAGTTAAGAATTTGAGCTTTTGTCAGCCATTTACGTACTACCACTCTGTAAGAATCCTTTATATATATAGATTCTGGGTTTCTATCTATAAATGTATTTAGCGGGTTTAAAACTTCAATGGCGACATTAGTTTTTTCTGGAGAAGGTTTTACTCTATAAAATGTATATCCAGTAATAAGCAAATCAAGAAGCAAAGTTCTGAGTTTTGTTATCATATCAGTATTCCTTGATTGCATAATATATTCTACAACATTCTGCGCAGCTATTTCGTATTGAGATGTAAAAGATTGGTCTAAATCGCTGATAAGCTTTTGAAGCTGTTTTTCTATATAAGTATCAGTTATATTTTGCCCATCAACAAATTTTAACATTGCGTTTTGTAAATGAGCCTGAAGAAAATAATAGACTTCGGAAGAAATAGAAATTTCTTTTTCTCTAGAAATATTGCTTATTGTTTCAGAATCCTTGCAGGATACTTTTGGAATAATAGGAGTTCCTAAAAATTCTCCGACTAATGCATCCACATGCTTTCTAATCAAAGGAATAAATTCCACCGATGTAGCTTGACCCAATCCAAAATTTTCTTCTAAATATCTATATTGCTCTGCGTCCCTTTTACAATTGTAATAGTTGTATGCTTTTTGTAATCTATATTTCGGATATACTAGTTCTGAGATAGCTCTATCAGTTTTTTCTATTAATTCGCTATCTTTTTTAGTATTTTTCATATATTGGTTCAATTCTATTAACGTCTTCTTCTTTACAATCTTCTGGATACGTTTTGTATCCAAGTGAATATTCTACTCTCCAAAGACTTTTTGTTCTGAGTTCTTCTCGCATAAATTTAAGAAAATCTATGGCATCTAATTGAGCAGATATTACTAAGGGTTTGTCTATATTATTTAAAGCAAACTTAGCAGAATATCCTCCTTCAGGTAATTCTGTTATAATTAATTTGCTAACATATTCTTTACAGTAAATATCCCGAATGATATCGCGGATTGCTACTTCTAATTCCTCCGTAGTCATGGTATTCGTATAAATTATATTTTGGAATATTAGATTTAGATTTAGGAATTATTCCCCATTTTTTTATTCCTCGCTCGTCATAGTAATATCCAAAATCTTCAAATTCTGAACTAATATCTTCTACCTGTTTTGCAACTATACCACCTAATTCTTCGTCAGCTAATTCAGCCATGCCCATAGCTGCGACGATATCAAACTTTCTCTTATTTTCGTCTGTATATCTATTCAATTCATCCAACATTTCTGGGAACCAAATAGTATGGCAATAGTCATTTACAAATGCAGCAATTAAGTCCGTTTGATGGTCAATTACGGCAACAGTGGCTGGAGCACCGTAGGCTTTACTAAGCCCAGAATTAATATCTGGCATTGTAGCTCTAGGTCTTCTCATAAAGAGATTTAGATATTTATTTTCTCTTGCCCATGTAAGAATAGATACCTTAGATGCTTCAAGTACACATTTACAATTATAATATTCCATTAGTCTAACTGCCATTTTATATGCTTCTCGGACATCATTAGGTCTATCTTTATAATAGGCAACATACTCTGGGTCTCCTTGCCCTATAACTCTTTTCTTAATTACAATACAAAAATCAGAAGGGTCTTTAGTAGCTTCGGATGTATCTTTTTGTCCAATATCAATACTATCTATTCCGGCTACATACATATTATTCATTTTCGGTCTACAGATGGGACGTCCTACATCATCATATTCGACTGTGGTCCAAACTGGATGTTCTCTAATATGAACCTTTCCTCCTGAATTTTTTATCCATTTAAATCCAGTTATATTTTCTCTTTTATGAGTTCCATTAAAAGAATACTCTAACATCCCATGCTCGATAGGTTTACCCATCTTGTCTGCTCTAATAGTTGCAAGTTGTTCAGCAATTAAAACTTTGTTGAACTTATTGATTCCTTCTAGAGCTAATGCTTCGTCTGCATTAAAACAATATTCGGCACAATAAATTACTAAAGCCTCTGGGTCATTTACCTTCTTGTCGCGCTCTGCTTCATAATAAGCTTTAGCCTTTTCTGGATTTGTCCATCCTCTTTTATCAGTAAGTTCAGGATGATTAGGGTCGTTAACGATTGAATAAGCTGGAATAAAATATGCAGAGATTATCTCTGCTCCGTCCATAGTATAATTATGCCGGTAAGGTAATGCATCATAAACCCAAGGTTTTTCGTAAGCATCAGCAAGTCCCTCTAGCGCAGGACCACTGTCTCCACCAGTACCCCAAGCCATTTTAATTCCGAATCTAGCTCCCTGAATTCCTACTAAAGCATCTCCCTGCATGAAAGCTTTTTTCCATTTGGGCCAGGAGCCACTTTCTTCGTATATAAGTAAGTCAGTACGGTCTCCACGAATTTTATTAGGCTTATCAGCCACAATTCCTGTAATTTCAGACATCCATCCTTCTTCGATTTTTTGACCGTTGACTACTTTATAATGAGATGCTCTTTTAGCCATCACAGTATCTTGGATTTGTCTCAACTTAAAGAATCCCCCATCTGTGCTATCATTTATCCAGTCAAGTTGTTTCCAGCACTTATCTAATGTTTTAGATACATAATTATCAAGTTGAGCTGCAATCACCACAATAGCGTTACGTCTACAATTGTATGTATTTACTGCAATTGCTGCACCTATTTCTGAGAATCCAACTCCACGAGCTTTTAACCCGATAGCATTTTTACGTAACCGTTTACATAATTCAATATAATGAAAATATTCATATTGTTTTACATAAAATGATGGAAAGGCATAAACTCTACCGGCTCCAGCTTTATCCGCAGAAGTTAAGTCCATTAATTGATAATAATTTAAAAAGAAATAATTATCACCAGTGATTGTATAACCATTAACAGTCATTCCATCTCTACAACGTATATATTCTTGAGTCCAAAAATCAGCATATGGTTTTGTTCCTGGCCTAAATCCTCCATAATGTCCAGTTCTCAAGAATCCATCTCTGGCTTCTGTAAACCACTCCCATTTAAAATCCAACCCACGAGTTTTATCGATAGGTTTATATCCTGTAAGTTCATAGGAGAGAGTAGAATCAAAAAACTCAATTCTCTCTCCTATTCTTACATCCCATTCCGAATGATATTTAGTTTCTATTAAATTATCAAGTTCTTGTTTAAATTCAAGGTCTTCTTTTTGCTGAACTTCTTTTACTATTTGTTGGATTCGAGCTGGAATAGTAACTGCAGGAGTTTCAGATTTTTTCTTTCTACCTCTAGCCATACTTAAAATCCTTTAGGTATAAACCCTTCAACTGCACCGGCTCTTAGAATAGATTGTTCAGATACTTCTTTCTTTACTTGTCCTTCTAAAAGTTTTAATTCATCATTTACTTTAGATAAACTAGAAATTTCAGCCATAATGTCTTTAACCTTGAAGATTGGCTTTCCAGTTTGTAAATCTCTTTCTTCTGGGTCTATATTATTAAAATAATCAATGAATTTATCGACTGTGTTTTGTGCAGCCTTTAACATTTTTATAGAACGAGTTTCTTCTTGTAAGGCTCTATACTTTCTACAAGCTGCTCTAAATAATGGGTCATTAAATTCTTCTTCTGTAAGTCCAGCATCCTTTAATGCTTCTTGATGCCTTTCTTGTTCTGAATAATCTGAGTAGGGGGATAACCAGTCAAGAGCAAGCCAGATATATTTAAATTCTCTAAATGCTCTTTCTCCATGTTCTCCCTTCTTATCCTTAGGCGTAATATTTCTCTTATTATCCATCAACGCCCCAAATTCTCTTATTAAAAGAATTTCAGGCACATTAAGCTCTACTCTATTATTAACACTATCATATAGAAATATTTTCTGCATAATGGATTAAATTAACGATAAGCAGTTCCTATTTCATAAGAAACTGGTGAACTTTGATTAAATGTTATTCCGTTTTGTTGTACTTGTCTTGATTGCCAACTAATAGGTGATTGATTCGGAACTCGATATCCTACTTTTGGAGTTGGGGCTGCTTGATTATTTGCAGAAAATACTGGTTTTCCAAGAGGGGAATTAGACATTACTTGATTATCTATCTCTTGTTTCATATTACTAAAGGCTTGTGCATGTTTTCCTCCTTTGTTAGCAATTTTTTGAAAAATAGTAGATGCTCCAACTAAACCTTTCTTCGCGATTTGTTTATTCATAAGACTTCTTTGAAAATCGCTAATAACTCCACCTCCTTGTTTTTTCGCAGGTTTCTTTATAGGCTTCTTTTTAGAAGGATTGTCTTTGTTGAATTTTTTAGCTATTTCACTGTTCGGATATGCTTTTGCGTATGCAGCAGAATCTGCTTTTGCTTCACTATCTACTTTCTTTTTCCAATCCTTTTCACTCAACATTTTATTTCCGCCTTGGTCCTTTTCAATAATTGGGCCTCCGGTCTGCTTCTTTGTTGATTTCTTTTTCATCTTACCTCCACATTTATCCATCTCAGCTCTAAAATCTCTAACTACTTTAGTTCCTTTTTCTGCTTTGGGAGTTGCTTGTTGAGCTTGCGCTTTTTTTATACATTTGCTACAAATTACTCCACCTTTTTTAAAATAATTCATTTCAAAGCCTTCGGGGCATTGACCTCTTAACGCTTTTATATAATTAAGTTTTGCACCTTTAGCTGCAGTTTGTATTTGTTCAGTTCCTTGCGTCATAAGTTGTTCAAATTGTTTACGTTGTTCTTGTAACCCTTCTTCTCCGAGTTCTTGTATATATTGATTTAATTCAGATTCAGATTTAGCTCCAGAAATTTCTATGAGATAAGCCACAAACGCCTTCTGTTTTTCATCTAGCTTTCCTCCCTGTTTGAATTTATTAGTTCCCCACATAAATTGCTGTACGTAAGGATATTCAGCATAATTTCCAATTTTTTCATATATAGGATTATCACCAGGAGATACTGTTAAATTCTCATCAGTTATCATCATAAAGTCATTTCCTTGATTAAATCTTCTTGAACTAGGTCCTATGGTTCTATAAGGCCCTTGAGAAGAAATTCTTCCAGTAATAGGAAGTTGCTCAACAGATAATGTTGGGGCGCCTGCAGAAGGGGCAATAGGTGGAAATGGCTTTAAAGGTTCTGCGGGAATCATAGGGTCTATGCTGTTTCTATAATAAGAATACGACCTTAATGTGGCAGGTTCATCGTTAGACTCAAATTTTTTACCATAATGCTTATAAGAACGTGGTATCCTAGGAGCTGTGATTACAACTTCTGGAATTTCGTTAACTGGTTTACCCTTACTTTTGGTAGGATTGTCTGCTATCTGAGTAGTATATGTACCTTTTCCCCATTGAAATTGCTTAAGTCCTCTATTTCTTGCCTCTTTAAAAGCAGTATTGAATGATTTAACTCCTCTTAAATCATCTTGAGCAATTTCAGAAACTATCTGTAATTTAGACGGCTTACTAGATGTACCTGGAACGTTAAATGAAACTCCTTTTAGTGGGGCTGTGGACTTCTTTTGTTTGGCAGTATTCCGTATGATATCTGGATTGCTTTTCCACGTTTGATGAAGTTGTTTTAAAGTCTTTTCATCTAAGCTAGCATCTCCATAAATAGTCTTAATATGACCCATCAGTTCAGGGTCGAATGTTATTTTTTTCGCCATATTTATAAAAATAAAGGAAAGCTAATTTAATAACTTTCCTTATCTGTTAATATATTTATTATTTTTACTATACCTTTATTAGGTCCTTTGTATTAAAGATGGCTTCTTGCATTAATCCATCAACTGTAAACCACCTGCATTTAATTCCTTTTAAAGGACTTTTTTCTTCAGTTTTACTTTTAGGACGAAGAGAATAAAGTTCTTTCTGTACAACCAACATAATTGGCTTATTAGGCAAATCTTGCTTCAGAGTAACTGTATCTCCAGGCAAAAAGAATATTTTTTCTTCCATATTAGTATTTATTATAAGCTGTTAATTTTCCTTGAGCAGCTTTTAAAAAGCGCTGTCTTAATTTTTCATTTACTACCGCAAGCACGCGCAATTCAGACAAATATACGAGTCCCATTTTAAAGAATGGAATTGGAGTTTGAGAAGGTTTAGTGAAGAATACATCATCTCCTTCTCTAACATATTTAGTTTCTGGGCCGACCTCTATAACTTTACCTACCATGATAAAATTCTCTTCTTCTTCTATTTCTCCATTGTCTCTATTTTTAAATTCCGGTTTATGTCCTCCTAAATCATAGATAAGTCCAGTTGAGCTTACCTTAATTTTTTGATAGGGGTTTTGGTCATAAGGTCTAATTATCATATAATTAAAGACTGGCATAATTTCCAGCCCGTTCATATTATCAGCGATACTCTTAGCTCTTGTATTAACATCCTCAATATAAGAGTCCATTTTAGCAGTATATTCGTCTACTGAATTATTAAATCTTACAGCAGCATCTCGTTTCATCCTTTCTTCTACATCTTCTGCAGAATTTAAAACAAAATGCTGAGCCCCTGACTCAAGACCTACGACTTGTTGTGCAACCTTAACTTCTTCTACGTTGTGCAATTCTAATGATTGCGGATTAAATGTTTTGTTTTCCATAATTCATTTTCAATTTAATTACCATTTTCTTGCGGGACAGTTTTCTCTCGATAAAGTAGTTTTAGCTCTTAATCTACACCCGCATCCTCTATAATAACCATCTTTTTTCTCAGTACTTACATCCCCTGTTTCAGGGTTTAGCCATAATCTCATATTACACATACCACCAAGCTTTGGGGTATAAAGAGGACATTTCAAACAAATCCTCATCCTAGGTTCTGAAATATCTTGATTAAGACTAAGAACCTCATTTAAATGCCCGGTTACTATATTTCCTATTTCCATATTATATAGAACAGTATTAATCCTTTCGATTATTAATTATCATTGCTTAACATTTAAAGCGTATTAAAGGCTTTAAAAATGTTCCTTTTATTACTTTTTCTACTCAGATTAATATTCTATTCTTTGTCTTTTTGCTCTTTGTTGTTCTTTTACTACATTCTTTTTATGGAAAGAAAATAATCTTTTTACATCCTCTTTTAAGTATTCCAAATTATAAATAGTTTCATTTCCCTCATGGTCATAATGAACCATAATGAGTTCTTTAATTACAAAATCCGGATTTAATTGTTGAAGCATGTAAGCATATGTACTTAACTGCATAGTATAGTGCATATAATTACAATCCATTAAATTATTAAGAGGATATAACATAGTAGCATTTCTTTTAGTAGTTGTATCAAATCCAGATTTCTGGTCGATTTTCTTATTAGTTTTATAATCTACTATGTAGATATCGTTTCCGTTTTTAATTAAAAGGTCAATCTGACCCGCCACTCTCAAGGTTCCGTCTTCTGATTGATAATAGATAAGGTATTCTGGATATACTCCATTTTCTAAATCTAAATCTGTATAACCCTGTTTGCATTCAAATTTCCCACCTAATCCAAATTTTTTTAAACTAATATCCTTGGGCTTTTTATAATATTGATTTTCAAGCTCAGCATGGATTTTAGTGCCTCTTTCACAAGACTCTTTATTAGTCTTTTCCCATTCCTCTAGTATTCCTTCTTGTATCTTATTAAACTCTTCAGTAGAAATATCATATAAATCCAAGATTGATGTATCGAATCTTTTTGTGGTAAGTAATGATTTTTTTTCTATTCCCCAATTCTCTTTAGGTATAAGTTTTTCTAAAGCTTTATATGCGCTCCAGAATTCTTTATCAAAAGGTTGAGTAAATTGGTGAATAAGAGTAGTTACAGAAATGTACTTAGAGTTGTCATTTTCATTCCAGTAAAGATGTGCTTCATCATTATAGCAAACTTCACCATTCTTTTTATCAATTTTCATGCTCATATTATTTTTTATTTATCGTTGCATTATAATTTAGTAACGTAGAAAGTATTTGTGTGGATGGTGCAATACAAGTATTATAATATCCTAAATAGTATTGTTTAGGCTTATCGTAGAGTACAACAATTAACCCTATTGGAGCTGCCGCTCCATCTGAATCAATGCCATCAATTGGATAGATAGCTGCAGCGTGCGCTTCACATTGTCTCAACTTTTTATAAAACTGAGGAAAATCTTCTTTTAGGAACCCAATAGAATCGGTTCTTAAAAATCCTAATCTTCGTATCTTTCCTACTTCGTCAGAATATTGCAAGTAAGGAAGGTCACTCCAAAGTCCAGTATAGCTGTCCGCTAACCCTGTGGGAGAATCAGTTAATGCCGTTAAAAACATATATGAAAATCCTTGTAGACTTTTCTTTGTGTTGTGAAACGATATTAGAATTACGTTTGTAGCATCTGCATCTTTATTCTTAATATTTTCAATCTGCTGTTTAATTTTGGGTGACATTTTAATAGAGTATTCCTCTGCTTTTCTGTTGCTATATTCAACAGATTCAATGTAATCAGTTATAAATACCTTACCTTGATTTACTAAACATACTTGAGTACACCAAAATAATAAGGCTACAATGATAATTGTTTTAATCGTAGGATTGATTTTGTCGATATAGCTAAACACCTTTTTGAAGAAATCTAACATGTTAAATACAATACTTCTTTTTAAATTTAGTTAAATACTTGCTTTTAAAATCTTTTTTAACATTTTCTACATTATTCCATATAATATCACTATTCATTTGTTAATGTGCAAATTTAGCGATATTTTTGTAGTCTACAAAATAAATTTATTAATAATTTATACTATGATAGGAAAAATTAGTTTATCGGAATCTTTAAAGAATGCTGCACTAGCATACTTAGAAAGTTTAAGTTATGACGCTGCTCTACGTTTTAAACGAGGAGGACGTCTAGTTCCTAGATGTAAAAATGGAAGTGGAATTCATATTAAAAAAGAAAATAGAGGCAAGTTTACAGCATCTGCAAAGAGAGCTGGACAAAGTGTTCAAGAACATGCACGCTCTGTATTAAACAACCCTAACGCCACTCCGTTGCAAAAGAAGAGAGCTAACTTTGCCAGAAATGCTGCTAAATGGAAGCATAAAAATGGAGGAGTTATTCTTAGATGTAATAATATAGATGGTGAAAGTTTTATAAATTTATTACGAAAAAATTTCACCAATTAACTTTTAAATTTATTAAAAGGTTAATGATAATGAAATTTAAAGAATCTAGTTTATTAAAAAAACACAAACAACTCCTCGGAAACAAACGGGATAAAAGAAAAAAAGTAGTAAAATCTACTTCTCCGACTCCAGATTTAAAAAAGGCAGTAATTAAGAAACAAGAAGGGGGAACTTTATTTTCCATATATAACAGTATAGACCCGTACATTCCCCCAGCGATTGATTTCAATGCCCCAGAATTAGAGACTGAAATAGTTACTAATCCCATTAAAAAACGGCAAGCGAAAGTAATAGAAGAAGCTAAGAAATCTACTACAAATTCAGAAGCTCAAGAACTTAAAGAAATAAATTCTGAAGTCCCCTCGAAAAAAATTCCTAAATCTTCTGAAACTTGGAAAAGTCCTTATTCAAATAAGAATGAATGGGTGTCTGACCTTACTAATGCTTATAAGAAAGCCGGAATTACTAATGATAATGCAATAAGGATGCTGATATCTCAAGATGCTTTGGAAAGTGGATGGGGACGTTCTGCGCAAGGAAAATTCAATTTTGGCAATCTGACTACTGGCAGTTCATGGAAAGGAGCCTATGTAGAAGGTAAAGACCATGATGCCAAAGGGAATCCAATTAAGCAAAGATTTAGAGCCTATAATTCTATGGATGAGTATGCAGTAGATAAAATTCAATTTTTAAAGAGACTATATGATTTTGACGAGAACGATGATATTGATAAATTCATATCTAAACTAAGTGGAGCTAATAAAGGCAAGAGAAAATATGCAGAAGCTACTAATTATGCCACATCTTTAGCGAATGTATATAACAAGTTTGCAGAAGGTGGAATTATTAAAGCACAGAACGGTAGCAAGTCAGAAGAACTATTAATAAAGAAAGCCCTTGAATTTGGACAAAAGACATCCGAAAAAATGTCTCCTTATGATATAAGACTGATAGACTTCATAAAGAGCAAAGAAGGATTTAGACCTAAGCCAGAAAAGGATAAGACAGACGGTAAATGGACTGTAGGATACGGGCTTACCGACCCAAAGCTAATACGTAAATATAGAAATGGCATTACAGAGGAAGAAGCATCTAAACATTTGATACAGCATTTACAAATGGGAGCCGATTCTCTGGTAACAATGCCCTATTACGATAATCTGAATTTAGGAGAAAAGACAGCGTTAAATGATTTAATCTATAATGTTGGCTGGAATAAGTTCAAGAACAGTAAAAGACTGCAATCGCATTTAAGGACAGGAAATGATGCTGGTGCAAAGAAAGAGATGAATCATGGAGAACACCAAGCAAGAGGTCTAAAGATTCGTAGAAATCAGAATAGACAAATGTATGACAGTACCTTTAGCTGGAAATATAAGAAAGGTGGAGTTGCTAAGTATCAGCCAGGTGGTAAGACTTATACAGGTAGTACTAGTACTAACTACTACGGTGATGTAGTACATCATCTTCCAGTTTGGAATAAAGACGGAGAAACTAATGTGGGTTTACCTGAAGTAGTAGTTACTCCTAGAAATAACTTGAATTTAGGAGAAGCTGTAAATAGAGGAAGAAATGCCGCAGGAAATGTAGGTAAAGAAATACTCTCTGCCGTTACACCATTAGGAGATATAGAATCAGCGAAAGGCATTTATAATGATGCGACATCTGGTAATTATGGAAGTGCTGCATTAGGACTGGGATTATTAGCGTTACCTAACTTTATAGCGAAACCTTTAAAGGCATTTAAACGAGTAGGCAGTAAAGTTATTAGAGATTTTACTAATAGTCGAAAATTGGGAATTGTCTCTCCACAATTTCAAGGCAAATCAGATATAACTGACAGATTTTTAAAATACGTAGGTGGTGGAATTAAAGGCGACCCAATAAATATGAATAATCTTTCTGGAGTTCAAAAAATGCAAGCTATTAAATTGCAAGAAGCTGGGGTCGATTTGTCTAGAATAAGTTTACAAGATTTGCAAAAATCCATAAACCAAAGAAAGTGGGATATTGTTAATTCTGCTCCAAATGGAAGATTTAATGTATTAAATCCTAGTGAAGCATCTAGCAATGTTCAAAATGTATTAGACTTTATAAAGGATAAGAACGGCTATTCGAGAGTAGGACGTACAGAACTACGGATAAATAATAATACTAAAAATATTCAGATAGGGCATACGGATAATGAATCTTCTAATAAGACAATTAATAAGGTAGCCGAAAGAGGATTAAATTCTGCCATTCAATTATCTAATCAAGACGGATTAAACGGAGTCCTTTCTGGGGAATACTTACTATCTGCGCCAAAAACATATAGTGTATGGAAACATTTTAAAAATAAAGAATTGTATGGAAATTACGGAGAGCACTCTAACACTAATATGATAAACGAAGCTATTCGCACTGGAAAGATAGAACGGACTCCTGATATAGATGAAGAAATTATTATTGATAATATCGAACAAATGAAAGGAGATGCAACAAGAAGATTACTACTCGAAAATGCTCCTGTTTATAGATTAACAAAAGAATCAGGATTGCCTACTAAAACTAAATCTGTAATATTTGACCCAAGTATTATAGATAAAAATGGAAGAATGAATGTTGATTGGAATAATCCAAACATTTATAAAGCATCTATCCCAATTATATTTGGATTAAATTCAACTAGAGATGAATGATACTAGATACAAAATATTAAAGCAGAAAAAAAGGTGGCTATCTCTCTTTGCCGAATTATATAGTGACAAAGAATACGATAAGATTATGTGTTTATACAATGAACTTGTATCAGATAATATCCTTAGACATACTATTGAAGATATAGATTCGGTTGATGACAATAAAGAATTTAGAATATTAATGTATGTAGAGTTTGCACTTATAAATAAACACTCAGATATTGAGGTGTGGGATAATTTATAAATAAATGAATTATGACTGATGAACAATTAGAAAAGTATTATGATATAAAAAGAAAATATAATGGATGTATTCTAAAGGATTCACAATGTCCATTAAAAGACCACTGTAACGGATTAGTAAGAAATAAATGTAAAGAGTATGTACCTAGCGAATATCTTTGGGTAATAGAAGATATGATTGAAGGGTATCACAAAATAGAAGAAGTAGAATTTATAAGGAAGTATATTAACGGGGACATCACTTAACGTCCCCGATTCTTTGAGATTTTTAGTGGGCGGAGATTACTAAATTCGTTACTTCCGCCATCTTTAATAGGTTTAATATGGTCAACTTCCCAGCCTAATGAGCTACTGGCATCTCCGTATCTACTTCTCATTATAAGATTACCATAATCGTCAACTCTATATTCTGACTTAGAAAAAATTGAACTAGGTTTGCCTTTATTAAATATAGCATCTAACTCTTCTTCCGTCCATTGGGGTCTACGTTTAGGTGTAATCTTCATAACTAATAGATTTAAATTAATAATGCAAATATACAAATTAATATGAATTATGAAAAATGAATTAAATAAATGGATGAAAGACACAGGAGCTAAAGGGCTTAAAATACGACTACATAATAATGTATATGGAACGTTAATAGCCATATTTAGAAATGATACAAAAAAGATATGTGTATGTGAAGTTGATAATACATACACGTTCAACGAAGCGGAAATAAATAGTACAGATTGGAAATTGGCAACTTACATTCCAGTAGAAATATTGAAGAATCTATGAATTATGGGAAATGAACTAAATAAATGGATTAAAGTTTCAAAAGAAGAGGATAAATGTATTGGCGTTGTAGTACATAACAAAGAGCAAAAGCCTCTAGTAATATTGCATACAATTAAAGACATTAATGGAGATGAAGCATTTGTATGCGCATCAGATAATGGATTTCGTTTATTAACAAAAGAAGGAGATGCAAATTGGAACGAATCTCCTCTACCTAAAGAATTAATAGATTTAGTTTATTGATTGTGCTGAGTATTCACTATAAAATTGTTGCCTTTTAACAGGTCAGTTTCGAGTTCTTCAAGATTATTAAGGTCTAATGTATACCAAACGCCTATATATGTAGCTAGATTCATAATTTTCTCATCTATAGGTTTATCTTTTAAACTTTTATGGTCTTCGTGTCTACTTGGAATATTAACAGACCTTCCGCCATATATGAGTTCTCTGCCATTAGATGTATAATTTGTATAGACATATAATCCTCCAAAGTCAGAGGGTAATTCTATATTAATAGGATACACTTTGAACTTGTATGACTGTTTAGAAATACCATAAAGTATAAATTCTGTTTCTGGCATCATAATCTTAGATTTTAAAATTAATAATACAAATATAATCAAAATATAGAAAATGAAAATAATTCACACTAAACATTTCCCCTTTGGAAGATATAGTACTATTAACTTATTTGGAGTACTATTTACTAAGAGAGATAATCTAAGTAAAACTACTATAAACCATGAATCTATTCATACAGAACAGATAAAGGAGATGTTTTACATATTCTTCTATATCTGGTATGGGCTGGAATATATTATTATAAGGCTATTTCATCTTACTAAAGACGGACAACATAAGACTTATAGAGATGTTAGTTTTGAGGAAGAAGCCTATAACAATGAGAAGAATTTAGACTATTTAAAGACTCGCAAGCATTATTCATGGTGGAAGTACATAAAACCAAATAGCAATGAGATTCACTGAATTTCTAAAAGGTGTAATATCTTCACATTCTGGAATATCATCTAAAAGGCTATGTGGAGTAACAGGATGGTTTGTAGCTATTGGAGTATTAATATATTGTACTATAGCTACAATTCAAGCACCATTAATGATAGATACATTTTTAATTTGTGTCATGGCTTTACTTGGCATAGATTCAGTAACAGGTATTTGGAAAAAATTTAATAATGGAAATAATAAAGAAAATAATACAGTGGATGAAAAGTAATGATAAGTTTGCTCACTTTATCTGTAACTTTTTAATTGTAGTAATATTAGGAATCATCTTTAGTCCAGTTATTGGATTAGCGGCAGCTTTAGTAGCTTCGTTCAGTAAAGAAACTTATGATGAATTTACAGAGGATGGTTCTGGATGGGATTGGAAAGATGTGCTAGCCGACGCGATTGGAATAATGGCAGGATTAGCTATTTTGTAAAGATAATATGATTGGGGATTTTTAATTTTTAACGTCTATGAGAAATTTTATTTTTGATGTGTGGGTTTGGACTAAAGATAAACATTCCAGACCCTTGAAAAGTATTAAAATTGAGTGTAAAGAGTTTCCTTCTGATAGGGAGTGTTGGGAATGCATGGCTAAAGATGATGAAGTTGCTCCTTATATGAAAAGTTCTAGTATGGAAATTTCTTTTAATAATTTAAGAGAATATTGTAAATAAAAAAAGGCGGCTCTATTCAGAGTCGCCTTTTATTTTATCCCATTCGTCCTCAAGTTTGTTATATAGCTTGATAAAACTTTCCCCTTCAGATTCGTATACTTTTACTCTAGTATCCATATTATATACATATAAAGTCCACCTTTCTAAATTAATTCCTGTACTGAAGTAAGGAAAGCAATTAACTACTAAGAAATAAGGTTTATGAGTTTTATTCCAACTATTTATTAATTGATGCATCATTCTTTTATATATAATTGACAATGACAAATTCCTTTATCCATCTCTCTGAACTCTTTGCACATACATACTGTATCGTCTGTTCTTTCTAAAGAACAAGGACAATATCTTTTTCCATATTTTTCTTTGTTTCGTTTCAATCCAGACAATACAGTTTCTTTTATTTCTTTATTATCAGTTACTTTAATCATTCTTACTAATTCTTTTACATAATTATTTACAGCCTCATCAAATGCGGTATTTGTTATTATAGGTTCGTCGTACCAAGGCTCAGAAAAAGTTATTACAATTTCACTCATCGTATTTCAGAAAGTCCTAATATACAATTACAAATTAATGGAGTACCAGAAGCTTTGGCTTGTAAATAATTAGAGCAAGATTTACAGGGGCTTTCATTCCAAGTTTCTATTATATCAGAAGTACTTTCAAGTTTGTACACTTGGCTTTTATAATTATTATTTGAAGTTGGTATAGTCTTTTCGGAACCATTTACCAACTCGTCTCCATTTAAGGTTTGAAGTAAAGTTATTAAAACTTTTAGTTTATCAATTTCGTTTTCTTTTCCGACTAAAATGTCGTATATTTGTTGAAGAACTATTTCTTTTAGATTTTTAGTCATAATATAAAAATATAGTTTCCATTTCCGGAAAGTAATAAATAAAGTAATTATCTGCTATGTAAGCATTCATATATAAAGCTTCTTCTACCATGTCTATTTCTTGTTTATTCATCAGTATGTTTATTTTTCAATTCCTCAATTTCTTTTTTTAAAGCATTATTCTCGGAAATTAATTTTGCATACTCTTGCTCTTTTGATGAAAGTTCTTGTTGTTTAACATTTATTTGATTTATACAAGATTCGATATACCCTTCAACATTTTTAAGGTATATTATACTTCTGCGAATTTCTTCTATCATCCTAAATATTTAATATTGTCTATTTGAATTTCGTAATTATCAACTACTGTTCTTGCCGTATTTAATCCGTATTGTCCGAATAAAAAATCTACATCAGAATCGTCTAAATCATAGGCGGGTATCTTATCTAAGATATCCGAAGCAAATTCGTAGAGCGAATTAAGTTTTGCCAATGTCATATTTCTTGCTTCTAGAATGGTAATAGGATAAGGAAGAATAGAATATACCAGTTGTTCTTTTAGATTTAAATATTCTTCAATTACATCTTCTCCTATTAAATCTATGTTTGGAGTATCTATATTTTCATAATATTCTCTTGTGAATGAAGTATCAGATACTTTATAAACTATCTTGTTTCTATTATCCGCAATGAGAACTAACTGCGGAATGTGCACAAATTCTAAATTTTGAAGAACTTTATTGAGTTTTGTAGCATCTGAAGCTGTAGCTACTAAAATAGTTTTTCCTTTTAAGAAGCCTTTTAGTTCGTCAAAATTATTAAATGTAAAATTTTCTCTTTCTGAAGTAATATCGTTCATGTAATTATAAAGTTGGATTTGAATTTATTCCTCTCAATCTATTTATTTCTTGTTGCATTTCCTCAATCTTATTCGATAAAATTTTTATTGTTCTACTATTTTCTTCAATCTTTTCATCGTGTTCTTCAAGTTTCTTCTTAATAAAGAGTACATCTTGAGCTATCTTAGTAAGGTCGAACAATTTTAGTTGAATCGGACATCCAGATATTTCATCTTTCTTTCCCGTATCAAGTATTTGTAAGACTCCTTTATTTTCCAATTCTTTATTTCTTCGATGTATAGTTGTCGCACTTAATCCAATTTGCTCTGCTAATTCCGAATCAGAGTATGTCATTTTTCCATACCCTTCTTCGTCTTTGTACATATGCTGTTGGGTTAGAATGATGTATATTCTTTGTTGTGTGGTGAGGTCTACATCCCTCATAAACTTATACGTAAACATTTCGAAATTTTTGGAGAGAGGGTTAAACTTGTATATATTTCTTCTCCCTTCTTTTCTTACAGTTATATCTCCATTTGCGACAAGATGTTTGATAGCTTTATTGACAGTTGGTTTACTTATTCCGGCATCTTTTGCGATAGTTTCCATTGACGGAAACGCCTCGTAAGTATCTTTATTCATATAGGTTTTTAAATAGCTATAAACGTATACATCAGTCGGGTCTAAGTTACTTTGTTTGCACATATCGTTCGGAACTCGAATGTGCTGAGGTACTTTTTCTGCCATACTCATTTTTAATATTTGATGTTGCAAAGATACGACAATTTCTTAACAGTAAAAAATATTAACCATTAAAGTTTGTTAAGTGCTTGATACTCAATAAGTTAGCAAAATTTTACTAAACCATTTTCAAAATTGAACTATTCAAAAGCAAAATTTAACCGATTGCGGACAAATTTTTACTCTAACTATACTTAATCTATACTTAATAAGAACTATATATAATACGCTCAAGCTTCGCTTTTCGCTTTGAATATATCTTTCTATATGAATTTTTTAGTTTATACGCTCTTCTGCTCAATTTTTTACTTTCTTGTATATGCGCGCGTACGCACGTACATTATATATATGATTCGCAATTCGCGAATTGCAAATTTTAGTCAGATAGAAAAAATTAAGTAAAGAGGTACATAAGATAGTATAAAGGTACTTAAATATAATCCCCCCCCCCTTCTGTGAAAATAATGAAAATAATTATATGAAAAATATATAGGAAATTTATAGAAATTATGTGCGAGAGAGTAGAGTACCCTCTAACACCCCCCTAGGGTATTTGAAGAAAAATGAAAATAAATTTTCCCTTTTCTTCAAAAATTTGTTTAACAATTAAAACAAAAAAAGATATGAAAACAAAAGAAGCAAAGAAAGAAGTTAAAAACAGCGTGCGCACATTCGCCAACAGTAAAACGGGCTTATCTTATACAGATATGTGCCGTTATTACGGTGCAGACTATGCCGTAAAAGTTTTAAACAACTTATAAGTAACCAAACGGGCAAACGAAAGTTTGCCCACATTCATAGAATTTATATATAGTATTAATTTAAAAAATTTAACAAGATGAAAACAGTATTAAACATTGAGAAGTTCAACAGCGGTAAAATTGCAAACTACGTAAACAACGCACAAAGTGCGGGAAGTGATAACGGGCTATCTGCAAATTATCGAACGGCAATTATTCCCGTAATTGTATCGAAGAAAATTGCAAGTTCGGGAACGGAGTTCGGAGCATTTGTAACGGCTTTATTCGACGAAAACGGCGAGTTCGTGAAAACGGGTGCGGTTTCTATGAATAGCGTATTTCGCTTGCTTCGTCTTTGTGAAGATATGGACAAATTGCCTGAAGACTTCACCCAAGAAATGATAAACAAGCTGCCGACCGTTGAACTTATAGAAGGTTGCAACCGCGCAAACGGCAAAAGTTTGTTTGAAGTTCTGCAAAACTTCCACAAAAACAACTTAGTTATTGTAAAGAAAGAAGAGCGGCAAGTTATTGCGCAAAACTTCAAAGACAATAAGCCAGTAGTAGAGGGTACAACTATTCGCAAAAGAAACATTTTCACAACGGAAGAAGATGCCGAAATATATGCGAAATTGCCGGAAGTGTATGCAGAAATTTTTGAAGCAAAAGACGACACCGAAATAAAGAAATATTTCGAGGCTGCCGGCATTGATTACAACCCGAAACGCTAACAATAACAAAAGCAAAAGTATAGGGAGCACGAGAGTGTTCTCTATACTCTCTATTTTTTTCTTGCATCCCTAACGTAGCAGCCCTTATATCCATAAGCAAGCCTTAAAGTAGAATATTTCTAATGTAGCTTTTATATAAATGTATCACGCAGAAAAGCATTATGGCAAGAAATCTGGACAATTTAAAACTGTGTTAGGTTATGTTCCAGATACAAAAACCAAGATAGTTCGAGCACTTCCTGGAAATGAGATTTATCCAGTAGAACGTACTCAATCCAGTCTTCCTCTCATGTATATGCTTCTTCATAAAGGAGAAAACGATAAAGTTTGGCAAATAATAAGGTTATGCAGAGTGTGAGCAGTAGTGATGAGCGAGCGAGGCCTCTCACTTTCCCCCTCATTTTTGACCTATTTTCCCAATCTCAAAATTTCCCCATAAGAACGTTGCATATAGCTAAATAGATTTATTTTTTCATCTGAGGATATATTTACTCTATTTATATCCTATTTTTTATTTTCAGTCGTCATGGCGACTTTAAATAGACATTTAAGCCATGAGCGTTACATAAATTTTATTTTATGTAGGTTGTTGAAGCATAATGGGTATGCCTGGAGACTATAAGTTGTTGAGATAACAATTTAAAGGAGCATGGCACAGGAAGCTTTGATAGAGTATTCATAGTAAAATTTTTTACAGTTCGTCCATTTTGTCCCGGTATCTTACCGGGATTGGCATCAATGACTGAACCTTTACGTGGTGATGCTATAAGTAGGAATTTATTCCAAAACTAATCAGTTAATTAACAACAAAAAATAAGCAAAGATGGAACAGTATTTAGACGCAAAAGTTAAGAGATTTGTACAGAAGAGACTATTCTCTCATATTCCTAAAACTAAAACAATTTTAGGATTAGCAGGAACTTATCCAGAAAAATATATGGAAGTTCTTCCCTATCATAAACAAGTAATTTTAGTTGACTTCAATCCGGTAAATTCTTCTATTAGAAGAAATTCCTTAATCGGAGAATTTGACTTAGTTACTTCGCAACCGGCTCATCACAGTCCAATTACATTTGTAGATTGTGATTTTTGTAAATCAATCGTATCTTGTGGAGATGACCTCATCTATATTTACAATAAGATGAAAAAGTCTTTAGTCAAAAACAAGTACATTGCATTTACATTTAGTCTCAGGGTTGTTGGATTTGACGCTACTCTTGATTGGCTTAAAGTCAATTTTCCTGAATTGTCAGTTGAAAACAGAAATATTAATAGATATGTTCCTGAAATGAAACGTAGGCAATACATAAAAGAACTGAATCCCGCTCTCTACATTTACAGAGATTCTGGCGATAATATGATTTCTGGATTAATTAAATTATAAACAACTAACCAAATAACAAGATGAAAACAGTAACCATTCCCGAACAAGTAATTAAGCCCCTCATTGACAATCTTTGCAAAAGAGAGGGCACGTGTAAATTGGAAACGATTAGCAAACTTGTAGACCAATCTGGCCTCGAGACTGCAACCTCTAAGGACTTACTAACTCTCAATATTGTTCTCTTAATGTCTGGACAAATGCCAGATATTACAGAGTCTTTGAAGGGAAGTAGAATCATCGACAATGAGACTTATACATTTAGTAAGTACTACGCTATTCCTCAGATAGTAGAAGCAACATTAGACTGTCAGGGGCCTACGATAACGTATACATTTTCACTTGAAGAATGGATGGAAGGAGAACAGATATGCAAATAAAGGTTACATCAATAACGTTCGCCCTTATCATGGAGGGTGAACATATTCAACAGAGACTAGACAGACTTTCGGCACAAAAAGAAAGAGTAAAAATCAAATTATCTCAAGCTCTCATTAAATATGCCGATGACCCTAGTGAAAATAACAATGCCATTATTCAACTCTACGAAGATGTTCTTACCGACATCGAGGATGAAATGGCAACACTAATTCGAGAATTATGAGTTTATTCGAAATCAGACTGAAAGCATTATCTGGGGAGGAACTTGCACAGTTTCTCCCAGGAATGTTAGTCTCAGAACTTTTTTACGCCGAGGTGAATCTTGCCTGCACTCCACATGAAGATTCCAGAGAAATCAGGGATTACATTGACCAACTTTATCTTCTTGGCAAGCGACATGGTCTTAATACGTTCCTTATTCAGAAAATGGTAGAGGAGCAAGTGGAGGCGGTAAAACAACACCAATAGAAATCTTGTGAGTTACTTTAGGTAAAACTCTCATGCAACTGTTGAGTGGTGCGCAACACTCTGTACGAACTGACTGTTATACTATTAATGTAAGGCCCGCTAAGCAACAATGCTTATGGAATAATTCTTACATGAAAGCTGATTGCATATAAATTTTACCGTGACAGTGGTAATGAGAAAGGAAATATTGTGTATTCCCGAAAGAAGAGTTAGGGAATTAGGACGGCAGCCTAGTAGGGATAGCGATGAGGAAAGCACTACACACTAACTTATGTTTCCAAGTAGTCGAAGGCCAAGACGAAATCCAGCCGGAGTTGGTAACCTTACAACCATTTATTATATTTAAGTTCCCGATTTGTGGTGGCACTCAAGGAATATAGTTTAATAGGACAAAATGCATCCATTGATTACGGATGAGACTAGGGGTTCGAATCCCCTTATTCCTGCAATTCTTTGATTTGCTTATTTTGTTTTGGGAGTGTTCGGTTCGAGAGAATAGAGTGCTCTATTTTTTATGGGCCTGATTGATTTTGACCGCGATTGATGAAGTAGGGAGACATGTAGAGTTGGCACCAACTCTTTAAAATGATGCAAAACAATAACTGGAGAAACTGAAGGTTATTTAAGAATGGCAGCCTAAGCTGCTGGCTTACTATTAGAAATATTAGTGTAGTCGGGTTACGGGAGAAACCTAGAAACAGAAGAGGTGTGGGAAGAAGCATTATAGAGCAGCCCACTTAACTTGAAAGCCAAAGGTTAGTAAAGCTGAGTCTCTTACGTCATAAAACAGATGGAAGATGTGTTCCATGAGATGCGACGAATCTCTAAAGTATCATCCCGTTCTCCAACGTAAAATGGAGTGGTGGAGAGATTTCGGTCTTCCCTGCAGTTTGATAGTTTGTATAAAGGTTATGATGTTCCGGTTGGGCAGTACAATCTTAAAACTATCTACATGCTGAACTCAACAGCTGATGTAATAAAATAGAGAAACATGTAATCTCACTATGTAGCGTTGTAGGGACGAGGGTTTGATTCCCTCCAGGTCCACTTATTTATTAATCTATAATACCTTTATATTATGTGTTTAGAAGCAGCAAAATCTATTCCAACTGGAGAATTATTAGCATATAAACTTATCGCCAGAAGAAAGGAAGATGGGGTCTTTGTAAGTCCTATACAGAAGTCTCATGTTTGGAATACTAATCGAGTAGTTGTTCTTGACGATTCTCCAGAAATTTGGGAGAGTTCAACAGATGCTAAAATTGGTAAAGGTTTTATCCATACATTTTCGGAAGAAAAGCCACCTATGTATCAAATTATACAAACAATAAAAGAATTTGTAGGAGGTTGGTATTATTACTTCGACCAAGTCTATGATACTTACGATTTAGGAATCATTCAATGTAAGCTAGGAGGCACAATGTATAAAGGTCTCGATGAACTAGGACATCCAGGATTCGCAAGTACAGATGTTGAACTTATTCCAGAATCTTATGAGTGTTTATTTAAAAGCTATGAAGACGTACAAAATGCTGTCGAAAAATATTTATAAAAAATGCAGATACTAGAACAGTTGTCCGATAGAAAATTCGTAGTAGAATTAGACGATTACGATTTCGATAGAACTAGAGAAATGCATGTAGCTCATGACTATGTGCGTTTTTGCAGCAATGAAGGGCTACAAGCCAAATCAGGAGTTGAATTGCATACTGTAAATACTTGTGCCAATTGGATTCCTATGAGGCAAGAAGTTACTATTCCAATTAGAGAAGTGATTTCTGTTGTACTTCCTCATCTTTGTAGACATGAATATTGTCAGCCTGAACACATCAATCCTGATAAGTATAAGTACGATACTGGACGGATTCGATACCGCTCTAAAGAAGGAACCGAAATGATAGCCATTCGTCCTAGAAATCAGAATGACTATATTCATATACCTTATTCTGTTTATAAACAAATAAAGGAAGAAGATTTATAATTTAAACTGCTAGATTTATGAGAAGTAAAAATTCAATTCAAGCTTGTGAAACTTTTAACAAGTCAAGAGAAGAAAACAAAGGTTTACAATACACATGGGAACAAATGAGAAGTGTGCTTGGGAAGGCTATTCCCTACGCAAATTACATTACTCAGCAAGATGTTGTATCCATGGGGATTATAAATAGAGTAAAGAAAGGAGTTTATACTTTCCCATCTGAACCAGTGTATATCGGTAAAATCGAAACCCTGATGAAAATTGCTAAATCCCGTTTTGAGTCCAGAGGTAACAAAGTAGAAGTCGTACACGCTGAAGTTGCTGATGATGTTGAAGAGGCAATAAAAACATTGAAAGAAACTGGCGAGTACCGTATTTTGAAAAAAGTCGTACACATCGAATGGGAGGAAATCTAAATGGCAGTTATACAGCAAGTATATTTTGCTAAAGAAGGATATTCTATTTATATTAGAGCAATCAAGCCAGACGAAGATAATCCTGAATCTGGCTTGATTTGGATTAGTGGAAATCCTTCACGTTTAGTAAGAAGAGAACGATATCATATCAATATCGCCTCTAGGTTGGTAATTACAGACTCTTATCAAATTCCCTTAGAATATATCCATAATTTTTTAGTAAATAATGGTTGTATGGAAGAAAAAGATGGGGAACTATACGTAGTATATAAAGAGGTTGAATTTAATCCAAATTTAAAATGAAACTCGAATTAAGTCATTCAAATATTCAAGAAGTTTTCGAAGCCATAGAATTGGCATCCGAGTATGGATTGCGAGCAGAGGTTATGACTTCTGCTATTGGAATTGCAAGAGAAAATCCAGAGTATGATATGGAACAAGTCCTTATAAGTGCTCTCTTAGAATGGAATATACGATGTTAGAGAGGTTTTGTTTATTCTGTAAATACAACTTCCGCCTAGTTGTGTTTCTGTATGCTATGTGCATAAGTATAACTGCAGCTGTACTAGCTACTCTCAGCACTTCTCTTGTTATCCTCTTTTTAGTGTGTTCTTTGTTTGTATTTGGTGTATTAGCATACTTCGGAGAAGAATATCTTTCTAACCGAAAAGTAAAGATTCTATATAAGGTAAGGAGGCCTTTAAATTATGACAGCTAGTTTCTGGGGAGGCGTTATAGCTTTCCTTTTGGTATTCTATATTGGTAGTTTCATCTGTAAAGCGAGGAAAGGGTTTTGACGTGGAGATATTTATGAGTATTATCCTTGGAATTATTGGAACTCTTGCTTTTGCTGCCGGATGTAGTCTTATGTATGTTATTTTTTGTGAACTTTTTAAACGATTATAATGGTAGGATTTGCATTGTTTATTGTATTGCTGTGTTGTTTTATTATGATAATCACAGCTTTAGTTAATACCGAAATCGTACCTTCGGTCTTGTTTGGAATATTTGCAGGAGCTTTATCTGTGGTATTATCCATGATAATATTTCTGTGTCCAATTTCAAAGGAATCCGTACATGTTGTAATTAGTTCGAAGGTTGGGGTTTTGGAGATTGATAACACTCAATATCATATTAAAGACGTATTTCGGGCTAGTGAGGACTCGACAATAGTAAAATATGTATGTGATGATGAGTTTCCTGCACAAGATTTGAAATTTACAAAAATTAACTAATAAATGTTTGTGCTTCCAGAAAAATGTTGTATCTTTGCAACTCAATAATCAACCAACAATCTTTATGAGCAGAAGTAGAAAGAAGCATCCTATTGTAAAGGATAAGAGCGGACACACATGGTATAACCGTATAATCAGAAGACGTCAAAGACAACAAGTGAAAGAAATCTTAACTTTGCAAGACGTGATGGACTACGAAATTTCAAATCCTAAAACATTTGTAAATGATTATGATGTTTGCGATTATGTCATGCACATGGGAAGACTTAACCGTTTTTGGAGTAAGATTTTTGACAAAGACTGTGTCGAAAAAGCCTTAAGGAAATAAAAGGATGGCCGAATGGTGGAATTGGTAGACACGTCAGATTTAAGCTCTGATGCTCCGAAAGGGGCGTGTGGGTTCGAGTCCCACTTCGGCTACAAGTATAATTAAAAAATATGAATGAACATGTTTAGCGAAAAAAGAACATCTATTTATGACACAGTTCCAAATACTGGTCAAGGTTCTGCTTCTCCAAAGTTCAACAATATCTTTGAGAGGGAACAATTCAAGAATGAGCATCAAACTTATTCTGGAAATATGAGTGTGAAGTATACTACGACCGGAAATCCGTTCGTTGATGATTTTGCATTGATTGCTAATTACAGAAACCCTAGAACATTTGAAGAGGTTTCAAAAACAATGCAAAATCTATATTGGATTGACCCGTTGTTAGCCATAAAAGAAAGTACTTACATTCGTTTGATTACCCGTAACTCTAAGTTATTTACTGGTAAGAAATTGAGTGTTCAAAGAGGACAAGGACTTAAGGCTGAATTTTTCATGAGATTAGTTTGGTTAGCTACAAAGCATCCAGATGTCTTTAAGAAAAACCTGCCTGTCTTCGTTGTTGCTGGTTCTTGGGATGATATTTTTGAAATTCTTAGATTGGATTTGGAATATCATGGTGCAGCGAATCGTGTTCTCGACTGGAAATTTATTATTAAGTTTATTGTTAGTGCTTTAGGTGACAAAGACCAATGTAACTTAGTAAAGAAGTATCTTCCGCAGATAAAGCCTGTTTCTAAATGTCTTTCTCTTCGCTCCCAATGCAACAACTTCATTGCAAAGAAAATCGTGAAAGCAATTTTTGATTTGGGAGAAACTGAGGCCGATAAACAAAGAGCTTATAGGGCTTATCGAAAACTCAAAGCTTCTGGAACTGCACATCAATGGCAACAAGCAATTAGTCGTCAAGATTATGAAAATCTTAATTTTAACACGATTGCTGGCAGAGCGTTAAGTGCTCTTGCTAAAGGTAAGTTTCTACAAAATCACGGGCTTGAAGAAGCTTATGAAAAGTGGCTAGCTTCTAAACCTGTCGCAAAGTACACTGGTTTTGTTTACGAGTTGTTTCCCGATTTTGGTTACTCAAGACCCAGCTTCAAAAAGTACCAAGAAGAAACAATCAACAAGCAGTTCATGCAATTAATTGAGACCGCAAAACAGGACATGAACAGAGAAACGAAACTCATCGCAGTTCTTGATACATCTGGCTCTATGACAGCCAAGGCTTCTGGATTGAATGTTTCGGCATATCATGTTGCAAAATCTATCGGCTTGTATCTATCTCATCTTCTTACCGGGGCATTTAGTAATACAGTGTTAGAATTTAGTAACTCTTGTAAAATAAAGTCTTGGAAAGGAGATAGTCCGGTGGAACAGTTCTACAATTACCACGGTGATGGTTGGTGTGGAACTAATCTGTTGTCAGTTGCTAATTTACTCGTGCATTTGAAGCGAACAGGTTACAAGGAGGAAGATTTTCCAACTGGAATCGTTTGTATCTCTGACGGGGAATTTAATGGCAATCACAAGAACTCTCCAATCTTTACTCAATTCAGAAATGTTTTGAGAACCGAATTTTCTGAGGAATTTGTTGATAAGTTTGTGATGGTTCTCTGGGACATCCCTAACGGATACTACGGGGATAGGATTCGTCCTAAATTTGAATCACTCTGTGATGAAGGTTATACTTTCTATATGAGTGGATTTGACCCTGCAGGTATAGCGTTCTTAACTGGACAAACTGCAGTTGAAAGTATTCCACGCAATGCTGAGGAGCTATTTCAAGTTGCGATGAATCAGGATTTGTTAAACATGCTTACTCTTTAAAAAGGTAGGCAATAAGTAGCTATATGAATCTAGTTGTCTCCAAGGCGTTGGTGATAAGATAACCCGGTTTATATAGTTTACTTTAGGATTAAGCACAGCAAGTATTCTTATAATACTGAATTATATTCGACTAGACAGCTCTGTAAAGACCTCGAAGGTATGAGAGATGTGCGACCTTAATCCGTTTTCTTAGTACATCTCTCAAATAATAAAGGAGAATAAGGAGCGACCCACAGACTAAAAAGGAGATTGAGATGTCTGTGGTTTATTGGGAATATCGTATAGGTGGTCATTTGTACGTTGGACTGAAAATCCGAAGGCTGGGGTTCGACTCCCTGTGTTCCCGCTATTTAGTAACTAATTAAAGATTATTGTTATGCTAATATTGATTTTATTCTTTTGGATTATTCCATTTGTTTCAAGTTTGATTCTAGGCTGGATGAATTTCAAAGGTTCCGTCCTTTCTGTAAGAAATATAGTTAAATTTGTCTGCGTATGCGCTATTCCAATACTTAGTGTTGTATTAGCTGGAGTTTTGTTTATAGACTTAATTGATAAATTAGAAATGATGAACAAAAACGTTAAATTATGAGTAGACTTACTAAATATCTGGAATCTTTAATGACTAAATCGGATTCTGTTAAGGATAGTCAGACTACTCACAGTTCTTATTATCGTATACAGGGTTTAGAAATTGGAGTAAGCGACCATTTTCCTGAAGCTTCTAATATTTCATGCCATATTAGAATTGTAAATCCTTTGAATGCTAAAACAGTTTATTTAGTCCAGGTGAAAGAAGGACCACAAATATTGACGTTTAACTTAGCAGGAGTTAAGACTTTCATTTCTAATTACTTATATGTAAAGAAGATACAAGGATTAAATCGCGAAGCAAAAGCTAATAATGCTAAAAAGAACAAAACAGCTAAACAGACTTCTAAGAAATCTGCTCCAACGTGTAATATTAATGACCCTGTTGAATGGGTAAATTTTTGGAAAGAAGTAGCCAAAAATATTCCTAATTACAAGGTAATTATGACTACCAATAAAAAGAAAGTAACGTATCGTTTATTTAAAGGAGCATCGGTTTCAACGGTAGTAGAAAAGCTCAAAGCAGCTATTAAGGCAAAAGCTTTATATGCAGCAAGTTCATCTATTTATTTAAAAGAGTATTGGGAAAACTTATAGTTTTTCTCTTCTGGGTATGGTCGAGTTGGTAAGATGCTTGGTTTGGGACCAAGAGACCGCAGGTTCGAGTCCTGCTATCCAGACAAGAAGTAATCAACATTCACTATTAGTACAGCAATTAGGACTGTAGGGTGCCTTTTAGATGAATCCCTGATTACTCCAATTAACAGAGGTGAGTTCCCTTAAAATTGTTACCACGCACTAGTGCGGCTATTAGCTACTAGAGGACTTGGGGTGCCAAGAGGAAGAATTGTAGTAGCTATGTTAATTAGAACAAATCTGTTAATTGCTTTATGGGATAGCGCCAACGATGGAGAGTTGGGACGGACTGTAAATCCGTTGCCTTTAGGCTTAGTAGGTTCGAATCCTACCTATCCCACAATTATGTAAAATAACTTACCAAAAGATGATAAGAATTTCTAGAATTGTAGCTAAGGATAGAATAGCAGATTTGCTAGACTTGAATTTCGTATCTAAGATAACTCTTAGACAAGGTAGACAAGGATTCAAAAATCCTGCAATTTGCAGAGTGGAAATCTATCTCCAAGTAGATAATGATACAGAATACTTTAATAGTGTTATGAGTAACATTGTTGACTGGGGAAAGGAGCGTAATTGTAATATTGCTGTTACCACAGCAAATATGGCTCTACATGATGGATTTATTAAAGAGTCTGCATTTGATGACTTTGATTATCCTATGCCAAAAAAGTATAAGGACTTATGCAGCGTATATTCTGACGAATATTTTAGACTATTTAATAGGAGAAAGATATAATGGAAGACAAATATGAAGGGCTATCTGATGAAGAACTCAAAGAAATCTTCGAAGATATGCAGGCAGACTATTGGATAGATTATTATCAATCTATCTATGAATAAAACCCTATTAGCGAGACCTAGGGTATGGATTTTAGAAATATGTATACCCACTGCATATAGGTTAGTCATATTTAAATGAGGAAACCAGGGTTCTCTACTAGGTCGATTCGGGATTGTAACCGGTAATTGGTAGCCGCGCAGACTGTAAATCTGCTCCTTAATTGGACTGAAGGTTCGAGTCCTTCCGGGCCCACATTGTATATATCATTTGGTTAGTTAATTACAAAGATGTCTAACAGCAAATTTTTGACACTGCTTAACACGGATAATCAATAACAGACATCTGTTTACTGGGTGGTAGCCAAGTGGTCGACGGCACTAGTCTCCAAAACTAGCTGCGAAAGCACACTCAGGTTCGAATCCTGACCACTCAGCAACTCATTTTTTGAAAATTCTTTTCTGAACAGTTCGTGAGAATAGTTCAGAATTTTTAACAAATTACATTTGTATATATACAGAAAATGTAGTATCTTTGTAACCCAATTAAAACAATCTGCAGGTGTAGCACAACGGTTAGTGCTCCAGTCTTCCAACAAATAAATTATGCGAGAGTAGCTCAATTGGTTAGAGTGCCAGTCTTCCAAACTGGAAGTTGAGGGTTCGAACCCCTTTTCTCGCACTATGGAAACAAAATTATGTACAAAATGTGGACAAGTAAAGCCTGTTTCTGAGTTTGGTCTAAATAAGTCCAAGAAGGATGGACTACAATGTCATTGTAAAGAATGTGTTAAGGTCTACAAAAAGCAGCATTATGAAGATAATAAACAATATTATAAAGATAAAGCTGTAGCATATAGACAAGCTGGCAGAGAGTATTTAAATGATTACAAATCTCATTTAGTTTGCTCTAAATGTGGAGAGAATAGATGGTGGCTGTTAGATTTTCATCATATTAACCCTTCAGAAAAGGATTGTGAAGTATCTAAATTGATAGACGCTCCAAATAAATTAAGGAAAGAATTGGAGAAATGTATAGTTTTATGTGCAAATTGTCACAGACATTTGCATTATACACTTACACATCAAGAACTAATTGAATAAATTATGCAGGAGAGGTTCGATTCCCTTCACCTGCTCAAATTAACAATAAAGTTATGAAAAGAGATTTATCTACGATTGTTGAAAACAATGTTAAGTTTATTCAGCAGTACTCATTTGATGAGTGGGTATCAAAACTCAAGTTAGTGGCAATTGCTTGTATTCCTTTTCTTTCTTCTGCTAAGATTAAAGAAATAATGGATACGAAAAACTACTCAGTTGAGTACAATGAGCTTGGTATTAACCAAATTGTTATTATAGCTAATAGTCCAGAATGGGATAGTGTAAAGATTACACTGAACTGTATGGGCATACTTGTTAGTAGACAAGAAGGACATTCCAGGTTTGAACCCGTGAATACAATTCCGTTAGAAGTATTAAGAATGTTTGCTGATAAATAACGATTGTAAAGTTAACTGTTTCGACATTTTCAGTTTAAAATGCCAGGTTAATTCTTTCCTGTAAAACGAGAATCACGTCTGGTGGTGTTACAATCCAGCCGTCCTGTACGGTTAGAACAGGCTGTTCCTCACAGTGATAGTAGGCGGCTTCTGGGTAGTTCCCGTTATGAATTACCAATATTGCGGGGTGTTAGCAGAGGTAGCTAGTCAGGCTCATAACCTGAAGGTCGTGGGTTCGATTCCCACTCCCGCAACCAGAATAGAGACAACATAGTGTAGAGTAACATATCTGCCTTTAACAAGTAGAAGATGAGAGCGTAACGAACTCTTGTTGTGGACTATTAAATTTTAATAATTATGAAGATACAAATAACTTATTTAAAAAACAACGTCTCTCAAATAAAGAATCTTATTTCACAAGAGACTTATGATACCATAATAAAGCCTTTGTATGGTAAAATTTACAATTTGGAAATAAAACGATGTAGTCTAGGAAAGAAAAACAAAGAAGGTCTTATTATTGATAAGGAAATCTTTAGATTAAAGAAAGAGATTTCTAAATATGGAGAATATTTTACAAGCGAATCTCCTTTAGGTAAGGCTTATACACATGCGGCATTACTCCCCGAAGCTCGTAGACGTGGAACTATGGAGCTTCCCGACTGTCAAGGAGGCAAGCAATGTGTGGAATTTGAATTCGTAAATTAGTAGTTTATTTATAAATAAAGATGTCTTGCAGCAATTTTGTATGATTTATAGGGAGTCTTTAACTTTAACGTTGTAAGGGTTCAAGTCCCTTTGCAAGTCACCTTGGTTTGTATGGCGGAATTGGTAGACGCGAAGATTTAATCAACATGACATCTGATAAGCATAAATCCTTTCTAAGCCTCTCCGAATTCGGATATGGATGCTCACTAATGAGAGGAAATCTATCCTATCAATGACCGAAGTAAGAGATAGGTTGAGAAACTACTTACATGGACGCGTGTAAGCAAGTCTCGTAATCGGGCTGTAACTCAGCTGGTAAGAGTGCCAATCTGATACGTTGGAAGTCGCAGGTTCAAGTCCTGCCAGCCCGACACTCACCGTTTACTAAGTGCGACGATAAACTTGGGTGACTTTTGCTGTTGTTCAACAAGAAGCAACAGAGCTTGACAGAGCTTATAACTGCACAAGGCACGTTAGGTGTGACAAGGAGTTAACTCAATAGGATGGAGTAACCTATTTGAAAGTGGCTTCCTTTTAGAAGTAATTCCATACGTTTTATATAAAGGATACATACAGCAATTAAATTATTCTATTTTCTTGTAACGAAAGGGTCACTGGTTCGAATCCAGTAGGTGTAACGTTAAGAAGTCGGAGTTACAAACCTTAGCTTAGTTGGTAAAGCATTAGAAAAACCGCAGGTATCCTGTTCACAGTTCCTTAGCTCAGTTGGTTTAGAGCAGCTCCCTTACAAGGAGAAGGTCAACAGTTCGACTCTGTTAGGAACTACATTAAAGAAGTCTTACAGCAATTTTAAAAAATAGTAATAATTGGGTATTATTGATAAAGTGACTTCTGTTTTTGCCCAGATGGTCGAGTGGTCTAAGGCCGCGGTCTGCAAAACCGTTGTTTTTCGTGGGTTCGAATCCCACTCTGGGCTCTCCATTTTCTTTTTTTTTTGGTTAGAAAACTAAAGAGTACTTACAGCAAGTTTATTTTCAGCATCAAACTTTTAATTTGACACAGCTAAACAATGTACTCTGCCCGAAAGGGATAGGTTTGTGCTCGTAGCTCAGTTGGTCTAGAGCAACGGATTTTTAATCCGTGGGTCCTGGGTTCAAATCCCAGCGGGCACACAAGAACTCATCGTTTGTTGAGTTATTTATTTAACCTAAACTTAATTATTATGGTACAAATTGTTTTTGGAATCGTTGCGTTGGCTGGGATAGTCAGCAATATGAGTTACTTGAATAAGTAATTAGATGTTTTATTTATTAATTAAATCCTTACAGTTATGAAAAAAGTAGTAAATCTTTTAAAGAGAGCTGTCAAGTGGTATTTCAATTTAGCTGCACAAAGCTATATGTGGACTCCCACAGGGATTGTTCCTTATGTTAGGGAATAATCCGATGCCTAGGATTGATTAATTTTATGTAGTTTAATTTTGTACTTTAAATATTGGGGAGGAAGCTTAAGTGGTATATAGCTGCGGCCTGTTAAGCCGAAGACAGCGGGTTCGAGTCCCTCCCTCCCCGCGCCTTAAATTATATGTATATGAAAAAGGTTATTATGAAAAAAGACGATTTGCGTACCGGCATGAGAGTCGTTACTAAAAGTAGGCATTCTTATATATTTATAAGGAAGTTTGTTCATTCTTCTATAGCTAGTACAGTTGATATTCTCGTTCCTTTGCAAGAGGATGCTCCGTACGGAGTATTGTTTTTAGAATACTATGACGACAACTTAAAAAGAATTGAAAAAAGTAGACAAGAAAACAACATTGAAGAAATTTGGGATTCTGACTCGGCGGAAAGGATAGCCCAAATTCCAGACCCAAGTAAAGATACTCTGTTGTGGGCACGTAACATGTTGGAAGTAACTTTAGAAGACGTAGCCAAGAAATTTAATGTAGACGTTAACCATATTAAAATAGTAGAAAAATAAATGTATTTTGATTGGACTCCTACAGGAATAAAATACTAACCTAGCAAGGTTGAAAAATCCATTCGAGGTTTAAGTTGAAGCCAGCCCTTGCGGAAGCAACTATTAATTGCGGTACATGAAAAAAAACTTATCTGGTGTTGTTAAGTTGTGGAATCTTAACAGTGGAAATTTGCGAGCTATGTCACCAATTAAAAAGAAAATCTCGAAAAGGGCCTGTAGCTCAGATTGACTAGAGCATCTGATTTGCACTCAGAAGGTCGAGGGTTTGAGTCCCTTCAGGTCCACTAATACGGTGTTTATAGTTTAACGGTTAGAATAATTGATTGTGGTTCAATAGATATGGTTTCGATTACCATTAAACACCCATTTTGGAAGAGTAAGCCTAATTGCTAAGGCAGCGGTCTTGAAAACCGCCAGTAATCGTATAAAAGCGGTGTGTGGGTTGGAGTCCCACCTCTTCCTCAATTAAAATTAACATATTATGAAAATATTATCTCCAAAAGCAGCCAAAGAACTGAATTTGAAATCTATCCCAGATTTCGTGTTTGAAGCATTCAACAATTTACTTATAAAAAACTATGATGATTGTTGTGTTATTCTTCATGTAAAGGATGTAACAGAAGAAATTATTAAAGTATGTACAATCCCTGGAGGAATTTCTGAAGACGATATTTATAGAAATGGATGGTTGAATGTAGAATATGAATATAGAAGAAATGGATGGGACGTTGAATATGAGTGTGATGGAAATTTTTCTAAATTCATTTTTAAGCCTAAAGGATAACATTATAAAGAGCACATACAGCGGTTTAGATAACTAGGTTTATGAGCCAATTAAAATGTGCTCTGCTATGCTCTTGTCGTCTAATGGTTAGGACACACGACTTTCTATCGTGGAATTACGGTTCGAATCCGTACTTGAGTACTTAATTTATGGTGTATTAGTCTAACGGCTAGGATACATGACTGTCTATCATGGGGTACGGGTTCGATTCCCGTATACACCGCAACTTTGATTTGCATTAATAGACTACGATGGTATAGCTTTTTTTAAACCGCCACCTTAGCTCAATTGGTAGAGTACCGCACTTGTAATGCGGTTGTTTAGGGTTCGAGTCCCTAAGGTGGCTCAAATGTTTTATTAATAATGTTAATATGAAAGAATTTGAAATTAAAGTAAAAGCTCCGGAAGGAAAGAAACCTGTGTATGATGAAAAGTCTCAAACAATTACTTTTGTACCCATTAATATTAGGGAACAAGTAAAGACGTTTGAAGATGCGTGTAAAATTCTCGATATACCTGCAGATAAGAAAATCTGTTTTAGCGATTCTCAACTTAATGCAATTATGAAATTGAGAATTATCCTAAAGGTTCTAAATGAAGGACATGAATTTAGTTTAACTGAGGGAGACGTGTGGTACCCATGGGTGCGTTTCTATGAGGAATGTAAACTTCCCGCAAGCGAAAAAAAGAACATCATTCGTAGTTTTACATTGAATGGAAAAAGGTATTTCCTCGTTAGCGGCGGCGCTAATTCTGGTGCTTTTTCCGGTCTCGGTGACTTCGGTTCTTCCTATGGGTTCGGCTATGCCTATGCCGATGTCGGCTTGTTTGCTTGTAAAGATAGAGAAACCGCTTTGTATGTAAGTTCTCAATTTGGAGATTTAATATTCCAAGCTATTTATGGAAATTTAATTAATTACTACTGGTATTAATTGTTTTGTAGAATATTTAAAATTGAAAATGGTTTATGAATTTTAAGAAAATGTTATCTAGAAGCGGCAATAATTTATTACAAGTGAGAGCAAATAATATTGCTAATACTGTAAAGAATGAGCAGGAGCAAATTATTTCTGAGTACAAAAGAACTGCTTTATCTTTAATAAATCAATTGACTAGCCTAATGGATTTGTCAATTAATAATACTACTTCTTTGTCTCCAGTAGATAAGGATTTTGACCCAAGAGAATTTTGCGAAAAAATCCAGGATTTGAAAAGTACTCTTCGTGACGCCCTTATTGACTGGAAAATAGCACTCGAAACTTATAATGCATGGTTTCCTGAAAGCGAACTAAACATGCCTAAAGAACTAAAAAATATTTGTGGCTTGGACTATGATGTTTTGGGTGTTGAAGAAGAATCTGAGTAAAATAATATAAATGAAAGGCAGTGTAACAACTGCCTTTTTTATTGGGCTCGTATCGGCTCTGGCTCATAACCAGTAGAAACCGTAATTGGTCACATGAGAGTTCAACCCTCTCCGGGCCCACTTGAACTAAAACCGATAATGTATGGGATTTATAAAAGATATTATTGTTAACGTGAAAAGATTTGTGAACAAAAAGACATTAAAGGATGCGAACCTAGACCCACATAACGTTAGAAATTATCTTACTGACAGGGATAGTGCATTTATATATGCGTGTCGTAAGTTTAATATTAAACAGGAACAGTTTTTCTTTACTAAAGAAGCTATAGAAAAGTACTATACCGGAAAAGATAATAAATATTCTCTCATCAAAGTGAATTTTGATTTACACACTACTTACAATCATTTGTATATCTTTGTATTTCTTATGTTGAAAGAATTGAACTTATCTACGTATCCGGCTATTAAATCTTTACTTTCACTTTTTATAGGCAAAGGTGTTGAGGTCTGGGATAAACTCGAATCTGTTGTAAAGGTTGCTTTAGAGTCTCAACAATATTGGGATTGCTCATATAAAGATATGAGGTCTATTTGGAGTAGAGTTAAGATTTGTTTTATGTTTAGCGTTTGTTCAGGAATATATATAAGTTTTAGGATTCTCGAATCTGAATTGAATTATATTTTTATTAAATGTCCCAGAGAAAAAATTATTTGGGAAGAACATTGGAAAGAAAAATGTAAACACTGGCAAACTTATACAAATTCTTCCGAATATAAGGAAGAAGGACTTTATCTAGAAGAATTCAAAGTTCTTGGCATTCAACCTACTAAGGATAAAACGCTTATTAAAAAGGCATATAGAAAAATGGTAATCATTTACCATCCAGATAAAGCTGGAGACAACAAAATGATTAGAAAAATTAACGAAGCCTACGAAACATTAATGCGATTATGATAAAATGTATTATACTTATAATTTTAGCTTGTATTGCTATTAGAGCTTTAGTTTTTTTAATTTTGTTATTTGTTACTAAATATAGGATAGATTCCTTGTTAGATGAAATAGTAGACAGCCTTCCTGACGAAAGGTCTGTAAAGGATTTTATTATTGAACTAAATAAGGTAGATTGTGTTTTTTATGAGGATGAAGTCTTTGATAATTTCGTAAGAGTTTTTTCAGATGTAAATCCCAACAATTGGATTAGTCCTTATTTTCTTGCTGTTATCGAAAATAGACTTCCCAACAAAAAAGACACATGAGAAGTTTTATATTTAAGTCTATTTTAACATTTTTTATAATCCTTACATTGGTACAATCAGAAAAAAATAGTACCTTTGTACATAATTCAGTTGCAAGATACCATATTGAATTTGTAAACGGAAATTCTGATTCTGTGTATAAGTTTCAGCAAAGGTATCCTCAAATTGTTGAAGATAGATATGTGTATATTGCTTATTTACATATTTATTGTAACCACAAATTGTATCAGGACTTATTAAGGTCCAACCTAAAATATACACCGGCGGACTGAATCCCCAAAATTCTTCCATTGAATATTATGTTATGCGGAGTTAGACGTCCCGTATAACCTCTAAACGAAAAGGTCCGTCGGTTTCTTTATGTCCGGGTGGCGGAATTGGTAGACGCGCTAGATTTAGGCTCTAGAGTCGAAAGACACTTGAGGGTTCAATTCCCTCCTCGGATACACATTATTAATTTTTTAAATTCAAAATTATGGCAATATTTAGTAAAACAGCAACTCTGACTTCTTCAGAACTTTCTTTAAAGGCTAATAACATTCTTGGAGTGTTTAGAAAAACTATTGATGGCTTAAATGAAGTAATTTCTCAGGCTAAAAATCAGGCTGAGGTAAAGCATCAAGAAGCCGAAGCAGCCTTGGCTGAAGAAGAATCATTAATGAATGTCGCTGAACAAAACCAAGCTATTCTGACTAAGTTAACTGAATTGCTTAAATAACATGGTTTGGAGAGTAAACCTTGATGGTGATAGGGACGGATTGCTAATCCGCTTCGCTCTGAAAGGAGTTCGGTTCGATTCCGATGCTCTCCTCTTTAATAGAAATATGGAAAATAAAATTAAAGATTTTGAGTCTAAACATAAACTCTTTTTCGATTATTTGCTCGATGATACATGGCTATGCGAGAAACCTATCACTCCAAATGAAGTTGCTTCAGTTTGGAGTTGGATGATTGACTTGAAGATTGAGATAACTCCAATATGTAAATTTGAGGAAGTATTTAAAATATCTTTCGCTGATATCGCTCATTACTGGAATAAACATATATTAAAATTATTATGACACTAGATGTATCTAATGATTATAAAGTTAAATTAGTAGATGAAATGTACGCTAACGATGAGGAATGGTTTACTTTTATTGGTGGAGACGTAGTTAAAGCATATTACTTCGGATTTTTACTAGAATTAGTGTGTCAACAATTTAAATCTGACGGCTTTGGAGATATAGACCCTGATAGAGAGCTAGCTCCTATTAGATGGAGTATACGTAAGTACAAACCTCAAATAGAGTTTTGGAAGAATAAGTATGTTGAATTACATGGCAGAACTGTTCTTCTCACGGATTTAAATTCTTATGTTCTTGACAAAATAGTAATCATTGACGACGAAGATGATTTATTAAAAATTGCAGCCCTCCTTGGAAGAGAGGCATATATCCTTTTACAAGGAGTAGAAAAAGAAAATGAGAAGACTTAGAATTTATACCGATGGGGCATTTAGTTTTGAAAGAAAACAAGGCGGAGTCGGAGTAGTTTTTGTAAAAGAAGAGGATGGGGTTGATACAATAGTTTCTGAGTTTTCTAAAGCATACAAAAATACTACCAATAACAGAATGGAAGTGAAGGCAATTATTCTAGCTTTGCGGTGTATAGTTTCTCCTATTGATAATGTAGTTATTATAAGTGATTCTATGTATGCCATTGGAGGCTCTCATATTGGATTCTTAAAAAACAAAAGAAATAAAAATGTAGATTTATTTACTGAACTGGATAAAGTAGTAGCAAGTAAGCGTAAGCTAATTGAAGACCTTGAAATAGCCTGGGTAAAAGGGCATTATGAGGATAAGTATAATGCTAGAGCTGACGAGTTAGCTGTTAGGGCCAGTCAAGAATATATAAGTGAACATGGACTTAGGTAGATGGTACGTTCGATTTGAAACTGCTTGGCTTTTAAAAGCCAAAGGGTTTAACGAGTATTGCGAGTGGGGGTATATTGATACTGGTGGAGTTATGGCTTTAAAGGGTTCTATGATTGGAATGAATAACAAAGCTATGTACTCTAACTTTTGCACTGCTCCGCTGCAATCAGAGGTTTTAAGGTGGTTAGATACAAAATCTATTTTTATATCTGTATCTCCAGTGTTTGAGTTTAATGAAGATAGAGAGGATTATTTGGAATTACAAGGATTTTCCTATTATATTTCGTACTATCCGAATGGAATCTTAGACTTGACCGATATTGGTGACTGTAATGTTTATCCCACTAGAGAAGATGCACTAGAAAATGGAATTTTGTGTGTACTGAAAAGTACACTAATTTAGTGAATTGGGCTATAGTGTAATGGTTAGCACACAACACTTTGACTGTTGTAGTTCAGGTTCGAATCCTGATAGCCCAACTTAATAAAAATTTGATATTATGTATTTCGTGTTACTCTTGTTGTGGATATCAATAATCATATTAACTGCACATATTGTGTATAGAGCTAATATGGAGCCCAATATCCTTGTTTTACTATTAATGTTTTGTCCTATTGTACATATTATATATGCATTATATATAGGATATAAAACAAAGTACAATATTTTTTCTGTTATAAAGGAAATTTATAAAGAAGCATTATTAATTAAGTAATATCGATATGAAACAAACAATTGAAATTGAATGTCCTAACGGTTATAAACCAGTTTACAATCCTGATACTAAAAAGGTAGAAATTATTCCTGATAATGTCATGGATAGGGTAAAAACTTATGAGGACGCTAGAAGATGTCTGGGTTACGTAAAACTGGGAGACGTTACCTATAACAGGTCAATAAATGCTTTAGCTAAACTTCAGACAATCCTTGAAGCTCTGAATAAGGGACATAAATTTAAGCTCTTGACTGGAAACGTTTGGTATCCCTGGGTAAGATTCTATCGTGTAGATTCCATACCCGAAGGTTCTAAGATAGTCAGATACTTCAGCTATCAGGGAGAAAAATTTGCTCTCGTTGGCGGCGGCGCTTATGGTTCTGATTCCGGTCTCGGTTACTTCGATTCTAACGATGGGGTCGGCTTTGCCTATGCCCATGTCGGCATGTTTGCTTGTAAATCCAGAGAGATTGCTGAATATGTATCAACTCAATTTGGGGAACTTGTATTTGAGGCTTGCTTTTCTCGGCATTTCGATGCAGATGAGTTTAAATGGTTAAATTGTTAATATAAGGTTATGAAGTACAAAAAGAAATTAGCGAGGCTTAAAGCTAGACAGGATTGGTGGGACAGACAAAGTAAAGACTATCAAGCTGCAAATAAGAAACCAGGTTCAATTAAAAAAGGATAATATGAAGGTATACATAATGGTTAGTTTTCCAGAAATCCAAGATTTTATGGAACATCCTCGTTGGAATGAGTGCATTTTTTGCCAATCAATTGAAGGACATGAATGTCCAGATTCAACCTATATGGTTCCGAAGGATTTATACGAAGGTATAGAATCCTATGCTTTTGCTAAGGACAATCTTGGAAAAATATTCTTGTACGAAGGTCGAGAAGTTAAAGTTGTTGGACATAGTGATGAAGATATTATCGTTGAATATTTGGACTGCAATATGGGCTGGTCTGGATTGGATGATAATGATGTCTTACTTATCCCTGCGGATGTAACTGGCAGTCTTTATTACGTTGGTCCGGAGGATTTGGAAGAAAAATAATAACTAAAGCCGTTCGGGGTTTAGGGAAGCTGGTCCCTGCGACAGTAGGTTCATCCCGATAAGGGAGAATAAACACTCGAAATCCTGCAGAGTAAAAACCTAGTAGATACTAAAGTGTCCAAACCAGACAAAGGGGAGAACGGCTGCTCCTCACATATTTAACAAGGGGCTATATTAAAATACTCAAACCAGAGCCCCTGACGCTTAGAGTGTTAGAAAGTCGAAATTCAACACTTAAATAAACTTGAAGAGAAGTTGTCTAAGTGAACAGACCATTGGGTAATTCCATAGGAGTGCTGTTAGGAGTATAACCGCCAGCTCACGCGGTATATAAGCTGGGATGCCGAGTTTAGATGTTCTTCGTGAGGAAAACACCATCTGATAGTCTACAGGATGAGAAATATGGTAGTCGGAGGGATTGTAGTTACCCCGTTATAATTAACTACACTTGCCCCGTTAGCTCAGTTGAATAGAGCAGCACACTTCTAATGTGCGGGTCACTGGTTTGAATCCAGTACGGGGTACTTAAAACAAATAATTTACAATTATGGTAAAATTTGAAAAAAAGATTACACAATGTAGGGAATGCCCTCATTGTAGAATTGTTCCTGACCCAGACCCGAGCGATTGGTTCAATGATGACGATGAAAAAGCGTTCTGTAGGGAGGCAGGGCACGAATTAATTGAAAACATGTTAAGACCTTACGAGAGAATAATAATTCCTGATTGGTGTCCCTTAAGAATCCTTGAGCTCAAAGCTTGAGGATTTTTTATATATATTAATTTAAATGGATAAAGAAAATTATCAAAAGGTTGCTAAATTCTGTATGAAAGGCAAATGTAAACCCAGAGAAAACTCCTATGGAGTAATATGGTGTGTTAGATGCGGTAAATTACATGGATATAACACCTCTGCAGAATCTCTAAAGGAAGAAGACAAAATTATTGTTACTTAATTTATACCCAGATAGTTTAACGAATAGAATACAACACTACGAATGTTGAGGTCAGGGTTTGATTCCCTGTCTGGGTACTTAATTCTAAAGTTTATGACAGATACAGAAAAACTTAAAATTCTTAAACAAGGTAAGAAACTATTTGTTGAACATCCAGAGTATTGGGGAATGTGCTTTTGTCTTGAACATGCTATGGCTGGAACTGAGAGAGGAATTGTGAAATACGATGAACGTGACATTGTCGCAACATTTCCAGAATTTAATCGGAAATTTTTAAACGCACCTAAGAATAGAGAAAGTAAAGCATATTGGTGGGAACCAGATACCGAGTCTGGACACAATGCTAGAGTAGCAGCGTTTGATAAATTAATTGAGACTTATGAGCACAAAATCAATTACGCAAATTCTTGAATTTCTAGATAACAGGGGAATTCCTGAACAGGAAATTTCATATGAACAGTACTACCTTATGGAATGTCAATTACGGCTTACAAAACTGGGAATTACAGCGTCCGTAGGAGTTCGCAAGAGTACTGGATATTTTACAGCAGAAACATGGATTTATAACAAAAGGAAATCTACACCTGGAAAACCTTGTTGGGAAAAATTATTTTCTCCCTTCAGTTTTAGAGATTATGAGGAGGCTTTGCATCACGCAATCATACAAGGTATAACTAAAATACTAGAAGATGATGAAGAAGAATACGGATTTTAAAGAAGCATACAAAGGTCCCTTTGAAGACTTTGGGTACTATAAAGTATTTACCTCTGAAGGGAGTATGGCTTTTGATTTTATTCAGCCCTGGAACAAAGATTTAGATTCTATTTCTCTATCTGAGGAGTCTAGGGAAATTATATTAGCTATCCTTAATGGAAATTCTACTATACCTTTTCCTTATGAATTTAAATATGAAAAAGAATATGTATGGATTAAAATAGAGGAAAATTGGTTTAAAATTATTCTTCTTAGAGGTTGGGGACATTTAACGGGAGTAGGCGGTTTGCATCTTCCTCCGGATGTGGCAGCTAAAATTCAGGACGAGTTTGGAGAATGGATTGCTAAAACTTTAAATAACAAAAATGATAGCATTTAGAATTATTTGTATTGTAATTATGTTGCTATTAGCAATATACTACGGAATGTTAGTCCTTCATTTGTTTGGAGCAATAAGGTTTACAAACCGAAAAATTACTATGTCAAGGTGTCTTACTCCATTTTATTATTGGATTGCAGACCCAAAGAACTATAATTAATCAGAATTTTATTAACTTTTAAATATTTAAAGAATGAAAAGATTTAAACTTTTAGGTGTTATTATCGGCATTTTCGCTGTAGTGTTAATTGCTTGTTTTCCGATGATTGCGGAAGATATGGACAAAAGTAAAATTGGTGTAAATCAGATTCCTATTACTGGTACTTATGAATATTGGACTGATGGTGGGTTTCAATGGCAAAAGTTTGGAAATGTTTCTATTTATGACAAAACTAGTCAGATATGGTTCAACGAACTGAAAAAGGACAAGGAAGGAAATCCTTATATAGATTCCTCGATGGAAAATCCTGCCATGACTATTACTTATAATGATAAAGGTAAAGGCTTTGTGATGGGCTCAGTTCGAGTTGAAATGCCTCTTGAAACTAAGTATCTAGAACGAATTCAGACCCACTACGGTAGTCAAGAAAAACTTATTCGTGATTTAGTAAAGCCTACTCTTAGTAAGGTTGTTATGTCATGCGGTCCTTTGATGTCTTCTTTGGAATCTGTAAGCGAAAAGAGAACTGACTTGATTGCCCTTATTACAGACCAGTTGAATCACGGTGTTTATAAAACTAAAGTAACGGCAATCAAAACTATTAATCCGTTAACTGGAGAAGAACAACTTACAAAGATTGCCGAAGCAATCCCCGATTCATTATCTCCCAATGGAATTAAGCGCCAAGAAGAATCTCCATTTGCTTTTTATGGATTAAAAGTTTCCCAATTAGCTATTTCCGATACTGACTATGAAAATGCTACTAAAGCTCAAATTAGTAAACAAAGAGAAGCTGATATGAGTATTGTAACTGCGAAGGCCAAAGCTTTAGAAGCTGTTCAGCGTACTATTCAAATTACAGAAGAAGGTAAGGCTGCTGCAGAATCTGCTAAATGGGAACAAGAAAAGATTAAGGCAGTCGAGGTAACTAAAGCGCAGCAAGCATTTGAGGTAGCAGAATTACAAGCTAAAGAAGCCAATGAGAAAGCTAAGAAGATTATTGCTGAAGGTAGAGCAGAAGCAGAGGCTAATAGACTTAAAGTACAAGCAGGTTTGACTCCTCAAGAACAGGCCGAGTGGAACTATAAAACAACTGTTGGTGTGGCTGAAGCTTTGTCTAAATCTGAAGTTAAATGGGTTCCAGACGTTATGCTAAGTGGTAACGGTGGAGGAAACAATGCAATGGATGCAGTAGGTTTACGAATGGTAATGGATATCGCCGATAAACTGAATAACTCCAAAAAGTAACTTCTTTAAACTATTTGTAGCCCAATCCATGTAATCCATTACGTGGGTTGGGCTTATTTCTTTACTAACTTATGACTAGAAAGAGAATTAAAAAATTTATTGTTCTGCCAGATTCGAAAAATGGACAGGTATTGCATTTTGTATTAAAATATAAAATCTTTTTTGACGAAGTCATTAAAGTTAGACTTAAGTACAATTATTCAAATAACAGTCTAGATATTAAAGCTATAACTGGAGCTGTAAAGAATCCAAACTTTTGTAGTATTCTGGATTGTGTTAGTTTGGCTCGGGAGCTTAATCGATATTTGGATAAATATGTAACGTTCGAGCCTAGGCTTACTGGACAAATGTTGCATGACCAGTTGGCAAAACAAGATTTAGTTTATCCATTTTAATATGAAATAAATGAATGTAGAAGAATTAATTGGAAAGAATGTTACTTTGACTAAACTAGAATCTACAAGATATAGAGATGGGCATCCTAATGGGATTGAGCCCGGTTATGTAGCCTGTGGTAAACTTATCAGTGCCAGAGTTGGAGGCATAGCCGAGGTTATTGGACCTAGGGGTTTTTGGGATTATTTTCACACTTCTCTAATAAAAAAGATAGAAGGAAATCTTATATATACCTTGAATTCTGTTTATGAAGTTAAAGAGCTTTCTGAATCACAAGATAAATTTGTTGCTAATTTCTTTAAAGAAAATAAATTAAGTGATTATTCAGGAAGAAGACTTCAAGCTTGAATCCATCTCTGATAGTAGTTTATTTTTTGACTTAGAACTGCTTCACACAATTAAACCAAAAGGTGGGGAGGAACGTCAAGAATTTAAAGTAGCTGGTTATGGATTGCAACTTGAAACTGCAATGAAAAAAATAGTTCAGTATAGAATTTCAGTCAAACATAGAGATAAAGCTCTTTCTATGGCTGAATATATGAAAGAGTTTAAAAAGATTTATCAAGATATAAGTAAATTATGCGAAATGAAATAGTTAAGGCTATTAATAAACTATGCGAAGAACTTGATAGTGCATATTATATAAATGCAGGGGGATGCTGTTATTGTGCTAGTTTAATTGCTAGAGAATTAGAAGCCCGCAAAATAAAATATAAGTTAATCATATACGACCATTCTACAAGAGATGTTTCACCTCTCTCTATCCGTCGCGATATCAGAAGTCGTAATAAACGTTCTGACTTTAATGATATTATGTTTTGTGGAAGTCATTACGCAATTATGTTACAAAATGGGGAAATATTAAACTCTGGAGACTATTCTAGTCGTTATCCTCACGTAGCTGTCTGTTATATAAACAGTAAACATATAAGATGGATGTACGATAAGGGAGACTGGAACAGGTGTTACGATACTAAATACAACTCAATAGTAGCGAAACGTATTAAACAAGTATTCAAAAAATATGAAGAACTCTAAACCAAAGAAAGTCTATATTTCGACTAAACTTATGGTATGTCCTAGATGTGGATGTCAAACTAAACATTCGTTATTTGATTCTGAGAAAGGGATATATAAGTGTATAATATGTAAAACTATTCATGTATGATATTTTTGTGGATAATAGTGATTGTAGGCTATGTGATTCCTACAATTGTTTTTATGGATTTTATACGGGCTTCTATTCTGTATGGAAGGGAATGTGATGACAGACTAACATTAGGTCCAGTTATAATTGCATCCCTTATTTCTATAATTCCGATAATGAATGTATTTGTGGCTTGCAACGCTTATGGTGATTTAAGCAGACAAGAAAGAGAGGGAATGACTAAGTATAGTTTATTTTGCAAATTATTTTATATGGAATTGTGACAAAATTCTTATTTGTAGGACTCATTTTGGGAATAGTTCTTGTAATGGGTTGCAGCAAAGTTCCAGCTGAAAATAGGAACATTATTCCTGGTGAATGTATTTTCTCTCAGGGTGCGAGTTCTGTGTATGTATTTACATATGAAGAACAAAAATATATGATAGCTACAAATGGCTATCAAGGTGGAGTATCAATTATTAAAGTACAGTGAAAAATTATGAAGAAGATTGTAAAGAAACAAAAAGTAGAAAGAGAGCCGGTAGACGTAACAAACGATGCAATGATGGTTGCTGAAGGAATTAGACTTCCTAATCTAAAACCTCGTGATGTTTCGATTTGGACTAAAACTCCGTCCGAAAAAGCCAAATTGAAACAAGCTAAAAGACGTGATAAAACTAAATTCACAACTCGTTGGGCAGCGCAGCCAAAACATACTTGTCCTTTGGTAAGTAAAATGATTTTCCATATAATTCCTCTTACTAAAGGTGGAAAAACAACCCTTTCCATTTCTAGTACTTTATATGATATTCCACGAATTCTTAAACAGTACAAAAATGTAATGTTTGAAACATATTCATGGAATGGCAAAACGTATAAGAGAAGCGAGCTACCGTTCTGGGGATGTTGAGTTGACTGTTGCAAATGAGTTTATCTATGAGGTAAATTTATATGTAATATATCTGGATAGAGTTGAGACTGCAGGGTCTCGATTCTATTCTTCTCCCAAACCTCTGAAATACAAAGAATGCAAAGTAATTAGAAAGGATAAAACTGTTACGATAATGAAAACAGTTACTTGGGTGTCAGCTCCAATTAGTTATTTAGAAAATAATAATTTTGTTTTATGCGATGAACAACGAAAAAGTAGAAAATGTAATTCAGGAAGAAATAAAAAAAGATGAAGGCAATACTACTCCCTCTATGAAGGTTACTGAATTTATAATTGATAAGAGTAGAAGAGTGTGTCCTTTAAGTGAAAAAACTATTAAAATGTTAGTTACTCAGTTAGCAGCGGAATTGAGTAATTATAATATGTATAAAACATTTGCCAATTGGTTTGACACTCAAGGATTAACTAAATTGGGAGAATATTTTGAAGGAAGAGCTGAAGAAGAAAAAAAGCATCATGATTGGATTTATTGGTATTTAACCTATAATGATGCCGAATTTGAGTATCCAGAAATTCCAGCAACTAATGTAACTATTAAGGATAGGGAAGAACCTTTCAGAGCTACGGTGGATAGAGAGATTGAAACTACCATGCGAATCAACAGCATCGTAAAACATGTTTTTGAAGAAGGTGACTATGCTACATTCCAATGGTTCATGTCTGAAGACACGGAAACCGGTTCTTTAGTTAAGGAACAAGTGGAAGAGGAATCCATTAGTAGAACTATCCTTGACATGGCTTGTGAACAAGCCTCTTGGTTACGTAAAGAAAATGCAATTCTTGATTTTTATAAAAATAAATAAAGTTAATTATGAAAAAAATTGTTTTTAAAGAAGGTACTTTTGTTGATTTTAAAGGTAACAAACGCGAGTATACAATGTGTGCAATTAGTTTGCCAATCTCCGAAACTGATGATAATGCTGGTAATGATGAAGTAAAACAACTTCGTTTAGGAATTGCTGTACGTAGAGAGGGAGACGAATATGTACGTGGAATAGGAATGACTGAAGCTGAGAGAAAGGCTATGGAAAATCCTTTCAACATTATTCGTTCTACTACTGTAGGTGTTATCAATCAGGAAGTGGTAGAATCTATCTTGAATCAAGAAGGTAAATTTTTCGAAGCAAATCCGGGTAAGTATTTAGCAACCTATTCTGCTGACAAAATGAATTGGGAAGACGAACAGAAAGTAAAAGAAATCTACAAATCTCTTCCAGAAGAAGCGAAAAAAGTGCATGAGTACTTGGTAACTGCATCTGATGAAGTTCTGAAGGACCTTGCTATTTGTGTTGCCTGGAGTTGCTTGCAAAACGAAAAGGGCGAATTATGATAAAAGAATATTGGGCAGCGTTCTTATTAGTAGGATTAATATGTACTACTAGTACCATGTTTCTAATGGATAGGTTTTATAGAAAGAACCAAGAGCTTCCCAATAATGATTATAAAGAGTTGGTGCATAGCATCGACTCTTTAACAAATCATATTAGTCTAATTAGTAAAACCAATGATAGTCTTAAATCCGTTATAGACACTACGAAGTTTGAGATTATTATAAATCAAGAAAAATATGAAGAAGATTTTATTAATATTACTAATCAGCCTATTGGGGACGACATTGAGTTTTTCACAAAATATCTATCCGAAAGTTACGAAAGATTCTTTGGTAGTGATAACCCCTCAACAGTTAAAACACACTAATTTTGTATTTTTAGAACATAAAAAGCTCTTAAAAGAAGTAGATTTATTAGATTGCCAAAACAAAAATCTTGCTCTTATAAACAAGAATCTTGAAAGAGCCGATTCTATTAAGTCTATTCAACTTAAAAGATGCATGTTGCAAGCAGAAATGCAAGACCAAGCTATAACTACTCTCAATAAAACAATTCAAAAGAAAGACCAAAGAATAAAAGCGTGGAAAAATTGGGCGATTGGAGGGTTTACTGTTAGTGCTGGATTATTAGTTATACTTTTAATAAAATGAACAAAATCAGGTACTATATATGTCTTCTTGTAGGAGCAATGATTATTGGAACATTTCAACTAGGGATTCCTCTTACCTTTTTTCTTGCTTTTACTTGGGGACTATTTTTATCGTGGCTTTATTATGATTAACAATATAAATGAGTTGGCTGAAAAAGGTTTGAGACCTTGTGTTCTACCTCAAATGTCTGGAGGTAAATGGTTTTGGTGTGTCGGAGTCTATATAGGCAACAATACCAGAGCAGAATGGCTTAGAAATCATACAGAAGAAGGTGGACCTATTGGAGGATATTCTGATTATTACGAAGCTTTAGATGCTGCAATAGCATATTGTAACAATTATAAACCAAAAATAGAACATGCCAGCAAAAAAGTTTCAAAACGATAAAGACAAAGACGGAGTTAAATATAAACATCCGGAAAGAACTTGTAAAGAGTGCGCAAAATATCCTTGTTTTATTGGAATAGAGAAAAAGGTCTGCGATTTTGCGAAGTATGGATGTGTAAAATATAAGGACAGATGATAGTATTACTTAGTATTCTTCAATTATTAATATTGGTTGGTATGGTATATGTGTTTGATAACCATATCTATGTCTATACAGGCGGCGCGTATAAAAAAGCTCACGTAAATAATTTTCTTAAAATACTGACATTCATAGCAGGATGCATTCCAATTGTAGGAGTGTTTGCAATGATTCCGTACGTTGTTGAACTTGAGGATACTAAAATGGATGATTCGTGGAAAGAAAATAAACTTCTTTATTGGTTATTTAAATGAAGACGTATTTATATTACTTAACACTTGCAATTATATGGGTTTGTTTGTAAAAGTGTCTCCCAAAGGAGGTAAAACTATAGGATGGAGGCAGGTATCAGATGAAGATATAGAAGACTATCGTAATGGAGAAATTGTAGAGCTTTATAATTTCTCTGGTGGAAGGTGCTTTAGTGATGCTTTCACTATTTTAGAAGAAATAGAATCTGACTCTTTCGAGAAACTCGATTGGAATAATACTTTTATCGACCCTAAACTTAAGTCTTGGAACGGTAATGGATGGATTGATAGGGATGGTAAAGTTTATCCTTGTGATTGGATGGAGCATGACACTATGGCTTATCTATATTTCAAATTTGATACATACACCTTAGAAACTCTTGGATGGATTAGAGTGAATTATGACATACCATATTGTGCAAGTAAAATTACTCAAGCACAATATAATAAATGCAAGGAATTGAACATTAAAGTTAGAGAAGAGGACGTACTATGGCAATAAAATGTAAAACAGTTAATAGAAGTAAATTAAAAGAGTATAACATATACTCTGGACTTGGAGGTGGCTTTGGTGGAGCAAGCTATCAATATACCACTCTTTGTGAGAGTGCTGAAGATGCAGAGAAAGAAGCCTATGAATCTGCTGTAGAAGAGTACCAATCTTATGAGGGCTTTAACAGTATCCCTACTTGGTCCGATTCACTTGATGCAGCGATGGAAGAAAATCCTGGAGTACCAGAAGACGAACTTCATGAAATTGCTGATGAAATCTATAACTCTATTATGGAGGAATGGATTGAATATTATTGTATCCTCACAGAAGATGACGATATTGAAGAAGATGACTTGATTCGAGACTACGTCATTGAGGATGATAACGATACTGGCGAAACTTGTAGCCAAGAGTAGTGATATTGATAATTACATTACTTATGTATTTGTAGATTTAGAAAGTAAAGAGTATCTTATGTGTGTTCAGTTCCCTAATTGGGAACATCGAGAACTACGTCTAGGAGAAATTGGCTATCTAGAGTATAAAGAGATTAGAGCTGGTATAGATAAGTGGTATGATGGGACTAATTTTATTCCGTATAATTATTCCAATATTCAATTTATAAAATTTGTTGCAAAACCCGCTGAGAAGGAGTTTTGTGCATATCTATAACCAGACAGAGCGCAAAAGATAACTTTTAAAACAAGTAGATGATGATTAATTGAGAAAATAGTAAAAGTTTATAAAAGTTATGACAGTTAGAGAAAAATTGGAAGACGCATTAAATGCTAAAGATAACAACATTAAAGCATTTGTTTGGAAAGGTGCAAAATCTGAAGTAAATGGAGAAAAAGTACAAGAGGAATATCGTTTAATTGATTGTTCAGAAGAGCAATTGAGAGAATTTTATAACCATTGTATTTCTATGTTGAGAAACAAAGACCAAGCACATCCGGGAAGATATGTTCTATTGGACATTATTAAAGACCAAAGAGAAAGATGTAACGCGGAATTATATTTACGTTACTTAGAGAAAGGTTCTGAAGATAGAAAACCTTATCCGAGATATTTATACCTTTCTGCTCTTAATGGAATTCTTGACGCAAATCGAGAAACCCTCACTAAAGAAGCGTTGAGAACATGTCCTATATCTCTTGTAACAAACGGAATTCCAGAAGAATTTAGTAATCTTCCAATTGATTTAGTAATAGATGGATGTTTAGACACACTCGGTAAATTCAATAAGCAACACATTACTCTTACGTTTATTCTTAAACAAGGAGTATGGTTTTCCCCTCAAGAAATGAAAGACTTGATGGAAAAGGATGAAGTTACTGGACAAGTTCGAGACAGAATTGAAGTTGTGAAAGAACGTCTAAATCTTAAGCAATCCATGACTTTGAAGGCTAACCCCAAAGGTTTGTCGTACAGTGCATTACGTTCTATGGTTAATTTAAAGAGTAAAAAATATTCTGATTTAACAACGGAGCAATTATTGACGTTGAGAAATAGAATTCTGTTTGCTCTTGAAGCAGATGTTAAATATCATATTAGCCAATGGGAGACTAGAATGCGACAAATCGAAAAAGTTGCAGAATATCATGGATATACTCTATAATTTTATTACATACCTTTATTTAAATCTTCATAAACTTAGTGCTATTCCAATAGATAATTATGTAGGATTATTCTATATTATTAACTGAATGGATTTATTCTCCCCGCCTACTCGTGACGAGAGACAAGAATTGGGAAGAATTAGGTGGATTGATAATAAATGTAGGGGTACACTTGAATATGCGACTGGAGTTGGAAAAACTACTACTGCTATCAAGTGTGTCCAAAGTGTTCTAAAGAAATACTCAGGTTTTAGGGTATTAGTCGTAGTTCCTACTGAAACTCTTAAAGACCAATGGGTCAAAGCCCTGGTGAGTGCAGGAATTTTCATGAATGCAGAAGTAGTAATTATAAATACTGTAGTAAAACATGAATGGAAATGTGATATATTAGTGATTGATGAAATCCATAGAATGGCGTCAGATTTATTCCATAAAGTATTCGAAATGGTTAAATATAAGTTAATTTTAGGATTAACTGCTACTATGGAAAGATTGGATGAAAAACACACTACAATAGAACAATATTGCCCAGTCATAGATAGGATTTCGATTGAAGAAGCTACTCAAAATGGATGGTTAGCTCCATATAAAGAATATAAAGTATATCTTGACGTGGACCTTACAGAGTATAATACCTTAAACAAGGAATTTAATGAACACTTTGCATATTTCAATTATAATTTTGATTTATGCATGAAATTAGTTGGGAAGGATGGTTTTAGGAAAAGAATGGCCTACAGAGACTTATTATATACGGGAAATGACCAAGTTACTAAGTCTCAGTTATTAAAAGAAATTACTTTACATGCTATGGGTTTTATGAGAACCATGCAGAAGAGAAAATCCTTTATATATACACATCCTAAAAAAATTGAAATTGCAAACCTAATTCTAGATTATCGGAGAGACAGTAAAGCAATAACATTTTCTCCGACTATTGAAGTAGCAGAGAAAATAAAATATGGTGGAGTACTTCATTCTAAACAAACAAAGAAAAAAAATGCTATGACTTTAGAGGATTTTATTCCTATGAAGGTCGGAGTACTTAATACTTCTAAGGCTCTTAACGAAGGAGTTGATGTTCAAGGTCTTAATCTTGCTATTATATTAAGTAACACTAGTTCTAAAACTGAGAAAACTCAAAGAATCGGTAGAGTTATTAGATTCTCCCCGAACAAGGTTGCTGAAATTTTTACTCTTGTTTTAAGAGGAACCGTTGAAGAAGAATGGTTCCAGAAGTCAAATGCTGATAAGAAGTATTTTACCATAGATGAAGAGCAATTAATGCATGTATTAAAACACGAGGAATTCAGAGAAGTTAAATCCAAACCTCGTAAAATGATATTTAGATTTTAGTTATGACATTAGAGGAAGCTGCCAAGCAGTATGACATTTCTATGAGTTACGCAGTTCAACTCCAGGGAAGTACATGTTTATGGGGATGGACTTGGAGCGTAGAATGTGGATACCAAGCTTTTGATGGACGTATAGTGTATCCCACTGCAGGTGAATGCGAAAAAGGACTCATAGAGTTTCTTAAAACGTTCACTGGTCCAACCAAATGATTTCAAGTTAAATTTACCTAAATCTAGTAATGACTTGGAAATGTGAATTATTTTTAGTATCTTTGTACTCTTAATTCATTAATAATGACGACAGAGAGAATGTTAGAACTCATTATTCTTAATAAATTCATGGATAGATATAATAATATGTCTTCACAAGTTAAGGCACTTACCTGTGAAACCATTTCTATATCAGAAATGGAAAAAAGGAGACTTTTATTAGAAGAAGAGTTCTTAGAACCGTATGTAATTGATAACGCTCCGAAAGGAGACTAAAGTAATTGCAGTTAGAGATTAATAATTTATTTATTTAATTTTTAACTGTTTGGAAAAACTAAGTTTAACCATTGACAATGAGCTAGCGTTGATGGAGAAATATCAAATCTCCCCCAACGAATGGTTCTTAATCAAATTATTATTTCTTGCTAATGAGGAATATTTTCCCGAATACATTTTTAGATTCTTAGCAATTCCTGCGGAAATGCGAGGAGATGTTAGAGAGATGTTGATTAGTCTACAAGAGAAAGGAGTTATTCTCAAATCATATAAAATTCCTAAGAAAGGAGAAAAATTTTATGCTGAGGATGTAGAATTTAATAAGGCATTTCTCAAAACATATTTTCGTGCATCTTACGAAATGGGAGAAGAACTATGGCAAGCGTATCCAGACAATACTATTATAAATGGAGTACCTTACACATTAAAAAATGTGGGTAAAAAATATAATTCTATTGAAGACATGTTTCGGGCTTATGGTAAGGCCATCTCCTATAATGAAGAGAAGCATAGGCATATTATGGAACTGTTGAAATGGGCGCTCGAGAACACTAGCTACATCTGTTTTAATATATGTGAGTTTGTTATTAGTAGAAAATGGGAAGAATTAGAAAGATTAAAGAACGGAGATGGAAGCCTTATAAATTATAATGCAGTTCGTTCCTTATGATTACTAATTCTCTTATTCATCAAATTACTTTAGGTAGAGACGGAAAGAATTGGGGATATAGAATGGGGTTGCCTAAACTGGAATCTATAATCGATGGGGTTACTCAAAACACTTATACATTGATTTTCAGTGGAACTGGTAGCGGTAAAACATCGTTAGCTTTATATTCTTACATATATCGTCCTTTGATGGAGCATCTTCATGATGGAAACTTTAAAGTTACGTATTTTAGCTTAGAAATGAGTAGTGAATTATTGTTTGCTAAGCTATTATGTATGTATATCTTTGAGCATTATGGAGTAGAATTGTCTACTAAAGAATTACTTTCTAAAGAGAGAAATTATCGCTTATCTGACGAAAATTATCAGATAGTAAAGGATTGTATTCCATGGTTACGCGATGTTGAAAATGTTATTACGGTACATGACAAAGCTTTAAATGCCCAGGTACTTTATGCAACTCTTTATAAAGAATTAGAAGAAGAAGGTGATTTTATTGAAACAGATACGAGAATAACTTATGAAAAGCATAACGAGAATCTTGTGCATCTTGTAGTTATCGACCATTTAAGTTTAGTTCGCAAATCAGAAGGAAGAAATTTAAAAGAAGAAATGGATACTGTTTCTTCTTATTTAGTAACGCTAAGAAATAGGTGTAAGATAAGTCCTTTAGTCATTATGCAGGCTAATAGAGAGTCTACATCTATGGATAGAAAAAAAGCTGGATTGGACAACATGCAACTATCAGATATAAAAGATAGTGGTTCTCCAGCTCAAGATAGTGAAATCATTATTTCTATCTTTAATCCTCATAGGGAAAGATTAAATTCTCATAGAGGGTATGATATAAGTACTTTAGGAAGTAGATTTAGAAGTATTACTGTATTAAAAAATAGATATGGTGAGGCCGATGTAGAAGTTGGTGTTGCTTTCTATGGAAAGTGTGGCCTATGGAAAGAATTACCTAGAGCTGACGAAATATACGATTATGATAAATATCTTACTTCCAACTATCTTCTTGAAGAAGATAGCGAGATTACGCAATTACCCAAAGATAACGTAAAAGAAGATAAACCCATAAGAATTCCAATTACGTTATAAAAATGGCAGAAATGATTTGTATTTGTGGAGAGTCTGGTTCTGGAAAGACTACTTCCATTAGAAATTTAAATCCAGAAGAAACTTTTATTATTACAACAACTGGAAAAAGACCCGGAATACCTGGAGCTAAGAAAAAATATCCTACATTAAATGCACAAGGCAAAACTAGAGAGGAATTGGGAAATTTCTATACTACTACCAATGTAGACAACGTTGCAACAATGTTGAAACTTATAAATGCGAAAATGCCTTGGATTAAATACGTTGTTATTGATGACTTCCAATATTTCATGGCTTTTGAAGCCATGGACAGAGCTAAAGAGAAAGGGTATGAAAAATTTACAGAAATGGCTCAACATGCTTATTCTGTAATGAAAAATGCAATGAATCTCCGTGATGATTTGTATATTATTGTATCTACTCATAGCGAAAACATGGGAGATAAAATTAATCCATATTATAAAATCAAAACCTTGGGTAAAATGCTGGATAGTGTAATTACCCTAGAAGGTTTGTTTACTTATGTATTTTTCACTGTAATAGATAAGGACGAAGAAAATAAACCTTGCTATAAGTTTAAAACTAACTCAGATGGAACTTGTACAGCTAAGTCGCCAATGGGATTATTTAATGAACTGCTTATAGACAATGATTTAGATATGGTTATTAAACGTATTAAAGAATATAACGGCGATGAGGATTAAAATGCTATTAGTATTCGATTTCGACCCAGAAACAGGTGAGTATACTCCTGTTTCCAGGGAAATCGTTGAGGATAAGGCTGTGACAGCCGAAAAGAAGCAAAAGACGTCTAGAAAAAAGACCGCAGTAACTGAAATAGAGGGGGTTACCGGTCCAGCTCTAATATTAGAGGATAATAAGTATTGTTTAAATCAAGAAGCAGCCGATGCTCTTGGTGTAGCTCCCGAAGATAGACTAGAAATTAAATATGAAAGAAAAGGCAAAACTCGCACTCCGGTAATTGGCTCTAACGAGGCTTTCGGAACTAAGGGAGGAAACAAACTTACACAATCCTTAACAGTTAGTTGTAGGGGTAAGGCTAATGAAATGCTTGCGGAATTTGGTACTATTTTTACCTTAAGTCCACATCCGTCTAGTGATGGATTATTTATATTAGAAGGAGACAAGCCTGCCCCAACCCCTAAAGAAACAGAAGAGATAAAAATAGATATTGAAGATGAACCAGTTGATGACCTTCCATTGGATACACAATTGGCAGATATGTTAGTAGATGATACAGACAATGACAAGATTTCTGGATTTGACTATACATTAAAATAAAAATATCTATTATGGAAATGAATTTTAACCTTTCGAACACACAAGCAATTTCTTCTTCAATGCCTAGACTTAAACCCTATGAAATTCATAGAGTTGCCTTTAAGGATATCAAGGTAGAACGTATTCAAGGTAAAAAAGACCCTGATGCAGTTTACGAAATTCTAAAGGTCCGTTTTGAGAACAAGGATGGTTATTATGAAGAAAGCATTTTCTTCCCTAAAGAAAGTGATTTGAAGAGACCTACTCGTCAGAATAAAGAAGGTCATGAGGTAGAAATGCCATGTAACTTTGAGAGAACCATGACGTTTATTGCCCAGCTTGGTACTGTACTTGCCCCTGCAGAATATGGCAAGATGAAAGGTGTTTCTTTTAAGAGTTTTAATGAACTGTGCGATGCACTTATTAAAATTTTAAAGCCAAAAATCGGTACTGAAACTAATTTGAAATTAATTGGTAAAGTAGATAAGGATGGGAACTTTGTTCCGTGCTTACCTTATTTCGTTGCTCTGAACAAACAAGGAGAGTGCTTCCCCTCTGATAACTTTATAGGTGATAAAGTGTTCTTCTCTCCTTTTGAAGAAAAGAGAAAAGAAGAAATGCTTAAGAAGAAACCTACTGATATGGCTGCTAAAGAAAAAGAGACTGCAAACGACACCCCTTCTGATGAAACCGCAGAAGCTGATGCAATCGATTTTAATTCTTTGAAGTAAGATTTCGTTTTATAGTGCTTAATAATTAAGTACTAAAGTTAGTTGGAATTGAGGCTAATAACTGGTATCTTTGTGGTTCAATAAATTATCTTTTTATACATGGAAATACAAATTGAACCAACCATCACAAAAGACTATTTATTATCCAAATACCCTCAAGAGACTTATATGGAATACTATTTGGGTATTCCCGTCAAAAAAGGGTTATTCAAATCACCACTTCGAGCTGATGACCACCCGACTTGTTCATTTTATGTGAACAAATCAGGTGACGTTATCTTTAAGGATTTCAAAGGTGACTTTTATGGCAATTTTATAAGTGTTGTAATGAGGAAGTATAGTTGCACATATCATATGGCTATGAAAATTATAGCTAATGATTTTGGGTTAATAAAAAATCCTCACATTAAAAGAAATCCCGGGAAAATTAATGAAAATCCAAAGAAATTTGAAGAATCTGGTCCAGCTAGTATTCAAATTGAGATGCAGGAATTTTCTCAAAAAGAACTCAGTTGGTGGGCTTCTTATGGTATAACAAAGGATATTCTAAAGAAATTTAGAGTTTACTCCTGTAAGTCTGTTTTTTTGAATGGAAATTATTTTGCTTCGTCCAGCGAGCAAAGTCCCATTTATGGTTACTATAAAGGTAAAAAGGACGGACTGGAGTTATGGAGAATTTATTTTCCTAAGCGCAAGTCATACAGATTCCTTTCTAATTGGTCTGCAAAGATGATTCAAGGATTAGACCAACTCCCTAAAAAAGGAAAAGTGTTGGTTATAACCAAATCTCTTAAAGACGTAATGACTTTGTACTCGTGTGGACTACCTGCTATTGCCCCAAACTCTGAAAACTTATTTATTCCTGACGTTCTGTTTGAGAAATTGAAAGGGTCATTTGATTATATTTGTGTGTTATACGACAATGATTTAGCCGGATTATCTAATATGAATAAAATTAGAAAACAATTCGACATTCCTTGTTTTTGGATACCTCGCAAATATGAAGCAAAGGATATTTCAGATTATCATAAGAAATATGGAAGAGATAAGACAATTAAACTAATTCAGGATGCGGTAAACGAATATGGCAGAAAAACAAGGAGAGGAACAGAAACCAAAGAAGAAGCATACCGGAGCGTATGCAAAGAGAAAGGGTAATAACTACGAATTGAAGATTATTAAAGAATTGACGGCACTGGGATTTGAAGGGCTGAAATCTTCGCGCTCAGAGTCAAAAAATCTAGATGCTGATAAAATTGATATAGCAGAAACAATTCCAAACACTCTTCCGTTCTACGTGCAATGTAAGTGTACTAAGAATAAACCCTCTTACCAAGACATTATTCCTAATTGCCCTCGCAAGGATAGACCTCTTGTTATTTTCCACAATTATCAAGTAAATAAGGAGGTTAATATGGGTTCTATTGGAGAATATGTTATTATGACAAAAGAATTTTTTTACAATCTAATAAAGGCGACTAAGTGATTAGTTGCCTTTTTTATTATTATGACAAAAGAACAACGAGAAACAATAGAGAATCAAATTGAATCTCATAGAAGTATAATTGAAGATTTATTAACAGAAATCTGTTATCACGAAAATGAAATAAAGAATCTTGAAACACTACTGAATGATGATAGTAAAATTGATGATGCAGTCAGCATCAGACATAATAACCAATAGTTCTTCTGAAGTATTTATTGCTAGAAACTTAAAATCTAAAAATCAAGAAATTATTGAATTAATTCAAAATGTAGCTAAAGCAGCAAATCTAGATTTAGACGAGATTTTAGAATTTGAAATAGCTTCTGAAGATGAAAGGATTGATTCTAGAATCAAGTGCAGAAAAGGAGACCTACTTATTTGGTCTGCAGATGATAATTCTATTCCATACTGGTTAATGGAATTTATCAGCAGCCTTGATTATGACAATATTTCTCGATATCACTTAGGTTAAAAATTTATGAAAATATTTATTCAATCTACATCTGATGTAATTACTAATAGTTCCACTGAAGTATATTTAAGGCTTACTAATGACGCATTAAGTATTTTGAAGAATGCTATTACTAGTGTATTGAGAATTTCTTCGCCTACTGCTTCATTCGATGACTTTTTCGATATTTCGTACAGTAGTGATTATACACGTGACGAATATCTTAATTATATCTATTCTAACTGTTCCTCTTCGGAATGTCGTGAATTGGTGGAAGCTATTCAAAAGTTTGGAGTATTTGACGATAAAAACATAGTTCAAACAACTCTCATGGAAAAATTGGAGAAAATTTCTTCTGAATCATACGAAGAATTTTGTTATAGACAAGATGAAAAATTGTTTACAGTAACTCCAAAGATGCTTTTAGACAAACACATAAAAGCTGCTGAAGCTTTAAATCAAATAGGACATATGTTTTATGGAGAAGCAGAATACAACGGATGATACAATTAGTGGTAAAACCATCGAGATTTATAATCTCAGAAAACCTATATCCTGGAATTAAAGTTGTTTCTTTTGAGGAAGAACTGGAGCTCTATAAGAGAAAATGTAAGAAAAAACAATGGGCTACGCCTGAGGGATTTTCTCTTGGATTTGATTCTCTTCTTAGTGACTTAAAAAAGTGTGTATTTGTATATACAAATTCACAGAACACTATTGATAAAATAAAAGAAAAATTTAACGTTATTGAAGAAAATGAAATTCATAACTAGAATTCAAAGTATTGCCGACTTGATTACCAATTCTTCTTCTGAAGCTTTTGTTATGAGAGAAGACGATGCAAAATATTTCGAAAGTCTTCCTACTAATGGATGTGTTGATATATACGCTATTACGGAAGAAACTATTCGTAGCAAGTGGTACGATGGTGATTTAATTTGTAATTTTCTTGGAATAGAACCCTTCGATTCTTGGACTTCTTCAGTTGAAGAATGGAATGAATTTGTTGATGTATATATTATGCCAATTATTGATAAAGTTGAAGGATTCTATGTTGTGGACATCGAAGACCATTTTGTAGATGCTTGTGAAGTAACCGAAGAGGCACGTAGTTGTTCTCTTGCAAGTGAATATAGACATTGATGAAGTTGCACATACAATCTATATCTGATATTATTACTAACAGTTCCTCAGAGGTGTTTCTAGAAATTACTAGCGGCGAACAGTCCGCACTGAACACTGTTTTTGATTTATTAAAAAATTATTTCCCAGAAGATGATGCAGATTTGTATCCAGTAGTCAACATGGAATCCCATACTGTGTACTTATCTTTGCCCTATGGTATTGATTCTTGGGAATTTTTTGAGGATGGTGTACGTGCTATATTAGAAAATAAACTGGATAAAAATACATTTGAATTAATAAGATGCGATTAGTAATTAGAACTCAATCAGTTTCCGACCTTATTACAAATTCGAGTTCGGAATTATTCGTTGTAGCGAGCCAATCGATGCCTGCCACAACCCTTGCAGAACTTCTTAAGACAATAGGAGACAAAAATTACTTTACAGGCGATTGGAAAGAATGGGACAATCTCACTGAGAAAGAAAAAGAAAAGTATGATTCTTCATCTGGAATGGGTGGAGAACTTAATATTATGACATTCGACCAAATGTATGAGGAAGCTAGGTCTTATATTCCCTGTAACAAAAGACATTTGTTTACTAAAGAAATATACTCTCTACGATTTCCTGATTCTATTGAAGAATTAGAAACATTTCTTTGGGTGGATATCGACCATCGCAGATGTGCTACTATTAGTTGGATGATAGACAATCTAGATATTAAAGAGTGCTCTTGCCCTTGTAAAGTAGACCCCGAAACTAAGAAAGTTATTAAATTAATTGATTGGGATGAATGGGATAAACTTCCTGATAATGAGAAAAATAAGTTATAAAAATGAAAGATTTTAAAGATTGGGGTGTGAAAAGACGTTGTTTCCCCAGCAACAACTACAATGCTATTTGGTTTAATCTTAAAACAATTAGACTTGGTGAAGGAGTAGCTAAAGAATTGGAACCAGACAAGGCAGAATTTTACGATGTTGGGATAAATACTTTATGTAATGCTGAATGTCCTTTTTGTTATGTGAGTGCTTCAGGTAATGGAATTAATTATCCGAATATTTGTGAAACTTGGGAAAAGTGGATGAGTGAATTTAAGGAATATAAAAATGATGATAAAGTCAAAATTACTCTCACTGAAAAGCCGTTTCAAATAGCTATTGGTTCCACTGGAGAACCTACTATTCATCCTGAGTTCTGTGAATTTTTAGAAACGGTATTCAACACCGGAGTCGTTCCCAATTATACAACCAATGGAATTTCTATTGCTAAAGACTCAGAACTATCTGAGCAAATCTTGGAACATACTAGAAATTATGTTGGAGGAGTTGCTGTGAGTATGGGTAATAAGAAACTATATAAGTATGCGGTTAAAGCTATCAATAAGCTTATTTGTTTTGGGAATACCAATGTAAATATTCACCATATAATTTCTGATAAAGCTTCTGTGAATGCTTTTATAAATGAGTGGAAATTGTACGGAGACCAAATCCTTTATCATGTTCTTTTACCTCTTATGCCTTCCGGAAGAAGTACTCAAGGAGTACAGGAAGGAGTATTTGAGTATCTTGAAAATGAAATAGAGAGGCTCAATATTAAAAATATTGCTTTTGGAGCTCATTTTATTGATGCTCTACAAACGTCAAAAATTAAAACATGGCTTTATCCCGCTGAATCTCTTAGTAAAAATATTATTCTTACTAAAGATAAAGTTCAGATAACCCCAAGCTCATTTAATCTTAATCCTATTAAAACAATAAATCTATGATTGTAAGTGGAGTACGGCGTCAGCCTAAACTTGTTATTAATTCTGCAGAAGACCTTCCTTATCCTTGTTTGTTGGTATACAAAAACGACACTTGTCATTATGTTATCCTTGCCCATAAAGGTAAGGATACTAATATTTACGGCATTGTTGTAGAAGTATTCTATGACCACAATGTAGGAGATGAAACCCTTCATGTAGGAGACCAGAATGTGACTTTTGCGTTTGAAAATTTTGGAACTCCTAAAGGGTTTAATTTTTACAATGAAAGTGTAGTAATTAGTAACGAACTTAATTACACAAAGTAATTACTTGTTGAGTTAGTAAAAAATAAATGAATACTTATATAGTTCCTTTTTGCAACAGTAGTGGCGAAATTTGGGTCGATAAATATCAGGCTCGTTCACTTTCTTCAGCCAAAGATAAAGTAATTGAAGAATATACGAGTTTATGGGATTTAGAAGTTTCTGCAGACTGGGAAGATTTTGTAGAACAATTATCTAATCTTGATGTTATCGTTGGTATTCCTGAAGATATTGATAGTTTATAAAAATGAATAAAAAAATTAGATATGAGAAACTTTAGAATAGGGTTAGATATTGATGATTGTTTGGCTGATTTTTGGGGAGCTTATTGTGAATACTTTGATACTAAACATAATCCCCAAATGCTGGAAGACCATATTATTACTAAAAATGTACAACGCATTCTTAGTAAGGATAGAGATTTTTGGTTAAATCTGAAAGTTATTAATGTTCCTGATTTTGTTCCTACATTATACTGCACTAAACGAGTCAATAACAAGACTTGGACGCAGAAATGGCTAGATATAAATGGATTCCCTAAAGCTCCAATCTATCAAATGGTTTATCAACATGGCAACAAAGCTGATATGATTAAAGGAAAAGTTGATGTATTTGTTGATGATTCTTTAAGAAACGTATTGAAATGCCAGAAATCTGGACTACCTGCATTACTTTATCATACAGAAAGAACCGTTGATTTCCCCATGTTTAAAGTGTTCTCTATTACAAAGGATGAGATTATTGATGCTTATTGTCTTATGAAAGAATTCAATTGAAATTAAGTGAAATAAAGATAGTTCCACTACTTGATACATTAGTAATTCTCGATATTCCTGATGAAGTATATTTCAGTGATACATATAAAGATTACATTAGTAATTCTAGACTATCTTATATTAATCCGGAACAAGATGGGAGTTTTGAGCTTTATCTAGAAAACCCGAAGAAGGAATCCTCTTCTTTATTACTTGGTTCTGCGGTCCATTGTTTAACTCTACAGCCCAATGATTTTTTATTAGTAGATACGGTCGATAGACCTACTGCTAAAGCAGGACTAATGGCTGATGTCTTATATAAGTCAAATGGAAATATGCCTACTAAAAAAGAAATATTAGCTGCATCAGACAAAGTTAATTATTATAAGGGCAAAATGGATGACAAAAAGATAGATGATTTGCTTGCTAAATGTACAAATTATTGGCGAAATCGAGCGTTGTATGAACATGATTACAAAGATTCGAAGGGACTTATATATCTTGATTCAAAGAATAGAGAGATATTAAAATCGTGCTTAAATTCGGTAAAGGACTGTAAAGAAATACAAAGTCTCTTACATCCAGAATACATTGTAGAGAAACCTATTTCTCTAAATGAGCAAGCAATCCTTATTGATTTCGAAATGCAATTTCCTGATGGATATTCTACGATTATAAAATTTAAAGCAAAGCTGGATAATTTTACGATTGAGCCAGACGATAACTTAGTTACCTTAAATGATTTGAAAACTACTGGACACATCATTCCGGAATTTCATGGGTCGTTTGAAAAGTATCATTATTATCGCCAAATGGGAGTTTACTCTTATCTACTAAGTTTAGTCATAAAAAAATATTACAACGTAGATGATTTCACCATGAAAGCAAATATGTTATTGGTTTCCACTGTTCCGGATTACGGGGCAGGAATTTATCCAGTATCAAAAAAAGAGTTGCTTAGAGGATTTGAGGAATTTAAGAAATTATTAAGAATGGTGGCATTATTAAATAAACATGTGGCCGGATAGTTACCTTATGGAAGCATATGGACCTAGTTATGCAGAATTAAAAGACATTTATGGGAAATATTTTAGTTTAGGGTATCTAAACACTGATGTTCAGCATAAATTTGCGGTAATTTCACTGGTTTGCTATTTAACGATGAAAGCTAAACAGCAAAAACCAGACGTTACTCACTATAAAGTTTTGATGCAACTTACTGCAAAAAATCCTTTGCCGGATGATTTTATTAAAGGTTTGAGTATTATATGTGATGATTTTGCATATGGCTGTACAGAATTTCCCACTTTTGGCATAAAGACTCCTGGAGAGATGGCTAAACAAGTTCAATCTATATTGTCTGAATATTTGCCATTTTAAACTATGAATAGTAGATATTTATATAATAAAGCTATTCTCTATAAACTATTAGAGTTAATAGAAAAACATCCAGACCTGCGTTTTACTCAATTACTATGGAATGTTGGAATATTTCGTTGGGAAAGATGTGGACATTGCAAAGATAATGTAAAAATCGTTGACACTCACGCAGAAGAAAGCGAAACTACTTGGCTTCAGATGTATAAGAACAAATTTTGTTTTCCGCAAAACGAAGCAGTTGAAAATTTGTAAAAATTTTTATTTACACTTTTTAACAACTAAGGCTTTGTAGTATGAAGAAAAAGTAGTACCTTTGTATCACTTCTTCGGAAGGAAAATAGATAATTCAGGAATTTAGATTAAATATTTATTAAGATTCTTTCACCTTTATCACTTGGTGAACTCCAAAGAAATTAGTATCTTTGTGATATAAAAATAGAAGATGATTAATAAGAACAATGTTTAAAAATTTTTTGAATTATGACAACTCAAGTATTGAATTTTAAGAAAGTAGAAGTATGTGGATTTACAAGAAAAGAAGCAATCGAACAAGCACCTTTCTTCGTGCAACGTGATGCAACTCAGGCATATAAATCTTGGAAGAAAGATTTAGGTCGTGCTATCACTGATAAAGACATTAAAGAGTTCTGCCTTGAATATCTTGCAAAACACACTAAAAATGCTCCGGGTGTAGGCTGCTCAATCACTATCGAAGCAGGTGTAGCTGATACTCGTGAACGTCCCTATAAGGTAAATGACGTTAAGAACGAAAAGGGTAAGAGAAAGTATAAGACTACTTATCAGTTAATTGACAAAGCTACTGGTCAAATCATTACTGAAACCGATGAAACTAAGGCTAAGGCTAAAGAATTAGCTAAGAAACTTTATACAGAAGACGGTTTTAAGGGTAAAATTGTGTGTCTGTACACAAAACAAATTATTGAGGGAGAACCTATTGCATTTGAGGTTGAATATACTCCAGCCAAGAGTGCAAAACAAGGAACATATCTTTGCTTTGGTATTGAAGCATAATCTACTGAAATCAATACACTTCAAAGGAGCCTATCTATAAGTAATTATGGGTAGGCTCCTTTATTTTTTAAATATCTTTAAAGGCGTAACAGCTTAACTTAAAACATTGAAAAATGAAAAAAGAAACTATTAAAAAATTCATCGGGCATCTAACCGAATTAAACTCACTTGGAATTTCTAAAACAGCATATGAGAAAAAAATGAGCTTGTGCAAGAATTACCTTAATACAACTTATTATAATATTAGCCAGGCTTATAAAAATGGGCTGTTAGCTAGAGAAAAATTCGAGGAAATAAAAGAACTGTGGGAAAAGATATCCAACAAAAAGAATAAACTTCCGGAGTTTCAATTTGAAGAAGAGTCAAATCTTTCTCAAGTAGAATTAGAGGCTGATGATGATAGAAATAGTATCAACCTTATTCGTGATGAATCAGGAAAAATTAAGTATTATGAATTTAAAGTCTTGATAAGGGATAAAGCACCTCTTACGGGAAGATTGACAAGAGATGAGATGAATACTATTTATCGTATGTATTCATATTATGGAATGTCGATTACCCAGCGTGAAATAAGCCGATATTTTCCAGAATATTCTTTGATTGATTTTAAAAGAATCCTTAGAGTATTTAGTATTACTAAGGCTGTGGCTCCATTTGCTCCTCATGTTATTGAAGAAAATAGCAAGGAAGAGCTTATGATTATGCAAATGAGGGAAAAAGAAAATGACTTTGTAAGAGGAATCGAGGAACAATCCATCAAGAATGATAGAGCTTTATTAAAGAAATATGCTCTCGAAAATATCGAACTGAAAAGAAAGCTTGAAGAGGGAATCAAGATAGATTTAGAGGGGTTAGACCTTACTGGTATAAAAACATTTACTCCGACTGGAACATCTTCCAAAAAGAATATTATTATTTATCTTTCAGATATGCATATCGGAGCCTATGTATCGCCATTATCTATATATAGTAATCCATACGATAGAGATGAGGTAATCAGAAGAATAAATATTATTCTTAATAGAGTATGTGATTTAAATGATATCTATAGAGGATTTGATAATATTTATGTTTGCAATCTTGGGGATTCATTAGACGGATATAATGGGCAAACAACTAGAGGTGGACATTCATTACCTCAAAATATGTGCAATAAAGAACAAATTCATACATTTATATCTTCTATGAATTATTTTTTCACAGAACTCAGCAAACTCGACTGTAATAAACTGAATTATGTATGTGTGGGAGAGTCTAACCATGATGGAGATTTCGGATATGCCGCCAATGTAGCTTTAGAGGCTATACTATCCAATAAAGGAGTAAATTGTACAATATTTGACAAATTTATTGGAGAATTTAAAATTGGGGAAACCACATTTGTTCTCTGTCACGGTAAGGATAATAAAGATATGTTTAAGAATTTACCTCTAACATTGGATGTTAAAACTGAAAACTTTATCAATGAATATCTGGATACTAAAAGAATTACAGGTGATGTGGTTTTTGTAAAAGGAGATTTACATCAATCTGCAACTACTTATGGTAGAAGATTTACTTATAAGTCTGTAGGTTCTTTATTCGGAAGTTCTGAATGGATTCACAAAAATTTCGGAAATACTCCGGCAGCTTGTGACTTTTCGATATTAGATGGAAATAACAATATTCTTGATGGTAAAATAGTATTGCAATGAAAAAATGTTATATAGTAACTGAATATGGTGGAGAATGGGAAGATAAATGGGAATCCATTCTCGGAGTTTATATGTCAAAAGAATCTGCAGAGAAGGCCAAACTTGAAAATGAAAAGAGTCATTCTTATACTTCTCCTTATTCAAATGAATATTTTGATACTCTCATGGAAGAAGTTGATAATTATGAATTTGAACATGATTTCAATTTTGACTCTTATAGAGACGGAGTGTTACAAATTCATCCTGAATTAGCAAGACAACCAGGATTTCTTGAAAATCTCGATGTTTGGGAGCACAGTTACTACGGATTTCATGATTATTTTGGAACAAGTATTAGTGAACATGATTTGTATGAATAATTTGTTTATAAATTTATTAGAGGCTTATCATAAAGATAAATTTGAGGATTACGAAATCCTATGCAATGCTGTTGAGGGATTTATTGATGAAAATTCTATAAACGGGGATTTCAATCCGTGGTCTTTTGATTATAATGATGTTGAGGATGAAATTTTATGGATGATTCAGGAGATTTTAGAAGAAAAATATAACTTTACTAAATTTCTACTTAAAAACAAATATGAAGAGTTTGTAAAAGTGTATTCTTCTAACCAAATTGATGCGGCATATCTTCGATTTGATAAATCTACTCATTCTTTTGTAATAGACACAGATATATTGTTTGATGAGTTAAACGTTGTAGAAAGCAAACATTTCTCTGAAACTCTTTCCCAATTTGTGAAGATGATAAATGATAAAACGACTTTAAAATTAATAGTAGAATAGTGGAAATTACACTCCCAGAACTATATAAAGGAAAGGCTACAATTATTAAGGATAATGAATTCCTTGAAACTAGAGCTTACGTAGAACCTTTTATTGAAAGAATGTCTAAATTTACTGATGATTTTAGAATCCAAGTAAAATTACCAGACCAGATTACTAAGACCAAAGAAGGGGAAATAGATACAGATGATATTACTTATAACCGTGTTTGGGTTCAGGCTGTTCTTCCAGAAGAATATTCGTTTGACAATCACGATGAAGTAGTTGGTCTAGTTTATGGACTTGATGTTCGTAAACCAGTAGTTAAGATTTATAGAGGAGGATTGAATAGAGCATGTACCAATTTATGTGTATTCAGTCCTTCGTTTTTAAACGTTCGGGAGTTGGAGCCAAAAAAGCTTATCAATTTTAGTTCTGTGACTAAATTAATGGAGCAAACAAATGACATAAAAGTATGGCTCAAGAAACTACATGAAACTGAGTTTGATAGAACAGATGAACTTATCGAGAGAAATCTTGGTATGTGGATTCGTAATTCTATCAATTTATCCTATGACACTGGATATGGAAAGGTAAAGCTGGCAACAAGTACTCCAATTGATGCCTATAAACTAATGTTTGAAAATAAGAAGTCGGAATATTTCATTCCAGAAGATAAGCCGGTTAATATGTTCACGGTTTATAATGCTTTTACTCAGTTAATCAGTAATGATGGAGGAAAAGATATAATGAACAAAGTTGAGAAAACTTTGCTACTTAAAGACATCCTAACAATTGATTGATTTGTTTTGTAATGTCGAAATTTTTTACTATCTTTGTAGAACTTTTCGATATTACATAAACAAATTTTTATATCTATGAACGTAATAAAAAGAGACGGAACAACAGAAGCATTTAATGCTTCAAAAATCAGAAACGCAATCCTAAATGCCTTTAACGCATGTGGATATGAAACATCTGTTGAAACTATCAACGATATTGTAGATTCAATTGAGATATGGGATGATATTAACATAGAGGATATTCAAGACCAGATTGAAGAAATCCTTATGGATTTCGATTTTCCAGAAGTAGCTAAAGCCTTTATTCTTTATCGAGAGAATAGAGCTCGTATTCGTGAAAATGTAAAAGAAAGAGAAGAGTTCATTAAGAATTTTATGAAAGCATCTAATGCTGCAGAGGGGTCTGAAGTAGATGACAACTCTAATGTAGCAAATAAGAATATTGCTGTCCTTAATAACGAGCTTTATAAATCTAATAACATTGATTTAAATAGATATAGAGTTGGAGAAAAACTTCGAGCTTTGTATCCTGATTTTGATTACAAGCAGTATGAAAGAGACTTAAAAAATCATATTATTTACAAACATGATGAAAATTCTACATTCGGATTTCCTTATTGTGTAGCATTATCTTGTTATCCATTCTTACAAGGAGGAATTAGAGACATTGGTGGCTTATCAGCTTCTCCAAAGAATCTCGATTCATTTTGTGGTATGTTTGTAAACATGATATTTGCAGTATCCTCTCAATTCGCTGGAGCTGTAGCAACTGCAAGTTTCTTAGTAATGTTTGACCATTTTGCTCGTAAAGAGTGGGGTGAAAATTATTACAAATACGCTGATAAAGGAGTACAAACATATGGAGGAGAATTCAATCCGGAAAGGGAAGGGTATCAATGTAGAACCATTGAGAAGGTGATTGAACAGAAGTTTCAACAAATTGTTTATTCTATCAACCAACCTGCTGCTGCAAGAGGATTCCAATCAGCTTTCTGGAACGTAAGTTACTTTGACAAACCTTATTTTGAAGGAATGTATGGACATTTTGTGTTTCCTGACGGAGATACTCCAAAATGGGATTCACTTAATTGGCTGCAAAAGAAATTCATGAAGTGGTTCAATGCTGAAAGACTTCGTTGTATGTTAACATTCCCGGTAGAAACTGTATCTCTCCTTTACAAAGACGGAGGGTTCCAAGATAAGGAATGGGCTGATTTTGTTGCAGAAGAATATGCAGAAGGGCATTCATTCTTTACTTATATAAGTGATAGTGTGGATAGTCTATCTAGCTGTTGCAGACTAAAAAATAAGTTGCAATCTAATGAGTTCACATTTACTAATGGTTTAGTTGGAGAACAAACTGGTTCTAAGTCAGTAATTACACTTAACTTAAGTAGAATTATCCAGAATTGGACTAAGTCATTTATTCATCCTGATGATTGGTGTTTGAAGGAAGTTAAGGGACTTAATAAAGAGAAATGGTTTAAAGACTCGTTTGGTAAATATTTAAGAGATATTCTCGATAGAGTATATAAATATCATGTAGCTTATAATGAGCTATTATGGGACTTATACAATGCTCACCTACTTCCTGTCTACGAATCTGGATTTATTAACCTCAATAATCAATATCTAACTATTGGTTTAAATGGATTAAATGAAGCAGCAATGTTCTTAGGCATTAAATGTAATGACAATGAGGAATATAAAGAGTTCTGTAACTTTATTTTCGGTACTATCAAAGAACAAAATCAACTTCACAATACTAAGAAGGAAATGTTCAATACTGAGCTTGTTCCTGCAGAGTCCCTTGCTGTCAAGAATTATAATTGGGATAAAGCTGATGGATATTGGGTTCCTGAAAATAGAAATCTTTATACTTCTTATGTATTTCTTCCAGAATCTAATAGTTCTATTTTAGAGAAAATTAAACTTCACGGTAATGAATATGTTGGAGATTGGTTAGATGGAGGAAGTGCAGCTCATATTAATTTGTCTGAACATCCCTCTAAAAATCAAGCAAGTCTATTATTAAACTATGCTGCTACTGTCGGATGTAGTTATTTTACATTTAATGTTCCTAATTCTGAATGTCAAGATTGTGGGTTTATTACTAAGGTTCCTGTAACGGAATGTCCTAAGTGTGGAAGCAAACGTATCGACATGTATGATAGAATTATAGGTTATCTTACTAAGATTAGGAATTGGTCTGCAGGCAGACAAGAGGAGCAAACTCGTAGAGTGTATTCTGAAGTAGATTGTAAAATTAATTAGTATGCTTAAATATGTTGATACAGCAGTAACGCTTAGAGAAATTCCAGATGAAATTACTCTTTGTATAAATATATCTAATTGTCCATGCCATTGTAAGGGCTGTCATAGCCCTTACTTGGCAGGGGATATTGGAGAAGATTTGGATGAAGATTCATTAGTAGACATGATGCTTAGTAATAAAGGTATTACCTGTGTTGCATTTATGGGTGGAGATTCCAGTCCAGAATATGTAAACTGGCTAGCTGGAATTATTAGGTCAATGTATACTAATGAGTTGGATAAGGGTAGTTGGGTTGATGTTAGAATTGCTTGGTATTCTGGTAGGCAAGAGTTGTCACCTGCTATTGAGCTAAAGAATTTTAATTATATCAAATTGGGTCCTTATATAGAAGAATTGGGTCCATTAAACAATCCTAATACTAATCAAAGATTTTATGAGGTACGAATGAGTAGAGAAATAGATGAAAACGGAAATCCTATTTACGGACTTACAGACATAACAGATATATTCTGGAAATGACTACAATAGCAATTATAATTATTTGGGTTCTTATATTTGCCCAAATAGCTGTTTTTATAAAATCTTTTGATGAACTTTTTATAGACTCCATTACATTAGATGACTGTAGAAAATCTCTGAGAAGAGAAAAATATTATGTTCCAATAAGAATAGTTGTTTTAGCTATTATTTTAATAGCCCTATGCTAGATTTTAAAATCGAAACAATAGACCAAAGAACCGATAAGCCGGAAACTATTTTAGGTGAAGAACAGTCTCAAGCACTAGAAATGATGAAAGCTTTTCTCAAAAATAAAGACTCCCAGGTTTTTTCATTAATTGGAGCCGCAGGTACAGGAAAAAGCTTCTTAATGAGAACTCTTATTGACTATATGAGAAATGAGGGAATACAACGATGCCTTTGTGCTCCTACGCATAAGGCTAAACTGGTACTTGAACGATTTACCGATGATGAGGCTATCACACTACATAAATTATTATCACTTTCTCCCAATCTTGAAATATTAGACCTCGACTTTAATGACTTAAAATTTGTCACTAAAAATAGTGTTTTAAATATACCTCACAACGGGGTTGTTATATGTGATGAATCATCTATGATAAATGATGATTTATTTGATTTATTACTGGAAAAAGTTAAGGAGTTTCGTAGCAAAGTTATATTTGTTGGCGATAGAGCTCAATTACGTCCAGTTAATTCACTTACGACTTCAAAAGTATTTAATGTTGAGAACAGATTTACTCTTACTAAGATATACAGACAATCCGAAAATAACGCACTGATGCCCTTACTCACTACTCTGAGAACAGATTTAGTTAATAAATTTGAAACTAGAGAAGCTGAGGAGGGCTCTTTGTTTGTATACGGGGACACAATTAATTTTATCAAACACGCAATCCCAAGTTTTAGAAGCGCAATGAGGAATGGAGATATATTAGCAACCAAAATACTTGCGTATACTAATGCCATGGTAGCTAGTTATAACAATTGTATGAGGCGTGTTATGTGGGAAGATTCGAAGACTGTTGAATACAATCAGTTTGAGTTTTTAACCGGATATGAGAATTTAGAATTTAACGGAGTTAAGTTTTGGAACTCTATGGACTATATAATTGTAGACCCTCCGAAAAAAACTGATATTGGTATTCCAGGATTTCTCACTCTTCCTGGGTATGAACTAACTTTGTATGATTCTGTATATAAAAGTTCTTGTCCTATATTAATTTTATCTAGGGACATCAGTAATGATTATCTACAAGCTCTTGCGTCTCTAATAGAAGAAATAAGATTGAGAGCAATTAATCTTAAATCTTCTGGAAGATTCCAACTTGCTTCAAAGATGTGGAGAGAGTACTATGAACTTATAGGTAGTTTTACTACACCAGTGGATTTGTACTTAGATAACAGACTTATTCGTAAAAAATCTTTTGATTATGGATATGCTTGTTCAGCTCACAAGTCCCAAGGAAGTTCATTTGGAGAAGTATTTGTTGATATGAGAAATATCAATTTATGTAGAGATAAAGATGAAAGGCGACAGTTACAATATGTAGCACTATCGAGAACGAGAAAAGATGTTCATTTATTACAATAAAAAATGCATTATGGAAAAAATTTACGAAATGATTGGAGATGCGCTTCAGCAGTGTGATTTTGATGTCGAAAAAATAAAGGCTTTAGCTACATATCTAGAACTTGAAGAAGAAGAAATTCCTGATTTCTGCGAAAATCTTGAAGTTTACGATGATAAATATTACTATAACAGTATGACATTTATAGTAATGACTAGGGATGAAGTATTTGAAGAGATTAGAATATATAGAGAAGACGCTGAAGAAGAGGTTAAATGGAGAGTTCCGGCTGATTTAAAGGACTATTTCGATTATCAATCGTATGCGGAAGACGCATATTCAGACATATATGATATATGGGATATTAAAGCCTCTGATACTATAAACATAGACGGAACTATATACGAAGTCATTCAGATTAATGAATAATGCTTACTGTAAAGTTTGTATACGACAATGAACACGATTTCGCAAAATTTTGTGCAGCGGATTTAAATGGAGTGTTCGTAGAAATTTACGATGAAGGCAGTTACAAAGAAAAAAAGCAAGCTTATAAATTAAAATCTTCATGTGGAGCAAGAAAAACTCCATTTGCTGCAGTCTTTGATGGAGATGAATTAGTAAAAGCCTTTTACACTGAAGCAGATTCTAATATTATAAAATCCTTAACTGAATATTTACATGATAGTAAACGTAATTAATACTTCGAATAACAATCTTCCTAAGTATGAAACAAGTCTGTCTGCAGGCATGGATGTGAGAGCAGATTTTAGTAAAATAACTCCGGAGAATACTATAAAAGCTTTTGGAGATTGCGAAGTTCTTTTTAAGTCTGAAGCCAATAAAGTAACAATGATTAGACTGGACCCAGGAGCTAGAGCTTTAATTCCGACTGGAATATTTATGCAAATGCCTGAAGGTGATGGGTCTTTTAGATATGAATGTCAAGTAAGACCTCGTAGTGGATTGGCTCTCAAGAAAGGAATTACTGTTTTAAATACCCCAGGAACAATCGACGCTGATTATACTAATGAGATAGGTATTATTCTTATTAATAACGGGTACGAAGCTGTATATATTGAAGATGGAGAACGCATAGCTCAATTAGTATTTACTAAAGTTGAGGTGTGTAAATGGAATGAAGTAGATTCTCTAAAGGAAACTACTCGTAAGGGTGGATTTGGAAGTACAGGAAAATGATTACAAAAGAGGAATTTATTGATTTCATAGAAGTCCATGAAAAATTTAATAACAATGTCGACCTTCTATATGATTTAAAAATAGATATTATCAATTCTATTTTGTTCGAGGTGTTTGGGAAAGTATGTGACATGTTATTAAACGCAACATTTACTCCAGATGGTGTTGATTGGATAAATTGGTGGTTATATGAAAGTAAAGATTTATATACTGAAGAAAGATTACCAGTATATATTAATGACGAGAAAGTCTTGATAGAAACTCCAGATGAGCTTTGGGAAATAATTAAGGATTATCGTATTTAAATGAATAAAACTTTAATTACAAAAGACAGTAAAGGTAAAATTAGAGTCGCAGAAGTATCGTGCGAATGGGACGATGCTGAGAAATGTTATACTATTCGCAGAAACACGTATCAATATGGCGGTAAGATAACCGTGCAGCCAGAAATTTATATTACTAAAGGTAAAGTAAAAAGAACTATTGCTCAACAGGCAGAATTAGAATTTAACTCTCATGTTAAAAAATATCTTGATAAGGGATATAAAGAAATTGAAGGCTCTATTGACCAATACACTAAAACTCAGCTCGATGCTTTTCTTCCAGAGCACACAACTGATGCTAACGGATTTAAGAAACATATGTTAGCCAAAGATTTTAATAAGGTAGCAACTAGTGTGTTTGACAAAATAAAGGTTTGGTATGGAAGTCGAAAGATAGATGGGGTTAGGTGTTCTTTTTACTGGAAGGACGGAGAGGTTAAATCTGCGAGTAGAGGTGGTGGAGATTATAATTTTTCTACTTCTCACTTAAGAAATCATCCTAAACTTATAGAGTTTTTGAAAAACAACCCGGAAATAGTATTCGACGGGGAACTGTATTGTCATGGATATAGTTTGCAAGCTCTAAGTGGGCTTGCAAGAACTGAAAAAGATGAAGGCAAGGACTGCTCTGTACTCGAATACTATATTTATGATATAATGATTCCGGATATGCCTTTTTCTGATAGATTGTATAAGTTGGATGAAATTCAAGAAGCCCTTGAATTAGGGTTTGAGCCTAATAAAGAATGGGGTGATAAAGACCTTAAATTTCAAATGGTTCCTCAAGTAGAAGTATCCGGATGGGCAAGTATTAAGAAACTCCACGACCAGTATGTAGCAGAAGGGTTTGAAGGAATCGTTGTTAGAAATCCAGATAAACCTTATGGCTTTGGAAAAAGAACTAATGATATGATTAAGGTTAAAGAATATCAAGATGCTGAATTTGAAATTACTGGATTGTCCGAAGGTCTCAGAGATGAAGATATGTGCTTTACTTGCATAACTGATAAGGGAATTGAATTTAAAGCTAAGCCTATGGGTAACAGAGAATTAAAACAGCAATATCGTGAGAATCTAGATAATCTTATAGGGAAAATGGCTACTGTAAAATTCTTTTATTATTCGGAGGAAGGAACTCCACTACAGCCAGTTTTAAAGTGTATTAGAGACTACGAATAATATGTATATTAACGTAAACCCATTCGATTCGGATGTTGCTGAACTTGAACAATCTGATATTGAGAGTATGTGGAATTATCTTATGGAAGAGCCTGATAATTTTATATATACTGCGACACAATATATTATTGGCTTGGAATTAGATTATTACAAAGACGAACTCGAACCTTTATACAAAGCGTTAAAACCATTGTACGATGAATAATACGACAATTCCAGATAAGTTCAAAATAGCTAACACTTGGTATACTGTAGAAGTTGTTGATAAGATTGATAGGGGTGACTATGGATACCATGATGATGTTAGAAGGAAAATAGTCATTGCTAAACAAATTCCTACTGAGCAAGGAGATATTGATTTGGAAGAAGGTCAAATTGAAAATACTTTTTGGCATGAATTATTCCACGTTTTTAATTTTTATTTCAATACAGAACAAGATGAAGCATTGGCACAAACATTTGCCAATTTTATGTGTGAATATTTAGCTACAAAACGTGTACAGTAAGCAAAGAATTGAAATTTCTTCTACGCTGGCAGAGTTATTTACCCTTCTGGCGAAAAGCACTCTCGACTCTTGTGAAAGCGACGCAATGTTTTCAGAAATGTTCGAGAGTGTTCGTTCCTCATTAGAAAAGTATAAATCGGACACCATAGACGAAATTTATGGTAATCTTATTTATGTAGAGGAAGTAATTGATTTGTTAAACACTAAAAAATAATTAGATTATGAAAAGTTTTAATTTTGGAGAAGCTCTTTCCTTTATGGAAATCGGAGAAACAGTGTGTCTTGAATTAGATGGCAAAACAAGACTCTATCGTGTGCAGGACGGAGAAATAATTTGTAATGTTGAGGGGTCAATGGCCTCTTATCGTGTTACTAAATTCTACACCGATGCTGTCTTATCAAAAGAATGGAGATTGTACAATGCTTGATAATGTAGTTGTCGCTGCCTTATCTCTAGGTTACAGGTACTTAGATAGAGAAAACGGTATTTTTGCCAAACCTATAGGGTGGTCTCTTTTAGTTATTCGTTCTAAACATTACGAAGGAGAGTGTACAATAGAGTGTTTATTTAAGGGTACGAAAGAAATTGTATGCTGGTCTAGAGATACTCTTTACAATGAAGCAGAATATTTAAATTTAACTGTAGATGAGCTAAAGGCTCGTATAGAAGAATTTGAAGCTACTCATACTTACCTTTCCCTTACACCTCACGATTTTTCATTTTTTAGTTTAACCGAAATTTTGAGCAATGAAATTAATTAAAAGTAAAAATGCAAATGTAAACTATCTTGCTAAGATAGTAGAAATTAAAGAATTTCACAAACATTCTGACCCAGAAGTTACCAAACTAAAGTGTTGCTGTATTGATGGTTATAATATTATCACTGGAATAGATTCTCAACCTGGATTGTACGTATACTTTCCAACTGCTTGCTGTATTAATCCAAAATTCTTATCTTACGCTAATTTATATCGTCATGGTGAGTTGAACTCAGACCAAACCCAAACTGGAATGTTTGAGGATAACGGTCGTGTAAAAGCTATTAGATTGCGAGGAGAATTGTCGGAGGGTTTCATTCTTCCCGTTACAGTGTTTCAAAACTGGATTATTTCTGTTGTAAATATTGAACCTAAAGTAGAGGTTGGAATAGAATTTGATAGTGTAGAGCATGACGGAAAATCTTTCTGGGTTAATAAGAAATATATTCCAAAAAACACTAGAACTCAAGGAACATCTAACCCTAACGGCAAAGGAAAACAGCCAAAGGGCTTAGATAAACTAATAGAAAATCAATTTAGATTTCATTACGACACAACTCTTATCAAGAAATGTCCTAATGTAATTCATCCAAATGATTTAATCAGTATTACTGAGAAAATTCACGGAACTTCTGGTATATCAGCTTATGTACTTTGTAAACAAGACCTGAACTGGAAACAGAAAATTGCTAAATGGCTTACTGGGGAAGAGTTCAATAAGTATGACTATTTGTATGCTTCTAGAACAGTAATAAAGAATCAGTTCTATAATAAGAATGTTACTCCTGGATTTTATGGGTGTGATGTTTGGGCGGAGGCTGATAAAATAGTTAAACCTTGCTTGTCTAAAGGCATGACTGTATATTATGAAATCGTTGGTTTCTTACCTAATGGTGGCTATATTCAGAAAGGTTATGATTATGGTTGCGTGCCTCCAGTAGGCGACGAAAAGTATACACACGAAAAACATTTCAAAGTAAGAATTTATCGTGTGACTGTAACTAACGTTGATGGTGTAGTTCATGAATTTAGTGCTAGAGAAGTTCAACAATGGTGTGCTAGAGTAGGTCTTACTCCAGTTGATGAATGGTATTATGGTATAGCTATGGATTTATATCCAGACCTCAATGAATTGGAACATTGGAATGAAAATTTTATGCAAAAACTAGCTAATGATACCCGATTCTACATGGAAAGAAATTCTCCATCTTGTGACAATAAAGTACCCCATGAGGGAATAGTTATTAAGATTGAAAATATGAAATCTGAAGCATTTAAATTAAAATGCTTTAAGTTCCTCGATAAAGAAGGGAAGGAATTAGATAAGGGTGAAACTAATATTGAGGACGAAGCATAATGAAAAGGTTTCTAATTCACGTTTCCACATATTGGTGTGGAATGGATAATACATTCAGAGCAGTTGCTGAATCAGAGATGGACTTATGGGATTTAGCTGAACAATTAGCTTATGACAACTTTCAGAGCTATAGTTGTGAGAATGATATAGCTGAGGAAGAAGGTTATGACCCAGACGAAATGGAAGAAAGTGACTGGGATGAATTATGGAGTAGAGTAGATGAAACTACTTACTATAACTTTACTATAGAAGAGTGTAAAGATGATGATGAATGGAATGAGTACAGTGGAGAAATCTATGGAAAAGACCAAGTTTTACAATAGAGAGGATTTGAAGGCTAAAGATGTAGTACGCCTTATTGGAATATGGGAAGGAGAGGCTGGAGAGTCTTTTACTGACTATTGTGACTTCTCGCGAGAATCTGATAAGAACTTTTTAATATTCTTGGCGGAGAGATATCCAGTACTTTATGATTATCATTGTAAGGTTGCAGACAAAGATTGGATAGACTATTGTATTCAGTATGTAATATTTCACTGTGAAGAATATCTCACTCAGTGGGTTCCTGAAGGTAACTATTATCTGTATAATCAATTACTTGATATGTCACTGTATCCTCTTGCTGAGTTCATTTTAAAGGACGATGGAGCGTGGGAAGATTTTGTAGACTTCTTCACAAGTGGGGATAATACTGTAAATGGAACTCCATATATGGATTGTTACAATATTAGAGAACTCTTTGAAAATGGAAATGTTTAAGTTTTATGAGGTAGGAGGTAAGATTCGAGATGAATTTCTCGGTCTTACCAACAAGGATGTAGACTATGTAGCTGTACCTACTGAGGCGTGCTATAGTAGTATTCATCCTCGTGAATCTCAGCCCTCTCCTGCTAGACTAGTATTTCAAGCACTAAAGAGTTATTTAGAAGAACAGAAATTTGAAATCTTCTTAGTAACTCCAGACTGTTATACAATCCGAGCTAAATTCCCAGAGGGCTATAAGTATCAAGGAGTGGCTGATTTTGTAATGGCTCGTAAGGAGGTAGGGTACATTCCAGGTACTAGAACTCCAGTAGTTGAGCCAGGAAATCTCTATGATGATTTGTCACGTAGAGATTTTACTGTCAATGCTTTGGCTAAAGACCCTGATACCGGAGAAATTATTGATTATTTTGGCGGCAAAGAAGATATAATTAAAAGGTTATTGACAACTCCTCTCGACCCCTATATTACATTTAATGATGACCCGTTACGAATATTAAGGGGTATAAGGTTTGCAATCACTAAAAAATTTGATATTTCTTACATTACCTGGGCAGCAATGAAAGCTTATGACTACGAATCTAGAATGCCTGTAGTGTCTGAAGAAAGGATTAGAGAAGAGTTAATAAAGTGTTTCAAATGCGATACTCCTAAAACTCTAGAATTACTAAATCGCATTCCCCAACTAAAAGATTATATTTTTAAAAATACTAATTTGTGGCTTAAACCAACTAGCGAAAAATAAAATGTATTGTGTTTTATTTGAACGTAATATAGTGAAAAAACTAGAGCTTGTTCCAATAATAAGAGAAATTTGTGCTGAGGATATGAAGGAAGTGAAAGAAATTAGACATATTACTGGAAGAGGAATGTCTGTTTGTAAAAAATTAGCCCAGAGAAGTAAGGATGTGAATTCTGCAGTCAAATTATATAACGATATAATGAATAAATTACATGAAGGAATTCGATTTTAATGTAAATATTACAGAAACTCAAATTATTGAGTATGCTGTTAGTGTAGAAGCTGAATCTCTAGAAGAAGCAAAACAGAAGGCTCAAGATTTAGATTGGCTTGATGTCCTTGACAATGACATTTTAGAGAGTCGTATAGAGTCTGTAAACAATATTACACTTATACAAGAGTATTGATATGGAAACAAGAAAAATAATTATATGTAGAGGAATACAAGGTTCTGGAAAGAGTACGTGGGCCAAACAATGGTGCCATGAAGACCCAGAGCATAGAATAAGAATCAATAATGATGATATTCGTAATATGCTCGGAGACTATTGGGTTACATCTAGAGAACCGATGGTTAAGGCTTTATATACAAATAGTATAAATTATGCCATGAGTGTGGGCTATGATATTGTAATAGACAATATGAATCTAAATCCCAAAACCGTAAAAGAAATAGAATCTTTTGTAGACAACGATATATTTGGAGACTATGAGTATAAAATCGAATTCAAAGATTTTTGGACTCCGGTAGATGAATGTATTAGACGTGATGCTAAAAGAGAGAATCCTATTGGAGAAAAAGTCATTAAACAAACTTGGAGACGTTATAGGGACTTTATAATTCATGAAAGTATCATGGCAGCTAAAAATAAAATGCTAGTCCAAAATACTAACTTACCAGCAGCTATTATTGTAGATATGGATGCTACTGTATGTTTAAATACTAGCGGTCGTCCATTTTATGGAGAAGGAGCAGCTGAAGGTATGCTTATTGACGAACCAATAACTCCTATTCTTGAACTTATTAGAAATTTTTGTGATAACTATCCGGCCAAATTAATTATATTAACTGGTAGAGAGGATACCCCAGAGATTCGTAAAGCTACTGAAGAGTGGTTAGAAAATAATTTCTTACATCCCGACATACTTCTAATGCGTCCAGCTAAGAGCTTTATAGCAGGGCCTGTATGTAAGAAGAAATTATATGAGGATAACGTTAAGGGCAAGTTTTATATACCATTTGTGCTTGAAGATAATGCTAAATGTGTTGCAATGTGGCGCGATGAAGGCTTAATTTGTTTACAACCTAACGAAGGGAAATTTTAAATTATGATATTTGATTTATATGAAGACATTTTATCCCACTCTTGGCATAGATTTTATTACGGAGTGGAAGCTGAAACAATAGAAGAAGCTATAGAGGAGGTTAAAAATGGAAAACAAGATTGTTATGATAGTGAATTGTTATATGAAACCGTAATCGAATTAAGTCCTGAAGATAATAATGGAAATCCTACCAGAGAAATTTATGATAATCTTAATGATACTCTTGTTTGGGATAATTCTAGTATAGTCAACAGAGGTGATATAATTACACAGAATCTAAGGGGCATCTCTGACCAATTATTTCGTATTATGGAATCTGAACCAGAAGAGTTTAATGCAGGCTGTGTTTCATTTGCATCAGTAAAAGAAGTATTGGAAAAACTTGGATGGACTGACATTAGTAGTATTGATACTAATGGTTGGGACATAGATTATTGGGTAACTTTTATAAAAGAAGGAAAGGATTTCAATTATATAGTTAGCGGTAATCTATATTACGGAAATATTAATATAAGAAAGGAGAAGTTTTGAAAGACGAATTTGGAAATAGAATGAAGCTTTATTATGAAGCACGTTCTAGGACATCACTTATAAGAAGAACTCCTGTAATTATTCGCTTAGATGGAAAAGCATTTCATACATTTACGAAGGGTTTTGTTAAGCCCTTTGATGAATGTATGTCTAAAGCTATGCAGGAAACTATGAAATATCTGTGTGAAAACATTCAAGGGTGTGTCTTAGGATATACACAATCTGATGAAATTAGTTTAGTTTTAATAGACTATCAAAAACTCACCACCGATTCCTGGTTTGACTATGAAGTACAAAAGATTTGTAGCGTAACTGCGTCTATGGCAACTCTTATTTTTAATAGAAAATTTCATGCACAAGTTAATGAACTCATTTGGAACGGAAGTTTAACAGATGAGGAATTAGCCACAGCATATAGACGTTCTATTAAGATGGGAGCGATGTTCGACTCCAGATGCTTCAACATTCCGAAGGAGGAAGTAACTAACTATATTTTATGGAGACAACAAGATGCTACTAGAAATAGTATTAACTCTGTTGGTCAAGCATATTTTCCTCACAAACAATTAGAAGGGTTGAATGTTAACCAAGTCCAAGAATTGCTTTTTAAAGAAAAAGGAATCAACTGGAATGATTATCCTACTAAGTACAGAAGAGGAAGTTGTTGTGTCAAGGACACCATATCGGAAGGAATAGCTATTAGAAGCTCTTGGCGTATTGACAACGAAATTCCGATTTTTGTAGAGGAAGGAAGGAACTATATAGAGAAATTGATATGATGTTAATTGGACAATTAATCGAAATTCTTAAGCAGTATGACTCAGACCGAGAAGTTATGATTCACACTCTTAAAGGAGAGAATGTAGAAGTAAATGGTTATTTTATACCTAAAAATCTAGATGAATCTATATTTTATTTAACTGATTTAGACGTAATTCCTAGAAATTAATATGTATAGACTTATAATATGGGATAATTGCTGGGCTGATGAATTTTACACATATGGATTTGATATTATCAGTGAAAGCGAATATCAAAGAGCTATGTTAGTTCTTTTAACTTGTGATGAAGCTCTCAAAGAGAAACTTGAAGATAATGAATTTTATTTCGGAAGTAATGAATTTCATAAATTCAGTTTTAAAGATATTGTTGGAACTTTTGAAAAAGCAGAATCAATCTCTGAAGAAGAAAGAGATACTATTTGTCAACTCTTCGGAGATAGTCGAGGATTGACTTTTACAGATGAAGTACTTGATATAATAGGAATAAGAAATGTCTGAGTTAGAATTTCACAAAACTAGAAAGCCTCTTTATCTGGACGATAATACTTTGTTGGTTAAATTCCCAACTTCTAAACACATGAACGCTTCTCATGCAGAATGGTTTAGTCAAGAAGGAATTCCATATTTACACACCATCCGAGGATATTATATAGAAAATTCTCATGTCATGCTATATGTAAATGATTTTGAAATTCCTAATGTATCAGCTCAAGTGTTTGTGTACTTATTCGAATATTTTCCAACAATTAAATGGATAGGGCTTGGATGTAATAAAGGAAATATAGGAGAAGCTTGGAAACCAAAACTAAAAATTTATAAAGAATGACTGTAGATAATTTTGATAAAGTTATTGATTTTATGAAGTTTTCAAGTCCGGATGATTTCTATTTTTTGCAAATAATTCAACGTAAGAAAGATGGAAATAACACTGGAAGAGGAAACAACGGAGCAAGACTTATAAAGGCTTACTATATAAGGAGTGCTGAACATCTACTTTTGAAAAAAGACAAAATTATAGAGCTATGTCTAAATAACAATGCAAGAGCATATATAGGGATTAATAAAAGGAGCTTTTTTAAGGTATCTTGTGGATGTCAACAAGCTCTTGCTAAACTCATAATGGAAGGAAATACATATCAGGCTCCTAGAATTTGGGACCATGTATGTGGAGAACTTCCTGCTTTATCTGGAAAAGATTTATACAGATTAGTTGATGTTGATGAATTGGGAGATAATTTATCTAAAATCTTAACTGTTATTAAAAAATGTAGAGGTAATAGTGACCCTGAAAGCAGAATAAAAGAGGTCTTTCCAACTCAACATGGATACCACATTATTACTTCTAAATTTGATGTAGAACAATTTAAACAAGAACTAGCTATCTTAAATATTGATTCTCCCACAATTTTAAGAGACGCTTCAACACTAGTATATTATGACCCAAGACACGATTAAAAAAGCATATAAGGATTTACTTATTGTGGTTAGTTATTTTAGAATGGTTCCTAACATGATATCTTACTTACCAGAGTCTTCTCAAGGTAATGTGAGAGATGTAACAATAAGGGTTGTAGAAGCTTTAGACCGTATAAATGAATTTATGAATAAAATAAATCAAGAAAATGTCGAACATTCCATTGGGAGCTGAAGGTGACCCTTTAGCTCCATATAATTTTGATGAAAAAGTATTTAAATTCTCCGTAGAAGTTAAAGGAGACTTTTATTACGAATATTCAGGAGAATTAGACAAAGATGAATCTGATATAGCGAAACTTTTAAAAGAACGTATAGCAGATTTAATTGGAACTCAAGGAGATATTGATATGAGCTGTATTGAAGTCTATGTAGACTAATGATTTATCTTGTAACTGAGCAACAGCGATTTTTTAAATCTGAAGCCTATCAAATCATGGATAAAGAAACGGCTCTAAAGTTGATACTTGAACATGATTGGATAGAATATGATTCAGAAACTGAAGGGTTGGACCCCCATACCAAAGCTTTATTATGTATTCAATTTGGTTTGGGGGAAGACCAAATAGTGGTAGATACTACAACAGTAGATGTAGAATATTTTAGACCAGTATTTGAAAATGATAAAATAACATTACTTGGATGGAATTTATCTTTCGACTTAAAGTTTTTGTATTGTCATAAGATTGTTCCTGTGAATGTGTGGGATGGAATGATTGCCGAGAAATTGTTGTTCTTAGGATATCCTGCTCAATTCCATAGTTTGTCTTTGCAGTCAGCAGCTAGACAATATCTAAATTTAGACCTGGATAAGAGTATTCGAGGTAAGATTGTTAATACTGGTCTCACCGAGGATGTCATAGTTTATGCTGCCCATGATGTTATGTATTTAACATCTATAAAGGAGAAACAAATGGCTGCTCTGAAAAAGAAAGACCTTCTTCGCGCTATTGATTTCGAAAATCATTTTGTTCCAGTTCTTGCTTACATAGAGTATTGTGGTGCAAAAATTGATGTTAACAAATGGAGAATCAAGATGAAGAAAGATATAGAGGATATGCATACTGCAGAATCTGAAATTAACAAATGGGTGGAAGACTATTATGAGCAGCACAAAATGGAACACCCAGACCCTGCGTATAAAGGTAAGCCATTTGTTCAGGCTACTATAAAAACCAATTTAAAAAGGGAAACAAAAGACCTTATGAATATTCCAGCTTCTGCGTTTGGAGTAAGGAGAATAATTACGGATGAAGGCGTAGAATATAAATATGGAGTTCCGTTTGATTATGTAGAACAGAACCTTCAAGGAGATTTGTTTTCTGGATTTAATAACAATTATCAATGTAAGATAAACTGGGACAGTAGTAAACAAGTAGTTCCTCTTTTCGAGTTGCTTGGGTTAAATTGTACAGTTATTGACAAGAAAACCAAACAAAAAACCAAGTCTGTAAATATCAAACAAATAGAACCTCAAAAACACAAGTGCTCTATTGTAGAACCATACGTTACATATAAAAAAGCAGGACAGTTAGTTAAAGCCTTTGGTGAAAAGTTTTTGAATCTAATAAATCCAGCAACTGGACGTATTCATGCTAGTTTTTATCAACTTGGAACTGATACCGGAAGGTTAAGTTCTAGTGACCCAAATTTGCAAAACCTTCCTCACGATGAAATTACCAGAGCTTGTTTTGTTGCTGAGAAGGGCAACAAGTGGATTTCGGTGGATTATAGTGGTCAAGAATCATTCCTAATGGCATCCATAGCTAATGATAAAGCTATGTTAGACGAACTTATAAATGGTTCAAAGGATATGCATGCATTGACTGCTAAAATGGTGTTTAAGGATGTTATTCCTCAAGATATGCCAACTAAGGAAATTAAAAAACGATTTCATGAACTTAGACAAGAGGCTAAAGGATATGAATTTTGTTTTAACTATGCAGGAAATGCAAGTACTTTAGTAAGAAATTACGGCATATCTAAAAAGAGAGCTCAAGAAATAGAAAACAACTATATGAATGGTTTCTCTGGACTGAAAGCTTACCAAGAGAGGCAAAAAGAATTTGTTGTAAAACATGGTTATATATTATTAAGTCCTATAACCGGACACAAAGCCTTTATTTACGATTGGGATAATTTGAATAGAATTAATGATGATTTGGGGACCATCGACGGACAGTATATTTTGCAAAATCAAATTGAAGACGACCCTCTGTTTCAAGAAGCTGATTTCTTGAAACGCAGACTTATGGATTCTATGAAGCAATCGGTTAACTACCCGATACAAGGAGCTGGTGCTTTATGTTTTAAATTAGCTTCTATAAAGTTATTTAATTGGCTAAAGGAAAATAATCTCCTTTTCAAAGTTAAATACTGTGTTCCAGTTCACGATGAAATAAATTTAGAAGCTCCAGAAGAAATTGCGGATGAAGTGGCAAAAGTCTTAGTACAATGTATGGAAAGCGGAGGAAAGCCGTTTTGCACCAGAGCTCCGTTAACTGCAGATATATCAATAGGGGACCATTGGATTCATTAATATGTTAAATTATAAACAATTTTACGAATGGTATAATAATAGGTACAGTAAGGACGTTCTATATAAGGTATATAGAAATGGGTTTCTTATCGGGATGGGTTTTTATGATGGAGTAACAATGCAGACACTAAGTGATAGTGTCTATAATCTTAAACATGTTACATTTATTAAGAAACAATGTATTATATCTAGTTTTAGATTTATATTTAATGATAAGATAGACGAAACATATGCTCTGATTCCTGCCACAATAGAGGACATCAGATTAATAACCACTGCAATTCAAATGGTTTCAAACACCATAGGGCATGACGAAGGTTATAATAAAGAATATGGATTAGAAATGATAAACGAATATGCAAGAGTATTAGGAGATTTGTCCATTCAAGAAGTCATTGATAAATTTAAAAACTGATGAAATTAGTAAAACCCTCGTTTGAAATTTTAGAACAAAAACCGAAAGAAATTGTTGTTCCTGCTGACATGGAAATAGGTCCACGTATGGTAAAAGAGGAACTTTTAAATTCTATATACAGACAAATAGAAATCGCCGGAAGAACTTGTTATAAATCCGAAGATAAAATTACAGATACATCTGCTAAAGAATTTGTAGAAAGAATGATAAAGTCCGGTCATGGAGCTATGTTAGAACATGGTACTGTATATCTTAAAACAAGAAACTATGGGGATAGTATGGAAGATTATGATTGTGTTAATATGGAGAATAAATATATAAGGAATCCATATTCTAAAGTTATCTTCGGAGATTATCCAACACATTGTAAAACTTGGGAAGAAAAACAAAAGGCTTATCAAGATGTTTATATTACTACTAATTATAGAGTATTAGTAGAAAATAATTGGTTAGGTGACTTACAGTACATCTGTGAACCTACAGAATTTCATGAAAAGAGATATACTGTTAAGTTTGTTTGCGATAGAGGTGTTAGCCACGAATTTGTAAGACATAGAGTGTTTTCTTTTGCACAGGAAAGTACCCGTCGAATGATAATGGCGGCTTAAATAAGTAATTATTTATGAATAACCCAGTGAATTGCTGGAAGGCTAAAATTTATTAAAATCTTTTCTACAAGTTTGGATATATCCAAATTTATCATTATCTTTGTCATAGTAATAATCATAAAAGAATTGTAACTATGAGAAAATTGGATATTAAAGTAGGCGATAAATTTGGAGATTGGACTGTTATAAATACAGATATTCCGTCTAGAAATAAAGCTAGGTATATACAGTGTCAATGTAAATGTGGAGCTGTAAATGAGATAAATGCTTCAGCATTAAGAAACGGTAAATCTTCTAGCTGTAAATCTTGTTCTGCAAGAAAAAGAACAGCTAAGTTGGAAATAGGTAGCAAGTATAAGCATTGGACTGTTATTGATGGTCCAATATATAGAAACTCTACTGCCTATTACAAAGTTAGATGTGACTGTGGAACCGAAGCTTATAAACTACCTATAGAGCTTCTCTATGAGAATAGAGATTTTCAATGTGAAAAGTGTGCTCAAAGGGAAAGAGCCTTACAAACAACTTTAACTAATGGTAGAGTTGGAGATTTAACCCTTACTGAACATACTAGACTAAGAAGGTCAGCAGAGAAGAGGGGATATGCTTTTGAGGTTTCCATGGAATATCTATGGAATCTATTTCAAGAACAAAAACAAATCTGTGCTATTACTGGAGATTATATTCCTAGTATAGACGAAGCTTCTCTTGATAGAATAGATTCCTCTAAAGGATATATTGAAGGTAACGTTCAATGGGTAACCTACCAAGCTAATGTAAGTAAGCATACTATGACAATGGAAGAATTGTATGAGTTTTGTAGAAAAGTATTAAATCATGCTAATCAGCAGCCAAGCCAACCTTTAACAAAGTTGGAAGGTTCAGA